CACGCTACAGCGAGATCCTGAAGACGCGTCCCAAGGGCTGTGTGCTGCCGCACTTCATGAGTGACCTGTGCTCGTTCACGTTCGACTTCCTGCTCGACTTCGGGTCGTTCCGTGACATCCAGCGCCATCGCAACGGCGTTTGCCGTATGCCGCTGCTCGATACGAGCTGGGGCTTCGAGCCGTGGTACCTCGAACAGCTCGGCGATCTGCGCAACGACGCCGAGACACTGATCGACGAGCAACGCTTCGAGATCACCAAGCTCGGTCTGGGCGAGCCGAATCGTGAAGTTCTGCGCCAGTACTACAACGCGCTCGGCTTCCGCGTGCCGTGCTCGGTGACGTACGCGCTGCCCGCGCTGCTCTACGTGCTGGAGCTGCGCACGGGCAAGACCGTGCACCCGAGCCTGCGCAAGGTCATCCACGCGATGATCAAGAAGTTCCAGCGCGAGTATTCCGATGTCGCGCTGCACGTCGACATGGATCCGGACGACTGGGACGTGCGGCGCGGCGACCAGACCATCACGGAGAAGAAGTAGCGCACCATGTTCGGCCTGCTCGCAGCCGCTGCAGTGGACTACGCCCGCCGAAACTGGCGAGTGATTCCGTTGCATCACGTCCGCGAGACAGGCGAGAACCCGATCTGTGCGTGCTGGAAGCGGCACGACTGCCACACGCCGGGCAAGCATCCAACGATCAAGAACTGGCGCGAGAACGCGTCGGTGGACGTTCAGTTGGTCGTGAAGTGGTGGCGTGCGTGGCCACTGTCAAACGTCGGCCTCGTGACGGGTGGCGCTGCGCGGCTGGTCGCCATCGACATCGATGGCGAGGTCGGCCGCGAGAGCTTGCGCATTCTCGAAGACACCAACGGCGCACTGCCCGAGACGCTAAGCCAGAGCACGGGGCGCGCCGAAGGCGGCGAGCACCGGCTGTTTGTTTTGCCTGACGACTACGACATGGATCGGATCCGCAACCGCACCAAGATGGCGCCGGGCATCGACATTCGCGCCGAGGGCGGCTTGATCGTCGCGCCGCCGAGCATCCACCCGACCGGTGCGCGCTACACATGGCTCGACGAGAGCGTGCCGGTCGCACCGATGCCGACGTGGCTCGTCAAGCTCGCGATGTCGAGCAAAGCGCGCGCGACGGCAATTGATCCGAATGCCGGTCGCCCGAGCGAGGAGTCACTCGTTGCTGACGGCTACCCACTCACGCGGCGTATCGCACTCGCACGCGAAGCCCTGATCAAAGACGCTGAGCCTGCGATTCAAGGCCAGAACGGGTCGCTCGCGTGCCTCAAGGCTGCATGCCTGTTGATCCGCGGCTACTGCCTCTACGGTGACAGCGCGTTCGAGCTGCTGTGGCATGTCTACAACCCGGTGTGCCTTCCTGCGTGGTCCGAGAACGAGCTGATGCACAAGCTCGACTCGGCCGAGAACAACGTCGCGGACGCGTCGTACCCGTGGCGCTTCAAGTTCCCGGTGAAGGATCTGTCGCTGCTGGGACGCGCGGTCGACGCATTGATCCTGCAAGGCAATACCGAGATGGATGAAGCAAATCGACTCACGAACGCGTCACCGGAAACAAGCCCTGAACCAGCTGCAAATCTTACGAACGACAAACCCAAGCGCGGCAAACGCAATACCAAAGGAAACGTCGCATGATGAAAGTTATCTATCTCGCGCACCCGCTGGGTGCGGCTACACCCGAGGGCGTCGAGGCCAACAAGGCGCGTGCGAAGCGCTGGGTCCGGTGGATCTACAACAACTTTCCGAACGTCGCCGTCGTTGCGGACTGGCTGATCACGGTCGACGTCCTCGATGATTTCCGTCCCGAGCATCGCGCGCACGGCATGAAGATGAACGCAGCGATCATCCCGCGCTGTCACGAGTTCTGGATGGTCGGTGGTCGCGTGTCCAACGGCATGGGCGACGAAGCGGGTATCGCGCGCGAGCATGCCGTGCACTGCTTCGACCTGACCTGGCTCGGCGAAGAGCCGCCTGTCGAGGTTCCTGAGAAGGTACGAGCGCTCGTCGCATGAGCGCGCTTGACCTCGATCCGAAGATCCTCGCTGAGGCGCAGACGATCCTGCAATCGTACACGCTGGCCGCTCAGGAGCTGATCAAGCAGAACCTGTATGGTCCGCGGGAAGCGCGGTTCGCAGGCGCGATCGTCAAGAACGCGTTCACAGTGGTGTCGTACGAGTCACCGACCGAGACCGAAGTCATGCAGGAGTTTCGTGGGCAGGTCTCGGACCACGTCTCACGGCTGGTCGAGCTTCTCGAACGTGCGACAGCGATCATCGAGGAGAGCGTCGGAGACCAGCAGGAACTACTCACGGAATGCGGCGACCTGATCGCGACCGCCGAAGAGGATTTCATCGAGGTCGAGGATGATCGCGTACCGGGCACTGGAGGCGAAGACGTTCGCAAGATCTTCGTCGTCGTGTTCCCGCCGCTGGACGAAGCCGTCATGGCCGCAGAAGCTCACGTGATCGAGCAGTTCGTCAACAAGCTCCAGAGCTACAACCTTCCAGTGTGGACCGCGAACGAAGCGGACTTCACCAAGCGCCTCAAGGCGATGACGATGCGCGAAATCTACAACGTCGGACGCGTCTCAGCAGTCGTCCTGACAGACAGCACCGGTACGGTGCTCGACGGTTGGTACAACGGGTTGCCGTGGATCGACGAGGCACTCGCACGGATTCGGAGCCTACGATGAATGAAGAAGCAGACGAACGCCTGAACAAGCTCGGGGACCTGATCGCGCTAGGCCCACGCACGATCATCGGCACGCACGAGGAGATCACTGCGTACATCACGGCGCTCATGACACTGGTGCCGCAGGTCGTCGGTGACCTCAAGAACGCACGCGTGCCGACCGAGACGCACTGCCCGATGTGCAAGACGCTGCACGTCGACCAAGATGACTGGGCGCACAAGATCCCGCACCGCAAGCACCAGTGCGCGAGCTGCCACCACATCTGGCAGCCGTACACGGTCGGTACTGTTGGCGTCGACTTCCACGTGACGTGTCGTGATCGCCGCGACGAGCTGCTCGCGATGGTCGCCAAGCTCTCGCAGACCGTGCCACTGGAGTCCGAAGTCGCTGAAGCACTCAACCAGCGCGGTGCGCTGCTCGCCGAGATCGGGACGTTGAAAGCGACGATCGCCGAGCACGAGATTCACTTCGAGGACGCGTTGTGGACACAGCAGTTCCTCGACGGTGTGCTTGCGGGCATCCATCCGCATCTAGCGGGCCCGTTTCAAGCAGGGCCGGTACCTAACACGGTCGACGGCATCGTCGGTGCAGTTCGTACGATGCGCGAGGCGATGGATTTCTCCGGCGAAATCCAGAGCGCTACGTCTGAGCGCAACAAGCTGCTCGTGCTGATGATCGCCGAGCTGCAGAAGACGCTCAAGGAAGTCTGCGAGATCGCAACGACGCCGCTGCCTGAAGATCGCCTGTGCGTGCGAAGAGCATACGCAGTCGCGAACAAGAAGTTGCCACCACCGTGAAGGCACGCTGCGTACCGCGCAAGACGCACACGAAGTGCCGCCCGCCCGTGCTGCATGCGCCAATCCTGCGTCTGCGTGACGACGGTCGGTGGGTGCGCGACAACGGTGATGCCGGGTTCGCGTTCATCGGGCTCGATCCGGACGGCGATGGTGCCATCGTCTGGGTCGCGAACTGCAACTGCAAAATCTTCCTCGACTGCGTGGTCTCGAAGGCGCTCGCGTTCGCGGCGCCGCGTTACAGCTCTGCGACGGTTGTTCGGCGTCGCGCATCGAGCCTCAAGCTCGACCGCGTTCGGCGCGTGAAACGCAAGAGGAAGCGCTGATGCCCGCGTACGTACGAGGATACGTCGTCTGCGAGGGCTGCAAGAAGTCCGCGAACGCGTCGGCGTACATCGGTGAAGCGTGGAGCAAGACGAGCTTCACATGGAAGCTGCCCGAGGGCTGGGTGCTGTACGAGACAAAAGGCCACGGCAACGTTCGTGTGTACTGCAGCTACGCGTGCAACAAGCACTCGGCCGTCATGGGATCGCCGTCGCAGACCGGTCAGGCGCCGATCGACAACGCGTTCGACGAGCGTACGGTTGACAAGCTCTACGAGTTAGTCGACATCGGTGTGAAGGGCGGTGCTAGCGCCGACAACGTGCTTGCAGCCATCGAAGCCGTGCTCAACGCTTGGCGCAAGAAAGCAGCGACATGAACGCAGGCGAGCGGTGGTTCAGTTGGCGCTGCGACAACGGCAACCAGGTTGACTGGTGGTCGCATGACGTCGTGCGCGACCCGCGGCGCTTCGTACATCACGAGTGGGGCAAGTTCACGCTCGCGGTGCATCTGGGCGCACGCGAAGCACAGATCCAGATCAACAACCCGTGCGAGTGGCTGTCGATCAAGTTCAAGGACGTCATCAACGAGAACGAACGCTACGCGCTCGAAGCAGCATGTGACGCGCGTCAGGCACGGTTCGCGGCCGAGCTGTTCCTGCGGATTATCGGACGCGACGACATGGTGGATTTGATGCACAAGGCCAGGGAGCCTGCATGAGCGCTGCCCCCAACGATTACGTGCCGCAGAACGAAGTCGCGCGTGTTACCGAACCTTCCGATGATGCGTTCCGTACAATGATCGCGGCGGGGCGATGGCCGGATCGAAACGTCAAGGTGCGTTTTCGTTGTCAGGGTGAGGATCACGCCGTCACCTTGACCCGCGATGGACGCTTGCATTTTCACCATCATGATGACTCCGCAGTTCTCGCGGCAGCAGGCGAGCTGCTGGCGACACTCAAGGGAGACAAAGGGATCAAGTGCAAGATCAAGTGTGCGCAGTTACTGATGGCCTGGCGCAACCACACCACTAACCACTGGATATCTCGCGACGAACTTCCCGGTGTGCTAGTGCAGCCACGAACTACAGCGCAACGTTACGGTGACAATCGACGTGCTTTCCGTGATCGCGAGGATCGCCAAGACCCACTACAACTTCCGTTCCTTGATCGATTGGATCGTCAACTACGCCGTACGGCGACACGAACGCTGTACCGATTCTACGCGCACGTTCACTTGAGGATCGGTTCCCGTCTCGAACTGGAGGTGAACAGCTGCAAGGGAATCGGGGTGACCTTGAAGCGCGATTGGCTATGGCGTGTAGCCCATCGCGGTCTCACAGCTCTACCGGAGCAGGACAATGAGAACGGGAAGCATAACGGCATCTTCGTCCTCGACGTGATCAAGGAAATTGCGCCGGGACGTGTCCACGTATGGGCGATTGCGTGTCCGGGTCCTGAACGTTCTGTGCTCAACATGCAGGATGCCGTCGCGCAACGTGTTAACGAGCAGTGGCAGGTCACATGGGGTGCACCGTGAGCGTCGTCGGCTGCGCGGGCCATCGTCCCGACAAGCTGTGGATCGGCGACTACGCAGGGCACAACCCGCTGAACCCGCTGCGCGCATGGCTCAAGTCTCGTACACGTGACAAGCTGCAGGCGCTGCGGCCGATTCACGCCATCAGCGGCATGGCGATCGGGTACGACCAGGACTTCGCCGAGGTCTGCATCGACATGGGCGTGCCGTTCATCGCAGCCGTCCCGTTCGAGGGCCAGGAGCGGCGTTGGCCGCCCACGGCGCAGCAGCATTACCGCAAGCTGCTCCGGCTCGCGTACGAGGTCGTCGTCGTCTGCGAGGGTGGCTACGAGCGGTGGAAGATGCAGGCGCGCAACGAGTGGGTGGTCGATCACAGCAGCGATCTCGTCGCCGCATTCGACGGCTCACAGGGCGGGACAGCGAATACGATCAACTACGCGAACAAAGTCCGGTGCGAGATTCATCGCATCGACCCCAACGAGCTTCGTCGTTTGCTATCAGGAGTAGCTGCATCGTGAGTTCCCCACCAGCTGCTAACGCAATCGACTACAGCGGACAATATTTCGGAAAACTGACAGCGATACGTGATGTCGGACGGCACCCACGAGGCAATCGGTTGTGGGAGTGCCGTTGCGATTGCGGTCAAGTAGAAGTAGTAGCGTCGTGTAATCTTCGCGCACGACGTGGCTGTCATCGCTGTACGTACTCAACGCACGGTAAATCAGGGACGCGCATCTACAGCGCCTACAAGGCCATGATTCAGCGTTGCTTGAATCCGAACAACCCTAGCTATCCCGATTACGGCGGACGCGGGATCACTGTGTGCCATCGGTGGTTGAACTTTGAAAACTTTCTCAAGGACATGGGTGACCGTCCGGCAGGCACGACGCTGGGACGGATCGAGAACAACAAAGGGTACAAGCCGTCGAACTGCGCGTGGCAGACCCACGAGGAACAGGCGAACAACCGGAGAGACAACCGTTACATCGATTTTGCGGGACGACATTTAACTGTCGCGCAGTGGGAACGGTTGCTCAACATACCGGGTACGGCACTGCAACGGCGCATCCATCGAACAATCAAGAAGTGGACACCGCAAGCCTTGGTTGCTGCGTACGGACCTCAACGTATGCTGGCGTGGTTAGCCGCAGACGTACGTCGCATAGACAAACTCAGCGCGCACGTAAAAGCTGACCAGCAGACACCGTTCGAGTTGACCCTCTTGAAGATGATCGTAGAAGCAAGTGTTGCCAGGAAACGTAAGCATGCCTAACTATCGTGTCATCGCCGAGCTGCCCGACGGCAACGGCGTCATCATCGAGCCGCTGTGCGAGTTGTGCTGCGAAGCGAACCCAGCGATCACCTGTCCGATTTGCAATCGGACGTTCTGTGTCGAGCTGTGCTTTGGCGTGCACTTCAACGCGCGTGACAGCAAAGATGCGCCCGACAAGATCGATGCGTTCCTGCGCACGCAGCAGGCGCACAACCTGCTCGACGCGATGATCGAAGACAAGAAGGTCGACTGGCGTCACGCACTGACGTGCGACAACTGCAAGCCGATGCTGCACGAGGCGGCCATGCGACTGCTCGTTGACGGTGCGTATCTTGCGATCGCCGAAGCGTGCGAGGAAGAAGCCTCGTGCGGGTAGCGAACGCGCTCAACAAGACGTTCGACGAGCGTCGCGATTTCGTCGCGGAGATGTTGATCTTCATTCGCGACTTCAACAAGCTCGATACGGAGCTGCTCGTCGAGAAGGTCTACGCCGACGACAAGTTCCTCGAAGCTGCCGAGGCGGTGCTGCAGTCGGCCGTCGGGCCGTGGAAGTCGATGGAGGCGCTGCGCGACTTCGCCGTGCAAGCACTCTACGGCGAGAAACCTCCACTTGAAGGTCTTACGGATCGCATTCGGCGCAGCGAAGGTTCCCGCGTATCGCCGTTCTCGGTGCCGTTCGCGTTCCTGCGCGCGCTCGCGCCGAATCCAGGACAGCTCGACGTGCGCCGCCTCAGCTCGTTGTCACAAGCCGAAGCAATCGACGTCAACGGCAACGTCGGCGAAGAGAATCGCTGGGAAGTGCGCGTACCGGGTGGCCAGGCATGGCTCGTGACGACGCTCTGGGCACGCATGCTGCCGCCGCGGCACACGCCCAAGGCGAAAGTCACCGTGACGAATTTCGCGGACAATCGGATCCTGCACGAGGGTCGGTTCTGGGCGCTCGCCGTTGAACCAATGCCGTGCTTCTGGTGGCTGCACCATCACGGCACTCTGGAAATTCGACTCACGCGTCAACAGCAAGAAGAGCCGCACAGCGTCTTACTCGCCGTCGAAGGATGGCGTTACACCCTGGGATGATCATGAACGACCCAAACGATGAAGAGTTGATCTATCCGAGCGGTGGCGCGTTGCCGATGTTCACGGGCGTGACAGCCGAAGAGGCGAAGGCGTACGTGACCAAGCACATCCAGGACGGCATCTCGTGTCCGACGTGCGGACAGTTCTGCAAGGTCTACAAGCGCAAGCTCAACTCGACGATGGCGCTCGCGCTGGTTCTGATCTATCAGTTCTTCAAGACGCACCCGCACGCGGAGTGGCTCCACATCGCGGCATTCCTGGTCAAGGTCAAGCACGACAGTTCGATCGCAGGTGGCGATGCAGTGAAGCTGCGCTACTGGGGTCTGATCGAACGTGCGCACGGCGAACGCGACGACGGCAGCGATCGCGTCGGGCGCTACAGGATCACCGACGTCGGCAAGCAGTTCGTCGAGGGCAAGATCGCCGTGCCGCGTTACGTCTATCTATATAACCAACTGCTGCTGCGCTTGTCCGAAGAGATGACGACGATGCGCGAAGCACTGGGCGACAAGTTCAAATACGACGAGCTGATGAAGACCACAACCTAGGGAGAGCACATGCGCATTGAAATCGATCAAGACGATCTGGACTACGGCGAGCAACGCCCCATCACCACTGACAAGGAACGCTTCCAGTGGGTCGAACAGACGTACTCGCTACTCGGGAAGGAAGGTTTCTACGAGGAGAGCTTGTACTCGTGTGCGTTGGAGTCGTGGACGACGAAACGCCTCGGCATCCCGCGCAAGTCCACCGACGACACGGCGCCCGACTTCTACGGCGTGGAGGTTACTAGCCGTGCGGCACACTACTGGGCGGACGGCCGCCCGTATCTCTGTAGTCGCATCGTCAGCCAGAACCCGCACGTGATTCGCTTCTACCCGACGCTGACTGCTCTGCGCGTCCCGACGCGCGATCGCGTGATGGATCTGCGCTACTTCGTCGAGCCCGAAGTGGTCACGCTCGAAAACGGGACACAGGAAGTGCAGATGAACGGACGGCGGCTTCACCTGCGTCAAGCCTACACGCGCAAATCTGGTATCACACGCTGGCAGGTCGATCTCGTCGCCTCTGCTGAATCGCGCTCCGACGTAGATGTTTGGGCGCGGTTCGAGCACGCAGTCCAGCTCGGTCAGCAGCAGCAGGTCGTCGATCAGGAGTGGGTGCAGCGTCGGAAGTTGGCGCGGCGTCGCGGGTGGGCTATTCCGCCGCGGCCGCTTCTCACACATCAGGCGCTGATGGTCGTTCCGGCACCTGAAGAACAGATCGCGGATGTAGCTGCAACGCTTGCTGCGATCACAGGTCCGGTCGTGATGCCCGCAGTGGTCGAATCGTCGACCACTAACAGTGGCCCAACAGCGAACAGCCTCACAGCACAGATCATGGGGCACAACGGGATGCCGACCCCCACACCGACATCGTGAACACGACACGTCGCCGGATTCTCGAATTCCTCGGGCAGCAACCTGCGCCAGTCTACGGGCTCGACATGATCAACGCAGGTGTCGGCTCGCGCTACTCGATCTTCGTTCACATGGCGTGGCTCGAAGAAGCAGGCTTCGTCGAAGGCGTCGAGGAGCGCGTCACGCTCCGGCGGCGGTACAAGATCACGGACAAGGGTCGCGGCGTGCTGCTGCCCGTGGCGCGCGTACGGTGATCGCGGCAGGGATCGCGGCATCGCAACTCGCTCTTGACTTGCGGTCTACGGCATGATTATGTTCGTGGTGCTAACAGGCATCCGCACATTCCGTGCACCACGCCTAAGCAACATCAACAAGGAAGACTGTATGCCGGTTCGTCGTTACGAAGTGAAGCTCGAAGGTGTTCAACCGCTGCTGATGCACCACGACAACATCGAAGCTGCCGATCAACTCAAGGCCTGGCAGACCAACCCCGCCAACAAGAAGCTCAGCGCGCCCGGTGACGATCGTGCCCCAGCGTTCTCGTGGCTGGGTTCGCTGTATCACGACGGTGAACACATCACGATGCCCGAGCTGAACATCATGCGCTGCATCATGGAAGGCGGCGCTCAAGTTCCCGTACCTGGTGGCAAGAACGGCAAGACGTTCAAGTCGCAGTCACAGAGCGGTATCCAGTGCGAAGAAGAACACTGGATCCTGCACGTGAAGAACAAGCCGATCGACGTCAAACCGTTCGTCGTCGGGCTGGCATCGAATCTGGATTTCCAGAAGCACATCGCGATGGCGCACGCGAACGGGTTCACGCTGTTCACGAAACGCGCGAAGATCGGCAACAGCAAGCACATCCGCGTTCGTCCGAAGTTCACCAACTGGTCCCTGAAGGGCGTGCTCATGGTGATCGACGACCAGATCACCGAAGGGATTCTCGGTTCGATTCTGGAGTATGCCGGTCGCTACAAGGGCCTCGGCGACTGGCGTCCGAGCAGTCCGACGCCCGGACGCTTCGGTACGTTCGACGTCCAGTCGATCAAAGAGATCTAGGTTTATGGCGGGGCATGGCAGGGCATGGCCCGGCTAGGCGTGGCGGGGCAAGGCCGGACAAGGGCACTAACGTGCGTCACGCAACACACTCTCGACATAATTTTGGCACGGCTCGGCTCGGCCGGGCGCGGTACGGCTGGTCGCGGCCGGGCAGGGTCGGGTACGGCACGGCGGGGCAAGGGTACTAAGTACAATCGAAAGGCAATGACGATGGCAGCGACGACGATTTTTTCCAGTGGTGTCCCGACCGAACCCGACGTCAAGAAGCTCCTCACGACGTTCACGAACCTCAAAGCAGGTAACGTGATCACGCACACCGACATCGAGAACACCATCCAGGTCAAGCCCGGCACATCGCGCTACAAGACGATTGTCACTGCGTGGCGTCGTCGGCTCTTGAACGAACAGAACATCGACATGGAAGCTGTACCAAGTGTCGGTTTGCGCGTGCTCGAACAATTTGAGCGTGTGACAGTCAGCGTACGAGACTTCCGTCGCGGCGTTCGCCGCATCGGGAAATCCGTGTCGCGGATTCGTCGTGTGCCGGTCGAGCAACTGACACCGCGAGAGCAGGTCAAGACCGAACACGCGACACGTCGCATGCACGCGACACTGGTAACAGCGCAAGCTGATCGTAAAGCGATCTCGGTGCGGTTCGGACCTGTCGTGCATCCGCTTCGTGCCGGTGACGAAAACGATGATCAGTAGTTTCGGCGCGGCAGTGCTGGGCGCGGCTGGGCAGGGCTGGGCTGGGCACGGCACGGCGCGGTCCGGCTGGGCAAGGGCACTAAGTGCGCCGCAACATTTCACAGGGCGAGGCGCGGCGCGGCCAGGCAAGGCGGGGCGGGGTTCGGCTAGGCCTGGCGTGGCAAGGCCTGGCGTGGCTGGGTCAGGCCCGGTTTGGCATGGCAAGGGCACTAAAGTGCATCACAACGATTTTCGCGGTCGGGCGGGGCGCGGCGGGGCATTGCGCGGCGCGGCGCGGTCAGGCCAGGCAGGGCAAGGGCACTAAGTGCGCACCGACATTTTCACGCGGCTTGGTGTGGTGCGGCTAGGCTGGGCGGTGCACGGCGAGGTGTGGCGAGGGCACTAAAGTGCACGATGATTTCTCGCGGCGCGGCGCGGCTGGGCAAGGCCCGGCATGGCACAGCATGGCGAGGCATGGCGAGGCATGGGCACTAAGTGCACATCAACGATTCAACGCGGCTCGGCGTGGCAGAGCTAGGCGGGGCATGGCATGGCGCGGCGGGGCTAGGCAGGGCAAGGGCACTAAGTGCACTCGACAGTTACAGGGCAGGGCTAGGCCAGGCGATGCCGGGCGCGGCAGGGTCAGGCGTGGCTAGGCAAGGGCACTAAGTGCACATGAAGATCTTCGTCTTCGGATCGAACCTCGCCGGTCGCCACGGTGCTGGTGCAGCACTCGAAGCGCGGCGCAGGCACGGTGCTGTCTACGGCGTTGCTGAAGGCCTGATGGGATCGGCATATGGCATCGCCACGAAAGACCGTGAGCTGAAGCCACGAACGCTCAACGAGATCCGCGCGAGCGTCGAGACGTTCAAGGACTTCGCCCGCGAGACGCCCGAGCTGACGTACCAGGTAACCCGAATCGGCTGCGGGTTGGCCGGTTTTCAAGACCACGAGATCGGTCCGATGTTCGCTGACGCGCCACTGAACTGCGAACTTCCAGTAAACTGGGAGCAGTATCGTCGTGCCCAAGCCTGATCCTGCAATCGTCGCTGCGATCCAAGTCGCCGTGCTCGCGAAGGACTACAACCTCGCGATCAACCTGCTCTACGAGCACAAGCTGACCGATCGCTGTGTCGGCTGCGTTTGCGAAGTCGAGGGCGGCTTCAACTTCATCCTCACGTGGGATCACGGCGAGCTGAAACTCACGACGTGTCGCCCGTGTACGGAAGAGTTCGCGCTCTGGTACGTCAGCAAGTCGCCGTCGCGCCGGATGTTCGACGGCGCGCTGCACGGAGGGCTGTATCGTGGCTGAGCCCGAAGAGCTGCCCGACGGCGCGCGCTTCACCGACGTTCTCGAAGCGGTTCAAGCTGCGTGGCTCGCGGGCCACTATCCGCTCGCGCGGGACCTCGTGCAGCGCTACGTCGATCCCAACGGCGAGTTCTGCTGCATGCGGTGCACAGCGATGCACGAGGAGCCCTGGCGCGTCAACGGTGCGCTCGGGACGTTCTTCGTGTGCGCCGAGTGCGCGAAGATCGCGTCGCGGCCAGGAGAATTGCTCGCAGGCGGCGGCGAGGTCTTCATGATCGGCCCCACGCAGAAGATCACGAAAAGCTACCGGCAAGGCCTCACACGCGTCGTCGAGACTACGTCAGCGCAAACGAAAATCACGATGCACGGCGAGGACAAAAACGGCGTCGCTAAGGGCTTCTTGATTACCGCAATCGGGCACGCGATCAAGCCCGGCGACGCCACATGACGGCACCCGTGATGCCCACACCAACAATCGCGATCGACGACGCGATCGCCCAGAACTTGGTGCTCCGGTAGAACGGTGTCGGGATGACAGTGACGGTACCGAAGTTTTGCATCCTGCCAGCATAACACAGTCGAGCGATCGCTCGCGCGATCGGTGTTCGCCGACGGGCTTGAGATTCTTACGCGACCGCGCTACAAAGCGAGACTATATGGCCAAGCAAGAGCAGGACATGTTCGGTATGGGTGACAACGACGACGGCAACGAGTACGTGATCCTTCAGATCATCGCCGCCGATGGGTGGCGGGCGGTGTTCAGCGACGCACCCGGCGTCACGCGTACACTGGGCCTCGCGGGCTTCGCGCTCGTCGAGATTGTCCCGGAGAATCCCGAAGCAGCGCAGATCCCACAGCGCGCGATCCGTCCGATGGTGGTCGACGAGTTCGGTCAGGTCGAGGACGTCGAAGCCTTCGACGACTTCCTGTGCGTCGTCCCGCCGAACACAGACATCCAGCCGACGGTCATGTTCGCGGCCGAACAACGTGCGAAAGAAGCCGCGGCGAAGTAGTGGCGCCGCACGTCACCAAGTCAGGGCGGTTCTCGTCAGCGGGATCGAACATGCGGACGCACGAGATGGCTTCGCTCGAACGTATGTCGCTCGGCTGGGGATGGCACGACGCCAAGAACGCCGCGGCGCTCGCGTGTGAGCTGATTCGGTGGGCGACACCGCCTGTGCGCTGGGTGAACGCCGACGCACCCGAGATCAGCGAGCTGGAGGCGCGCCTGGGCTGTGAACAGCCTGTTGGCGGCGATCCGTATCGCGTGCTCGGTGACCAGCGCGTGTGCGCCGATCCGCAGGAAGTCACCGACGCGCGATTCTACATCGCGCTCGCGCTCAGCTACGTGTCGACGCTCGCCGACGGCAAGATCCCGGACCCACCTGCGGACGTCGGTCAGCCGGAAGAGCATCCGCTGACGCGCCTCTACTGGTACGCGTCGTACCTGGGATCGAAGACGGTCGAGAACTGCAATCAAGCCGCCAACGCGACGTACCAGTACGCCGTGTCGACGACCGTCGATTCAGTAACGGGCCGCAAGAAGTTCCATGTTCCTGAAGGCATCAACGAAGCGAAGCAGCGCTGGTACGCAGTCGGCAACGCCGTCAAGGCTGCCACCGAGTTCATCCGCAAGTTCGCGTCGCAGAATCCTGTCATCGGCGCGATCGATGGCGCAGCTGGTGGCATCTTGCACCGGATCAGCATGGAACTAGCTCACGCGGGCAAGCCCACCGAAGAGATCACGGGTCAGATGTTCCACTGGCGCGTGAAGGACGCGCTCAAAGGCAAGGAGCTGCCGCCCGAGCTAGCCAAGAACCTGCGCCCCGCATTCGAAGCGGCATGGAGCGCAGGTGAGTACACGTTCGCGTACAGCCTGCTCGATGATCTCGATGCGATTGCGGAGACGCCGTGACCGCATTCATGACCAAGCCGAAGAAGAGCCTCGACATCGAAGAAGCTGCAACGTGGCTGGAGCTGGCTGGTTGTGTTGCACACCTGCCGATCGCAGGCCTTCTGCAGCGCCTTCGCGATGATGACCTGGCGCTCACCGACGCGATCCACGCGATTCTGTCGACCGACTACCGCCCGTCGGAGCGCCTGACGGCGCTACGTGACTTCCTCGTGCAGCAGCTGCTCGGCGAGTCGTTCGACGCAGCGACAGATGTGCCGTTCGCGTGGCGTCCCGAGTCTTCGCCGTTCGCGGTGCCGTCGCGTTTCATCGACGTCTGGTTTCCACCGTCAACGCAGGAGGCGATGCGCGGCGAGTCACCGACGTCGCGCATGCGCATCCGGCAGTTCTACGACTGCTTCGACCTGACGCCCGAGCTGCTCACGCACACGAAGCTGTTCGGCAACAACAATGTCGGCAACGCAAGCCGAACGAACTTGCAAGTTGCAGGACAGTTGACGTTCAACGACACGCCGATGCTGATCACGTCGTGGTGGATCACGTGCCCGACGTGGCCGCGCGCCGACGAATTCTTCGCGAAGACCTGCTTCACGATGGTGGTTGGTGACAAGCCTGAGATGCTGACGCCGGGGCTCGAACTGGTACGTCGCCGTCAGCCGTTGCTGGTTCCGGTGCCGCCACGCCGCAACTTCTCTGTCGCGTGCGACTTCTATGCACACCGCAACGAAGATGGTCCATGGCCACTGACGGCCGTACCCGTGTTCGTCTTCATCGAAGGTTGGGGACAGGCATCACCGCGATGAGCACCAAACGCTTCCCTGTCATCACAGGCCAGAGTCGGCTGCCGCAGGCGATTCGCGCGCGATGGCCGCGCAGCGTGCCCTGGACGTTCGTCGAACCGCACCGGGCACAGATCCAGTCGAATCACGATCAGACACTCGAACGGCTCGCGCAGCGCGGTGGCCTCGCACCGGATGAGCTGTGGCTTGCTGCGCATGCGCAACCACTGTCGCGGTATCGTCAGAATATAGAACCGCCGAGCGAAGAAGTCTGCGGCGAGTGGCTGATCGCCGAGATGGCCAAGCTCGGGGAAGGACCGTCATGAGTCACAACGACGACGAGAAGCAAGCCAGCGTTGCGAAGCTCCGCGCGAGCGGCGTGTTGCCTGGGCAGATCTACAAGCACTTCAAGGGTGGCGTGTACAAGATCGTTGCAGTCGGCCTGAACGAGGTCGACCTCGAACCGCTCGTGCACTACCGTGACACGGCCGACGAGTACGGTATCGTCTGGACGCGGTACCTGCACATGTTTACGGGGCGTGCACTCGACGGCGAGATCTTCGTAACGCGCTTCGTGCAGATCAGTTAACGATCGATCGCGATCGCGTCCGCTTCGATGCGCGCAGCGTCAAAGCCGTTGGGCGCGTTACGCGTGAGCGTGCTCCACAGATCGTCGAGGACGAACCACGCCTCTTCGATGTAGAGATCATCCCAGGCGTACGTCATCGAGACCGGTGACGTCCACGGCATTGCCATCCACTTGCCGCGCTGGTGAGCCGTGATGATGAACGCGTGACCGCCCAGCGAGCCGGGCGCGTCTGCTGACGTGCGTGACCCTGGAGGCCCGACGTCCCACGACGTGTCGCCTTGGATCGATCGCGGCAAGCTCGCGCCGATGATCAGCGCGCCGAACGCATGCAGTGCAGCGCGCATCTCGACCGTGTCGTTGTGGTTGACACGACCGAACGCGCGCATCTTGTACTTGCCCAGCCCGTAGTTGCGCACCTGGTTCAGCGCGTTCAGGATCGAGTCGCCGCGATCGGACAGTGACCCGGGCACGCCGTCCCAGCCGGTGCCGTCCTTGTAGGCCTTGAGCACATCGTCGGCGGTCAGCTCGCACGGGATGTTGAGCTGCGCGCACCGCTGCTGAATCACGTGGCCGTAGCAGGTGCGCGTGCAGCAGCCAACGCGATCGTTGCCCAGGGCCGTGTACGCAGCGAGCTTGCCGGTCCAGTCGTCGATCGGCGGCGGGGCTGTATATGCAGGCCCGCTCGCGTAGCGGCTGAACCACAGCGTGCGGCGGTCGTTGGCGCTCTTCTGTGAGCGTCCGAGCTTGCCGATCTGCATCACATGTCGCCTTGTGACGTGTGGAACGTCGCGTTGCCTGCCTCTTCACGGCGGAAGCGTTCGAGCGTGTTGAACGCGTCCCAGCTATCGGCCTGCGACGGCGGTGTTGTACGGTTGCCGAGGTAGTTCTGGACGATCTCGGCAAGTGCACAGCCGCCGATGGACTTGCCCGCGTTCTTGGCGCGCTGGTAGATGGCTGCCCAGTCGGGCATCTGGCCGCTGAGCAGCGTCTTGAACTCGGCGACGAGCTGCGCGATCTGGTCTTTGTTCTCGGCCGTGCAATCGATGATCGCGGTGATGATCGGATTCGGACCTGGTCCGGGGCAGCTGGGCTGCGTGGTACCGATACCGAGGACGAGAACCGCGAACAGGATGATGCGCTTCATGCCGTCGAGCGTAACACAGGCCGATCGCGCGAGCGATCGAGGTGCTATAACGCGCCGATGATCGTCGTTATTGCGCTCGGCGTCGTCGGTACGCTGCTTCTACTTTGCGCCGCAAGGGCCCTGCGCCGCTGAGTCCGTGCCCGCCAGGTCGCCAGAAGATGGCGAGCAGCGTACCGGTCGCGAGCACGGCTGTCGTCGCTGTCGCGACGATCGGAATGAAGTAAGGCGAGCGCGGCTTCTGAACCGGCGTGACCGTGGCCGGACCGATGTCGAGACTGATCTGGTTCAGATCTTTCAACGCATCGTTCGCGGCGTTGAGGATGTACGGGTTGCGCTGAACGTTCGGGTCCGCGAAGATCTTGAGCGTCGTGATCGCTTCAGTGCGCACGTTGTGTGGAACGAGATCTTCGTTACGGGTACGCAGCAGATACCCGAGACTTTTGATCATGGCGAGCTTGGCAGTATCATTCGACTCGCGACGGGCCGCCGACGAGAGCGCGAACACTGCTTGTGGTGCTGGTAGACCTTCGAGGACCGGCTCCTCTCCGAGTTTCTGTGCAGCAATACGTCGAACGTTCGCTTCACTGGTGCTGGGTGCACCGCCCGTTCCCGTGTTGTACCAGCCCGTCAGGAGATCGTGCGCGATCGACGCCATGACTGCGTTGTCGGCCTGATCGATCAATGACAGTTTCTCGAACGTGCGAATGCCGCTGTTGGTGTCATGGCCGCCCACGAGCATGTCGCAAGTGACCGCCATGCTGGCGTCAGCGTTCGAGTTACCGAGCGGGAACGCGCGAACGCAGCGGCTGACCTGCTTCTGCAGCGACACAAGGTCACTCTGCAGATCTCCGAGCTGCGTGCCGAGCCCAGTAACGAAGAGCATCAGCCCTCGCTGTCGTCGGTGTCGTAACCGCCGGACTGCGGACGCATCTGTGCAGCACGAGGCGCGTGGCTGCCACTGCGGCGCTTGTAGATGACGTAACCGACACCGCCTGCGGCACCGAGCACGAGCAGGATGCCGCCGATGGTCAGCGCACTGACAGCGATCGGCGAGATCGGCTTTTGTGCTGTCGGACGACCTTCCTTGGCGGCCTTCAGAACGTCGCGTGCCGCTTCGATGCACATCAGTCGAACGGATTGATCTTGTGAGGTTCCGATACACGTGTCACGCGTCGAGACGTACAGATCGCGATCGCTCTTGACCTCTTCGACACGTTTCTGCGCCTGTGCCGTGATTGCCTGGTTCGCCGCAACGGTGTCGGTCGTGCGCAGCATCGCCGCAACGCCGAGAACAACCGAGCCGACAATCGCAAGACCGACGATGATCACGATCGCCCATGCAATAGGCGCCGCGCCCAGCTGGCTACCGATGAAGTATCCGGCGAAGCCGCTGTTTTGATAACCTGCGAGCGACGTCGAGATTTCCTTGCCGATGATGCCGTAGCGGATCTTGACTGCGCTTGCAGGGACAGCAGCACCGAAGAAGTTGCCGAGCCCGGCCGACGGCAGATCGAATGTCGGAACGGCGATCGCCTGCGCGTTCGGATCCGGAAGGTCGCTCTTAGGCGTCTGTGCGCGCGCCTGTAGCCAGATCTTGGTGGCTTCCATGAAGGTCGCTTGGGCGCGGTTGTAATCCTGCAGCAATGTCAGCAGTTCGGCAGGGACCGTCTTGCCTGCAGCCGCCAGCGCAGCGACGTCGGGGACCAACTTCGCGAACGTCGTACGAAGCTGCGTCTCGGCTTGCGCGAGCGCCAGCACGTTGTTCGTGAGTCGCGGGACCTGTGCCTCCTCGGCCGGTGTGGCCGTGACCTGACCGAGCTGAAGGCGGCCGAATGTGCCAGATGACGCGACGAGCATGACGGTAGTAGACCACCGATCGCGCGAGCGATCCAGAGGTTGCACGCGCGTCCCGGAGGGTGATCGCGCACGCGATCGTGTTACGGTACGGACATGGCTGTTCCGACTGCCGCGCTCGCCGCGTACATCCTGAGCCGTAAGCTCAAGTTTGCGGGCTCGCCCGTCACGCTCGCACGCCTTGCGCAGATGTGGCAGCTGGACATTGTTGCTGGTCAGCCAGAGGTCGACGGCGCCGCGCTCGAAGGCGTCGCACGCTTCTGCAAACTGACGATCGACGACCTGATCGCGGCCGTCGCAGCGCAGGTGCCGCTGGAACAGGTCATCGCGAAGACTGAACCGATCACGTACCCGCCCGCGTTTGTCGCGCCGCCGCCCGAACCAACGTTGGCTGCGGCGTCGGCGAGTGCGCCCGTCGTGATCTCGGTCGATGCCCCCATGGCGCCCGTGATCGCCGAGACGGACCTCGCGACGAAGTTCGACAACAGCGACGATCTCGAAGTCGACATTTCGTTCGAGGACGTTGAGCCGACGCCGATTCCGACCGACGCCAACGACAACGTGACGACGGCGCCCGCGACAGCGCTCGCGACAGCGGGCAAGAAGAAGAGCAAAGGCAAAGGCAAGAAGAAGTCAGGCTGACCCGCTACGGTCTTGGGTATGTTGTACAAGGTCCATCTCGCGTACTTCCGGCTGTCCGGTCGATTTCTGACGTTTGCGGACGTCGTCATCAACCACGAGACGCTCATCGAGATCTGGGCCGAGATCGTCGAGCTGCGCCGTATCGGTGCATTGCCAGGATTGCGGCCGAAGGCCGGTCGAGACTTGCTGATCCTCGTCGATGTCCTCGCGCATCCCGAACGTCAGTTGCACTTGATCATCCCACCGTTCGTCAATGAAGAAGACGACACGCCTGTGCGTGTGCCGACCGGTGAGATGCAGCCGCTGACGCGTGCCACGGCCGAAGACTGGTCGGCACCGATGGTACGCATCCCAGCTGACGAGCTGCCGATCGGCCGGACGACGACCCGTGACGTTGTCAGGCCCGAAGCCGACGATGAGATTACACCGGTCGGTTTGTCGATTCCCGAGCCTGTCGACGATAAGTAGCTGCCGGGTTACTGTTCAGGCAGTGGCGCTGCTCTACGACGCGAACGGCTGCGAAATCCGTGACGGGATTGCGCATGCCGACATCGTGGCGGCGATTCAAGCCGCCGCACTCGCCGACGAGTTTCAGACAGCCGAAGAGATTGCCGATCGCCACGGCCTCAAGAGCGTGTGCTTGAAGTGCGCGATCAAGAACGCGACGACCGCGCACTATGATCGGGACCTCATCATTCGACGCGTCTGCATCACGTGCTACCACGCGCTCGAACTGAGGCAGCCGCAGTCGTTCTCCGACATGAAGATGATGCTGGACGGCGTGATCAAGCGCGACGTGCAGTAGCTTAGCGCGGACGCGTTGCTGCACGCGCCGCTTCGCGATCCGCGGTACGTGCCGCGCGTTGCTCTTCGCGGGTCAACGCGGGTACTGCAGCAGCGCCTGCGAGATCCGGTGGCGGTGACGCCTGGATCGTTGCTGCAATAGCAGCACGAAGCGACGCGACCTGTGCCGCTTGCGCTTCAGTCAGCGGGACGACGACCATCTGTGGGCGAAGGCGATGGCGCGCGCCGTTGTTGCCGAGCAGCCCGACATCGGCGCGCACGCGACAGACGCCCTCTTCGTCGATGGTGATCGCTCCCAGCGAAAAAATCGTGTCTCCTGCTTTCGCCATGATGTTCTCCTCAGCTTACGGGGTTACGGACGATTAGAAACCGGTTGCTTCGACGAATTCAACGTGTGCGGTCACTGTAATGCCTGCGGTCGCTGCATCACCGCCAGTCGCGAAGTCGACGAATACATCGGCATCCGCGCCGGTCACGCGACCGAGGATCGTCCAGTTGGCAACCGCAGTTGCTGTGCCGAAGATCGCCTGTACGTTCTGCGCGCCAATCGTTGCGATTCCAGCGACGAGGCGGACGTTGAACTCCTTGACGATCGTCGCGATCTGTACGCCAGCGGCGCCCCAGCAGATGGCACGGACACGGAACGAGTAAGCCTTGTTGGCTTCCAGCGTGATTGCAGTTACCGGCGCCGCGTTCTCGCTGTATTTGAGCGGCGAGTTGGCACCTACGGGGGCGTTGAACGCACCGCGCAGGACGAGCCAACTGACCTGGTAGCCGCCCTGGACGCCACCTTGATCGCCAGAGGCGTGAGAGAACTGCGTTTCGCGAGACGCATTTGCGCGTGCGCCCTGGGCCTTCGAGATGAACCCGGACGCCACCGAACTCTTGCCGTCTGCGTGGCCCACGATTCCGGTGACCGAGTTGCCCTGACCGCCAGGGATGCAGCCGTAGTCTGCCTGGACATTGTTAAGATTGCCGCCGCCGACGGTGGACCAATCTCCGGTAGCGTCATTGGCGTCGCCGCCGCCGATCGTGGCGGCGAGCCCGCTCATAACGTGATCACGGCCGCCACCGATGAAACTGAAGTTTCCGTCAAGCGTGTTGTTGCCGCCGCCCACGATGACGGAGTGTTCGCTGCCAGCCAAGCCGTCATTGATGGCGTGGAATGAACCGCCACCGATGAAGCAGTGATCGTCGTCGATGTAGTTGATGTGTCCGCCGCCGATGACGCTTCCGTCCGCCGGGAAAAAGGCTCCGATGTTGTTACCATCGCCGCCGCCGATGATGGCGAAGTCGTTACCGGGGTGGATCCAGTTCGACCCGCCACCGACCACCGACGAGAAAACGCCTTCGACCAGGTTGTCGGAACCGCCTGCGATTAAGCTGCCGTCGCCAATGACTACATTGGTGTCGCCGCCACCGATCACGGCAGCGATGCCGGTGATGGCGTTGAGTTGACCGCCACTGATTACGCCGTAGTCGCTGCCGCCGTTGATCTGGTTGTTGAAGCCACCTGCGATGACCTGCGCGAAGTCGTTGCCGACGATCGCGTTGCTGTAGCCGCCACCTATCGCCGCCGCCTCACTGTCAGCGGAGTTTAGTGCACCACCCGCGATCGTTGCTTCGGCTCCAGTTGCAGTCGCTGTGTTTCCGCCGCCGCCACCGATCGTCGAGTTGTTACCAGCCGCGGTGTTGTCGTCGCCACCACCGATTGTCGAATAGGCGCCGGTTGCTCCAGTGGACGCGCCCCAGACTCCTGTGTCACTACCGAGATTCGTGATCCCGGCTTTGGTGTTGTCGATCGGTGACTGGTTGCTCGCGCGATCGCTGCGGATGTTGACCTGGTTGGCCGGAACGCTGTCATCGAAGATGACCGCAGGGTCAGCGCCACCTGCTGGTGTCAGCTGATTGATAGTTCCGTCGTCGGTTCGTGCAAACAGCTGCGACGTTCCAGCGACGTCCTTGGCGTAGACCTTGACGACGTTCGCTTCTGCAGCTGGATCTGCGGCTGATTGGAAGAAGCGAGCAATAGCAGCACCGGCACGACGGAAGAATGACATGGCAGATCCTCTGGAGTTTGGTGTGAGCTTTAAGCCGCGAACCGGACTTCTTGCCACTCGACGTGGCAAGCGACGTTGCATGCGCTTGCGGTGCCGCCACCAGTATCGAACGTGAGCGTGAGTCCACCTGCAGCCGCAGCTGCAACTAGTGTCCACGACGCTGCGCCAGCGTCGCCGTAGGTAACATCGGCGACGCTTGCTACGAGCGTAGCGACGCCACCGACGCGGCGCATGTTGAACTCCAGCTTGATCGTCTTGGTGACGTAGACTGGACCGACCTGCCGTCCGTTGATGACGGCAGTGACGCGGAAGTTGTACGAGCGCAGATCTTCCAACGCCATGTTGGTGAACAGGACGGTGGAACCGAACCCGAGCAGCGTATTCTCGTTGATGCCCGCGCCCGCAGTCGCGCCGCGGAACATGAGCCAGCTCACCTGACGAGCTGCAGTCGGGAAGGATCCGAATCCGCCCGAGTCGCCGCTGGCGTACGAGAACTGCGTCGCGCGCAGCGCCTGTGCCTGTGCGCCCATCGCGTGAGTCATCTCGCCGGTCGCTTCGTTCAGTGCATTCTGCGCGTGGGCGGCCTCACCAACGGCTCGGTTGCCGATTCCTTCAGCGTGTGACCACAGCCCGGTAGCGTGCGTGCCGTTTCCTTCAGAGTGTGCATTCGTCCCGGTGGCTTCCGTGCTTCCACCTTCGGCGTGTGCGCCGACGCCGTCGGCATCGCAGAAGTCACCTTCTGCATGGGCGTAGTTCGCGTTTGCCGTCGATCCTCGACCTTCGGCATGTCCTGCTGTTACGCCGCTGGCGACTGCTGTGTTGAAGCCTTCGGCATGTGAGTAGGGCGAGTTGGTACTGACGGTGCCTTGGCCTTCGGCGTGTGCAGCGATCGATCCATCAGCGACGAGCCCGCGGCCCTCTGCATGTGCACCATCGGCGAGGGCACCGACCTCGCTTTCGCCTTCTGCGTGTCCGTAGTCGGACTCGACAGTTGCTGCACCTTCGGCGTGTGCCGCGAAACCGGCGATCACCCAGGAAGAGCCCTCACTGTGCGACGCCTCTGCATCGGCTTCTCCGAACTCGCCCTCTGCGTGCGAATAATCGCCTAACGCGAGAGTACGGAAGCCTTGCGCGTAAGCCCCAATGCCACTGGCTTCGTTCCCTTGACCACCAGGAACAGTTGAATAGTCACCGCTCGCGGTGTTGTCGTCGCCGCCGCCGATGGCTGAGTACGCTCCAGTTGCACCGGTCGCTCCTGGGATTGTACCAGTGACACTGCCGAGATTCGTGATCCCGGCTTTGGTGTTGTCGATCGGGCTCTGATTGCTCGCGCGATCGCTGCGGATGTTCACTTCGGCCGCGGGAACAGCATCATCGAAGATGACTGCCGGATCACCGCCGCTAGCGACAGGCGTCAGCTGACTGATCGTTCCGTCTTCAGTGCGCGCGAATGCCTGCACAACGCCCGCGACGTCCTTGGCGTAGACCTTGACGACGTTCGGCTCCGCTGCCGGATCGGCGGCGGATTGAAAGAAGCGCGCGATGGTCGCGCCTGCTCGACGGAAGAGTGACGCCATGACTTAGATCGCCTCTAGGACTTCAAGCCAGACTTCGAGGTTGAGCGTACCGTCCGGTAAGAAATCTGCCGACGTCGTGAATGTCACGCCGATCAGATCACTGGCGGCGTACGGGAAATCACCGATGGCCAGGTTATTGGCCGACGTACTGTCCCCGTCGGGGATGACGACGTTCACGCCGCTCGGAGCGCCGTTGATGGTCACACTGACGGTCACATCTCCCTGGGCGACCACGTCCGTGAGCCGAGCCCGAATGCCCACGATGGACCCAGCACGCATCATTTGAATGTCGTCGAAGTTGGTCGACACCTGGCACTCCATCACGACAGGCCCCACGTTGGCAGGGATGGCCAGTGCGGCCCACTGCTCGGGCAGCGCCATCGGGTTCGCCATGCTTCCGCCGCCACCTGCGCCAGACGCAGCGACGAACGGTTGCGGTGTCAGGTTGGCGATGCTGTTCCCCAACTCGCGCGGGATCGTGTGCTTGAGTTCGAGCCAGACGTTGACGCTGGTCGGGGCCGCGTTCAGGTTGGTGACGCTGACCTGCGTGGCCGTGACCACCGCCGTAAACCCCGCCGCGTCGAACGCAACGAAGTCTGGCTTCTTGGCGATGTCGAGGATGTTGATGTTGTGCGGTAGCGCAACCGTTGCTGCGGGCGCGACAGCAACGAACGAGACGACTTGCAGCAAGCGTGTCGGCATGCGTTGACCGTATCACAAGTCGATCGCTGCTGGGATCGTCGGGCAGTCGCGTCCGCGATCGCCTACGTGGACAGCGACTTGCTGGATCTGTGGGCGACGCGCATCATGCGGTGATGCCGCTGCCGCGCTATCTTTCGCCGTTGACCGGCGACGTATGGCCGGATCCACGTCCGGCGATCGGGACAATCGCAGGGCTCGCGAACTTCCTGAACGAAAAGCGGCCGCGGCGCAAGCCGCCCGAAGGCCACGACGCAGCGATCGCGCAAGCGACGAAGGCGGCCGCGGGGCTCGCGGGACTGCCGAGCATCGAACGGTTCGGGCCCGAGGGCATCACGCTCGGCGCGGTGATCTCGGACGCGTACTGGAACGCGAAAGAGGCCAAGCAGCGGCTGACGCGGCTTGTCGACGACGAACGGTTTCTACAACGTCAGGAGTGGTGGGGACGCGAGTGGCAGCGGCGCCGCGAAGGCGGCCCCGAGAGCTTCGACAGCCACTACTTCGAGCGCTACCAGAGCGAGCTGGTGTCGTTCTCGACACAAGCAGCGCGCGTCGCCTGGTACGCAGCAAATCTGGCCGAAAAGTTCGCGGCGGGCACGGAGCAGGAAATCGTCAGCCCGACGGTGTCTCACTACGGTGGGACCTACGCTCACGATGCCGTCCTGGGGGCCCTTGCAGCGTGCGATGAGGCGGGTGTCCCGCGCGAGGCCGCGAGCGGCGTCGAGCGCATCTGGCGCTTCGTAGTCGCTGCTGGGCGCATGCCGGTGCCCGGCGTCGACGATGACCTCATGGCGGCGTTCGAGGCAGCGCTGATCGCGGGTGCGTACGACTTTGCGAACGAGCTGGTACGGGACACGTAGAGTATAAGTAGTTGATCTCTCGTTGAGGCGTGTTCGCGACTCCGAGAGCGGCTGTGGTCAGTCCAATCGAGGCTGACCATGTATCACTTACTTAGCTGCTAGTATAGTAGCGTATACTACGAAACTCGTTGCTTTCTCTTTTCGAAGACCCTCCCAGTGGGTTTAGATTTTCTATCTATATTCATCTATTTTCTAAATCTTCTAGGTAGAACTACAGAGAGGAACCGTTGGCGGTAAGTCTGTGATCTTACCCATGGTACATTGGCTGTACCAATTTGGGTTCGCGCGGTTCAGGGTCGTCTACACGTCTATACGTGCCCGAACTGAGATGTAGACGAGCTGTAGACGAGCGAGATCGGATCACGATCGTGCGCGATCGTTGACGAATTCGCGCAAATTCGATACGAATCGAGATGTGCCGAAGCGTCCATGGAAAGAGGGCAAGGTCGTGGTTTACTTGCCGATTGACGTACTTGAGGCGCTGAATCTAGAAGCCGCGCAGCTATATAAATCTGTGGGTGTCTATCTACGTGACTTCCATATAGAGCGGCTGCAACGCGGCGACGTCACGCAACCTGTTGATCATCCGTCAGCGTCGACTGCGACCGCCGCGGTCGCTGGTCCGCGCTCGTCCCGCAGCGGCTTCAAGGGTGTCTACGTGTACGGTCGGCGCTGGGAAGCCGTCGCGTACGTGAACCGGCGCCGCCGACGCCTGAGCGTCCACGACACCGCGGAAGACGCCGCACGCGCGTACGACGCACACCTCATCGAACAAGCGGGCGATCCACGCGCGGCCGTGAATTTCAGCCCCGCGAACGCACCGGCTGCGGCCGAGCCCGGCACGGCCTTCGTCGAGCAGTTCGCGAGTCAGGGCAAGCTCAGCGACGTCGAGTGGCAGCGCTGGCAGCAGAGCAGCGGCGGCGCTGCGGCAGTCGCGGCAGGTCCGATTCCGGTGCGACCCGACGGCGTACCGATGATCGACAGCTCGACACCGCTCGTCGATCGTCCCGGCAAGCCGCTTCATCGGCGCGACTCGTCGCTATCGTTGCCGGTGCCGACACCGATCACCGATCCAGACGCTGATCCGAATCGCCCCGACGAGGACCCTGAGCATGTCCACTGACCTCACTGCTCACAAATATGCCGTCTATCACAAGCACCAGGGCTGGCTCGTCGACACAGGCGTCGGCGGCACGTGGTCATGGAACGTCGACGACGCCGCGTGGTTTGCCGATGCAGGTGTTGCCGTCGAATCGTTGTACGCCTGTGACCTCGTCGAGCGCAGCGAAAACCCCGAGCTGCTCGGCTACGTATTTCCACGGATGAAGTAATGCCGACGCGTCGTGACGGTCTCAAGCCCGGCGAGGTCGCGCGCGCCAAGCGTGTCGCACGCGCGCTCGTGAATGCGCTCGGGCCCGAGCGACGTGCCATCACCACCGTTCGGTGCGTCGTCGCGAGACTGAAGCGGAACAAGATGCGTCCACGTGATTTCGACTCGCCGAACGGTGAAGATGCTATTGCAGCGATCATCGCAACGATGTCACGCGCCGAGATGCGCGGGGCAGTAGGACCGCTGGGCAAGATCTGGGAGCTGATCTCTTCGCGTGCGATTCAGTATCTGGGGAAAGACGCGTACCGGTGACCGCATTCACAGCCAGCGCGCTCGTGCATCAGCACCGTCGAGACTTCGTGTTCCCCGACGGTGTTGTGCTCGGCGACGCGATCGACGCGATCCACGCTGCTGGTACGGCAGAGAACTACGTGCTCGCGGGGCAGCTCAAGATTCAGTACGCGCTCGATGTGTGCACACGCTGTGGAGGCTTCCACCAGCTGGTGAAGAACCGCGCGACACTCAGCGAGTACGGCATCGACGCATTCGGAACGATCTGCCACCTGTGCGAGTTGCACATGATCGCGAGTGGGCGACGTCGACGTCCCGACGAAGCGACATACACCGATTTTTAGACAGACGAGACCACCCGTTCGTTCGCTGCGCTGCCGTCACCGACCGCGCGCTCAAGCCTACAAGGGAAGTCTCGGGAAGCTGTGTGGCCCCGTCAGGGCGGCTAGGGGACCGGCTTCCTGACGGGGTCTTTGTCGAGCAGAGAGCTACGAGCGCTGGAGCTACAACGCCCGCCGACACCTCTACGCGTACCAAACGCGCGAAACACTGTCAACGTCTACGTCTACGTCACCACGTTGTCTTGGCGGCAAACGTGCGAGCGTACGGCTCGCTGAACTGCCAGTGCTTCATGAACCAGCGCTTGCGGCGCCAGAACTTGTAGCGCCGCGGCACACTGCCGACGGCATAGAACGGCGCCGTGACGATCCAGACCACGCCCGCGACGACGGTGATTGCGTAATCGACCGCGTTCACGGGACCTGTACAGTGTCCGTCGACGTAACGTCGTCCGTTGGCGATTGCTCGTCGGGTGCGGCGTTGCGCTTCGCATCGTAGGCTGCGTGCACAGCAGCCGCCTCGGGCGTCTTGGGACCGAAATCAGCGGCCGTTGCAGCCGTCACGACCTTGTTCTTGTCGCGCTCGCGCCGGTACGCTTCGAGCCCACGCGCAACATCTGCGAAAGCGCGCAGCTCGGGCGGCAATTCGGCAACGTGCGGATCGACACCCGGGATCTTCTCGATCGCGTCCGCGATCTTCCGTAGCGCCTCGTGCGGCCAACCCGACACCGTGGACGGATCGAGATTGCCGACAGCGAACTGCACGACCTTGATCGCGTCATGAAACGCTGCGTGGAGCAGCTTGGCAGCCGTATCGTCCCCGAGCTGAGCAGTAGCAAGCTGCTTCTCCAGCTCGTAGCACTTCGCCTGCGTGTCTTTGTTCTCGTTGCGGAGCTTGTCGAAGTCCGCGAGCGAGATGTTGATCATCGGTCCGTCAGCCATGACGTCGACCGTACACGAGTCGAGAGCGTCACCGCAAACGCTACTTCTGACGAACTTCGATCTGCGCAGTGCTGATGCCGCCGCTTTTGCCTGCGATCGTGAGCGCCAGATCTTCGGCCGTGCCGACGAACTTCACGGTCAACGTGACACGCGCGTACTCGGGACTGGAAATCGCCACGCACTCGAACTTGCTGTTGAGCGCCGCCCAGGCTTCGGGCGTCTGCGTCTGTTCGAACTGCTTTTTGAACACGAGCAACTGCACCTTGTCGCAGTCGTCGAGCAACTCTTGCTTCGTCTTCGAGATGGTCACATCCCCGGCAGAATCACAGATGAACGTGTAACAGAGAACGTTTGGGATGTTCTTGAGCTTGAGCACGGCGTCCATACGCCGCAACGTATCACGATCGCAGATGCGATCGACTACGAGACCGACTCCAGATAGCAGCGCTTGCAGTTGCCGCCGCGGTCGAGCGGCGTCCAGCAGACTTCGCAAAACGGCTCGTCAGGTTTCGTACGCCACCTCTCGGATACACGTCCGACTGGGACCGCGCAGTACTCACTATGCGGTGTACCCTGTGGCGATTTGCAGTGGGCGCAGAACAGTGACAGGTTGATCGCGGCCGTCAGGTGGATGCACATCGACTCGCTATGCCCACCCCAGCCGCGCTGGTGACACACGCACGTCTTGGCACAGCTCGCGTCCGTGCACGTCACGGCAGCGCGCGCGCCGAGCATTGCTTGAATTGAATCGCCAACAGGAATGTGATCGTTGCGACCTCGCAGGTACTCGATCGTGATACGCGCCCAGCCGAGCAGCTGCGGGACGTCACTGATCCGGATCGAATCGCGGCCTGTTTTCACAGGACAGATTCCGCAGCAGAACTCGCCGCGGTCATCAATGTAGCGGGCTTCGTTGCCGCACTCGCACTTCAGCGTCGACTCGACTCGGATCACGTGAAGACCTCCGGGGTACGCTCGATTGCAAACAGCTCGACGCCTGCAGCTGTTTCGTGCACGGCGATCCGTCGAGCCATCGCGCGCGAGCGTACGCGATCACGCCGACCACTGTGGACGTCGCACATGGAATCGCAGGCGATCGCGTTGTGCGGTTCACGGCGCAGGTAACGCCGGGCTCGACGTGTGCCGCGCGAGATCACCACTGCTTCTCGCGAAGCTCGCGGTTCTCGATCGCCAGATGCTTCTGCTCGACGAGGTTCTTCGGTAGCCGCTTGCCGCGGCCTTTCTTGACGGCACGCAGCTTGCGGACTGCTGCCTCGGCCTGGCGAACCGCTTCGAGGTGCAGTAGATAGCCAGCGCGTCGATGGCGCCAGCCTGCTTTGCCGGACTCGGCGATAAGCTGACGACGCTCTGATTTCTTCGCGTAGTTGAAGCGATACGTCGGAAGCGTTCGGTAGTCGAAGCGGCGTCCGGTGTCACGCTGTGGATGCTCGGGCATGCCGAGCCTCAACACGCCGGGCAGCTTCGCGTACGGGATGCCGTACTTCGCTTCGAGCCCGGCTTCGAACGCGTCGCGGTCAATCTCCCACCGACGCTTCGCTTCGTGTACTTCATGTGGCGGACGTCCCATGACACGACCTCGGGTGAAGAAAAAGCAAAGCCGTCGAGGAGAGAGTGCGGGTTTGGATCGCGTAGCGGGATTTGAACCCGCGACATTCAGTTTTTCAGGACTGCTGCCCTACCGCTGGGCTATGCGCGTGTAAGCACTCTCGGGATGACGGCTTTGGTCGCGGAGATTGGATTTGAACCAACGACCTTCGGGTTATGAACCCGACGAGCTACCAGGCTGCTCCACTCCGCAAAAAGGTGGCCCTAAGCGTGGGCTAGGCTGCAATGCAGCGTCGCTTGGACGTCGGGCCGTGAGTCGAAACCGTCGAGGAGAAAACGCGTTGTTGTGAATGCAGTGGTTTATGAGACCACAACCTTCGCCGTTCAAGGGCGACGCTCTTCGATTGAGCTATGCGTGTTCGCGTATCAGGATGACGGCTTCGGTCGGGGATTGAGGAGTCGAACCTCAGGCTTGTAGACATTCGACGAGTGGCGCGTTCTTGACGCGCGCCGAGGGTCGCTGTCGGATGTGCTTGATCCGTATTCAAGTGCCGGAACCGACCGGCTGTAATCCCCGAGAGTTTCAGTTGTCAGCAATGCACGTCGCGCGAACAGAAGATGCGGCGTGGGAGTGGAATTGGTAACTGGTCACCGAGTGCGTCGTGCTGGTTGACTTTCCAGATGGTCGGAAGGTGCCCCATGCGAGGCTGCTTGTAAGCACGATGCTGGTGGTGACCAGCCGAGAGTCACCCTAGCGAGCGGCCCTGACGTTGTCAAGAGGATGCTCACAACGTCGGGATCGGCACCGCAGTTCCGCGTCGCGCCGTCGAATCCGCCTTCGAATACGTCCAGTAACGCTTCTCGCTCGATGACGATGGCAGGTCAGGGCCAGATCCCCAGCGCAGATGTCGCGCAGCGATTACGACACGACGCCACGTGGGCGTTACGTAGATCGTCTCGCGCTCAGCTTGTGCAGCGAGCACGTCGAACATCGCCGCAAACGCGAGCGTGCCTGCGTCACAGTCGAAGTCGATCGGTTCGAGACCTTGCTGCGTGGCTTGCGCTGCACAGAGCATGCAGGCGAACTCGTAGTCGGCCCAGTTGATCTTCTGTGACCGCTGGCCAAGCCCGTCGAACATGCGGCGTGCAACACGTCCGGTAACCGTACGGGGTTTCTTAGATGCACGCATCGTAGGCGTAATCGAGACGGCTATTCCACGGGTACGCGGCGCGGAACACGACGCTGTCGAGGTATTCCCTGTAGCCGTCATCGGCCACTTCTCGCGAGATTGTAAGATCGTGCATGCGATCACGGTATGCACGTGCTCGACGATCCAGTTCGATGCATGTGCCGCAGTTCTTGTGCTTTCGACCGCCACGCATCCAGGCACTGTACTACACGTCGCCGCGCATCGTTATACGTGGAAGCCACCGCGGCGACGCTCGCGTGCAGCTTCAGCTTTCTGTGCCAGCTCCAAACGTCCGGCTTCCGACAACTTCGGACCACGCTTCTTGCGCGGTTTGAGCTTCTTGCCCTTTTTGCCGTTCGATACGCGGTACGCGCCGACTTCGAACATGTCGTTGCACCCGCCAATCCACGACGACGAGATCTTGAAGCTCTTGAAGAACTCGATCCGGTACGCTTCATCTGCGGGCACGATTCACCTATAACACTGCGCCGCGCGAGCGGTCACGTACGTTTTCCCAGCTCCTGTAGTGCCTCAACAAGAGCTTCACGCGCGTCAACAAGTTCGTCGACAGCGTCTTGGCGTTCACCGTCGAGTACGAGCAAGCAGCTGTTCAGATTCGACAGCATGTTGAGCATGTGATGCCGCGACGCGCTCTCGGGCAGATGCTTGCGAATCTCCGCAGCAAGTTCGTGTACGACCCTGTTGCCTTCGTTGTACGTGTGACTCGATACCCGCACGCGACTACACCAGCGTGATGTTCGTCGGCGCAACCGACCAGCCGAGCTTCTTGCCTGTCTTCAGAAAGACCTGTGCCGATCGCGCGATCAGGCTCGACACCGTCACGATGAACGGCAAGTGTTCACCGTCTTCGCACGTTGGCTCACCTGCGCTACCGTCGTCGATGACGAAGTGCTCATCCCAGATCACGCGCCCGAACGCACCGTCGGCCGCGAGGGCACCGTGCAGCAACGGCGTCCGGTCGTTGAACTTCGGCAGGTGATCGACGACGCCCCGCGCGAACTTCTGAACCAGCCGCCGCGCTTCACCGTTGTCGAGACAATCGATGACGAGGTCGCTACCGGTCAGCAACGTGAACACGTTGTTCGATTCCAGCTTCGAGCTACGTGTGTCGAGCTTGGTGCCCCACAGGAACTGCATCGCGCCCTTGAGTGCCTCGACCTTGAGCTTGCCGCCACCCGGCTTGCCGTGGAACTGCGACAGCATGTTCTTGGCCTCGACGCGATCGAAGTCGACCACGCGCAGGTGTGCTTCATTGCGTAGAAACTGCGCGACATGCGAGCCGAGCGCACCAACGCCTACGATCGTTACGGTCTTCATGGGTCTTCACCGGATGAGACGACAGGTGTCTCTGAAAATTCGTCGACGCTGTCACTGCGACGCGTGAGAAACTCTTCCATCGCCTTGAGCCGTTCGGGATCGTTCAGACACTCCTGCGTCCGGTAGTACTTGAGCTTGCGTGCGTGTAGCTCGTCCGCGTCCGTCATCTGCACGATGACAGCTTCGTCCTGCTGCACGACCTCGCCGTAGTTGTCATCGTACGAGCTGGGGTGCGCTGTACCGCCCTCGAAGATCTGTAACGCTTCCTCACGCGTTGCAGCCTTGATCTCGCGTTCGTACGTGATGTGCTGAATGCGGTGCTGACTGATCGCCCAACGCGGCAGCGGGTGACACCGATCGCAGTCCTTGTTCTCGCACAGCTCGCGCGCGTCGTCGGTCATGGCTTGACCGATACGGCGTGTGGGGGCGGCGTCCAGTTCTTGATCGCTTCCGCGATCGGTAGATGTGTCAGTGCGATGCCGTTCTGGTGTGCCGCCGTGACAAAGTCGAACGCCTTGCCGCCGATGTACTCCGAGCCGTAGACGATGCGCACGATGCCGGTCTGTAGCGCTGCCATGAAGCAGTCACGGCACGGACTCGCGGTCGTGTAGAGTGTCGAATTGGCTAGACGCACGCCGTATCGCGCCGCCGTGATGATGGCGTTCTTCTCCGCGTGGATAGTCCGTACGCAGCTCTGGCGACCGTTGATGTCGACCAGCTCATGGCCAACTTCGTCGCACGATGGCAGTCCACTCGGCGCGCCACCGTAGCCTGTCGACATGATGCGTTTGTCGACGACGATTACGGCTCCGACGCGTGCACGGTCACAGCTCATGCGCAGCGACACTGCGTCGGCGATGATCATGAAGTACGTATCCCATGCCGGGCGCGGTTGCTTGATGGGCTTAGTGGGATTGAGTCGCTCACGAATCATTTCGTCCAACTCGACGATGGAGCAGCCCGACGGCGTTATGCCGAGCGCTTCGCATACGCTGTCGATGACGGTTTCGTAGAGCCGAATTTGCTGACGCTGCGCTTCTTCGACGTTGCTCACGAGAGCCTCTTTTCAAGTTTTTGTGTCGTGCGTGCTTCGATCTCGGCGACGATCGCATCGACGTCCGTGCGCGGTTCAGGATGCTTGAGCTGCGGATCCGCTCGCGGCATCTCCAAGATGCCCACGCGCGCAAAGTACGCTTGCTCCAAGCCGCTCGCTGCATCCGCCTTGAGAAACTCGCGATACGCTACTGCAACACGTTCGGCCGCTTTACGTGTCGTGATCGCACCTTCGAGCCCGAGCGACATCGTGATGTTCGTCGGTGTCTCGGTCCAGATGACGGTGTGAAAAACGTGACTCATACGTATGCCCTGACACTCCAAGCACGCCGTACAACCGGTCAGTGCGCGACCTTCGAGTAGTTTGACGACAGTGTTATAGCCGACATGCGCTGCTTCGATGTGTTTGCACATGCAGTGGAACTCCCTCACGTTCGGTACCTCGCAGTGGCAAGCGGCAGTGATCGCGGCAACGGCAACGGCTCGGTGTTGTCCGGATCGAAACCGATCTCGACAAAGTCTTCGTCGGTCGTGTCGTCTGTGCTGAGTTTCGCTTCGAGTTGCTTGATGCGTTCAACCATCGCGCTGATCTGGTGTTGCGCTTGCCGCAGGTACCACTGCAACCACAGCCCCATCATGAGCGCGCCTGCGTACGGCATGCATTGCTCGAATACGTTCACCCAGACCATCACCGGTACGGTCCGCCTTCGCGCGTCTTGACGTTGGGGATGATCACGGTTGGTGTCACGCCTGCGATACTGAGATGTGCACCGTCATTTCGAATGTTGACGAGCTGTACCTGCTCGGCGTCGTCGACGATCAGGCCTTTCTTGCGCAAGTAATCCGCGACGGCGATTTGAACTTCACTGAGATCGAGCATCACGGTCATCTCCTAGTACCACACGGCGACAAGCCGCTCGTCGGCGTTGAGATGCACCTCGACGAGCTGTCCAACCTGCGGCCAGTTTTCTGTCGAGCCGATTCCGTGCACGGACGTCGAGTGGAAATCGATCACCTGTACGGTCTTGCCTGTTCCTTGGATGCGAAGGTCGTTGGCGACCTGACGTGAGCGCGCGATCAACGCTGCTGAGATGGCATCGACCGTGCTGAGGCCACGCTCGTCGAGCGCGTACACGAGACGCCCCCACAGCCGCTGCGCATCGAATTCAGTCACGACCGCGCGGCGAACGCCGCTGTGTCCGACCGTTGGCACGTCACCACGCTTCGTCGAGCATGCGTACAGGTTTCGTGAGCGGATGGCAGCGCGAGCATTCTTCGTTCGTGCAACCGCTGTCACCGACGACGTCACAGGTCGATGGCGGCCAGTTCGCCTCGATGTACTGACGTAGCAGCGGGTAGTGCAAGTAGAACGCGGGCGAGCACGGCATGTGCATGACGGCGTACAGCGGATTGACCCAGCGCAGCTCTTGGTGATCGAGCGGTCTGGGATCAACGGACAGCGCACCCAGCTTGACCTCGTACAGTTCGATGACGAACGCGATGTCGAGGTGCAGCATCGCCATCGAGATGAACTCGCCGGGTCTCACGACGCAGCCACACTCCTCATGCCACTCGCGAGCAAGTGCGTGCAGCGGCGTCTCACCGTCGTCGACCTTGCCGCCGGGCAACTCCCACAGGTTCGGGCGGTAGCCGCTCGCCTTGCGGAATCCCATGAGGACGTAGCCGTCACGGATCAACGCACCTGAAACGACGCGCAGCATGGCTAGTGAGGACAGATCACTGTGCCGGGGGCACAACCGCAACCGCCCTCGGCTTTGTTCTTCTCGGCCAGTTCACCGAAGCTCGGGCCGCAGTCGACTGTCGGCGGCGCGTCGAACTTCACGAACAGGCCGCGCTTGAGCAGCTCTTCCTTGACGTTCTCGACGATGGCCTGCGCCATGTGGTGACCGTTGCGGATGATCACTTGGGCGTGTTCGCGGCTCTCGCATTCCTTCACAGCACCTGCGTAGACGCTGTTCAAAACGCGCTGCAGGTCATCTGCGTCGCCGATGACGGACATTACTTTCCTTTCAGCGTACGACGGATACGCACGAGTTCGATGTACTGCAAGATCATCATACCGACGGCAATGCCCGCAGCGTGCGACCACGTCATGGAGTTAGTGTGCGTTCCCACAGCGCGAGCAGATGCACGGGCCGCCCATGCCGAACGCCGTCTTCGGACGGACCTGGATCAGGTTGTACTGCCGCGCTTCGGTCGGCGGGAAGCGATCCACGACGAAGTCGCGGAAGTCGGCGTCAGCGTCGGCCGGGATGCCGGGCACGCCACCGTTGCGGACCGCCTCGGTCACCCACGCACGGACATCGCCCTCGGTCGCGTCACGGAACACCGGATCCGGCAGCTCGCCGTTCTGCTGCTTCCACGTAACGTTCACGCGGGCCTCGTCGTCTCGAATCACACGAACCATCTCGTTGTCGGCCATGGCATTCTCCTAAGAATCTTGACCCTAACGATGCGTGCCCGGCAAGTCAAGAGTTATGTCGCAGCCGGGATCACCGATACGGGTGCACGCCCATCGCTGAGCGCCGACGAAGTTCGGCGACCCAGATCGGTTCGTTCTGTACCACGATCTCATGCGAAGCGTAAATCTCGCGGCCAGGAACGCTGTCCATCACCGACCGACGCGTGATCACCATCCGATCGGCGCTCGCGATCCACCACGCGAGTGACCGACCGAGCGCGTTCTCGATCGCGACGAACGTCGAGATGTCCGTGCTCGATGGACCGGGAACACCGCTGCCCGGATGCGTATGTGCGAAGCCTGCGAGCCAGCCGTGCTGTTGCGCCTGCCACAGCACATCCCACAGCGAGCGGCTATCGGGCAAGTTACCGCCCGAGCGTCCTGCAGGTTCATGCCAGTGGATGGGCTCACCGTTGGTGTTGATGACGACGCCGGTCTCGATCATTTAGGCTCCTGCTGGAATCGCTGTGCGACCGCTTCACGCGCTTCACGTTCGGCTCGCTCTTCGCGTTGTTTGATCTCTTCGACGGTTGCACGCACGTGATCGTTCGTTTCGACGAGCAGCTTCAGCAAATCTTCAGGCAGCTGTTGGATCAGCGCCGTGAGTCCGCAGTCGCATGGACCCTTGTGCCACATCGGCTGTAACCAGTCGCAGTCGTATTTGTGTTGTACGTAGCGAAGCAGCGCGCCGATCGTGTACGCGTTTTTTGGATCGTACGCGTTCACGGCGTCACCTGAGCAGCTGCTTCCTGCTCCTGTAGTTTGCGCATCACGTGACGTGCAGCTTCAGGCCGCTTCACGAGTGTGCGAATCTTGCCGACGCTGTACCGGAAATCCTCGCTCTCTTCAGGGTCAGCGATGTTCTCGCTATCGATCACGTCCGCTGAATCGATCGCGAGGTCACACGCGCGCACCAGGCCCTCTTCCAGTGCCCGGACACGCTCGCGCAGCTTGCGCTTGGCCTTATCGTCGTCGAGCACGCGCTTGGCGAGGTGTTTCTCGCGCGCGAACGCGCGCCACTCGCGCTGACGGGTCGCGACATTCTCGTCGTTGATTGCATCGCGCGCGAGCGCAACGATGTTCTTCGGCAGGATGTACTTCGATGGACTCATACGATTTCGACTTCCTTCGTCCGTGACAGGATCTCGTCGATGATCGGATCACTCCCTTTGCGTTGCTCGATGTCGCGCAGCTGACCCTTCGTCGACACGTAGTCACGGATCAGCTCTGATCCAAGATGCAGAACCGTCGCTAGCGGTGTTGCCTCGTGCGCGCCTTCGGTTGCATCGACGAGTGCATCGGCGAGTGCAGCAAGTGGTTGCCGTTCGAGTAGGATCTTGTGCACGTCGCGGTTCCAGCGCGCGTCACAAAGCGCGTCGTGATGGCCCGTGTTGGGTAGCAGCTCCTTAAACTTGCCGGTGAAGCCCGTGTGTTTGGCCCACGTCTTGAGATCGTTGACGAGCCACGGGAAGTGTTTTGGCATATTGATCATCTTGCCGAACAGCTGCGCGAACAGGACCCAGTCGTAGCTCGCGAAGAACGCCCAGAACTCGACCTTCTCGTCGTTGCCGGGGTCTTTCACGAACTCGATGATCGCGTCACGAATCTGTTCGCGCGTACGCCACAGCGGCGAGGGCGGGTACGGAAAACTGCTGACGGTCATGTCGAGGGTTGGCGGCAACTGCTTGAGCACGTTCTCGCGCATCCAGTCGTCACGCTTGACCTCGTCGTAGTCGAACTCGTTGCTCACGAGATACAGCTCGCGGCCATCGTCGCAGACAAGTGCGATCGAGATCAGCACGATGCGTTGGTTGTCACCGTCGTCAAGAAATTCCGTGTCGAAATAGTAGCGAGGCGCCGTCATGTTGATCCCTTTACCGTGTCTCTGTTAGGCGGCCGGTCACAACCCAGCCATGATCGAGAAATTCCTGCACGACACCGTCGCGCCGCGCCATCAAGCCATGACCGTTGGGGCACGACGCAGGTTCGCACGCGGTCTCGTGAGCGCCGCGGCATCCCGGCTGGTCGAGTAACGCGCGCTTGGCTTCGACACCGCACGTCTGGCAATAGAGCTGGACGTTCATGGCGTATGCTCCGCGATCCACTTCGCCGCACGATCATCGTCCCAGTAGTCGATCAAGATCAGCTCGACGACGACGCGCGGTTCGCCGTTGACAATCTCAGCGTCGACGTGCGCGTTGCCCCAACCGACCGACGTTCCTTCGAACATCGTGATGAGGTCCGGGAAGATCGCGAACCCGCGTGGCAGGACAACCTTGACGGCGTTGCAATCGACTTGAATGTCAGCACCGCTGTAGATCTCCCACAGCACGCTGTCACGGACCGCGAGCGCTTCGGCGAAACGTGGATTATGTGCGATACGCGCAGCGTGTTCTGGATCTGCTCTCACGCGTTCGAGGTCTGCTTCTTCTTCAGTGCGATGTGCAGCGTTCTCACGCTCGAACGCTTGACGCACTTCAAGCCGGAATTGCTCCGCGACTTGTTCACTGGTCCACTCGACGCTCACGGACTGATCGGCCTCGCGCACATGCGCACGAGAAGCATACGACCCTGATCCTGTAACTCCTCGTCGGTGAAGTTAGGGTGTGCCTTGGCCCATGCCAGGAAATCGTCGTGGTCGTTCGGCGCAACGAGAATCATCCGCGAGGCACCCTTTGGATCGTTGAACAATACCGGGCCTTCCCACTCGCCTTCCCACATCGGATCCATCGTCGCGCCGATCGATTTGAGAGCGTCGAACAAAATCGGCCCACCGCGCTGTGCAATCTTCGCGCGCACCTTGGCCGCGTCCGCTTTCAGCGACGCCTGTACAGCAGCACGTTTGTCTTCTTCGTTCACGTCATTCGCTTTCGTCCGCAGGTGCGATGCCCGTACGCCATCCACTGTCGTCAGAATCGGTCCAGTAACGCCACTTGGAGGTAGCAATGCGTGGATCTGTATCGATCCGATGACGCGGTGGTATGTTTTTTTCGTCAACGGTGTCTGCAGCGCTTCGCCACTCAGGTCGGCGGTTTTCGTCACTGCTCAGACCTTTGACGTAAAGCGTCTCGACGTTGTTGAAATTGCCTTCGTTGAGTATCCGGATCACCCAACAGCAGATGGTGTAACCGTCCATCGTTTGAATGTCGAAAATTCCTTCGACACGCACAGGCACAGGCGGATCACACGCGATCGTGATCGCGATGTCAGTCTCCGCGTTGTACCACTGCAGTTCTTCGGTGTAGATGACTTTGTCGTGGTGCTGCTCGAAGCGTCGCAACACGGCACGTAGACCGTTCACATTCATCGTAGACTCCTAAACGACGTTCCTGAACACGACGAGCTTGTCCTCACGTTCGGCCTGTTGAATCACGCCTGGCAACGATTCAAGCGTGAATCGATCGTCGCCTTTGATTCCCGTCCTGTGATCCTGCAAGCACACCCCCGCATCGATGATGTGCAGGTTCGCATCGCAGACGCACTCGAACCGCCGACGATTCAGGCGATAACGCACGGTGTACTCGGGACGGCCGCGTACTGCCTTCCAGTCGAGCAGCTCGGCACCACCGATTGCGAGCGCTGCACGTGCAGCAGCCTCGAAGTCGACTTGCGCCATCGCACGACGACCTGCACCGTCACCGAGCTGCTTGATCAGCTCCTGGCGTTTCATCTCAGCCACGAGTCGCGCTTCTTCTTCGGCGCGCAACCGTTCCAGTTCGGCACGGCGACGTTCAGCTTCGGTACGCTGCCACAATGCCATCCGAAACGCGGCGTCGAGTGCAGGCGTGACGCCCTTGATGTCGTTGATGGTCTCAGCACGGTCCTCGTATGCACGCAGGACATCGTCCTCGGGCCCGAGCGGCATCTCGACCTGTCGAAAGAACAGCGGTCCACGTGTCGCGACACTGCCAACGCTGACACGCGCAAAGCGGTCAACGTCGTCGTTGATCAAATGCACACGTGACAAGCGCTTCGCAGCTTCAAGTGGCTGCGTGACGACGGCTTGATCGACGATGCCCGTCGCGAAACGATCACCGACGAGATAGCCAAAGTAGACGTTCCCGAGCGTCGTGATCAGCGGCTCAACGGGACCACTGTCGACGACCGCGGTACGGCCCTTGAGCAGCTTGAACACGTACCAGCCATGTTCGTGTGGCAGATCTCCAGCGATCGTCCACTTACGCGAGAACGAGCGCAGCTCACGACTGCCGATCCACGGCAGCGTGATTGTCTCGTTGTCGTTCTGTAGAAGCTCACGCCAGGACATAACGAATCAGGCCCACACAGGCTTGCGCAACAGCTCTGTCTTCAGGATCTGATCAACGAACGTCATGCGCGGCGCGGCGACAGCACGCGCAGCTGGACCGACCGGCGTCGCCGCGATCAGGTTCCGAATCGTCCGCGGGATCGCGTACACATCGTCGAACGTCTTCTCGTCGATCATGAAACACGGGACGCCGAGCCGCTTGGCCGTCTCGCGCACAGCGATGTTGTTCTCGCCGCCGAACTGCGCGTGCCGATAACCTGCAGCACCGCCATCGGGGACCGTCTTGACGAAGCCGAACGCCAACGGCTTGAGACCCGACGCCGTGATCTGGCCATCGAACGCGTGTGCTTCCTCATCGCCGACGAAGATGAACAGGACGTCTTCGTCATCCTTCGGCTTGTGATGCATGAGCGCACGAACGCCAGCGCCGTAGTCCGTACCACCACCGGCCGTGATGCCGCGAAACGCGTTCTCGACACCAACTGCCGATGCATGCTTGAGCGTGATCTCGCGACCCGTCGTGTTGAACACGGCCACGTGCGTCTTGTCGACCGGAAAGCCCTGCAGGAACTTCGCGATGTGGCCCTTCGCGGCCTCGATCGCGTTCTTCATCGAGCCCGAGATGTCGACCATGAAGTACACCCGGATGTTCTTGACGACTTCCTCGACGGCCTTCTTGATCGCCGTGTCGGCTGCCTCGACGAGCTTGTCCTTGACCGCCTTCGCGTTGACGTTCTTTGCAATGTTCGCCGCACGCGAGTTGTCTGCGTTCTGGATTGCCTTCTCCCACGCCGCCTTGATCGCAGGTACGTCGAGCAGACCCAGCTCTTCCAGTGTCGGTGTCGCGATGATGAGATCGCGCTCCGACAGCGCCTTTGCTTCGACAGCAGCAGCGACGACGGCGCGTGTGATGTTGCCCTTGGGCAGCATGCCGACGAGGCGCTTCCAGTCCGGCTTCTCCTTGACGATGCGCTCGCAGATCTGCATCTCGGTTAGCTCAGCCCACGACTCGACCTTTGCGAGATCGACACCGATCATGAGCTGACGCCGACCGTCGTTCGCCTGCGCCTGCTTCCAGCGCAACGTCTCGAAGAACTTCACCGTCTCTGGCTTGTAGCCGACGTGCTTCGCGAGCTTGATGATTGTCTTGCGGAAACCTGCGCGCACACCGCTTTCGAGGAGCTTGGGGTTCTCCTCGCGGTGACGCAGCCACTTCTCGACGACCTTGGGCCAACGGCCGAACGCTGGCTTGCGCGTCGACACACCGAAGCCCAGTTCGTTGTTGATCGCAGCGATCTCCGGCAGCGCGAGTACGCTACGGATGCGCAGCAGGAGCTTGGGGTTCAGATCCTTGTCGTCCTTGCGACGGATCAGTGTCATTGCCTCACCGATGTCACGGAAGTCGTCGTCGTAGAACGCGACAGCACCACCGTCACGTACGGGATCACCCTTGCGTGACTGCACGAGCATGAACGCTGCGAGCACGACCTTGAGGTCGCGGTGCTCCTGAGCAAATGCGTACGAAGCCCACTTCGCCGCGAACTCGTTGTCGAGCTTCCAGACTTCGGCGACCTGGCGGTACATCCACGTCGCGACCTCGGGGAACAGTCCTGCCTCGCGGTACTCACCGAGGATCGGATGGTTCGGGCTCGCGTCCGTGCGCACATGTTGAATGACACGACCACCCGCTGCGACAGCTTCAGTGACCACGCCGACCTTCGTCTTGATCGTCTTCTTGCCGACCTTGCTGAGCTGGTAGACGACCTTGCGCTTGACACCGTTGATGTCCTCGATCTTGTGCGTAACAGCTTCCCACCGCACACCGACGTTGGTGCGCGCGTCCGTGACAACGATGCCAGGACGGCCGTGATAGAGGTGATCGGTGTAGGTAAGGACCGAGTTGATGATGCGCTCGGCCGGACCCAGATTCTCGCGGTTAACGTTGACCATGGCAGCTGCTCCTAACGGCGCACGTATCCGTCGCGCCTCGTTTGCGAGCGGTGTGGCACAACATCCACAAAACTCGCGGCAATGCCATCTCTAGCGCCACGCCATCGACAAGTCAAGAGCGACTTGTGCGCAACGCGATCTCCGTCGAGATTCGCAACCCTTCACACCGATCGCGTGAGCGATCAGTGCTTGCCGACGAACTTGAGGAACAACGCGCCGGTCCCGGACCAACCACGGCCGGTTCGCAGGTTGTTGGCGCGTTTGCCTGCGCCCCGCGACGAGACATCGACGACGTCGATCAGATCCCAGTGCAGTGGGTTCTTCGGATCGAACTTGGTGATGTCGCCGCGATAGCCGGTGATGCGCCCTTCGTGGCCGACCTTGTGACCGGGCGATCCCGACTTGCAGACGATGATGCGTCCACGGTTCGGTAGCGAGTCCGCTTCGAAACAGCGCTTCTCACCCGGCTTGAGCGGCAATGTCGCGTCGAGGATCTTGCTGTCGGTGTTGAACCAGCCGCCGTAGCCGACGCTCGGCCGCATGAGATCTTCGAGGAATCGGTCGTGGCCACCCATCCATGAATTGCCGCCCGAGCAATCACACGTAACGTTGATGAACGTCGAGCCCTGCTTGCTCCAACGGTCAGCTGGATCACTTGCCGTCGGGTCCTTGCCGCCGTTGTAGCCCTTGAGCAGGTAGTAGATCGTCGGGCACATTTCCGGCGCGCCGTCCTTGCGAACGTACGTGTCGAGCGTGTCGATCGATGCCTTGCCCGCGAGGTACATCGCGCGTGCGACGATCTGATCATCCGTCAGCGGGACAACCGTGCCGCGCCTTGTTGGCTTAGCTGGCAGGTGTGCGGGTGACGGCGTCGGCACTTCGGGTGGCAGCGCTTCGTCGCTCAGTTCCCAGTCGATCGATGGAATCGTCTCGCGATCGCCCGCAAATCCGTCGACGCGCAGCCCGTGACCTTCTTGCCAGTACTCGATGAGCGCTGTGATGTGCTTCGCGGTCAGCTTGCTGTTGGCGAGCTGCTTGGTGTTGAACGCTTCAGCCGCAGTGCGATCGATCGGCATGGTGTCTCCTCGCGCTAACGACGGCGCCGCGACGCGCCGAGATTCAACTTGCAGGTCGTCTTCAGCCGGTCAACTTCGTCGTCATACCACTCACGCGTCTCACGTCCCGGCTGGACCTTCGTGTCGATGATGTCGCGTGCCTCCGTCAGGTGCATCGCGGCGTCCATGCAACGCTTCTTGTCCAACGCGAGACTTGCTTCGCGAATCTGACGACGCGTCTCGTAGAACCAGTCGATCTTCGATGTCCGTGTCTCGCGACCGAGCCCGCGACGGCGCTGACGTTTACGGCGTCGAGCCGCGATCACGGTGCCCACCGGCACGCCGCGCGCACGCCGAGCCGCTTCGCCTTACCCGCTGCTTTGCCGTACTTGTACTGCTTTGCGCGTGCATACGCAGCACGTACGCCTTCGCAGTCGGGTACGCATGGTCCCAACTTCGCCATGACGGGGAACTTGCGGCGCTGCGGATCGAGGAAGGCCTTCGCACCACAGCGCGTGTACAGCGCGTCGCGTTCGCGCTTCGTCTTAGGGGCGCGACGGCGCCATCCCTTCGTTGACCGGGCCCGCTTGTTCGTCGCGCGCATCGCGCCTCCTACTTGGGTTCCGTCACGGTCTCAGCTGGCGCGGCCGGTGTGGTCGAGGTCGCAGTCTCGGTCATCGTCACCGACACCGAGCTACCGGCCGCGGGCGCGGTCTTTTTCGCGAGCAGTGCAGCGGTGCCCGTCGTCGTCTTGCCGAGGACGTAGATGCCGAAGATGTAGAGGTTGAACTCCTGCCACATGTCGATCGTCATGTGACCGAGCGCAGTGAGGACGGTCGAGGCGGCCGTCAGCGCGAGCGCGTACAGGCCGCGTTCGCTCTTGAACAAATCCGTGATGGCACCCATGTTCACGCCTGAAAGCCTACCACGATCGCGCGCGCGATCAGTGATCGCGGCCGCGATCAGCGAAGCAGTGCTGCGAACCGATCGAGTAGGCCGCTCGCGCGCACGGCGCGCCCGAGGTCGTTGGCGATCCGCTTCCATGGCACGGTTGCAGCCGTCACGAGCACACGCGGAACCGCCGTCACCATGTATGCGACCACGCGATCGGTTTGGTTCTGGATCGTCACCCGATCGTGTTCGGCGTCACGTAGAAGGATGTCACCCCCGTTCGGTGTAAGCGCGACCGGCAGCTCGTTCGGGCCGAGTGGAGGTTCGAGCACAAGCACGACTGCCTCGCCCGGTTGTAACAGCCCCGCCATCGGGCGACGCCACGGGCGCTTGCGGCGCCGGTACAGCTGGCTAGTTCCCTTGCGAGCTGGCTTCGCTGTCTTCGCCGTCTTCGTCGGGTTCGTCGTTCGGGGCATCGTGGTGGGGGTCCTCGGGGGCGGCTTCGTCCTCGTCCTCTATGTCTCGCTCGTCTTCGTCGTCATCGTCCCCGTCATCCCCGTCATCGTCCAGATCGGCTTCGATCACATCGTCGTCGTCTTCGTTCTCCGGATCGTCCTCGTCAAGCGTGTCCGGGATCGCTGGTGCGTTGCCAGATACGACCCGCAGCTGCGGCCGCGGGGGCCTCGGCGTACCCGGTTTGGGACCAGGACGAACATCTGGCGCCGGAATCCCGAGTTCGCGCAGACGTTCGCTCAGGAAGTTGGGGCTAACTCCTAGGATCGCAGCCGTCCCACGGATGGTTTCTCCGTGTTGGAGCGCAAATTCGATGATTCCGCGCTCAGCGACACGCAACTGTTGCCAGTACGGGGCATTTTCATCACGGCGTTTGGCCATCACACACTCTCTGGGGGTGGATCGGGTTGATCGGTCGATGAATCACTGCGCGGACCGGCTACACCGAGCTGTAACAGGGCACGTACGTGGAAATCACCCATAATTGGCGTCCACACCATAGATCCCAGCCCGACAATGATGGGTGTGACCCAAAAACGACCGGATAGCCCCAAAAACGGTAGGTCTTGGGTCCATCCGATCGCAAGTGCGACTGCACCGCCGTAGAGGAAGCCCGAGCAGGCCGCGCACGAGGTGTAGTAGTCGAGCCACGCCGGGTAGCGTGACCACAACGATTTCGTGATCATGGCCCGCGACAGCAGGTAGAACTGGGCTGTCGTCAGGAGCATGTAGAGGATGAGCGTGCTCACGCGCGAACCTACGACTTCTTCGCGCGACCGTCAGCGATCTCGCGCAACTCATCGCCGAGTTTGTCCTCGTGACCGCGTGTCATCTCACCGACACCCTCTTTGCCGTTCCAGCGATCGCACAGGAACTCCGCGTGCACGAAGTCCCCGGACGGTCCGCCGTCGGCCGCGGAACGTGCGCCTTTCATGCACAAGCCCGCTTGACCGTGGGCGATCATCTGATCCATCTGCATCAGTTGCTGCAGACGCGCGTCGTTCTTCTCGGCGGGTGACCAACCCGGCTTTTCCATGTCCGCGAGACGCGACACAGGAATCGTGCGGAGGTAGTCATCCTGACGCGCCTTGCGGTGGATGGCCCACTGCTGGTGGGACATCGGACCGGTTTCAAACGCGGTGCAGTTCGCGCAGCGGCGCGCGCGCGTGAACGTACGCTCGGGCGCACTGATGTTTTGCGTCATCTCGTTGTCGTACACACCGCATCGCGCGGCGTCAATCGCTCATGCGACTGTTGCAGGTAACGAACTGCACTTCGACCGGTGAGGTTCGTCCTCATACCGTAGTGAACCTGCGTTGACAACGATGTATCACACCCTTAGAGTGGCCTCGTCCTATAACCAGTCGCGTCCGCGATCGAAGATCGATCGCGCGAGCGATCGACCCAGCTGAGGAGACTCTACATGGCCGCGCCCAAGTCCGAGAAGGAGCAGCGCTTCGATCAGGTGAAGCTGCAAGCGATGCACGAACCACTGACCGTACGCGTCGAAAAAATGCGCGGTAATGTGCGCCAACCAATCGAACTTCCCGCCAAGGGCAGTGAGCAGCAGGGTTTCTCGCCGCCCGGCGTGAACTGGACGCGCGATGAAGTGCTCGGACTGGAAAACTTCATCCTCACGAAGTGGGCTGGTGGCGGCTACTACGAGTTCACCGTCACCGACGCCAAAGGCGAGCGCATGACGTGGCAGGGTGTGTGGGATCCGCGCCTGTATCCCGAGAAGGTCCCACCGAACACGCAGGAAGCTGCGCTCGTCAACGCTGCCACGAACGTCGCGCCCATCTCGGGCCCACAAGCTGTGCCCGCCAACGTGCAGCCGTTCGGCATGCAGCAGGCGTCCGGCTGGCCGCCGTCGGGCTCGCAGCTCGGCTACAACAACCCGCCGCACACCGGTCCCATCATGGGTAGCTTGCCGCAGCCGCAACAGCAGGCCGCTCCGCAGCCGCAGATGAATCAGGCGCCGCCGATGTGGAACCCGACGCCGCAGCAGTGGCCCGGCAACGTCGGCGCGCCACAGCCCGGCCCGTGGGGCTGGCAGCAGCCGTACCCGCAGCAGCCGTACCCGCAGCAGGGCTGGAACGGCCAGTGGGGGCCACAGCAAGGTCCGTGGGGTACGCAGCCGCCGCCACCGTACAACGGCCGCACGCGTTTCAGCTACGACGACGAGGATCGCTCGCGTCGCGGCCGCTCGCCCTTCGATCAGGACGACAACGAGAAGAAGGAGTTGGAGCGCAAGCTCCAGCAGGCTGATCTCGATCGCAAGGAGCTGGAATACAAGCAGCAGCTTGAACGGCAGACGACCGCGCACGAACAGGCGATGGCCGCGATGCGCGAAGAGATCCGTCGCCTCGGCGAGGGCCGCAACAAGAGCGAAGACGACGAAGTGCGGCGTCTCCGCGAAGAGCGCGAACAGGAGCGCGAGCGCGCCCGTGCACAGCACGAGAACACTCAGCGCGAGCTGATGCAACAGCAGCTGCTCGCGATCCGTCAGCAGAGCGAGCAGTCGATGCTACATCTACGCGCCGACCTCGCGCGCATGGCCGAGACCCCCAAGGGTGAAACCGACGAGTTCCGTCGCATTCGCGAGGAGCAGGAACGTCAGGCGCGCGAGTTCGATCGCCAACGCCAGGAACAGGATCGCCGCCTCGAAGCCGAACGTGCCGATCGCGAGCGCGAACGTGAGCGCTACGAGCAGATCCGCCGCGATGAGATGCTGCAGCGTGAAATGAAGGAGACTCGCGAAGCGAGCGAGCGTCGCTTCGAGCAGATGCAGGCCGCAGCAGCGACCAACCGCCAGGATCCTGTCGTCGAGATGATGAAGGAGTCTGCGCGGATGCAGGCTGACAACCAGCGTGAGATCGCGCGCATGCAGAACGAGGGTGCCAATCGGATGGCGCAGTTCATGGTGTCGCCGGTTCAGGTCGCGCAGCTGATGAAGGACAACGCGTCTGGCAGCGACGGCATGCTGCGCAGTATCGTTGGCACGGTCGGCGAGATCGGCAACCTCTACAAGAACGCCGCCGAGACGATCATGAACATGTCCGGTGGCGGCGGTGACCCGCCCGCGGCACGCCTGATCCAGGAAGGCATTGGCCGCGCGAGCGAAGTCGCCGAGCGGTTCCTCGCCGTCAAGCGCGACCAGGTGATCAGCGAAGGCAAGGTGAAGCAGGCCGAAGCAGCGCGTGATCAGACGCGCATGCAGGCCGAGGTCGCGATCCGCGCGCAGAACATCGCAGTGCAGCAGGGTCGGCCCGTTCAGGGTTGGTCCCCGCCGCCTCCGGTTGCGCAGCAGGCGCCACAGCAGGCGCGGCAGCAGCAGCCCGATGCAGGTGGCGGTCTGAACGGCGCGCAGCCGCAGCCGCAACCGCAACCGCGGAAAGTCGGCCCGATCGATCTGCCCCCCGCGCCCGAGCCCGTGGTGAGCACTGGCGCGATCGATCCGTATCCGCCCCCGGCGCCGCCGCCGAACAGCACGGGCCCGAGCGAAGAGGAAGTCTTCGGTCAGGCACTGGAGAGCGTACATCGGCTGCGCCGCGGCATCGCCGACGGCAAGCTCACGCCGGACAAGACCGTCGATGCGATTCTGCAGGGCGTCAACTTCGTCGTGTCGAACCAGCTCGTCATCCCCGCGTTCGTACTGTTCGAACAGGCGCGGTGGGCTGACTTCATCGACGTCATGCTGCCGAAGGCGCCGGACGCGTTCCGCGCCGAGTGCGTACGCCTCCTGATCGAAGACATCGAGAAGGATACCGGCGATCCCGAGCGCGACGACGACACGCAGGCGTAAGTCGATCGCGCGCGCGATCTAGCCCGGCGGTAGGACAGCGTGGTACGTTCACACCGTGGCGAGCCGCAGTTGTCCTACCGCACCCTCCTCGGCATCCGTATGCGGGATGTTCAACGGCGAGCCGGGTGCGGTGCCGAAGGTCATCGGCCACTGGATGTTGCGCTCGGCACTCATGATGCCAGGGCTCGCGCTCGCGGGCGTGCGTGACAAGCGCCTCGTCACGGGCGCGCTGCTCAGCTCGACGTTCGTGTCGCTGTTTCTGATCGCGTACACCGGCTTCGAACGTCGTCGTCCCAGCCGTCACAAGCGGTCACTGCAAGGACACCGCAAACCGTACAAGCGCCCGACGAAAGAAAGCGAACCCGTCTTCTTCGTCGATCCGGAGACCGGCGACGTCGTCGAACTCGATCATCGTACCGCCGAGTACAAGAAGCTCCGCGGCCGTGGGCGCAATCGCCTCGCCGGTAACGGCAAGCTCGGCGCGACCTATCGCGTCACTGTTCGACACCGCAAGCTGCCCGGCCAGACGAGCCTCTGCGTTTCGGCCGCCAACAAAGCAGCAGCAACGGCGCTTGTTCAGGACAGCAGCCGCGGCGTCAAGATTCTGCGCATCGCACGCGGCTGCTAGTGCGCCCGTTCGAACCGCCGCACGAATTGCTCGAAGCGCGGATTCGATAACGCTTGCGGCGATCGCGTGTCGCGAATCTGCTCGATGGCTTCGTCAGCGGGCATTTCAAACGCGACCTGCATTGCGATGGCCGCAACAAGCGCCGATCGATTGATGCCCATGCGGCATGTCACGAGCACGCACGAACCTGCCTGTAGGTAACGCGCGATCGAGCGTGCGTTCGACGTCACGAGCGCCGCGTCGAGATCTGACAGTGGATGTACGTGGTCATCGACGAGTGGGATGCGCATCACCGTGAGCCCGGGGTACGCGTAGCTCGGCGGCTGAAACTCTTTGGCGCAGAGCACGACCGTGTTGAACCAGCGGTAGCGCCCCGGCGGTGGACGCGAGCCGATGTACAGCCGCGGCGCCACCAAGTTGGCGTCGATGGGCGGGTTACGGAGCGTGCGCGACATTCCCAGCGCGCAGCGTACACCACCTGTGGGCTAGTCGTCGTCGCCGAAGAACCGTGCGTCCCCGCCACCGCGGCGGGATCTGATCGCGCGCAGGATCGCGAGCGTCGCGACGGTCGCGATCGAGAGCGTCGAGACAACCTGCAAGATCGTTTGCAGCTTCTCCGTCTTCGCAAGCTGCTGTAGCGCCGCTTCCGATGTCGCATCACCGAATCCCCGACGAGGCAGTCCCGCATCCGGGTAGCTGCCACCGTTGACGGGCTGACCGTAGTACCAGCCCTGACGGACCGGGATGTACTGCAGATCGACCGACGCCTCGAAGTCGTTCGGAACATCGCCGAATCCGCGCGTGATCGCACCCGGCCGGTACGGCTGCCAGTGGCCATACGGGATGATGCTGTTCGGTTTGCCGCCGGGTGCCTGACCGAAGCCGTTGATCGTGCGCTGCATCTCGTTGACGTACATGGTTAGCGCCCCCGCATGAGCCCGATAGCGATGCCCGCAGCGACACCCGCGATCGTGACACCGCCTGCGAACGCCTGCCAAAACGCGATGCGTTTGAGGTGAGCTGCCTGCGCCTGCTGCTGCGCGAGGATCAACTGCAACGTTGCGTCGGCGTCACCGAACATCCGCGCGTCGTAGTGCGTGCCGTTGGGGCTCTTGTAGCCGCCCGGCCGCTGCATGAGCTGGATCGTCGCCGTGCCCGGCAAGCCATACGGCCGACCGGTCAGCCACGCGTCCGACTCGTTCACGATGCCGAACCCGGCATTCGCAGAGCGGAGATCTTCGAGCGATGCGTAGGGCATGAAATACCTCGGTTGGGTCACAGCAACAGGGTTCGGCGCCGTTCGACCCGGCAGCACCGACTGCATCACAGACGGTAGCGGCGGCAATGACGGTCCGCCGAGCCGCATCGTCGTGGTGGCTGGCGCCACACCAACGTTGTGCGCGAACCGCACTGAGTTTTGGGTCGCCATGAGCATGCGACCCAAACTCTATCATGGATCGCGCGAGCGATCGCTTACGTACGCCGACGGCGAACTGGCGGTGGCGGCTTGTGAAAGCCCATCGCGATCATGATCGCGGCTGAGATACCGAGACCGACGGCGCCGAGCCACACGGCCTTGCGGTTGCCGCTGTCGTCGGCGCCGAATCCGGTACGTCTATTTTTCGCGCAGCCCCACGAGGTTTCATGAAACCCTGCAACACAATGCCCCGTGACAGGATCGCGCATTACGCAGCGCGCTTCCGTCGGTAAAGCACGTAGCCACCACCGCCGACGACCGCTACAGCGCCCGCGAACGCTGCCCACATGAGCGGGTTGTCGAGGCGGAAGAACTTGTCGCGCTCTTCACCTGCCGGTGTCTCGCCTGCGCGCGGCAGCGTCGTGACCTCAGCGGCCTTGACGAAACCGTCGGGCGGCGGCGGCGTCACCGCGTCGGCACCGAGCCCTGTACAGTTGTCGTGCAGACAACGGAAGTACTCGCCGTCGTAGTAGCCGAGGCCCGGCGCCGCACCTTGCGAACCGACCGGGCAGTAGATCGAGTAGATCTTGCGCGTCCTGTTGTAGCGCGCGAGGCAGCCCTGGAAACGACCTTCGGTTTCGACGGCCGCCGTCGAGACGATCGCCGTCGATGCAGGTGTCGTCGGCTGCGTAGACGGCGTCGGTGCGGGCTGCGCCGGTTGTGGCGCGGGTGCCGGTGCCGGTGCCGGTGCCGGTGCCGTCGGCTGCGGCGCAGGCTTGGGACACATCGCCGGATCCGTCACGCGCGAGCCGTCGGGACACGCGTACATCGGCGTCGGCGTCGCAGTCTCCGTTCGTGTCGGCACGACGCCCGGCGCGATCGGCGCAGACGGTGGTGGGGGCGCCGTCGTTGTCGTCGGCGCGGGCATCGTCGTGCCCGTGGGCAGGGTCGGTAGATTGGGTGTCGTCTGACCGACGCGCATCCGCTCCCAGTGACCTGGCACGGTCGCAGTCGCTTCGACCCACGTCATGCCGAGGTACTTCGCGATGCCCAACGCGTATGCGTTCGCGTTGGTCGCGAGCAGCTGCGGCGTCGCAGCCTGATCGAAGATCGCGAGCGTTCCGCCAACGGCGCGTGACACCGGCATGAATGCGTTGACGGTTCGCGCATCGATACGACCATCAACTGCGATTGGTGTCGCGCCGCTGCCGATCTTGGCGTTCGCGTTGTTGATCAGCAGCTGCAGCGTCTGGAACGTGAAACCGACTTGTCCGGCTGCCGTACAGATGTTGCTGACGCATGTGAATGCAGGCGCGACCGTTTTGGTCTCGGTCGTACGCGACGGGTACAACGCCGTCGTTGCCGTCTTGTACGACGTCGTCGTTGTCGTCGGCGCAGGTTCCGTTGTCCGAGTTGTCGTCAACGGCGAGAGGGTCGCGTGCAGCATTACGCGCTCCGCTTACGCCGGATGAGAAGTGCTGCACCCGTACCCACGACTGCAACACCGCCGCCGATCGCGGTCCAGAACTGCCACTTCTTGTAGAGCGGCAACGCACCCGCCCGCTTCTCCAGTTCGGTTTCCGTCGTCGGGACACCGTTGGCCGGAGCTGTCGTCGACGGAGCAACTTCGGTATACGCAGCGCCGAAACCGCAGTCACCGAAGATGCAGTTACCGACGGCAGTCTGCACGCCGAGACCCGCAACACCGCCCGGGTTCGGAATCGCGATGCGATAGCGCCCGAGTTTCTGACTGAACGCGTAGATCGTTCCGGCCGGGTACGATTGCGACGCGGCCGAGGACGTCGCCGTTGCTGTCACGGCCGAGTTCGTCTTCAAGAGCGATGTCAGCGACGACGTGAGTACCGGAATCGCGGGTTGGATCGCCGTCGAGGTCGGCGTCGTCGGCGGAAAGAAGATCTTGACGGCCCTCAGGATGTAGCTCGCGTAGCCGCCGACGGCGTTGTAGACGGCCTCACGTGCCGCTGCCAACGAGTTTGCTGCCGAGCTACTCACCGCGCGGACCGCCGCATTGATCGTGGCCCAGTTGCTGAGCACCGACGACAAGGTCGCCATCCCGAATGAGACACTCTTGATCTTGCTGTCTGCAGACTGCAACGCGCTGACCACGCTGCTGATGCCACTACGAACGTCGCTGGGCAGCAACGGGATCTTCGAAACCGTCGATGCGCTCGCGACGAGCAAGTTGTAGATGACACCCATCGTCGCGTCGTTCATCACGCCCGTCACGTTGGACGAACCGAGCTTGCCGATGCTGACGAGGTAGCGTTGGAGATCGGCGGTCGCGGCGCTGGACGTCAGCGCGCCGAACCCGCCAAATCCGTTGCCGTAGTACTGGGTTTGCAACATCTGCGTGGGCTCCTTGGAAGGGCGATCGCGTGCGCGATCCAACTCCTTCAAGCTACGCGGTCTGTTGCTACCTTGTCAAACCACGTCGACGTCGGTACAGCACGTAACTACCGCCACCGACTGCCGCTGCGCCCGTTCCGAGGGCGATCCAGAACATCGGGTTCTTGTAGAGCGGCAACGTGCCCGTTTGCTTCTGAAACACGGTCAGCGGCACCGTCGAAACGATTGGCGGCGCAACCTCGGCCGTTTCAACTTCGAAGTGCGATGCCGCGGCGCCGAGCGCTTCACCGAACCCGGTGACATTGAGCTGCGTACCGACGGGGATTGCGATGCGGTAGCGCCGCAGCTTGGCGTCCCACGACGTGATTGCACCCGCCGGGTAACGTGGCTTGGCGAGCGGAACCACCGGCTTGGTCGTCGGCAGCAGAAGACGCACACCCGCGGTCGTGACCGTCGTCGTCGGTGGTGTCGGTGTCGTGAGTGGAGGCGGCTTGGGCACCTCCATCGTCATCAACTGGTAGATCGCGTAGAGCACCTCGGCGACTTCCATAGCTGCGCACGCAGCCTTGCCTGCACCCGCCGCAGACACGACCGTGGCACTAGCAGCCGGTGACGCGACGATACCTGCACCTGCCGCTGTCAACCCGACGACGATGTCGTTGTTGACGAGCGCGCAGCCGTACTTCTTGACGGCCTCGTACACGTCATCAGCGTTCTCGGCGATCCAGTTCCACGTCGACGTCGCAATGTCCGCAATCGCGCCACCAACCGCACTGGCGGCATCTCCAATGACACCAGCAGCTGCTTTCACAGCATCTGCCGCGTAGTCCCATGGGTACTTCGACGACGACGGCTCGGGGACAACGATGATCTTGAGCGTTTGATTGCGCTCATCCCAGAACGCACCCATGCGTGCGTTATCGAAACCGCGAAACGTCTTGAACGCGATGGCACCACGACGAACGGTGAGATCACCGAACGCCGAGCTGCTGCCCGGGATCAGGCTCGTACTCAGCCCGAACGGTCCGTCGTTCTTGTGTGCGTTCCAGGCTTGTTGATCGGCCGGTGCAAGACTCGCGAACGGTACCGTGCCGCTGTACGTACGCGTGCGGCTCCAATCCGTCGGGACGATCAGTTTACCGGCGGGCCATGTACGGTGATCGCGGACGACGGCGCCGCTCGTCGAGACGGTTCCTGCCGGTGGTGGCGGTGCGACGCGCGTCGGTACGATTGCGCCAGTTGCAGCGTTCGAGACAAACACACCACCAGGACAGCCACTCTGATCGGTCGCTGAACAGACCCTCAGGACCGTCGGTGTTGGTGCCACTACGCCCGGCGGTAGCGGTGACGCACACGGAACACCGCTGCGCGCACGCTCCCAGTGACCTGGCACGGTCACACCGTCGGTGGTTCGAACGTATTGCGGGATCCAGCAGAATCCCGCGCGCGTTTCTTCGCCGAGCCCCGCCGCCGATGACTTCTTGACGACGAGCAATGACGCCGCAATCGGTGCGGCTGCACTCGCGAGCGTTGCCTTCACGGCCTTCATAGCGTTGTCGATCGTCGTCGCAACGCCACCGCCACCAGGAATCAATCGAATGATCCCGAGCACGGCACTGAATGCCTTGTCGACAATCCACGGTGACAAGATGAAGTTGATGATCGTCGAGCCGTACGGCAGCTTGCTGATCGGCGCCTTGATCAGCTTCACGACATCGAGCGCTTGTCCGACACCTGCGTGAATCTTGTCGCCGACGATCGGTGCCGCGTTTGCGAGCGCGATGACCGTTCCGAGCGTCAACGTCCCGTCATACTGTGCTGGGTCGGCGCTTGGCTTGCCGAACTCGTACGCGATCCGACGTAGCTGTTCCTGCAGCTGCTTCACGCCAACGTAGCCGCCGACGGCGGTCGTTGCCCCGCCGAGCAGACTCTGGCCGTGGAGCTGCGTGAGGTGACCCATGGCGCGGTACTTACGCCGCGCGCTTGCGCCGGAACAACAGCGCGGTGACGGTGCCCAGCACGAGGGCGCCGCCGCCTGCCGCCGCCCAGAACTGCCACTTCTTGTAGATCGGCAGCTGACCGGTCTGCTTCTGCAGCTGCGTCACACTCACCTGTGTCGCACCCGGTGCAGGTGCAGGCAGCGGCGCGATCTCGGTGAACGGCGCCGTCGAACCGAAGATGCCGAGTCCCGACGCGATCGACGGCACCGCGACACGCCACATGTTCGTGGTCACGTCGAACGCCGTAATCGTCCCCGCCGGGTACGTCGTCGCCATCGGATTTGCAGGCGTCGCTGCGGGCGAGACCGGTGCGGTCGCTGCTGCATTCGCGTCCATCGCTGCGATTTTCATCTCGCGAAGCGGTGCGATGAACGTCTCGTACGCGGTCTTCGTTGTCGTGGTCGTCGTGGTCGGCGTCTTGGTGATCGTTGGCGAGTACCAGGGCGTATCCGCACCGAGCCCGCGTGACATTGTCGTCGGCGTGTGCTGTTCGGCTTGCTGTGAACGACCGCCGCAGGCACCCGCGGCACCCGCCGTGCTGAACGCACCCATGGCTTGCGGTAGTGTCAGACTCGCGGCGATACCGTCGACTCGCGGTCCGATCGAGCAGGCCATGTTCTGCAGAACTTCGATCTCGGACTGGTCCGCGGCGGCGTGTGCGAGACCGTTGTGCTGCGTGAAAAGCATTGTGGGCTCCGGGCGATCGCGCGCGCGATCGGTACGTCTTCAAGCTACTCGTGTACCCCGCGAAGTTCAAGTCGCGGTGATCGCAGGAGCGATCTATTCCATCAGCCCGTAGCCGTGTTAGCTTTTGGGCATGCGTAGTCATGCGCTTGTGCGCAAACGTCCCGACGGAGCGTTCGGTGCAGCAACCGAAGGTCTCAAGACGACCAAGCACGAGAAAGTCGCGATCGGCGCGATCATCGTGGGCGGAATCGCCGTGATCGGTGGCGCGATCGCCTACGGTGTTGCCGCAAAGCGGCGCACCTACGTGCTGCGTGCAACGCTCGGTCGCGTACAAGCACGCGTGCAGAAGGGCGGCATGACGCTGACCCATCACTACGATCCCGAGATGCCGATCGATCAGCGCGTCAGCATCCTGCAGGATCTGGTGTGGAAGGGTGTCCAGAACCCGCAGATGCGCGAGCTGGCACTTGCGATCACCGGCAACGGTGTTCGTGATGTCACCGTCGGTAAACGGCACTTCCGTGTCAAGGGCGCGAACTGTCCAGCGCGTGACGGGCTGTGCGAATCCGAGTCGATCTACAACTGGACGAAGCAGAACATCCGCTACACGGGCGACGTTGCTCCGGTGAAGATGCCCGGCGGCGACGTCGAAGGCGTCGATCTGTTCCAGAGCGCGATGCGCACCGTCGAATTCGGCGGCGAGGACTGCGACGGACACACCGTCGTGACGACGACGCTGCTCGCTCTCAACGGCATCCCGGCGAAGTTCCGGATCACGGCGCCGAGCAAGAGCAGCGACTGGGCGCACATCTACGGCATGGCCGGTTTGCCGAAGACGCGCCCAACGCGCTGGGTCGCGCTCGATACGACGCTGCCGGGCAACATGTTCGGCCGCGAGGCACCCAACGGCAAGTTCAAGGACTACGTCGCGTGAGCTGTCAGATCGGCTACGAGGTTTCGGCAACGGTTGGGAACGTAGTCAAGACGAAGCGTTCGGTCGTGTTCACGGCCAAATACGCCGCACGCAAATTTCAGAAGGCGTGGCCCGGCGCGGAGCTTCGCGTCGTCGAACTGTGCGAGAACGGCAAGATCAAGCGCCACGGCAAGCAGGTGTTCCGGGGCCGTCGCCGCAAGAGGAGATGATCATGGCGAAGCAACGCGAACAGTTCACCGCGACATGCGTTCGGCGTGTGCACGCGGAATCCGAGCTTGCGTGGACACACTACCGCGTCACCGGTAAAGGCATCCCCGTGATGTCGGCCTACAGCAAGAAGCACTACAAGAACGTTCTCGTCTCGGCGTCATCACGATGGGTGAAACACGGCGAGAAACCCGAAGTGAGTCTGTTCGCCGCGCGCGCGAACGGTGAGCCTTTGCGCAACGCCGAAGGCAACTTGATCCAGCTGTGGGGCGGTGGGCGCGGCAGCCTGAGCGCCAGCCAAGCGCTCAAGGACGCTGGCGCCACGAAGGTCACACCGTGTTCGCAGGTCTCACGCAGTCCACTGGATCAGCGGCGCCGTCGCCGCACGAAACGTCGTCGTCGGTAACGTCGGAGACCCAATGACCTGCAAGATCATGTACGAGGTGTTCTTCGACGTAAAAACGAAGAAGCCCACGACTTCTGGTGTCATCTTCCGCGACAAGAAATTCGCGCGCGAGTTTCAGGCCGAACGTCGTGATACGCGTTGGAAGATTCGCCCCGTCGAGATCTGCGAAGGTAAGATCAAGCGACGTAGCAAGCGGTCCTTCACAGGCCGCCGCCGGTAACACCGTGGCGATTCGCTACCACGAGGACGACAACGGCTATCTGGTCTACGTGAACACGGAGACCGGCGCGAGCGTTCGCGTGTGGGATGGCGATCTCGAAGAAGCGATGGAAGTCTGCACCGACTGGCACGGCGGACAAAACAGCCCGTGCTACCGCCTCGTCGACGAAGACTTCTCGTACCGCAACCTGCGCGCGGCGCTCGCGGAACTGCAGCACGCGCGCGATGTCGCCGACAAGAGCGGTGCCAGCATCGACGGCGACGACTATCTAGATCTGCTGACGACGATCGAAGATCTGCAGGGCATCGTCGCGCGCATCGACGCGATCGCGTAGCTACGATTCGCTGTCAGGCTTGCGACGGTAATGCGCGATCACTTCGCTCGGCATGAACCGCACGCGGTTGCCGATACGGAAGTGCGGTAGCTCACCGAGGCGGCGCCGAACGGTTGCTGGGCTGACCTTGAGCCACGTCGCAAGCTCGCGCGGCGTGATCGGTCGTTCAACAGACTGTGGGACTGCTGCCGCGTCTCCCAAAGACGGTCGTGAACGTCGCCGTTTCGCCATCGTGTTCGCCAAACGTACGCGTAGTCGCGGGCGCGATCAAGGCGCCAACGTGATCATGGATGATCAGAAGTGTGCAGCGATAGTCAGGCTAACTCAGCGAAATCACACTGCTTTCGACTTGATCGCGCGCGCGATCGACAGTAGCTTTGATGCATGTTCCACATGACCCGCGAGATGCACGCGCAGGCGCATTGGCGTCCCGACGCAATCACGCGCACGGGTGTCATCGAGCCGATGTGGATCCGCCAGGTGAGCCCGGTGGACATGGCGCGGCACACGATCGACCCGTTCATCGCGAGCGTTCGTGGTGCCGGACCGGCCGTCTCGCCGTATCCGTCGCCCGAAGACGTCGCGTACGCGGCTGGCAAGCTCGCGCAGTTGTTCGCGCGCGGCAAGACCGGCACCGTGTGCATGGGCACCTCGAAGATCACGGTCGGCCCGAACACGCCACCTGGTGGTGGCATCGTCGGCACGATCACACAGGCCGCGCAGGAACTCGCGCGCGGCGGCACCGTCACGATCCAGATCGGCGCGCGCCGCGTGATTGTCTGCAACAGCGGCCCCGGCGGCGAACCGCAAGTCGCGCCTGCAGGTGGCGCACCCGCAGCATCGATCCCGGTTCGCGCCGAACAGCAGACGAAGCCCGCGCAGTTCGGCGCGCCGATGATGGCGACCACGGTACTGCCCAAGCAGAACCGCGCCGGTCACGTGCCCGCGTTCCCGTACTTCGACTACGCACAGGCGTACCGGAACCTCAACTACAACGACAACGTTTGGGCTCGTCGCAATTTCCAAGCGAAGCTCGCTGGGAAGTTCGCACCGCATCCGGTCATGCAGATGCATGCGGCGAACAACGTGCCGATCAACTACGCGCATGCGCAGGCGCGCCCGCCACTCATGACGCGCGCACCGATGGTCCAAGGGCGCTGGCCACACCCACAAGCCGTGTGGCCCGGCAACACGAGCGTCAACGTTCGCAAGGAGCAGCGGTAGTGCCGAGCGTATTCACTATCTCCGGTGCCGAACCGAAGATGTCGAAGCGGAAGCGCGCGCAGCTCGGCGACACGCCGGTTGTCGGCTTCTGCAAAGACGTCAAGAACCCGCGTACGGGCTGCACGATGCAGCTCTGCTACGTCGGTCGCGGTTCCCGTACCAAGTCCGGCAAGAAGAGCCGGACCGGTTGGGAGTTCAAGCAAGGCTCTTCCCGCTGCCCGCGCTGAGCGCGCCAGCAGCATTTTTTCCCCGCACTAGACAGAGAGGACAAGGACAATGAAGAACGAAATCAACGGCGCGCTCGCTGGCAACTTCGGCGAGTACGACAACGACAACATGGGCGAGGTCGACATGTTCGGTCTCGACGAGTTCGGCCAGCCCGCTGGCGGTGACTCGATGTGGGGCGCGGTCATCGGCGGTGGCGTCGGTACCGGCGCCGCGATCATCGCGCGCGCGATGTCGAAGCCGACGTCGAAGTTCCATCAGTACTCCGAGCTGGCGGGTCTCCTCGCGGGCGGCATCGCGGGCGGCGTCATGATGGCGTTCCCGGGCACGCGTCGCATGGGCTGGGCTGCAGCAGCAACCGCGCTCGTCACCAACGGTCTCCGTCAGCTGGAGCAGTCGGTGTTCATGCCCAAGGCGACTGCAGCCGAGGCACAGGCGCTCGTGACGGCCGCAGCGTCTTCGGCGGACCAGAAGGCTTCGTTCGCGGACGCGGCGAAGCTCGTCGGCTCGGGCTGGGGCGGCGTGACGATCGACCCGACGGCGGTCATCCAGCCGTACCAGGGCGGGTTCGGCATCCACTCCATCGAGCCGGGCTACGTCGTTCCGGCGAACCTGCCCTCGATGATGAACAACGGCTTCGGTGCCGCGGCAATCGAGCCCGCGTACCCGGTGCCGGGTTCGATCAGCGGTGGCGGTGCAGGCTTCGGCGCGGATCGCCCCGAGCTGGTGGGCCCGCCGACGCTCGTCGGTGCCGGTAGCTACGGCATGGGCGACAACCCGGGTGCCGCTCAGACCAAGCTGCTCGGCGGTCCGAGCGTCTCGGCGATGGGCACGCACTTCGGCGCGACCCTGTTCGGAGGCTCGAACTAGTAACGCGCGTTGGGCGCAAGGCGCCCAGCGCTCGCTCTTGCGACTGAGTCTTCGGGCTGAGTCGCAGCAGCGATCGCTGGTCAGGCGATCAGGGTCGTGTCGAATTCTTCGGCGCACCCACAACAGACGGCGTTGAGCCGTTTCTCTCGCGACAAGGACAAGACCATGGCCGGAGCAGTTGGCGTAGCACCATCCACCACAACCCTCACGCTGCCCGACGGCAGCACGATCGCCCTCGCGGACTGGATCGACGACAAGCTGTACGGCTCCGTCCAGTTCTCGAACGGCATCACCACGCCGCTCGAAGCGTTCTCGACCGGCCGCTCGCAGCCGATCCCCGGCGGCACGCGCGTGCAGACGCGCGTCGACACCAACGTTCCCCGCAACGGCGACACCGGTCTGCCGAAGGACTGGGAGATGCTGGTCTACGGCTGGGGCATCATGGTCTCGCGCGTCATGCGCGCGCCGGACACCTCGCCGCTCGCGCCGACGCTGAAGGACGACTTCAACGCGGCAGTTCCGGGTGCGGGCGCGGGCGTTGCCCCGTTCGCGCTGTCGGATCCGCCGACGCTGACCACGCTGTTCCAGATGGACCGCGTGACGTTCTTCCAGTACGAGTACAACGCGAAGTTCTACTCGCAGGGCATTCTGCAGGACTACCCGCAGGGACACGGCTACAACGTGTTCTCGACGAACACCGCGTTCGAGCTGGCGCAGAACGGCGTCCCGAGCCCGCGTGACCGCGTCGCTCTCGTGCTTCCCGTGCACGAGCGTGAGAACCTCGGCTACAAGGGCGTGTTCCAGCCCGAGGCGCCGATCCGCATCGCGCAGGCGGCGAGCGACGGCGCGACCGCGCTCAACTTCGCCGACGTCAAGCTGTACAAGTACGGCCTGATCAAGCGCACCGTCGTCTAACCACGACGGTCGCTTCGACGAAGCGGCAAAACCACGGCAACGGCTCGGTCTTCTCGGACCGGGCCGTTTCTGTTTTCGGGGACGTTTCTAGGCGCGGCCAAATTGATGATCGCGCGAGCGATCGGTGTTATCTTTTTGGGCATGGGCACGATTCTCAAGAACGTTCTGTCCTTCACCGGGTTGGCCATCGGCGTTCCGGCCGTGCTTCCGCACCGACTCAACGTCAACGGCATTCCCGTTCTCCCTGACCTCGTCGCAGGAAACGGACCGAACTTCACCATCGTCGCGACCGCGACCGACATTACGGTGACACGTACGGCGTCCGCCGCCGCCCTCGTCGACATCTACGTCGAGCACTGGCACACGGTCGAAGACGTTATCCCGAAGACGCCCACGCCGACGTTCATCGGCCTCACGCCGTTCATCATCGCGAGCGGTGATGGTGGCAGTGGCAGCGGTGCGATCACGTCCATCGAGGACGAGGACGTTGTTGTCCCGGGCGGCCCACATTCCATCCTCAACTTCACGGGCGCGGGTGTTACCGCCACGGATGCGGGCGGTGGACAGGTCGATGTCACGATCCCAGGTGGCGGCACTCCGCAGAACGGCGCGATGTTCTACGGCACGACGACGGGCACCGGCTCCGAGGGCAACGACTATGCGGCGACTGTCGCCGTCGGTGCACCGGTTCCGTTCCCGCGCAACGGGCCCACCGTGAACGGTCACGCCATCCGCAGCGGCGTCTCGACCACCGACTTCGTCGTCGACGCGACGGGCGTCTACGAAGTGTCGTGGCAGGTTGGGTTCTCCGAGGCGTCGCAGCTGCAGCTTGCAGTCAACGCCGCGCCTGTCGCCAACACCTGTACGACCAGCGGCGCAGGCACGCAGCAGAACACCAACACGGTGCTCGTTGCGCTGACCGCAGGCGACATCGTCACGGTCATCAACCCGGCGGGCAACTCCACGGCACTGACCGTGACGCCGTCTGACGGCGCGCTGACGCATGCACAGGCACCGAACCTCTCGATCAAGCTGCTCGGTTAGTCCTACCCACTGCCTATCGAACGGCCAACTCCTTGGAGTAGGCCGTTTCTGTTTTCGGGATGCAATCACGCACCCGATCACGTGGTACCGTCAGGCATGACCACCAAGCGCCCCGTTACCACCAAGGCGCTCAGCGCCTATCTCAAGGCCCAGCACACGTCGCTGTCCGCAGCGATCTCGATGATCGGACTCGATCAGGAGTGTCTGGAGCACGAGACGATCACCGACGACACGCTCGGCCGCATCGCGCGTCTGCGCGGCACGACAGCCGAGGTGCTCGCAGCGGCAACCGCGCAGTACGCGTAACGCACGTCGACGTCCGTGATTCGTTTCGCTGACGCCGACGGCCGATGGCTTCGTGTCTCGCCGCAGTCCAACAGCTTCGAGGAGCTGATCCGACCCGCGGTCTGGGACATGGTGCAGTCGACCTACGCCAAGATCGGCCTCATCCTCGATCATCCGAGTGAACTGGACGAGTACGACGTCTGGGACGTCTTCCAGGCAGTCGACGGTGAACTACGCGCGTTTCGTCTCGGCAAGACGACGGTGTACGGCATCAAAGGCGGTCTCGTCGGCTCCGATGGATCGAAGCTCGGCCGCACGGCCGTCAAGAGCTACGCCGCCGAGTGGTACAAGGAGCCTGGCCACTACGGCGAGGTCTCACACCGCATGGAAGAGCTGGCGCTCGATGCTGGCGCACCCGTGGTCTGCGCGATGTATGCACCCGAGGTCTTGAACAAGCCCGTCGAGTTTGCGAACGACGGCGTGCACTACCGGCGCAAGATCAAGAACGTTGGCGAGGTCACCAAGGTTCTCGTCGGTCGACCGCGTGGCGTGCCGATCACGCCCGGCGACGCGCCGCATTGCCCGATCCCGGATCGCAGTATGCGCGGCCGTGCGCGTTCGTTCCGTGCCGATCCAACAATCGACGCCGTATTCGATCACGCAGCGTCGCTCGTGAAGCTCTGATCGCGTCCGCGATCATTCGAGGTCTTCCGCCTTCGCGTAACGATTGATGCCGAACATCCCGTGCTCGCTACCGCTTTCGGTGCGTACAGACCACGACCGCGGCGTGCGGTCGGCGCCGTGGGCCGTGTTCGACGAGATCTTCTGCCACTGCGAACCGATCTTGACGTAATCGCCAGGACCGACTTGGGTGACATCACGGGACGGGGCGTTGCTCTTCAGACGTTTGGACATGTGGGCCTCCTACGTTTGTGATGCCGAGTAGCACAGAAACGTTCCAAGCATGCGATCTCCTTCGTTGTGAGGTCACTCGTGACTTGACTGTCAGAGTGCTCTGAGAGGATGTTCCCCGTACCCAATAGGGAAGGAACGGAGCACATGAGCACGACATCGTACGAGATCGAGAAGGGCCTCTACCTGGTTCGTCAGGTCACCAACAACAGCGCACCGACCGCGAAGACTGTCGAGACACCGACCAACCACATCGCTGTCATCGACTGCAGCGGCAGCATGGCCTACGACCTGCCACGCATTCGCGAGCAGCTCAAGAAGAAGCTGCCCAAGCTACTCCGGGAAGGCGACACGCTGTCGATTATCTGGTTCTCGGGCAAGGGCCAGTACGGTGCGTTGCTGGAAGGCGAACCGATCGCGACGCTCAAGGATCTCGGCGACGTCAACAAGCAGCTCGATCGCTGGCTGCGCCCGGTCGGCCTCACCGGCTTCAAGGAGCCGCTGCAGCAGGTCGAAGCGACCATGCAAGAGGTCAGCAAGAAGAACAAGAATCCGTTCGCGCTGTTCTTCATGAGTGACGGCTGCGACAACCAGTGGCCGCGTGAAGACATCCTTCGCGTCGTCGGTGTCGTTACAGGCGGCACCAACAGCACACCCTGCATCAGCAGCTCGACGTTCGTCGAGTACGGCTACTACGCCGACCGGCCGCTTCTGGCTGCCATGGCCGCGAAGGCAGGCGGTGTCCACATCCACGCCGACGCGTTCGACAAGTTCGATCCCGTGTTCGAGACGGCGCTGCAGAAGCATCCAGTCGCGAGCAAGCGTATCGAGGTCGCTGTCGGCGGTGATCCAATTGGCGGTTTCGCGTACGCGCTTGCCGACTTCGAGATCACGACGTTCGAGGCGTCTACCGGCAAGGTTGTTGTGCCCGAGCAGACAACCGAGATCTGGTACCTGTCGCCTTCGAAGGTGGGTGACGCCGCGCCGCCGGTCAGCTCGCAGAGCCGTCGTGGTGTATTCGGCGACGACGCAACGCCCGCCGCTGCTGCCGTCTACGCCGCGATGTCGCTCTACGCCGTCCGTATGAAACCCGAGATCGTCTACCCGATCCTCAAGGCGACCGGCGACGTGCGCTTCATCAACATGTTCAGCGCCTGCTTCGGCAAACAGAAGTACTCCGAGTTCATGGATTCGGCGAAGCTCGCCGCATTCAGTGAGAAGTCGCGCTGGCAGGATGGCTACGACCCCAACAAGGTCCCGCCCGACGACGCGTTCACGGTGCTCGATCTGCTACGCACCTTGGCTGACGATGAGCACACACGGGTGATGCTCAGCCATCCCGAGTTCAAGTACTCGCGCATCGGTCGCGGTCGCCTCGACGCTGACGAGAACCTGACAGCCGACGAGCAGGAACAGCTCGAAGTGATCCGCGAGAAGATGTCCGGTGAGAAGAACGCCGTGAAGCTCAAGGCCCTGCAGGTCGAGATCGATACGATTCTCGCCAGCAAGCGCGACGCGCTCAAGTTCGTGGCTGATGAGGCGCCGACGGGTTATCCGATCGCGAACCTGACGTACAACGAGTGCAGTCCCAACATCAGTGTGCTCGTCAAGAAGACAGGCATCGTCGATCTCGTGTCGCGGCCCGACCACGCGAAGTACACGATCCCCGCCGCGTTCAAGACGCACATCTGGCGCAACTACGCGATCGTCAGCCACGGTCTCGTGAACGTCGAGAAGCTACCAGTCAACATCACGGAGGCGACGTACGAGAAGCTCAAGGAAGCGGGCGTCGAAATGAACCCGCCAATCTCAGGCTTTGGTACGACCGTCATCAACGTCAAGCCGCTGCCGATCATCAACCGCAAGATGGTCAAGGCCGTCAGCGCCAAGACGATCATCGAGCTGGAGTGGGAGCTGCTCAAGGCTCGCGCCGCGCAGAAGGTCTACAAGGCGTACCAAGACGAGCTGTTCCCGGGCGTCAAGCTCAAGGGCTACATCGACCTTTACACCGCCGACGGCGCGGTGTGGCTGAAGGACCAGGGCCTGACAAACAACGGTTTCTCGCCGAAGTCTACGCAGGCTGACAGCAAGGACTTCATCATGGGCAAGGAGCTGGAGATCAAGCTCAAGGGCTGCAGCAAGCTCGACTCGGTGAAGGCCGTGCGCGAGAAGATCACTGCCAAGAAGAAGCTCAACCCGTGCGACACGTTCATGTCGAACGCGATCACCGAGGTCGATGACTTCATCAAGAAGAACCCGAAGAACCTCCACGAGAAGTGGCTCACCGGGCAGACACAGGCGCAGATCGCGAAGACACGCGGCCTGATCTACCAGACGGCACAGATCAAGTTCAGTGTCATCGTCGGGCAGGTGTGGTTCACCGAGTTCAAGTCGCTCGACGAGAACACACTGACCTTGAAGCTCGATGGCCAAGACGTCACGGGCATCTGCGAGATGCGCGAGGTCGAAATCAAGGTCTGATGTCCGACGGTATATTCCTCTTCATCGGATTCGTGCTCGGGTTCGGTACCGCTGGAGTACTCTGGCGGCGGCAGATGCGTCTCGATGAGCGCCGACGGTGAATAGTACAACGGTCAAGATCACGATGCGCGATAAGCGCGTCGGACACCTACTGGCTGTAGCAGTCTGCGCAACGAATCGCGAGATCTCGATCACCGAAGTCGCGCTGCAGGCGGCAAGTCAGGGCCTCCTGCCTTGTGACTTCGACGATGAGAACGGCACTGACGCGCTTGTCGCCATCGCGCTCGGGCTATTCCGGCGCAAGCTCAACGGTCCCGCACCTCGCGAGCCGGTCGGTTGGCGTGGCGCTGTCGAAGCCGCACTCAGGCTCGTCCACAAAGGCGCGTGGACGCAGCGACAGCGACGCGGCGATGACTGGCGTGCGCAGGTTCGCGCGAAGCAGTTCAACTCGGCGGCGGCGCGCCGCCGTGCTGGCTAGCATCAGGTGGTAGCTCGACGTCACCACGGGCCTTTACGAGCATCGCGAGATCGATCTCGGGGTAGCGCGCGGCCACTGCGATCTCGATCATCGCGATAACTTGCCCGTTCTCAACGCCCATACGAAGCGTCAAGATCGTGTGCCTCTCGCGCTTGCCGTCGGCGATGACCCAGAAGTCATCACCGGGAAATGCAGGAAGAAGGTCGACAGCGAGAACCGCGACGGGCTCTTTCGTTACAGCTTTTAGCGTCACGCTCGTGACACGTTCGATAATCAACTTCACGCTACATAGTAGCGCGTCTCGGCCGCTACTGGAGCGGAATGACCTCGATGACCATGGCAGTGCCATCCGTCGGCGAGGTCGATCCCCAGGTCACGGTGATGTCCGAGAAACCGCTATCCCGTGTCGACAGGTTGAGCCCGATCGTCTTTCCTTGTGACGTCGTGCTGACCGTCGAGCGCTGTGTCCAACCACTCGGCGCTGTGATGCCCGGCGATGACTCTTCGGTCATGACGACCGCGAGCGTGAGGCTCGTCGACAGAAACGCAGTCTGCTGCTGGAAGTAGCGCGGAACCGCTGGCGTAGCACCCGCTACGATCGGGTTGGTGCCGCAAAGCTCCGGTGGACTGCTGATACAATAGACCAGCGCCTTCACCTGGCGCACATTGCCGTTCGTGATACCCATCGGATTCACCGTCGAACCGCACCCGTTGATCTTCGGGACCGCATCCCACAAGGTGAGGCCGCTGACTGCGATCACGATCGCGGCAGCGCGCTTGCCGCTCGTGTCGAAGGAGATCGTAGTAGACGACGCACTGCTGATCTGCTGCGTGCGCGTAAACGCGAACCCCATGTTTTTCTTGTTCGACGTGTAGTACCAGCTCGGCACGCAATACTGGTCCCAGTAGGTCCCGCTCGCGTTGTCCGATACGCCAGGGATGACGTTGGTGCCGAGATCAGCAGCCGCGACGAACACGAAGATCGAGTCGCCGACCGCGGGCGTGAACGTGACCTGTGGATTGGTGCCACTTGCCGTCCAGCTGGCGCGGTACGCAGGGACGTCGGTGGCGTGTGCAACGGTCGTGAGTGAGAGCAAGAGCAGCAAACTGAGTGCAATCTTCTTCATGTGATTTCTCCTGTTGGTGTCCGGCGACTAAAGCACAGAATTCAAGATCAGATCTCAGCGTTGGCGAGATAGTGAACAGCGACGGGATCTCCGATGTCCCACGACCCACCGCCACCACGACCCGTAAACGTCACATCAGCCCCCGTTGTGCCGATGTTTGCAGTGGCAGAAGCTGTAGCATCTGTGGCCTCTTGCGTATTGCGAACAAAGGCGTTGGCGGCGCTCGGATTGTAGAGCGTGATCGTGGGTGCTGCGCGCATCTCAACGGGAAACCGAATCGGCAGGATTTGCCCCGAGGCGGTGCCACCGGCATTGACGTAGCCTCTAACAGATCCGGCGAGTCCAGCGAGCTGACGAGCACCGGCACCTGTTGGACTCGTTGGACTGAAACTACTGCTCAGGAAGCGCTGTGAGCGCGCGATCTCAGCGGCCATCGAAAGACAACGCCACTCCTGAATTGCCTCTCCCACAGTCAAGCTCGGCTGGGACACCGCGAGGAACGTAGCCAAACTGGAGCTGTTCATGTTCTGATCGTTCCAGATCATGAAGATCAGATTTTGCGCATCGGACGGGATCTGCCAAAGACCTCCGAGCCGCTGGCCTCGCGGGAACGCGGGGAAAAACGAAACGCCGGTTCGAGAATTTACCGTTGCCGACGCCGTCGAGATACCGTTTCGAGGTCCGAAACCTGTTCCGACAATCGACGAGACTTCTGCGACACCGCCGTCTGCGCCATACGTCAACGGCGGTATGAATGAAAGATTCGCGCCGAGGATCGGGACGGTTCCAGAATTTGCGAAGCCGGTCATGAACGTCGTCGGGATCACGTCGGTCGTCCCACCAGACAGCTTCGCCAGTGCGATACGTACCCGCGCGAACGGCGTCGTGATTGCTGATGATTGGGCGCAGAAAGCAACGACGGCCTGGGCGCGGACGATCCTGCCGCGCAATGCGAACACGTCTTGCGCCTCGATGACCTGAGAGACCATCGCGCGACCACCGCCGTCGATACCGAACGCGCCCCAGTAATACGGCGATCGGTACAGCGGCTGTCGTGACACTAACCCTTCGAGGAAGGTTTGGTTCACTCCGTTATCTGACGAGCACATGGACCAGCCGTCGTAGGTCAACACGCGTTCGTTGACTGGGATCGTAAAGCCGAGACCGGCGGTGCTGTTGAGTGACCGCACTTGCGTGGACCAGAACCCCGAGTTGCGGAGGTAGTTGTAGTAGCTGCCACGTGACAGCGCGTAGCGCGCGCCGCTGTCTTCCTGCGCGAACGGCAAGAGCGTTGGCGGTTGAGACAGCGTCGCGAGGTCACTCACCCCGCGGTTACGCTCGACGTAGCGATGCGTCGCCCCAGGCTTCGCTCCGGGCGGCTGCCTGAACCTGAACGACTGCATCTTTAGATCTCGGCGTCGGCCGTGTAATGAACGGCGGTTGCGGCGCCGACTGCCCACGCTGCGATGCCGGTGAACGTGATGTCCATCGCTTGCTCCGCAGCATTTGCGAAGCTGGTTGCGGTGGCGTCGGTTCCCGCTGTCGTATTGCGAACAAAGGCGTTGGCCGCGCTCGGGTTGAAGAACGTAACTGTTGTCGGTGCGATGCGCATCGCAACTGGAAACCGAGCGCCCATGACCTGACCCGCGGTCGCACCCGCGACGTTCACGTGTCCACGAACCGATCCGGCGATGCCGACGTTCTGTGCGGGCAGCGTGTCGATGTCGAAGCTCTTGGCGTAGAAGCGCTGCACACGGGCCAGCTCTTGTTGATACGCCTGCGGCGCCCAGTCTTGGATCGCTTGGCCATCGGTCAAGGTGGCCTCGGACATCGCGATGCCGTTGGTGGTAGCGAGCTGGCTGTCGGAGAAAATCAAGAGCACGAGGTTGCGCGCGCCCGACGGCACATCGAACACCGCACCGTAGCGAGTCCATGTCGTTGTGGTGAGTGCGCAGTCGACGCAGTTGCCATCGACGGTTCCGCCATCGGCATTCACACCGGCCTTGGGCGCGATGTACGAAAGGTTTGTGCCCAGTGTCGGATCGACGGTGTTGGCACCAAACGCAGTGACGAACACCGCTGGCATGCCGGTGTCTGGCGTGCCGGTGGTCAGATACGCGAGCCCCAGACGCACCGTCAGGTCATTGACGATGCTCTTCATCTTCACCTGAACGCGCACCGTGCTGCCGCGCAGGTTCGCGGTGTCGAGGCCCTCGATAACTTGCGAGACGACTAGCTTGCCCGCCGACGTGATCTTGGTGAACTTGCCGTAATAGCGCGCGACCAACCCGGTCTCGGGCGCCGTGATCGTGTCAGTGCGTTGGTATTGAACGCTCGCGTTCTCGTTGGTGATGCACCACCCATCCGCTCCGCATGACCGACCAGTCGTGTTGCTGTACGTGGTCAGCGTGCCGGGCGCTTGCCGCTGCGCGAACCACATCCCGCCGTTGCGCACCCAGTTGTACTTCCACTTGGGCGCGAGGAAAACATTGACGCCGTTGTCGTCGATGAACTTGGGCTCTCCGTTGGTGTCGATGTACCAGGTGCCTTCGCCAGCAGCGGGTGTTGCAGGTGCAGCACCCTCCATCTGCGTCACGTAGCTCATGAAATCTCCAGATCGGCATCTGCTTCGATACGCAGCGTCACGCCCGCCGCGATTTCAACGTAGCGATTGACCGTGAGGGCGGTGCCCGCGGTGATGGTCGTGTCTGCCGTGAGCACGTGGTCGTTGAGGAAAGGCGGGCCCGATGGGGGGCTGCTGCCCGAAGACGGAAGGATGATGCGTACGCTCATGTGATCTCCGTGACCAGAACGGTGCCGCTGACCGCGGCCTCGCGGATCGCGAACAGCTCCGCGGTCGGACAATACGGCATCTCAAGGATCAGGGTTGCACCGGCCACGACCTGGATGCCAGTCGCATTGGTCACGCCGGTCACGCCGACGCGACACGCCGCAGTGGCGCTGATGTTCTGAACGATGACGGCTTTGCGGTTGGCGTTCGCGGCGAGGATAGAGCCCTGTGCCGCGCCGAAGGCGACCTGTGCGCCCGCGTTAAGCGTACCGACCGTCGCCTCTTGGGTGAACAGCGGGCTGGCGAGGGTGCCAACCTCGCCCCCGTTGGGGTCAACCAGCGTTACGTCGGGGGTCTGGTCGTTAACGGGCATCGTTCAGCCCGACGTTACCACTACGGCGTCAGCTCGGTTGCGAGCACGGTCGCGGTCTGCGTCGCCGCGCAGATGCCCGTGATGATTCCTGTGTAGACAGGGAACGGGATTTCCCACTCACTCTTGTTCGCCAGACGAACCGTGAAGCTCGCCGTGGTCGCGGCTGCACCGAGCTTGGCGAACGCGTTGTTGGGGCCATCGTTCCACAGAATCGCCCCGAGACGGTTCGCGTTTGAAGCGAGAATCGTATCAACGGTGTCGTCGACGGCCACACTTGTGACCGTCGACGTCGCGGGCTGCGCGATCGACGTCGTAATCGTACCGGCAATGCGAACCACGAGACCGAACGCACCTGCACCCGGTGCGGCGTTCACGACTTCGGCTGTGTCAACGCCGTCGGTGACCAGGATCGGCCACGCGTTCGCGACGATTGCAGGTGTACCCTGATTGGCCGTTACCGTGCCGCTGACAGGCTGCGTTGTCGTACCGGTCGGGTCGATACGCAGCGGGTTCGTGGCTGTACCGGTCTCGACGTCAGCTGAATCGTAGAGAACGGTGTAGGCGTTGGTTAACGACATCCTGGGTGCTCCTCGATCGCAGCAGCGATCGACCTCTAGTCTACCCGATCAGGGCCATCTTCGTGTCGTGTTACGGTCCGTCCGTGAAGACGATCATCCGCATCAGTCCGCACGCTGCCGATTCACCTGAACGAATCGCTGCTGAAAAGCTGCCGCCACTGGCAGTTCGGATGTTGGCCGAGGCGTATTCGACGCGGCGCGCCGAGCTGGGTGACGAGGCACTGCTCGTACTTGACCAGGGCAAAGACGGCAAGCCAGTCTACTTGACAATCGGCTCGAAACCGCCCGAGCTGGCAATCGGCGGTCGCCGTGTGTCCGCGGTCTTCGCGCCGCCCGATTCACAGGAACCGCTAGCGACGTTCTTCGATCGCAACGACGCCAAGAAGTGGGCATTGGGGCGCTGGCCAGTCGATCCTGCGTGTCCGGTATCGACCGATTTCAAAATCGGCGAGATCGACGCCACCGACAGGCCCGTCGTTCGCGTCGCTGTCACAGCGCTCATGATCCACGAGGGCAACGTCCTCATGGGCAAGCTCAAGAAGAGCGGCGTCTATGTGCTGCCCGAAGGTGCACTCGAAGTCGGCGAGTCCGTCGAGAGCGCGGTACAGCGTGCCGTGAAGGTCACAACCGGTCTCGACGTCGGTCGGATAGCGGTCTCGAAGTTCGCGCCATACGTCTCGACGTTTGTCGAGAAAGCGGGTCAGCACTTCCTGACGCTGGTGATGTCCTGCGAGTACGTCGGCGGCGAACCACAACCGATCGACGCGATGTGGGAAAGCGTCGGCTGGTTTGACGCCGAAAATCCACCCAAGCCACTGATCGTCATGGTGCAACAGATCATCGCGCTCGCGAAGTTCAACACGGCACCCCCAGCGCCGCCACCGGAACCGTTGCCTGAGAACCCGCCGAGTCTTGTCGAGGCAGCAGCGAAAGCGCGTGCGAAGGTACAAACGAAAAAGACCAAGTCGCGCAGACCGCCGAAGCGTCGGCGTGTTGCCTAGCCGTTGTTGGCGGCCTTCGCCGCTTCTGCAGCGAGCTTGGCCCGCTTCTCGGCCGCAATCTTGGCCGCCTCTTCCTCGCGCTCCTTCTGCACAACGGCAGCATCCATGTCGCAGATCTTCTGCAGCGCGAGGTTGGCGACGGGATCCTTACCCTCGCCGTCCATCGTAGCGGTCACGATGACGAGCGTTGCGCCGCTCTGATCCTGGACGGTGAGCTTCGCTTTGGAGTCAGCGACGACCTTGTCGATCTGCGCACGGGTCAGCTTACGGATGAGGGCTTGAACGGGCATACCTCATCCTACGTCAACTCGGTGACGGTCGCGAATGTTCCTGGTGTCACAGCGTTCCAGACGCCTTCGATCACGCCTGTATATGCCGGGAACGGCAACTCATAGTAACTGTGCGGCCCGATCCGCACCGAGTAACTTGCGAGTCCGACACCCGCACCCAACTTGACGTAGAGGAACCGATTCGGTGAGTCATTGACGATCGTCGCGCCGAGCCGTGCTGGATTCGCGGCTAAAAAAACGACCGGAACCACCGAGACAGGAATCGTCGTCGTGACACCGGTCGTCGGCCCGACGACCGTGACGATGATGGGAATACCACCACCGCCTTTGATCAACACGACCATCGCCCAGTCGTCTGGCGCGGCGGGCGTGTCGTTACGGATCGTGGGCGATGTGACGAGCGCCCGAGCCGGGTCCATGGCTCAGCCTATCATGTGCCTACGTCCGCTCATCGCGAGACGTAGTTGTCAACGGTGCTGATCGAGATGACGACGGCGCCCGTCGGGTTCGAGTTCGACAGGTTGCCCTTGGCGTACAGCACCTGCTTCGGGTTCATATGGATTGGCTGTTGCTGCCCCGAGGGCACCACGAGCGTTTCACCAGCTGGTACCGTCGACAGTCCGGGCGCGACGACGGTCTGCGCGAGATTCAACTCGTTCGGCGAGAACGAGAATGCTGCAAGACCGCCCGGTGGCGAAACGACGCGCACGACAGCTTCCATCGACGAATTGCCAGCGGTCGCGATCCGGACTGCCGAGTTGCCTGCATCGGCAAGCCACGGCAGTCGGTACGTTCGCATCGTCGATTGGTTGTAGGGCACCTTGTTGTGATTCACGAGCGAGCCAATGCCTGCCTCGATGCGGCCGAGCAATGACAACATCGCACCGTCGTTTGCGGGTGCCGACGCATTTGCAGGCTCGGCACGCGTGACCTGCGCTTGACCGCCGCCTGCGTTGATCAGGTAGACCTGCGGCTGTTGCTGCTGCATGTGTGTCGGCACGAAGCGCGGATCGACTTCGCCGAGCACCGCTGTCTGGCCGTCCTTGCGCCGCACGAGCAAGTAGATCACCACGCCCGCGACACCGATCACGGCAACGATGCCCAGGCCAATCGCGAGCGGCATCCATGACGATGCACGCTCGCGGATGATCTCGCGTACGGCGGGCGCAGCCAGTTCTTGCTCACGCTGCGCGAGCGCGCGAACCGGACGATCTTCGAACTCGGCGTCTTCGGCGTTGGCGCGTGCCTCGGCCGCTGCAAGCTGCCGCATCCGCGCAATCCATACGCGGTCTCTCGCTTCGAGCCGAGGTGGCCGTCGACCGTGCACGCGCGCCATCGCAGCCACCATACTAACAGAACTGCCCGAGCGGCAACCTCAGCGTAGCCACGGCAGCGTCAGCGACGAGTTTGCACGGCGAATCTCGCCGCGTACGCGGCGGCTCCTTGGCGCACGTGGGCCGTCGACAGCCGCGATCGTCAACGCCACGCGATCACCCGCGCGTAGCTCGCCACGGGCACGCTGCGGTAACGCGAACATCACGCTCGTCGGATGCGGGCGAACAGCAACGCGAAATCGCGGTTCTTCGGACAGGCAGCACGGGGCGGCGTCGAGCATCACGCTGAGCCAGCGGCCGGTCCAACCGACGTGCACGAGCCCGCGCACGATCGCGGCCGGGACTGCGACGCGCAAGCTACGTGCGTTGCCCTCGGCGCGTACCGTCGCCTCGAAACGAAACACACCGTCGACCGGCAGGACGGTCTTCACGATTCGTTGAGGCACTTGTAGAACTTACCACTGCTCGTATCTGAAAAAACGCGAACAACCTTGCGGAGATCCAGTGCGTGCGCGATGGTGACCCTACACCAGTCGCAGCAGCGATCGACCTTCGAGGAGAACACCCATGGGCCGTCTGCCAGTAGCTTTTGCGGGCAAGGACATCACGTTTCGCATTCCGTACAACGTCGCCGCAGAGCTGGACGTCGGTCCGAACCTGTCGGGCGTCGTGTTCCCCGAAGCGTCGTTTCTCCACAACGTCGACAAGCCGTTCGAGATCCACCGCGTCCGGATCGGCCTGACGGCCAAGGGCACGCCCGACGGCTTTTCAACGCCAACGGTGCTCGAACCGCAACCGACCACGCTGGAGAAGCGGGTGCGTATGCGCATCCTCGATTTCGCGAAGAACGAGAACCTGACCAAGAGCGCAACGCTCGTCAGCCAGCTGCTGCAGAAGAACACAGGCGCGTGGGATCTCGAAGAGCCCTACACGATCGTCCGCAGCGAGGGCTTCCAGGTGCAGATCGACACGCAGGATTACCCGGCGGTCGTGATCCTTGACGCCAACATCGAGCCCGAGCGCGTCGACGTGCAGTTCGTGCGCATCGAGGTCAACTTCCAGGGTTACCTCGACATCATCGGCCCCCCGAGCGAGGTCCGCTAACGCGGTAGCTGTTCGCGATGCAGAACACAAACTTCGAGACGTACACCGTCCAAGCCGTCGGCACGCAGCCGACGACGATCGCGAAAGCGGCCAGCACCAAGCCGTTGCGTGTTCTCGTCAACAACGTCGGCCCTGTGCTGATCTTCGTCAGCTTGACGACGACCGATCTGTTCCCTGCGCCGACAACCGCGTCGTACCGTGTGTTTCCCGGCGAACAGCACGCGTTCGTGCTCGCACCGAAGCAGGGCCTCTACGCCGTCGGCGCGGCGGTCAGCGGTCTACTTTCCGTCTCGGCTTCCGAGGCACTGCCCGTTCCGTAAAGGAGACCGCCATGAGCAAAAATCAGGAGACCTGGGACGACCGCTATCCGCTGATGAACGCACCGTACTTGCACTACGGCGTCATCACGGTGACCGCTGCGTTCGCTGCCGGTGTCGATGCACCCGCCAGTGTCATTCTCGTCAATGCGCTCGCCACGGTGACACTGCCACTCGCGGCCGACAACAAGGGCAAGGCGTACTGGATCAAGAACATCAGTGCTGCCTTCGCCGTGACGATCAACCCGACAGGCGTCGACACGATCGACGGCGCGCCGACGCAGTCACTACCCGACCAGTACGACGTCATGCACGTAGTTTCGGACGGCGTCGCCTGGTACATCCTGTCGTCGTCGGACCTGTAACAAGTTGAAGTCGCAGCGAAATTGCTGCGTGAACATTCAGCCGGTTCGCGCGTCTCTCTGCAGTACAACAAGTCGAGAGAAACATGCGAAACATGATTTGGGTCGCGGCAGTCGTCGCGTGGTGTGGTTGCGGTAGTACAGGAACAGGCGACGACGACGACGTCATTGACGCCGGTAACAGCGACGGCGACGGCAACGCACTCGGTGACGGTAGCATCGACGGCCCGCCGATCTCATACGCGCCGTGTGACACGTGCTGTGACCCAATCGCGCAGGACTGCGGCGCGACGCAGGCCTGCTACACGAACAGCAGCACCAGCACGTCCTGTGAACCGGCCGGGACAGGTCAGGTGTACTCGTTTTGTCTCAACAACACCGACTGCGTGGCAGGCACGATGTGCTTTTACGGACAGTGTCAACCGTACTGCGTGACCGATGCAGACTGCGCGACGAGCGTTAACCACCACTGCGAGGTGAGCCCGGCGCCACCCGGCCGGAACGCGTACGGGCTTTGCTTTTAGTCGAATGCGTCGACGTTGACGGTCATGAAATCGAAGAGGCCGCCGCCGGATGCCTGCACCGTCAGGAACGGACAACCCGGGTTGTCGATGGTGATGACCCCGCCCCCGTTTGCAGCGATCGTGACCGTTCCGAGCGGCACTTCATCCATCGAGAAGTCTGCCGTGCTTCCGAAGTTGGTGAACTCGCTATTCATGACACCGCCTGCGTTCACCGTGACGGGTCCGGCGCTGGTGCTACGCGCCGAGATCACGACATGACGCCGTCCCATGATCGGTACGACCCACGGGCCGACGATACCCGCTGCCGGGTAGATTGGCGTTATGTTGAAGGTGCGATGGAGTGGCGCACGCTTCTGTGGCGGCAGCCCGCTCTTGCTGGTCAAGTACAGCAAGAGGCGCAGCTCGGGCACCTGAAAATTGCTGATCACACCTGACGTACTGAACGGTTCGTTGAGGGCAGTACCGAAGCGCTGCGTCCCAGCTGGATCGAGCGGTGTGTAACCGTCCTTGAACCACGCGAACGTGTGAGCACGAACGAGGATCGGCCCGTTGATTTGACCGATCAACGGCGCATTCACGCTCAGAAACTGTTCGGTCTCCAGGATGCCGCCGTAGTTTACGAAACCTTCAGCGATCGTAATGCTCTTGCCGGTGAGCCCGCGTGGCCCGTACGGCTCTGGTGTGTCGACCGCTGGAAATTGCGGCAGCGCTGGAAAGTTCAAGATGCAACGATCGAGATCGCTGCGCGGTGCAATCGCGATCGCGAAGACGCTGGGAAGCGGCGGCAGTAGCCACTCGCCGACGATCGGAATTGCGCCGTTCGGCAACGCGAGCGGTCCCGGCGGTGTCGGCGCCGGAGTGCTCTTGATCGGCGGATACTGCTCGGAGGCGTTGTTCGGATCGCGCGCACTGCCGAAGTTGCCCCAGTTCGTCAGGATCAGTTCATAGGTGGAATCGCCGAGCTGTTTGGCGTCCGCGAACGAACGGGGATTGATCTGAGTCATGGCGCTGGGCTCGAATGTACGGGTAGCGCCAGTACGGGTCAAACAGTCCCTGAAGGGATCGCCCACGTTGGCGTACCCGATCGCTTGCGCGATCGACCGAATGTTCTGGTAGGATGAACGCCATGTTCGGTCGCCGTAGCCCCAAAGCTCCTGTTCGGCAAGCTCCGCAGTCCGGCAAGGATTGCTGCGTTCGTACGATGCCTGCGCAACCCGCGCGGCCCGTGCAGCGTCCGGTGCAGCGTCCGGTGCAGCGTCCGAACCCGTTCGTCAAGCGCTAAGGCAGCGCACAACCTTCAGGAGAGCAGCATGTTCGGTATCAACACGTTCGAGGCCCTCGGTGCACGGAAGAAGCGCAGCAAGAAGCGGAGCCGCGCGCGCGGCGCCAGCTGCCGGAGCGGCATCGTCCGTTTCAAGACCAAGCGTGGCAAGGTCATCTCGTTCAAGGGCAAGACCGGGCCGGGCTGCTCGCCGCGTCGCGCGCCATCGACGCGCCACCTCGCGCCGTACAAGCGCAAGCTCGCCGCCGCTGCACGTGCCTGCAAGGGCAAGAGTGCCAAGGCGTTCCGCAAGTGCGTCGCCGCTCGGATGTAACCACGACTAACTACTCGTGGATCTCTTCCAAACCATCATCGAGCGGTGGGGATTTCCCGTCGGCTTTGCGCTGTGGCTCATGATGAGCGTCACGCGTGAGCTGCGAGAAATTCGTCTCCTCATCCAAAAGCTCACCATCGTCAACGCGGTGATCTTGAAGACACTCGATGTTCCCGAAGCTGTGACGCTCGCTGCTGGCACAGCTCCTGAAGAAGGAAAATGACATGTGGTCCTTCGTAACATCGGTTCTGATCTTCATCGTGCTCGTCGTCGGTCTCGGACTGTGGCAGCGGCGCACACGGCGCACCGTCAGGCACGCTGCAGCCGAAGTGGATCAACAGATCCACGCGGCGGCTGAAGTCGCCCAGCGGCGTCACGTACAACGCTTCGGTCGGGCCAGCACCGACCTCAAGCACACCCTCAACGGCGCTGGCCTGCACGTCAAGTCGTGAACCAACGTGAACCAGGAAGCTGTACCCATCGCGACGCTCGTCGTCGCTCTGGCCTGGATCCCCGTTCTGCTACGGTTCTTCCGCTCGTGGCGTGCGCGCGGTAACCCGATCAGCCTCGCCATCTGCGTGATGATCACACGCGCGATCTACGTGCCGGTGTACTTGACCACCACGTTGCCGCTGTCGTGGCCGATCGCAACGATGGTCGCGATCGACGTCATCACGTGCGCGACGTTTTACACCACGATCCACTACGCGTCGAAGAAGTTCCCCGACACGCGCAGCGGAACCGCCGCCACCGCCAAGAACTAGCGGTGGCCGGGCGAGTGGATGTAGATGCCCGGCGGCATCCCCGGCGGGCACGTGATCGACTGCGTCGCCCACACGACCTGGCCGTTCGGCGCGCGCGTCTGGTAACGCATCTGGCAGACAAACGGCCGCGACTGCGAGTACGGCTGTGACTGGCCCGCACCCGGCGGTAGGTAACCGGGCGGCAGTGGACGTGCCTGGTGCGGCACGCCTTGGCCTTGCGCGTGCTGCAGCTTCTGCATCGCGTCGCTGAGAGCGCCTTGCAGGCCACCTGCCTGCGTGGGATCGACTGCGACGGAGCCGACCATGTTGCCACTGGCGTCGCGAAGGTTTGCGTACATCATTCTCGTTTCTCTCCTAGTAAGGGTTCGACACTTCGCGCGCAGCGACACCAAGCAGCCACGCGATTTGAGAATCAGGGATAGCACCTTCGACGCGGATCACGCCGGTCGGTCGCCGCAACACGAACGTCGCAGGTACGTTCGCAACATGCAAACGACTTGCAAGGTCCGCGACGTCCGGTCGCGTGTCGTTAGCGTTGAGCATGTAGATGGGCACGACGTTTTGATACTGCTGCGCGATGCGCTGAAAGCGCGGCTTGTACTCCGCGCACGCTTCACATCCGGGGATCGTGAACAGCACGACGATGGTGCGGGCGTTGGCGGCGGGGTTCACGACGTTGACGTTCATCCTACTCTGGATCGCCGACGCGATCGAGGTTTCGGAGGGCCTGACAGGCGTTTGGCAGGCCGATCGCGTGCGCGATCGTTGCCCGTCCCGGACCTCGCGTGATACATGTTTGGACAGGAGAATCCATGCTTATTCAGGCTCACAGCGGCGGTAACGGCTTCGGCTACGGCTTCAGCGCCGCCGGGCTGACACAGGGCAAGGACTTCAACTGCAACAACGCCATCTGCTACGCGATCGGCCCGACGAACGACGCGTTGTTCAAGCAGCTGCAGATGAAGACGAACGTCTTCTCCGGTGCTGCAGGCTTCAAGCCGCTCACCGTCGATGGCTTCATCGGCGCCGCTACGGTAACGGCGCTGCAAGCGATCAAGAGGCTGGGTCTCGCGACGGCGCCATCGACGAAAGAAGCCGTCGCCGCAAACGCGGGCATGCTGATCGACCTGCTTCAGAACCTCGCCGTCGTACAACAGGCTGGAGGCATGCGGCCGTCGCCGTCCGGTACTGCTGTCGCGTACCAGCCGCCGCCAGTCGTGCACCAGACGACCACGATCGGACCTGTGCAGATCCCGGGCATGTCACCTGCTGCCGCGGCGCTGCCGAAGGTCAAGTCCAAGACGCTGTGGTGGATCCTTGGCGGCGTCGTGGCCGTGCTCGGTGTCGGCGGCGTCGGCTACGTCGTCTACCGTCGCAAGGCACGGGGTTAGCCCGTGCTGTTCACGACAACGATCAGTGGCGCGTTTGGCGCCGCTCGCGTGCTCTCGCAAGGCACCGACTTCAACTGCAACAGCAGCATCTGCTACGCGATCGGCGCAGCAAACCACGCGCTGCTTCAGCAGCTGCAGGGCACGCTGAACCAGTACGCCAAGCTCGGGCTGTCTGCGTACACGGGGCAGCTCACCGTCGACGGCTTCATCGGGGCGCAGACAGTCACGGCCGCACGCGCGGCCGCGGCGGCAGCGCTGCTCGCGTCACCGGGCTCGACGAAGGAGGCAATCGCATCGAACGCACAGATCCTTCAGGACGGGCTGCAAGCGTTTCTCGGCGGTGTGACCGCGCCGCGATCGCAGTTCCCTGTTGCGACCTCGACGCCGACGCCGGTTCCGTCCAGCACGCCGATTGCCGTCGTCACGCCGCCTACGTCGGTTTCGCTTTCACCGTCGCTGATGGTGACGGCGCCACGAGGAACGACGACCGCAGCGATCCAGCCCACCATGATGCCGGGCGCAAACCCAGCCGCGGCGTCGCTCATGCCGATCGCGACATCGGGCAAGGTCCCGACGTGGGTCTGGGTCACCGCTGGCGTTGCCGGTGTCGTCGTCGTCGGTGCCGTCGGTTATGCCGTGCTGCGTGAGCCCGCGCCCAAGAAAGCGAAGTCGAAGTCGAACCTCGCGCGCCGTCGTCGGCGCCGGTAGTCGATCGCTGCTGGGATCGCTTCTGTGGTAGGCTAACCACATGATCGTCAGCTCCTACGGCAACGGATTTGGGCAGTCGCAAGCGCCCTCCGCGCTTGTTCTTATCCAGGTCGCGCAGGACCGTGCCCGCATGCGCGGCGGGGTCAACACCGGCTACGGTTTTGGCGCAGCAGTATCGGACTTTTCCGTGTTCCAGGCAGCTGGTGCGGGCACCACGTACAAGTCCGATGACGGGCTCGTGTACTGCACCAAGGACAACGCGAACCGTCCGCAGTGTGTGCTCAACAAGGCTGGCGAGAGCGGCAAGGCACCGATTCGCAACATGCAGCGCGCTGCCGACCGCGTGATCGACCTCATCCCGACCAACGGTCTCGCGGGGCGGCAGATGAAAGGTCAGATGCCGTCCGGCGACGGATCGACATCCGAGCAGATCTTCACGGTGCCCTCGAACCTCATGAGCCCAGTTGGCGCGCAGAGCGGCTACGACGGTGTGGTCGGTGCTTCGACGATGCAGTTCACGGTACTCGCGCTGACACTCGCGGGCATGCTCAAGAAGTTCCCGAACCCGGGCATCGCCCTCGCATTCGTGTCGCCGACACGCACGGACATCTACGCCAAGTATTCGACGGAGATCGCCGACTACCTCAACGACGTCGCTGATCACTTCCCGGCGCTGTTGTCGCAATTCAACGAGCGCGGCAACGTTCCGATCCAGACGCAGCTCGACGTCTCGACGATTCCGTTCGTCGTGCCCAAGGCAGGCGAACAGCGCAGCAAGTGGGCGCCAATCGTCATGGGCGCCGCTGCGATGGTCGGCCTCACCACCGTCGGTGCGGTCGCGGCGGGCAAGCACAAGCCCGGCTTCCTCTACACGTCGCCCGCACTCGGTCGGCGCCGTTCGCGGAGCCGGTAACCCGTGCTGATCGCGCACTACGGCGCCTTCGGCGAGAGCGCCAACGAGCTGGTCACGAAGTGGGGAAAGGGTCCGTACCGCTACGGCTTCCCCGACTTCTACGCCGCCGAGTTTCCCGTGCACGCGGCGCGCTATGATCAGAGCCGCATCTACTCGGGCGTGATCGGCAAGCACTACCCCGACGCGGAGACGTCGCGGTACCACTACATGTACGATCCGAACATGTACATGCAGCCCGGATTCGGTGCTGCAGGCATGTCTGCCGAGGATGCGATCGCGGTGTTCGAGCGCTTCCTTGGGATGGTGACCACGTTCCACAGCTTTGATGTCGTGTTCGACGTCGGCACTTCGACCGGCGCGTACAGCGACTTCAACAACCGGTTGTGGGTCGTCCACGGCGGGACGATGGCGCTGCTGCAGCAGGCAACTGCCGCAGCAGGTGGCACGGTCGCGGCACAGGTCCCCAACAGCGACGTAACCGCGCGCATCAACAACGCGCGCATGATGGACCCGACGATCGCGATCGCGACGCTCGGGACACTCGACGACGTCAAAGCGGCGATCGAGAACATGATCACCGCGCTCAAGTCGGGCGACGTGACGCCGGTTGCGCCAAGGCCGATTGCCGTCTCGAAGCCCCCGATGTCACGCAAGACGAAGATCGTGATCGCTGCTGCGACTGGCAGCGCAGTCGTGCTCGGCCTGGTCACAGCGGTCCTGCTCAAGCGACACTAGCCTCGCGCGCAAAGCGCGAGTATGATGTCACGCGTGAAGCCAAAACGTCCCAAGCGGTCCACCAGTCGCGCCAGCGATCACGTTCGTCATCTGCACGTTGTCGTCGACGATACACTGCACGACCGCCTCGAAGCCTACGCGCGCAAGCTCGAAGGCATCCGCCGGGACGACGAGCGCAAGCCCAACATCTCGTCGGCGGCGCGTGACGTTATGCGGCGCGGTCTCGGCCTGCCGACCGCCGACGCCCTCTAGTCGATCGCGCACGCGATCATGGTATCGTCGAGCGCATGACGCCCGCACGATCTGTCCGTCTACCTAACGGTTACGCCCGCCGTCACGGATGCCACACAAAGGACTTCGACGCTGCGCAGCTACATCGAGGTACCGCGGTCGAGCTGGAACACACCACCGATCACAAGATCGCGCAACAGATCGCGCTCGATCACCTGTGCGAAGACAAAAACTACTACAAGAAGCTCGCGAAGATTCACTTCGATGGTGTGCGGAATCGCAAGAATCTGGGCAGTTCTTCCTGCTCGAACACGTCCCGCGTCGTTCGTGGCGGGCTCGGCGCCCTGATCGGCGGCGTGATCGGCAGCATGATTGGCGGCGGCCTAGCTGTCGCCGTCGCGACCACGCAGGCCGACATCACGGAACCCATCGCTAGCATCGCCCGCTACAAGCACTGGATGCTCATCGGGTCCGGTATCGCGGTCCTGGGCGCTGTCAGCGGCCTCGCTATCGGCGCCGCCAAGCCGGAGTGCTAGATGCGCCGTCGTCAGCTCAGCGCGCACTGTAGTCGCAGCTCGCGCGTCGCCCGCGGCACAGCTGGGGCGCTCATGGGTGGTCTCGTAGGTGGCGTTTTGGGCCTGGTGGTGGGCACGACCGTGTCCCTGCGGCGGCTCGCACGATCGGCGCCCGGCGAACCGATTTCGGACGGTCTGGCGACCGCCGTCGGCATCACCGCGACCGGCGCGGCTGTCGGGGCCGTCGCGTTCGCTTGGGCGCCCGAGTGCTAGTTTTGGGCAGCGTGTCCTCGAAGCGCTCGTGTTGCTCGCCGTCGATCTCGGGCACCGGCCACGCGCCTGTCATAACCTTGAGACGCGCCGCGATGTTGTTGCCAGGCCCGAGCTGATTCTCCAACCAACCAGCGCAGACGAACTCCTCGCCGGGTTTGCTGTAGTGGCACGCCATCGCACGGATGACGCCGCCCGGTCGCGGCAACGACTCCAGACCACTTTTGATCGTGCCGTGCAGCTCAGCGTGCATGTTCGCGCAGTAGCCGTTCGGGATGTCTTTCTCAGGCACGCAGTCGACACGCCAAGGACATGACTTGCACTGCTTGACCGTTTCGAGTTTGTCTTTGGCGCTGCCGCGCTCTGGCTTACGTGTCATGGCTCGCCTTCGATCTCGACCATCACCGCCTTGAAGTACATGTCCGGATCGCGTCGCAGAACCTCGATGCACGTCGAGAGTGTCACCAGCAGGTTGCGTGCACGTTGGCTGTGCATCGAGTTGATCAAAATCTTCTCGCCGTGGTCGCGAATTTGTTTCAGCGCCTGAAGCGCGGCATCACGCTCGGCCTTGGTCGGGTATCCCGGCGGTTGGTGTGACATGGCTACTCCGGTTCGGGTTCGATGGGTTCGTTGACGTCGTGCTGGTCGTAACCGGTCAGGATCTCCGGCCGGTACTGCGACAGCTTGACGTCGCGGCACTCGGGACACACGCGGCACAACTCGATGCCCTGCGCGTCGTATGCCCACTCCGAGCCGTCGTTCTTCGTGTGCCGGTGATTCATCAGGTGTTCGCGTGTGGTGTCGTTCATGGTCAGCTCCTATGGCGCGCTGATCATCAGGATGGGATTGGCCAGATCATCGCGCTCGCAGTTGGCGCGAACCCAACCTTCGAGGTAGCCCGCGACAATCGCCTTCACGAGCGCCCTGCGTTCGCGCTTGGTGAAGTGGTACCGCTCCAAGATCTCGCGCATCACAGGCTCTTCCAACTCGGCTTCGCCGAACGCGGTGGCGATGTCACGATACCCAGGCGGAACGGGCAACGGCCGCTGTGGTGAAACGTCCAAGCGCTGCTTGAGTGAGTACTGCGCCTTCTCTATCTGCACCTTGTCCCATGCAGCCGCAGCTTGCTTGCGCGTGGTCGTGATGCCTTCGCGTGCTTGTGTTGCGATGATCGTATCGATCATCAGCTCGCGGCACTGTGCAGGGTCGCGAAGAATTGCCTTGATGTTGACGCGGTTTTTTCCCATCACATGATCCTTCCGAGGCAATCGATCTCGGCGATGAAGTAGTCGTGACCGTGGTGCTTTGTCGCGAACGAGAACAGCACACCGCGCCAGTACAAGCGCTGCGAACGGCACTCGCGCGTGAGGCGCGATCCCTTCTCAACCGAACGGATCGACTTCGTCTCGTTGGTGATGCGTCTGGAGTCGCTCATGACTTGTCCCACTTCATGTTCGTCGGTTGACCTTGCAGCTCCATGAACGTTTGGCCCGCCTCGTATGCTTCGTGAAGCATGCGCACGTGTTCGTAGCGGTAGCACTTCGGCTTGCAGAGCAATGTCGCGAGCGCGTGATCGTCTCGCGTGACCTTTTGCATCGCGTCCGTGACACCGATCTTCGATGCCAGGAACAACGTCTCGCAGAACAGCTGCGCCGATGCATTGAGCAAATCGACCTTCGGGATCACCGGCTCCGTTGTTTTTGGCGCGGTCGCGGCTACCTTCGCATGCGCATTGAACAGGCGCGTCCCGAAATCGGGACCGAGACGCTGCTCTTCCTTCTTGATCTCGTCTGCAGCGTGCGTCTCGCAACGGCGCTTTGCTTTGACCAGAAGCCGCGCCGAGTCATGGAACGATTCGTCGTCGGTCGTGATCATCCAACCGTCGTTGGACGCGCGCCACCGTGCCTGACGCAGCTCGTACTTGCCGCTGCGGTACAGGCCCGCACGGACCTTGGTCCACTTCATTTGGCGGCGCCCTTCACGTGATCGTGTGACCAACGCGTCAAGGCCCTGCGCATCTCGTCGAGATACACAGCTTCGGCGCGGAGGCGCACCAGCTCCTCGTCGATCAGCTTGGAATCGTCGAGGCGCCCGTGCGACGTCATGTTGATGTATCGGGTCTCGTACGCCTTGGCGGATCCCAGCTCGCGCGCCTGCGCACCGAACACCCACTTGAAGTGGAATGTCCCGGCATAGCCGTCCCACGTCCACTCCTCGATCCCGAGTGGACAGTCGAACGCGAGCAGTGCATGCATCGCTTTGCTGTAGCGCTGGAACGCGTCCTCGTACTGCCCGCTCGGGCCGAGGTGATGAAGTGGGTCACCTGCCTCTTTGAGACATGAGGCGGCATACGCAACGTCGTCGCGCAGACGCTGTTCACGGGAAACACGACGCTTGGTCTTGGTCACGACGTTTTGCCTTTCTTGATCGGTCGTGGAAACGGCTGCGGCTTCCAGTTCGCGATCTTCTTGTTCAGCTCGGCGAGGTGATGCCTGGCCGAATCGATTTGGCTTTCGAGCTTCCGACGGCGCAACGCGATTTCGGCGTCGAACCCGTACTCGCCACGCTTGATTTCCTTGTACACGGGCCAGAACCGCCCGCCGACGAACTTGGAGCCGTCCTCGACCTTGACCGTCTCCAACATTGGCAGCGCCGTCAGTACGTCCTGACGCATCTGCAGTGAGTTCTGCACGATGCCACGGTAGAACTTGGTGCCTTCGCACGAGACCTCGAACGGCGCGTAACCAACGCCGTAGCAATCACCGTGAATCATGCCGTCACCAGGCCGCTCGTAGCCGTGATGAACCATCTTGTACTGCGCCGCGTTGCTCAACTTGAGCCGCGCTGCATTGGTCGGCACCACGACGTAGTCACCGAAGCAGGCCGGGCACTCGCCGCACTTTTCGTCGCGGTCCGCCTGATGCGCCTGCTGCTTCTGCACACGCGCGTTCGCCTTGGCGGCATCGGCCGCGATCTTGATCAGCGTCGCGATCGGCTTGAGCAGGCGGCGCTTGAACCGGTAGCCTTCCTGCGTGTCGCCGCACTCGACTTCGAGCCAACGGCCGATCGGCTCGTACTTGGTCTCGACCGTCGCCTGCACGAGCAGCTCTCCGCGCTTGGATACGCCACGCACGACATACGGCTGCGGCTTCTCGTGCGTGCCGTGCATCTTGCTGTGCACGATGAATGCGGGCGTCTGTTCGAACTTCGTGATGTAGCGACGGTACGGGCCCGAGGGCGCGGGCACCGTGTCCGTCAGCTCGTATGCACGCGGCTGGGATTCAGGCTTCTCGACGTAGAACATCGTCATAGGTGCTCCTGCGGGTACGCACAGGTTTGATGTCCGACCGTCTCACCGAGAACGCCACAGTCGCGGCAGCGGTTGTCGGTGCGCTCGACGAGCTTGCCATCGATGATCTGCCAGTCGTTCTCATCGACGGCGGTCGCAAGTTCCTCGCGGGCGTGCTCGCTGCACGCTTCGACGTAGCCGTCGAAACCGGGGTACGTGAACACGTGAATCGGGCGCTCGCAATCAACGCTGCCCTGGCAGCACATAGGATCGACGCAGCGCTGACGAATGAGCTTGAGACTATTGAGATCGAACATGACCTAGAACCCTCCGCTCGCGCACTCGGGCCCGATGCCCAACGCAATCGACTCAGGCACGGTCAGCGCGCGACCGCAGCGACCGCAGCGACCCTCGTGCCAGACTTCGCAGCCCGGCGGCAGCTCGCCCTTGGCAATGAACGTCCAGGCCCACGCGAAGCCCTTGGCGCTCGGCGCCTCGGGCGACACGGTCGACTTGCGGCCGTGGCGGTAGGTGACGCGGTCCTCGAAGATCGTGCCGAGGAACGTATAGTCGCTCTCGTTCTCGCGGCCGGTCAGCACCGACACGAACCAGGGCGGTGCCGGAGCCTCGCCGCTCTTGACGGCCTTTGCCCTGATGCGGAACGTGAACCGCGTGCCGGTGCGCTCGGACACAAGCGTCAGGCGCGCGTTGCCTGCCAGAGCGAACTTGAGTGCGTCGGGGCCGGATGCGAGCTTCATGGGGGGGCGTCTCCTTGTCGAGAGCGACTTGGCAACAACCGAGTCTGCCCTACAGACGACCCACGCAGCAAGCTATTCAAACAAAGCAAGAGTAAGCGCACTTTCTCGTAAGTACGCGATTTCAGGACCCTAAAACAGCGCAAATCAGCTTGAATTCGCTGATTTCAGGCGCCCAGAGCGATCCCCGGGTCAGGCTGCTACGGCGTGGCCGGGGGCCCGGCGGCGCCGGTTGCGCACCTCGGGTCTGATCACGGGGCACTTGTAGTACCGCTCCAGCGCGCGGATCTCGCGCTCGGACATGTCAGCCAGGGTTCGCAACTTCGTACTGATCGCCAGCTGCCGGTACTCTTCGTCGGAACGCTCGTACGGTGTGAGCGGTTGCGCGTAGTCAACGGCCTTTCCTCGTGGCATCGCGACGGACGCTACAACGCGATCGCTCGCGCGATCAAGTGAATGTTTGGGTGTAGAATCAATGCATGCTGACGCTCGGTACCGAGACCGTTTCGCCTATTCACCGCCACGAGACCTTTGTCGTTCGCGGAGGTGGCGGCGGGATCCAGCCCGTCCCGTGGAATCTGCCCGCCGATGGCGACGTCCGCATCGGTGCGGGCGGTTTCGGTGACAGTGGTGTGTTCGGTGGGCTCGGTGCGCTGACCGACGCCGAGCTGCAAAAGCTCGCGGAGCGGATCCGCAGCGCGATGTTCGCTGCGGACGTTCAGGCGATTCTCGAAGTCCTCTCGACGGACGCCGAACGTCAAGAGGTCGCGGCTCGCGCGATTGCGATTGGCGCCAATCCGTTGCTCGTACAGCAGGGCATGCGCGCATTCGAGCGGCGCGCCAATTTCCTGAAACCGCCGTCGATGCCTGTCCGGATCATCTGGGGCGTGCTGAGCACTGCTTCGTTTGCGGCGAGCGTTTATCACGGCTACAAACGCAACGACAGTCTCGGCTGGGGCATCTGGTGGGGCGTCATGGGTGCGGTGTTTCCGGTCATCACGCCGACCATCGCGTTCGCGCAAGGCTTCGGCAAGCCCAAGCGCAACGGGCTCGGCCGCACCTATCGCCGTCGGAACCGCCGGAGCAGGTAGCCCGTGGCGACTCCGATGTTGGACACGCCGACGACGTGCTATCCGCCATGGCACGCCATGCTTGCGCCGCTCGCGCGGGGCGCGCAGGTCACCGTGTTCTCGGGCTGTGCGCTCAACGACCAGGGCAACATCGCGTGCTCGCCAGAGAGCATGCGCGCGAACGCCGAGACGCGGCTCAAGCAGCTCGCGCCGGGACTGTTCAGTGGCAAGCTCTCACTCGAAGCCTACACGCTTGCCCGCTACATGCAGTCCGAGATCGGCAACGGCACGATCGAAGAACGCGTCGCTGTCGGTGAAGCGGCCGTCAACCGCGCCAAGCTCCGCGGCAAGTCGGTGCTCAACGTCCTGCTCTACAACCAGGGCGTAGGCCATCCGAACTACGGCTTCTATGGTCCGATCCATGGACCGACCGGTGTCACGACGGCGCCGTATCGTCGTTGGGCCTCGACGCGTCTCGATCCGAGCGTGCTAACGCTCCTACTCGGAGACCTCATCGCGTCAGGCCGCAGCCACAATTTCGCGCGGCTCGCAGACGATCAATCTAATCTGTTCAACCGCAACGCGTACCCCAACCCGGCCGCGACACTGCAGAGTACTGCGACGCGCGGCAACTACTGGGTCGGTCCGCTGCCGGGTGTCGATCACCGCCGCACGTTTCTCATGCGCCAGTACGGCGTGCAGCCGACGTCGCCACAAGGCATGACGCTGCTCGCGCGCGGTATCGCGGCCGTGTCGAATGAAGCAGCTCCGAACTGGTCGCCGAACATGCCGATCTGCTCGACGACGGCATCCGAATCCGCCGACGCTGACAGTAGCGTCAAAAGGTTCTTCGCGGTGATTGCCGCGATTGGCGGCTTGGTCGGTGCGGGTTGGCTCGCGCTCCACGTTGCCAAGAACTTGGCGACGCGCGGCCCACTCGTCGGCTACACGCGGAAGCGCCGATGAACATCCGCGGCGAGCGTATTCTGATTCTCGGTGACAGCTTGTCGGCGAGCGCGTTCTCGCCGGGCGGCGTTCTCGGTCAGCTCCTGCACGGTGCTGGCGCACAGGACGTCCACATCAATGCGCGCGTTGGCCGCTCGGCGATCAGCTTCATTCAGGGCGAGAACGGGTTGTCGCAAATCGCGTCGGACATCTCGCAGTTCAAGCCGACCAAAGTCATCGTCTTTCTTGGCACCAACGACATCAATCGCGGCATGACGACGCCCGAACTTGCACGGACCGCGACGGCCATGAAAGCAATCCGTGACGCGTACAAGCTCGCGCACGCCGAAGTTGTCGCGCTCGGACCGCCGTCGTACGACGCCATCAAGTTCGAGACCGCTGCACCGCTCATGCTGGACACGATCCGAGGCGTGTACGGCATCGACCGCACGCTCGACATCCGGCCGCTGACCGAGATGGCGCAGCGGAGCGGCGACGGGATCCACTTCACAGCTGACGGTGCACGCGATGCCGCGCCACAGATCGCTGCCGCGCTCGCGACACTCGGCGTCCAGCCGTCGATGGCCTCGACCGGCATGTCAACGGGCGCCAAGATCGGTCTCGGCGCGCTCGGTGTCGTGGGCGTCGTCGCCGCTTCATGGTTCGCGCTACGCATCGCCAAGCGGGCTGCGCAGAGCCCGTATCGACTTGGCCCGAGCGGCAAGGCGCTCGCGTTCAGGCTCGGCCGCGAAGCACTGCAGTTCGCGATCAAGCACCGCTAGCCGATCGCGCGCTTGCAGTCTTCGCAGATTTTCAGAGCCTTGATGCCCTCACCGCCGAGATTACTGATGCTCGGCACTGCGCGGCCGGTCAAGATGAACTCGGGAACCTGCACGACACCATCGGCGGCGTCGATACTCTCACCGCAGACCGTCAACACTTCCACGTGCAATCGTACGCGACCCGTCCAACGCACGACACACAACCGATCCGGTTTGGTTTTTGTTGCTGCTCGTTCGACCGCTGCGATCATGATGCTCTTGACTATACACGGACTCGGCGCTGTTGAGCTGCATCTCGATGACGAGCAGCTCTAGCACTTCGATGTCGATCGCACGTGCGATCGGTGATCCGGTCCACATAAGACCGCGGACCTTACGCGGCTCTACAAGCACTCGCAAGAGCGATCAAGGGCGATCGGCTTGTGGTTCTGGTAGTTTGCCGGTGCGCCTGAACTCGCGGCGCATGAGATTCCACACCGGGTCGACGCGGAAGAAACCGTCGATCGACACGATTTCGAGCACGAGTTTGTCCTGCCAGTTCTCGTCGTCGAGTAGCGGATCCCACGTGCGGGCGCGTTCGCGCCACGTTCTGGCTGACACGTGCGACGGTCGGTCGGACTGATTCTGGTAGTGGTAGTCAGCGAGTGCCTTGTGGCGCCGCATGAACGCCAGCGAACCGTTGAGTAGTCCCGAGCCCGGGTACGGGATCAACAGCGTTCGCTTCCTGCTCGCGCGCCGTACGACGACGCTGACGTTCAAGTCCCAGATGCTGCGCTCGGACCGGCCGATGGTCTGCTTGTACTCGCTCTGAACAAACCGACTCGCGCTCAGGTACGTAAAGTCCGATGCGTCCATCGAAGCGCCTGCAGTTCCGATTAGCCACGCGCGTTCTTTCGCGGGTAGCTTCACGTCTTCGATCAGCGCACGATAAAATTTCGTCAGTGTCTTGCGCACGCGCTGCTCGGCACGACGGCGCAAATCCCACATGACGGTCCAGACGTCGTGTTCAGGCTTGATGCAGTACGCCTCCCAGATCTTTGTGCTCACGTTTCGTCACCGGAATCTTGATCGCGCCGTGGGCAGTTACAGTGCTCTCCGTTGACGCCTAGGCAGGGATAGCAACCGCCGCGATGCACACACAACGTCCGTTGCGGTTCGTGTTCACACGTGCCGTAGTGACCATGTGACTTGTGACAGCCATAGAATGCGTATGGGCGCGTCTTGTGCGCGAGCAAACAAGCGATCCGCGGCCAAGCGCGGCCGTAGCGTAGCTCGATCAACGATGGAACGTCGTGCATCACATTCTCGTCACTGGCATGAGTCCGACACTGTCTTCCCACTCGAACACGTGCTTGGCCCACACGAACGCTCGCGCAGGATCGACGCCGCACGTGCACGAGAAGCATGTCGGGCACGAGTCAGTGCTGTGTACTTCACACGGGATGCCGATCGGCGCACGGATCGCGACGCGCAAGCGGCAGTCGTCGGCGTGGTGCTCGACGAAGCACGCACACGGCGTGACCGGCCAACCGTATTCGTCGTCTTGACGAACGAGCTTGCAGCGCGAGCAGAAGCCAGTTTCACTCATCGTCGTTGGGCTTCGACCAGCGCGGATTCCGCGGTTGCCGCGGTTGGCTCGACTCGCCCTGGCGTTTCTTGAGCGTGTTCACCGCGTGGTTATGTGTGTAGCCGCTCTGGTACTTGAAGTGCTGATCCGATGGCGGATCCCACAACTCGCCGCGACGAATCCAACCATGTGCGGCCAAGTAGCGTCGTTCAGCTTGACGTAGCGCCTGGATGCCACAGACCTCTTCCATCGAGTGGTGCTTGACGACGTCGCACACGTCGCACTCAGAGAGTGGTTTGCGCCGATGGTAGCGCACACCATCTTTTCCTAGCAGACGCGGGCCTGTGTGCTTCTCGTGCGCGTACCAACAGCTCGCACAGAACAGGCACATGTAGACGCTCGGCGTCTCGTTGTCGTACAGAATTCGTCGTGGCGCACTGAAGCAGCGCAGGCAGTCGACGAAGTCGTTGCTGTCTGCCAGCTCGCCAGCGAGATCCCAGTTGCGCGCCGCGATGACGGCCTTGAGGGCATCGACGATGTTCCGTGTCATCAGTTCCGCATCCCCGTGTCGCTGCGTTGCCGTGTCTTGGTGCGTCCGAACAACGCGTCGCTCAACACCTCGGCACGTTCTTCTTCGCGGCGGCGCATACACCGCTCGTAGGCAACCGACTCGCGAAGATCGTTGACGTGTCCGCGATAGCTCGAACGTGTCCACGCCCAAACAAGAACACCGACGACGACAAGCGCGATGACGAACATCAACATCAGTTGAACTCCTTCAACTCCATGTTACGTGCCACGCCGAGAATCTCAGCGGCTTTCAGAAAGCCGCGTGCGGTCACCTGGACGATCCCGGGTTGCTTCTGATTCTCTAACGCCGCCGAGACGACGTTGCAAACCCACTCGACCTCCGCATAGAAGCAGCGGTGGTACCAGTAGTTCTGCTTGTCGACGAACGCCAGATCCGAGAGCTTGCGTGCGATGTCGAGCTGCTGGCGAAGCTCGAATACGGTCTTGCCACGACACGACTCGAAGCCCGCAGTCGCACCTTCCCGTTTCTGTTGCTGTCTCGTATCGCCGCCTTTGTAATTCTCCTGGCAGGCCTTGATGCCGTCGTCGACGATGCGCGTGAGGAAGTTCTCGAACGTCACGGCACAGGCTCCGCGTCGGCACGCGCCTTGAGGAAGTTTGCCGTCTCAGTCTTGAGCTGCATCACCCGTTCGACACGTTCGGGCGTGACACCGTAACCGGTCGACGCTTCAGTCCAACGATGCAGCAAGTCACACGCAGCGTAGACGCCAATCCCCGGTTCATTGCTCGGCGTGTCCTTGTCGGGGCGCGCAGGCTCAACGACGCAGCAATCAACTACGAGCCACGTATGGAGTTGTCCGTTCGCGCGTCGGACAACAAGCTGTGGCGGCCCGCTACATAGCGCGAGTACGACGCCTGTGTCCGCGCCACATGCAACGGTCAACCCGACGAGTCCCGTCTCGCGCACGGCGTTGAGTGCATCGCGAACGCGCACGAGCACGTTGCGCGATTTGCTGACACAGAGCCCGATACCATCGTCGAGCAAGCGGTAACAGCCACCGTCGTCGTCACATTCAATCGTCAGCATCTTCACCTCTAGAACGGGTCCGGGATAGTTTCGCTGGGGTCGTACGGTTCACCGTCGATGATCAGCCGCTGTTCGGCATAGTCGTCGAACAGCATGTTGCCGCAGCACTGGCACCGGAGATCGCCACCCATCCGAAGTGCAACTGCTTGGCAGCACCACGACTTGATCCACTTCGGTAGCGTCTTCGGCGGTTTCGGTTTCCGCGACATCACGCAGCCCTGATCAACTCTTTCATCATGATCTCGAATTCGGCGCGGTTCAACTCGCCACGATTCCACTCGTCGATCAGCTTCTGCGCTTCGATCCAGCTTCTGCGCTTCGATCGCGAGCAGGCTCTCGTTCTTCGCTGGCAGTAGACGGCCGATCAGTTCCGGCACTGCGTTCACAGCCGCTTCGATGAACTGTGCGATGGGTGTCAGACGCTCGTCTGGCGTGTCGTAGCTGGTCCATGTCGAGCGCGCGTCCGTAGCAGCCGTGTAGAACTTGCCGGTCCACATCGCAGCGTGTTCGATGCTCTCGTCGTCGATGTCAGCCTTCCACGGCAGCGGCGCGATCTCAGCCATCTTCGCGAGCAGCTTAGTTAGCTCACGCATCATGTTTCGCCTAACTGCGGGTAGTCGAGCGGCCGGAACAGTGACCGCGTCGTGTCGCGCTCGGCAGTGACCGTTGTCTTGCCACGTTCGATCAGGACGCCCTGGACGTACCCGAGCCAGCGCGAGAGCTTGACGATCGGGACATTGCGCTTGAACTCGTCGAGGAACGCAAGCACATCCGGCATCCCTTCTGCCATGGTGCGGTAGCGCTCGACGCACGTGAAGATCGCCGCGTAGTAGTTATCGACCCAGCTCATCCTTCACCACCGATCTCGCAGTCGTCGCCGCGTCGCGTGAACTTCTCGTGCAGTCGCCACACCGCGTTCGCGTTGAGACCCTTGTCGATGGCGCGATCCGCTGCACGTAACCACGCGGCGTAGTCGAACCTGTCAGATGCGCGATACTCACAGGCGGGGCAACACATCAGGCGAGCTTCTTTCCCGTCCACGCCGGGAACAACATGTTGGCCGGAACTGTGATGCCGGTGCCGTTGCTGTCGTCACCGACCGCGTCGGATTTGTGACCTGTGACCGCTGCGACCTGCCTGGGCTGCGCCCCGACTTCCTTGGCCCACGCAAGGAACGTCTTGCGGAACACGTGCGGGTGCAGATCGTCAAGACCGGCTTTGCGTGCCCGCTCGCGTAGCGCCCGGTAGAGCCCATCCGGCGTCAGCTGATCACCGATTGCGGCGTTGCTGCTCGGACCGACACGTTGCCGTCCAAGCGAACGGAACAGACATCCCTTGGTGATGTCCCGCTCCTTGAGCCAGCGCATCCACGCGCGCAGTGCATGCGTCGTGACGGTGTCGAGGCGGATCGCGTGCTTCACGCCGCCTTTCTTGACAAACGTCAGGTGCGGAAGATCGATGTCGTCGAACTTGAGCTGGCACATCGAGAACCGCAGCATGCCGGTGCGAAGCCCGAGTGTGATGAGTGCATTGTCGCGCAGATCGCGTCCGCGCACCCCGTTGCAGGCACCGACGAGCTGCCGACCTTCGTCCCACGTCAGCGCACGCGCAGTCTCGTCGATCTCTTCTGTGTTCTCGGCGACCGGAAGCCGCAGCTTCAGTGCGTGATCCGCGAGATGTTTGTGGTGGGCGTTGACAGCCGCGTAACGAAGCGCCGTGAGCGCAACGTTCACGCTTTGCGGGCTGATCCGACGGCGCCGCATGTTCACGCACCATGACTTCACCAGTTCTTCGGTGACATCACGCGTAGGTGTGTCACCGACGAAGGCGAGGAACGCGCGAACATGCTGTAGGTAAAGTTCCTTGGTACGGGGCCGGAGATCGGAGCTGCGATCGACTGCGTTTTCGAGCGAGGTCATTTCTTGGTCTTTTTCGGCTTGCGGCGCACCTTCGGCGGTGGCTCCGGTGGCACAAGCGCTGTCTTCGTGCAGAACCGCATGTGCGTAGTCACGGCCCTGCGACGCAGGTCCGAGAACGCGCGACACTTCGGACACCCCCACTTGCGCGCACGCGGATCATAGATCAGCGACGCGTTCGTGAGAGGTACCGCGGTGGCTACCGTGGACGGCGCTGTGACGACGGGCGCTACAGCTTCGGTGAGCGAGATTCCAAAGCGATCTGCCAAGGGCTGCGTCAGCTCTTGCGCCAGCTCTCGCGCAAGGGCGTCGACGTGCCGTTGGAAGATGCTTTGGATGCGTTTAGGATCCGACATAGAAGTCGTTTCCGGGTGTCAACTGTACAGTCTTCATGTGGTCCCTAGGCGGCTCTCCGCTCTTGACATTGAGCATGGCTCTTGCTTTGCGACAAGTCAAGAGCTAGTTGTCAAGTGCGATCGCTCTTGCGATCGTGCTATTCACCGACGAGACGACGCCGATCGACGTGCGAGGGCACGAAGCGGCCATCACAAATCACAGCGCCCTGACGCGTCCAGATTCCGTCACAGATCGAATAGTCCTCACCGCGCGCGTTCTTGGGACGCTCCGAGTAGTCGTGCTCCATCTCGAACCACGGTCCCTTGCGCCAATGCTCGCGGAACCACTTGAGGTTCACGGCGATACACGCGCCGCCGATGCGCCAGACGTGAGTGAGTTTACCCGCGAGCTGATCGAGCGGAATCTGCGAACCGTCGCTGTGCTGCACGCAGACGCCTGTGTCGCCCACGCCGCGACCGCGCACGGGCGCGCCGATCAACGCGATACCGCTCTTGGCATACTCCGGCCCGGGAATCTCGATGGACTTCAGCACGTGCTTCTCGCCATCCCAGTGCGCGTACTGGCCACGGTCCGCGTCGCGGACCATCTGAATGATGTCGACGCCTGCGTCACCGATCGCGTCGCAAACGCCGTCCTGGCCGGTCGTGCGGTGGAACGTATCGGCATCGACCATGAGTACCCAGTCGCAACCCGCTTTCATCGCGTCGTAGACAATCGTGTTGCGGCACAAATCAATGCCGTTGACGTGGTACTCGCTGAACCACGCCAACTCGATCTTGTCGTGCGCTTGCCAGAGCGCTGCACCAACCCCGAGCCACATTGCCGCATGACCAACGTCGAGTTTGCTGCCGTACGCTGGCAGGCCGATTGCGAGCTTGATCACGTGAGTCCTTTCGCCTTGAGCTTGGTGAGAATGCCGACGTAGAGCCAGCGACGCTTGATGTCGCGCAGCGCGGGATTGTCGCCGCACGCAATCTCGATCAAGACTTCCATGATCGCGAACATCGCTTCGCCGGGATACTTTTCGGTGAGCGCACGGAGTTGCGCTTGGAGCACGGAAAGCTCAGGCGGCGTACTCACGACGAGATGCCTCGGCGAACCGCTTCAGCCGCCATACCCGCGCGTGTGGTCTTCTTGAGCTTGCGCGCGATGTTGCTGATGTGGAACTTCGTCGTGTGATTACTGATGCCGAGCTGATCCGCGATCAACTTGTTCGAGAGTCCGTCAGCCATCAGCCTCACGACATCGACTTCGCGCGGCGTGAGCGGGTGGAAGTTGTCGCCGTGGACCGCGTGTCGCGTATCGCTGACGAACATGTCGCCGCACCAGCAGCATGCAAGGTTCTCACCGCTACCGTGCAAACAGTGGTTCGGATAGCTGCCCTCGCCTTCAGGGCAAGCGCCACAGAACCGTTCGCCGTGCATGAACGCCATGTCGTTGGGGTCGTCGAAGCCGCGTGGGTTGGTCTTGTCGTCCAACATCAGTCGCTTTTCCTATCACGAGTTGCGATCGCGCGGGCGATCGGCAGCTCGGTCGGCCTGATCGGCCATGACTCGAACGCGTACGTGCGCGCGGGACCGCCGGAATCGAATCGCATGCAGGGTTCCCATCGCCAGCAGTCGCGCTCAGACGAGTGCGGCGTCGCCTCGATGAACCGCTCGCGCCACAGGCCACCGATCCAACGGCGATAGCCTTTGAAACGCCACGCGCCGAGAACGTAGAGCAGGTGCTGCAGTCGGGTCACAATTCATCCTTGTGTGCCGCGAGCCAATCCCGGCCGCTTGGCGTGATGCGCCAACCTGTCGACGTGTGCTCGATCAAACCGTGCCGAGCGAGTGAATCTTTCGTCGTCGTACGGAACGACCATGGGTTGTCACCTTGTGCGACGTACTCTAGGCACTGCCGCTGATTCTCAGTGAGCTTCACCGGTCCCAGCTCTCTCACATTGGGTAGCCATCGAGCAGCGATGTGTTGTACGTGCCACCCTGGTGTTCGCAGATCTCGCCCATCTTCATGGGCGGGCACAGTCCATCTGGCGCTTGCAGCATCCATCGACAGCGTTCTGCGAGTGCGCACGCCAACCGCTTCTTGCGGAGGCGCCCACGCATCAACGCGGCGACTGGAATCGTATCAGCCGCCGTACAGCGCTTCGTCCACCAGTGGCACGCCGCGGTTTGACAGTTCTCGTGAACGAAGCGCGACGTGCCCTCGACGACGGATGGACACTGTGGCTTCATGCGAGGTTCCTCGGCTTGCTCGCATTCGACGCTGTCTCGTAGCGCACCGCGATCTCGCGACACCGTACCGCGCGAGCAGTCCATGCCGCACGGTTCACGTGACCGTAGTTGTACTTCTGTGCAATGTGATCGCAGGTCTGTGCGTGCTCGCGCAACCCGAGAGCGATCAGTGCGTTGTCGTCGAGGTCCAGCATCGCACTACGACGGCTGCGCCTCTTCCACAGGCAAGTCCATCTCGATCGGCAGCTCGCCGACGAACAGCTCGAACAGCTTCATCTCGCGCTTCTCGTCCGGGGTCGAGATGTCCTGACGCCCGAGAAAACGCACGCGTACAGCCTCACCGCGTGTGAGCATCGCGGAATCGAACAGTTGGATCAGCTTGGTACCACTGATCATGAACGTGCCCTTGTACGGCACCGCGATGATCACGACGTCGTACTGACCGAAGGTGCCGTCGCGTTTGGTACGCCCTGCGTAGAAGCCGATCAGCTCCTCGCCGGTATCACTCGGCCGCCAGGTTGTGGGCGCGTGGATCTTGCGCCACTTCACGTTCTTGAGCTTGTCCGTGCTCGACATAACTTTCACACGATGCCGTGCGGGCACAGACAAGTCAAGAGCGTTGTCGCAGTCGTCGCAGTCGCAGCCGGGATCGCATCCAATCCAAGAACCGTTGGACCCGCGACGGTAACGCGGCGATCACGGCCATCGGCAGCGGTCGTGTATCGCCGCACAAGAAACCGTCGACGTCACGCTCATGAATCGTGTGACACGCCCGGCAGTAGCCCCAGCCCGACAGATCATCGGGCATGCTTGCAACCCGTGCCAGGTCGACAGTAGAACCACGTACCGTCGTAGTAGACGTGCGCGAACAGGTTCCGCGCGTAGCGCCGACGCTTGCAGCACCGTGCCCACAACTGCGATCGGCGGCGGTTCTGGATCGTCAACGTCGTGTGATCGAGCTGAACCCGGTAACGCGTTGCGGGCTGATCACGAGCACGGAAGATGTGGATCTCAGTCATTCGACAGGCACCACGTGCGCCAGCGATTGTAGATGCGCTGCCCGGACACGCACAACCAGACCGGTTGCGGGTCCACACGGATCGGACCGGCGACCTTCGAGCAGACGCGACACGCCTTCACGTGCCGACCCAACTCGTCATGCACCTCACTACCCTTCGTCACTTCACATGCGCTTTCGGTGGTCGTCGCCCAGCGTACTCGGTCGTCGCGAAGCTGACCTCAAAGTGCAGACCCGTCGGCTTGCGCGGGAACACCACGTTGCCGTAGTAGAAACCAATCTCGACGTCGTTTTCATCGAGCTGCAACGGACGATCCGGGATGCGATCGACTTGCGTCGCGATGTCGCGCAGCCACTGCGCGAACTCGTTCGTCGTCGTCGGCAGCGTCAAGTCCTTCGGGTCGCGGGCCAAGAGCGGCTGCGCCGCTGGTTCTGGCTCACACCAGTCGCCGCGCTCGATCGCGTCGTAGACCTCGCTACGGATCGTGTGACCGAACGTCTTGCGCATCCACGTAGCGATTTTCTGTGCGTCGCTCACAACTACTCCAGGTAGCTCGCCATGAGAAACGGAGTTGGATCCAGAAGCGACGGCGGCCGTTCGTCGTTCCAGTCGTATGCACTGCGTGTACCGTGCGCGTGCAGTTCGAGATGCAGCATCGATAGCGGATAGCCCTTGTCCTTGGTCAAGACCTGGACCACGGAGCCGATCATGTCGCCGCGTATGATGCGATCTCCGACGGTCACGCTGCTGCGAACCTCACCGTACACGACGACACCGCTGGTGCCCTCAACGAGCACCGCCTCGGTGTCGCGCCACCACGGCGACGGTGGATCGGCGCATGAGCCAGTGAACGGCATGACCAGCACGACCGTACCGGACTCGACTGCGAAGACCGACGTACCCGACGGGCAGTAGAGATCGACGCCTTCGTGTGTATGGTGTGTGCGCTTGACGCCGAAGGCGCCAAGATGCGGCGACAGTGGTAGGTGTGTCTGGTGCGGCTTGACAACGTGATCGCGGTCCGACGTCGGTACGAGCTGCAAGTCGATCGGCACGCGCCAGATCATGGCCGGTTCCGTTCCGTTATCAAGCGCTCTTGAAAAAACGGCACGTTCAGTTGCGCCTCGACGAGGCTGACAATTGCTGCTAGCTCGTCCGTATAGAAGTGGTGTGCTTTACCCTGTGCAGCGTGGATTTCGATACGTTGCTCCAACCAGACACAGCGCTTCGCGAGTGCGCGAATCATACCGCCAGGCGGCACCCGCTCGCGGTCACGTAGCGCCAGGCAGTAGTGATCGACAGGAAAACGGCTCACGGCTTGTAGTTCTCTTCCTGCTCGGGCGTGACGGGCGTGACCTTCGACGGATGAAACGTCTTGAGCATCATGCCGTAGTGATCGAGCCGAACTACCGATTGCATGTCACCGTGCTCGTCGAGCAACATGCCGACGAGCACACCGAACTGCGGCATGCCCGGACGATCCTCGACCATCACGCGCATCAGGCTCGGCGCGGTCAGAACACGGCCACGCTCATCGATGGCGACCATGTTCGGGTCGTTGTGCAGCGTAGTCGACGCACGCAGCGCAGCTTCGAGCGGTACAGGCACAGTCGTCTCCGGCATCCACTTGTGTCCTTGCGGTGCATCGAATGCGTGTACCTGTGATCCACGCGGCCGACCGCACGTGCAGATGTCATCAGCAGTCGGCGGTACGTAATCATGGTGCCGCGGACCCATCAGGTGCGTACCTGACTCGGGTGACTCGTTGCAAACCGCGCAGTAGTCACTGGTCTTGTAGTTGTCCATCACTCGCATCCTCTCGTTCGGTCTTCTTGAAGGCGGATAGCTTCGCACGGCCAACGAGCAACTCCTTCGCCAGCTCGACGTGTCCGGCTGTGTACGCGGCCTCGAACGCGTCACGGCGACGCTTCGGCGCTTTGCGCTCGGGGTCGAGTGCGTGTCGCAGCTTGATCATTTCTATATACGCCTCAGTGGGCTCGGTACCGTGAGCCACGTACGCTCGCGCAGCGGCACACGCCTCGGCAAACGGCCAGCCAGTACCACCCCACTTCTCGCGCCTCGCCGGGCCCGCACCGCTGGTGTCGCGCATATTGAGGCCCCAGTCCTTGCCGCCGTTGTGCGCGTTCGGGTAGACGTCAGCCCACCGAGCGAGACTGAAGTCCGCAGCGTGCACGTCAAGTGCAGGACCGTTGGCGTAGGCTTTCTCGTTGACGGTCAGCGCGACACCTTCGAAGATTTCAGTCACGCGACCGAGCACGCCGATCTCGCGCTGCAGCTGCTGCTCCTGCTTCGTCAGGTTTTGGATCTGACGCTTCAATGCCTCGTGTTCGTACTGAAGCGACTTGAGGTTCGGTAGCGCCTTGACGATCTCGGCGTTCTTCACTTGTCGAAATCTCCACGCCAGCGCCGGAACCGCATCGCGCCACCGTAGCCGATCAGCGTGCCGAGCGCGACGACGAGCACGCTGACAATCGCGCGCTCGAAGCCGTTCATCACACCGAGGAAGCAGACGAGGAACGAGATCAGGAACGAGATCCGGAACGGGCGATGCTTGAGCAGCTGTTCGAGCTTGTCATTCACTTTGCAGTTCCTTTGTGTTTGCGCCACTCGGCTTCGCCGGATCTCGTCGCGTGGATCTCGTGAACGTTCTGGTAGCTCGAACCGGCGACAAGACCGAGCTTGCCGAGGCGCTGGTACGCCTCCTCTTCGTCTTTGTCTTCGACGGGCCAACGAAACTTCTTGCTCTTGACGCTGCGTGCACCCTGCTCGACTAGCGAGCCGAGAAGTTTGACGGCGTCTTCGTCATCTGGCATGAGCCAGAACTTGATCGTGTCCGCGATCACCTTGCGTCCACAGGTTGGGCACGGCTTGATCGAACCGTCGTGCGAGTACGTGCGGTAGTGTTCGTCGGTCGCGACCGTCGCGGCTTCGCACTGACGACAGGTGATGTATTGAGCGCCATCGATCAAGTTCGCGTACTCGCGAAAATCGGCGTCGGCGTCAGCTCGACGTGAAGCGGCAGCGCGCATCTTCTCCTCGATTACCCAGCGCGGGGCCTTGTCAACAACCTCGTAGTCGATGCCGCTGTACTTGTCGGAGAAGCTGTACTCCTCGGTCAGCTCGCTGAGAACGCCTTCTTCGCAAACGTATTTTTCAGTCGCGTTGTCAGGAAGCCGCTTCCACTGCCATGCGCTGCGCCCCGACGAGAACTTGTGCTGGTACTTGAGCCACTTCATAGCGTTGCCCTTGTACGACACATGTTACTCTCGACTTATTCACGAGGCAACGGGATTCGCTGAAACGCGTGCGCCGTGAGATCGTCGTAGTGCGGCGAGCCCGGCATCGGACAGGTGCCTTCACACTGCTCCCAGTTGTCGCCGCTCACATGCCGACACTTCAGGCAACGACTGGTCGCGCCTCGGGCCTGCTGCATCTCGATGGTCGCGATCGCCACGTCGCGCGTGTATGACTTCGATGAAACACCCGCACCGATGGTCGAGTTGTTCTCGATTTCTTGCCGTTCACAGAAGAGGCAGATGTCACCGCTGCGCAGTGACAGCGGCCCGAGCTGACCGCAGGTGCACTTGTTGCTCACTTCGCAGCTCCGTTCAGGTGCACTTGCACCGCTGCGTCGCGCGCAATTTCAGCACGCCAATCGGTGAACTCGAACTTGCAAACGGCGCAGCGGCCCATATCGACGATCGCGGTCAGCTCGACGATCTCGGGCTCGACGCCGTAGATGGCCCCGTAGCCGACCGGCGCGCCGTACGGGAACTTCTCTTCTTCACGCCGCCACGTGACACTGTCCTCGACGCCGCACTCGGGACACGTCGTTGACGGCTTGTGCCCGCCTGGACATGACTCGACACCAAGCCGTGGGACGCCTTCAGCCTTCCAGCGCGAGTGCGCGCGTACCGAGCCGTCAGGACGTGTCGAGGCAGGCTCGCCGCAGATCAGGCACGGCTTCTCGGGGCCGATCTCCAGGCCGTTGGCGTCCTTCACGGTTTCACGTCCAACATCATTTCCACAAACCCGCCGATCGCGCCTGTGATCGCTGCGTCGACACGACCGTCTTGGATGTCGCCGAACGGGTTCTTGTAGCGCATGAAACCGAGGTCCGTCCACGTACCGTCAGCGCGTTGCTGCACGACCGTAGCCTCGTTGCGCAGCCAGGGCTCACGGTGTTCGAGGATCAGCTTCGCGGCGAGGATTTCTTCCTCAGGTGGCAGATCTGTCGCGTGGAAGTGCAACACGAACCGCTCGTCCATGTCGTAGCAGATCTTACCGAGCCGTCCGGCGGTCGGACTGTTGCGGTGCGCGAGCAGATAGCGGTGACCTGACATCCCACCCGTCACGCTGATCGCGCGGTGCTCGGCCCAGTCAGCGTGTTCCTGCTCGTTGAGGAAGGCCAGCAGCACGTCGCGCGCGGGCGCGATTGCACCTGGCTCACAGCGCGGACAGCACGGCGTCGGACGCGACACGCTGACAGCCTTGGCCTCTTTGTCGTTCTCGGCCTTCGCGACGAGCGTTGTGAGCCCGTCAGCCTCGGCGACTTCGAGCTTGCCGTTCTTGAAGCTGACCGCCGTTAGCGTGCGGTCTTTGGGCTTGACGATCTTGACGAGCGCGGGACCGGCCTTGGTCAGCGGCGTCTTCAACTCGATCGTCCGCGTATCGATGATGTCATCGGCCGCGAACGGCTCGGCGGTCCAACCCTTCTTGCGCGCTTGCTTCATGAACACGGCGAGCAGTTGCTTCTCGTGCGGTGTCGGCTCCATGACGAGCAACTTCGACGTGTTCGCGTCGTCGCCTGCGACGAGTCGAAAGTCGCCGTTCCAGCTCGGAATGAACCAGGTTTTCATACGATCGTGACTCCGTTCGAGCTGTGCGCATCGCGCAGTGCCTGTTCGTGGTTCTCGTGCATCACGTTGCGTGGATCAGTGCCACATACCTCGCAGGTCTCAGACGGCGGACCCGCAAAGCGGTCGGTAACGCGCGTGACGAACGGATGCGCCGAGCCGCGGTCAGCGGCCCGCCGGATCTTACGGCACCGGAAGCACGCTGAGCCGCCGCGCGGATCAGGGTCTTTGATGCACGCCGCGCAGAGCGGCGGGTCGTCGACAAGTTTCTTCTCGATAGCGCCTGCACGACCACCGACCGGTTCGAGGAACCGCGCTTCAGTGCCGCGCAGGAAACCGAGATGGTAGTCGCTGTTCTCATCGCCGTACTCCGGCGGGCGATCGACCTTGCCGTCGGCGTAGCCGTGATCGAAGCTGCCATGCGGAACATCGATCGCGTGCGCGATCGGCTTGTTGCTGAGCAGCTCGCGACCGAACAGCTTGATCTCCAGCTCGGTAGCAACGTCCGTCATGCCGTTGCGGCGTGCCTCGGCGAGCGCATGCACGAGCGCCTTCGGGTCCTCGACCGGCAGTGACTGTGGCGGCTTGAGCGTCGCCATCAGCTCGCGCAGGATACGTGCACCGAACGTCTCAGACGCCTGCGCTTGTACCGCAGGTGCATCGGGCTCCAGCTCGCCGAGCGACTCGATGGGACCGTTGTTGTCGGCGATCAACTTGACCGTGTCACCGACGCCGCCTGTCGCTGCCGTCGCTGCGGCGCACATGTCCTTGGCGGCGATCGCGAGGTCGTAGACGTGGCGCGCGACGTTGATGTCGAACGGTTTGCCGTCTGCTTCGAGGGCGGCACGGATTTCGTTGCGGAGTGCTTCGGCCAGTGCAAGCGACATTCGATTCCTTTCGTAGCCACGTAGCGCGAGATCGCGCTGACGTTGGTAGCGATGCAGACGGTTCTCGAACTCGGTGTTCGGATACGGTGTGACGATCGGGGCGGTCACGGCTTCGCAGGCGCTGGGGCGTTGAGCAGCGCACGCAGCTCCGGCGGCAACATTGCACGTCGCAGCGCCGAGAATGCAGCTTCGATTGCTGCTGCTTCGGTTTCACCGTCGCCGGTCAACGCACCTTGCTCGTGGTTGAAAATGACGACCGTACGTCGGGGACCGTCTGGGTCGATGAACAGCGTCATGCTCGTGATGCCAAGCATCTTGCGCTGTACAGCTAGTTCACCGAGCGTCGTCAGCTCGGTGATAGGCTGCGGCTGCGGGTCGCACTTCAGGTGCTCAGCAGCTGCAGCTGCAAGCGCTTCGCGAGGATCGAACGGACTAACCGGCATTGGCCCAAGCGGGTCACGCCAACCGCACGTGCACGTGACGATCGCTTTGCCGCTCAGGAGACGGTTGTAACTGAACTGTGGTGTCGTGTTCATGTAGTCCTCAGCATTTCACGCGGCACGATGAAGACCAACTTTTCGCTCGCGTACTCCCAGCCGTTGTCGTCGCAATCGTAGATCTGGACGCGGCTGCCCACGACGACCTTCGCGACACCGATCGGGTTGCCGTCCTCGAACACGATGTCACCGATTTGAAGCTCCGATGCAAACCGAACGTGCTGTACCAGCTTCGACGCGAACTCTTTCTTGGACCAGTTGACGCTCACGGTGCCACTGCCAGCGGTACGTGTAAGTCGTCTGGCCCTCCAGCGATCGCAAACGGCGCACACGCGAACGCATCCGGCGAACGCAAACTGACGCCACACGCCAGACCATCCTCAGTGGTGCCCGGCGCGGACATAATTTCGCGCCAAGCGCTGGATCCGTAGATGCGAACGCATACGCACGCGCGGCCGTCACCGAATACGAGTGCGAGAGCGTCAACAGGCAGTGGATTGCCTGCGCTCTTGGCGAGTTCTTGATCGTAAGCACTGAGTGTCAGCATCGACGACGGCGGGCGCCGTGTCAGCATCACTACCTGGATTGCTGCATACTTGTTCTCGTCGCTGGCATCGGAATTCGCGATGATCGCTGCGAGCTTGTCGAGGATGGTCAGGTCGCCCGTCATCGTGCGTTCCTTTCTGCTTTCCGCGCCGCTTCAGTGCCCGCCGGATACGGATTCGCGTGCGGCAAGCCGAACGCTTTCAGAACGATCTTGGCCGGTGTCGTCGACAGCATCAGACTGCTACCGTCGCGCAACTGCACGCGCAACTCCCACGGTTTCGATCCGGACGCGCACGAGCCTTTGTTCGGGTCGATCCAGTCCATCGCAACGATCATCGACTTGCGAATGAACAGCTGCCCGAGGTCGAAGAACTCGTCGGCGGATTGCGATCGCGGTTGAACGATTTCTGCTTCGCCGGTCACGTCCAGCAACAGACGCCGCAACCACGCTGCGTCGGAGTCGCCGTTGTTGCGAGCGCGACGTTTGACTTCGCGCGCTGCGCCAGCGGGCACACGCGTCTGGAGCAGAACGTCTTTGCTCATCACAATTTTGCCGCTCACGACTGCGCTCCCAGCGTCACGTAGCCGCCTGTTTTGGCGTTCAGATCGAAATTCGCATCGATGAAGTTGATGACCTCGTCGGGATCGATGCTGTGATTGAACACGATGTTCGGGCCGTGCTGATCGAGCATCACGCAGCTGAGATTGCCGAACTTCTTGAGGCCGCGCGACGTGTTCTGGCCGCATTGGTGCGAACCGCACTCGTATTCGCGTTGCGAGACGACGGGGATGTCACTAAGTGATGGGAGATCCCACGTCTGACGCAGTGGACAGTGGAAGTGCACGATACAGTCGTACTCGGGGTGCTCCGAGAACACGATGCGCTGGCTCTGACCGCCTACGCTCGGTTTTGCGCCGTACGCGAGCACGGTGTCGGGACCGTCGGTCTTGATCCGGACGAGGCCGAGCTTGTGCAGGTCGTTGAAGTTGGTCTTGCGCTGCGACGTCAGGAACTCGTTGTCGGAGATCTTGACCGCGAAGTGGCCAACCGTCGCACCGCGGAACGGCTTGTACGCGTTCTTCTCGATGCAGTGGTTGACGATGCGACGCAGCGACGCGGGGACCAAATTGCTCGTCCACGACACAGGCTCGCCCGCAATCACAGTACTGCGCGTGAACGTCAGGTGCGAACGCAGTTTTGTCATGTCGACCAGCTCACGCAATACCGTCTCGCGATCGCGCGTGACGTGGTAGCGCGCCTCCTCGGGCGTGATGATCATGTTGACGCGCGTCTTGAGGTCGTTTGCGAGCACGAGGTTGCAGCTCGCGCCCTTGAGCAGGTTCAGACCGGCGATGTACTGCTCGTCTTCGGTCGCGCCACTCGTCGTCTTGAACCCGACGAGGAAGATGTCCTTGCGACCGTCACGACCCATCGGGATGATCTTCTTGGCAGGAACGAGTGCCAGATGCAGCGATGGCTCACCGAGCGTATCGGCCGAGTCATACTCGCCGAGCGGTAGACGCTCATGCTCGGACGTCTTCAGCCGCGGCGCATCCTTGCCGAGTGCGTGCTTGACGTGTCGAATGTACGGCATGTCGTCGCGCATCTCTTCGACAGTACGCGTCGCTTCGACGACATCGAAGTCGCACAGCGCGACCGGCATGAAGATGATCTTCGTCGACGCATCCGCCTTGAGCTTGTTGATCAGCTGCTCGACGTCGTCGTTGGTTTCGAGCTTGTTACCGCCTGCCATCCGCGTGCGGTGCAGCAACGCATCGAGAGTCGGCATCTGTTCGGCGCACAGCCGCGCAAGCGCACGACCCGTGTTGCCGTAGGCGCGGGCCGTGAGCCCGAGATGCGGCGTGATGTGACTGATCGTACCACCCGAGATGATGTGGATCTTCTTGCTGTCGCTCATGCGATCTACCTACCTACCCCACGCTAGCGCGCGATCTACGACAAGTCAAGAGTATCGTCTCAATAGCGGCCTTCGACGAGCTTCGACAGATCCCAGTGCGCCACGACGTCTTCGATCATGTCGACGCAGGACTTGTAGTCCGTGATACTTGAGCCCGGGAAGTTCATGCCCGAGCGCATCCCGAGCAGGTCGCTCTCGTCAGCAGCAAACGAGATCTCGTAGCGCCCCCACGTCTCTTTCGGTGCTCGGCGTGTCATCAGCAACGCCTCGATCGCGGCGTACTTGTTCTCGACGGTGGCGTCGCGATTCTCGGCCAGGGCCGTCAACTGATCGAGAATCTTTAGGTCGGGCTCCGATGTCATGCGCTCGAATGTGTACTGGACGCGGCCTGCCATCGCATCGGCGTTCAGATACGTCCGTCCGAACAACCCGCGGCGCGAAGTCGAACCGCTTGCTTTGATCACAGGAGCGATCTCGCGGTAGCACCGCCGCACGAACTCACGCCATGCTGCTTCGACGACGTGCACCTGACATTCGAAGTAACCTTCGAGGTCACGCTCCAGCCATACGCCACCCATGCGACCCGCGATCAGCGGCATGAGCCGACACAAATCGTAGACCACACGGTGTCGCGTCCAGCGACCGCGTGCATCGAACAGGTCTGGAATCTCGTCGCTCTCGCCGGTTTCGCGCTTGTATGCCTCGCGTACGACGTCGTACTTGGGCTCGGTACGGAACGCGTGGAACGCTTCAGCAAGATGCTTGCGCAGATCGTGGAAAACACCGATGCCGAGGACTTTGTCCGGGATCGCATCGTTGTACTCGTAGTAGTCCGCGATCGCGTGTACGAGCACCAGCTCACCAGGACTCGCGTGATAGTCACGGCCGTTATCGGGCGGCACCGTCGTCTTGCCTGTCACGAGAAACTTCCGCAACGCAGCGACAAGCTGCGTCTTCGTCGAGATGTCGTTGTCGGTAACGACGAACATGCCAGCTGGAAGGTTATCGGCCACGTTGCATCTCCGCGAGTAGCATCGACGTCATCTCGTTCGAGATGTCCGTGCGCGCGGGACCTTGCTCGTAGTTGCGCGCGATGAAGATGTGCGTGTCGATCAACTGCACCTGCGGTATCCGTCCCGGACAGTACACGTCGAGGATAAACCGCTTCGGCGCGATCGGATCATGCCAGCGGTACATGAGCCAGCTGTGCTCGATCGCACCGAGCTGACCGTCAACGAGTACGAGGGTCGCGTTCGCCTTGACGAGCTTGTACAGGTTGAGATCCATGAGTGCTGCCCATGCAGCACGCGCCAGCTCGTGGCAGCGCACTTCATCGAGGTGCCGATCGCTCACGCGATCGACCAAATCGACAGCGTCGGCCCAGACCGCCATCGCGGTCTCGTGGAAGATGTTACGGGACGCATAGCTCCTCACAGCAGATTCATCCTTTCAGCGAGCTTGGCCAGCAAGTGGCACGCGTCGGCGCGACACTCACGTGGCATGTCGAACAGGTCCGTGCAATCTTCGTCTTCGAGTACAACGAGACGCCACCGACCGCGCCGACCGCTCCACGCGAGCTTGCCCCACGGCGGGAACGGAACATCGACAGGGTAGCCTGTCGGCCGACGCGTATAGAACAGTTCCTGCGTCTCGCGCAAAAGCCGCCCGATTTCGTCGTCGAGCTGATCCAACGTGCGGGCGCTCTCGAACAGTTCACGCACGACCTCGTGCAACGGCAGGGCACCGGGCGACGGAACATACGGCTCGATCTTGCGCCCGTGCCGCTCTCTAGCCACGAACGCCTCCGGCGGCAGCGTTTGGCTTACTGGCCTGTCGATAGAACACGATGATCGTCAAGCAATGAAAAGCGCGATCGGACGACTGCCGGACCTCGAAGCGCGAGATCTCGACGTCGTTCGCTGCGATCCAATCGGTGATCCGCTCGCCGAGTACTTCGCGGTCACGGTACAGCGACGCGGAGAAAACTTTCAGGCTATCGAACGTGTTCATTCCCAACTCCTACGTGCGCGAGAAACCGGCCTCGCGCTTCGCCTTCACCCTGTTATCCAACGGAATGAACTCGATGTAGTAACTTCCTGCATCGCAGATCGCGTCGTAGACCTCCTTGACAGCGCGCGGACCGATTCCACCAGCGATCTGCTGGTAGGGCAGGTTCGACAGCCAGAAGATCTGCTCGGCCGTCGCCTTGGTACTGTCTCGTTGACCGAGCAGCCCACCGACGAGGATCGCCACGTCCTTGCTGAGCTTGAGCTTGAATCGCTTGTCCTTTGCCTTCGGCTCGGGTGCCGGTCGGTGGATGTGTATTGCTGCACGCCATGCGTTGCCGCCTTCGTCGTACGGCCAGCGTTCGGGCTCGAACAGGATGCATTCGTCGTTCGCGCCCAGGAAGTCATGCTCGCACTGCAGCATCTGGCAGTGCTTGCAGCGGACGGTTGTCTCGTCGGTCTCGTAGTCCGCGAACAGGTACGGCGTGTGCGCCTCGAACACCCACCGTGTCGGGTCGATGACCATGGAATGCGACTCGACCCAGATCCAGCCGTGCGGGATGAACGGCAACGTGCGTTTGCGATCTGCGAAGTGGCTACGCGGCGACACGGGCCCAAGCCAGTGGCCGTAGACGGCCTCGCCGCCGAGCCCGCGCTTGCGCGACACGAGACCTGCCTTGACGATCTTGCACGAGATCTCGTAGCAGCGCGCGGTCCACGAACTTGCAGGCTCGCCGATCGCCTTTTCGCATTCGGCCAGCGTCGGGATCTTCACTTGGATCTCCGACGTTGCGTCGGGCGGCGTTTCGCGGGCCGCCGCGAGCCCGACGGTAGAACAGTACGAACCGTCCCGTCGGCGGCGACAACCATAAGCGCGACCTCGCCCTTGCGCGGACCGTAGTGCACGACGAAACCCCAGATGCTTTGATTCTCATCGGGGACATTCTCGACGTGGTAGGCGCTGCAGCTGACAGCGACCTTGAGCACTTGTTCGGCGTTGGGCATCGGTCCCCAGCGCTCGATGAAACGTTCCAGCGCATGCTTGCCGTACCGCATCGGCGGCTTTGGCGGCTGTTTCTCTTTCGTCGCGAGGAACGCCTTCGCGGACCCAACACGCCACCCAGCAGCTTCAAGTTTCTGACGCTTCGCTTTCTCCATCACGCTCTCCGTTGACGCTGACGTGTGATGGCGCGTGGTAATTCAGCAGCGTTCGACGCGCGATTCTCACAATCCCAGCGTGCTTGACGCTCTTCGAGATCGCACGTGCACAACTCGCATTCGACGTACTCGTACGCGCACCACGATTCGTGATTGTAGGGCCGCTCCATCACGCGCCTTCCTTGAGCATTTTCGCTGCACACCCGCCACAAATTTCACCCCAGCCTGCAACCTCAGGCGTCTGGAACGTGTACTTCATCGCGCACATCATTCGACTGAAGTTTTGCAGTCGCCACGTCGGACGCTGCGAGACGTCTTCACCGCAACGCAGGCACGCCGACAAGCCGTAGCGCGTGACGATCTCGTACGCGAGTGCCCAGTCGCATGCGAGCGCCGCGGCTTGAATCGCTTCGCGGATCTCGCGCTCTTCTGTGCCGTCGTCGATCTCGGTGAGAGTCGCACCGATCGGCGCGGGTGTCGAAACGAGCAAGACCTTCGACGTCGTCTTGCCATCCTCGATCCAATAGATCTGCTTCGTGTTCAACACGCGCGGCAGTGCACCCGTATCGAACACGAACGTCTTCATTGGGTCAGTAGCTTTTCGATTTCGTCGCGCCGTTTGATGTCTGCAATGTGTTCGCTCAGCGAGCGTGCGTAACGTTCGTACGTGACTTGCCTAGCGTGCTTGCGCAGCCGTTCCTTGACGGCCAACAGCTCGCGCGTGAGTTGCTGCCGCACCTTGTCGCTGAGGCGTTTCTTCGGCATCTAGTTCAGCTCGGGCTCTGGTGTGTCACCGAACGTCGTGTCCCAGTTCTTGTTCCAAGTGCGTGCGCTGGTCCAACCGAACGTCTTGGACGAGGCCAAAACGCGGTCAGCGTCCGGTGCGTCGTAGATGAGTGCCGCATCCGTGATCGGACGGATGTTGGTTACGTGCATCCCACCGCGATCGCACGCGGTCAGTTCGATCTCGGCTCCGATGATCTTCGGGTTCTTCTCGTCACTCACGGCCACACTCCCATCTGCTTCAGCTGCGTGCCTGCATTGCTCTCGGACAGATTGCCGTGAACGTGCGCGATCGCCAAGGCTTCGATCGCTTCAAGGAGCACGAGATCCTTGCGAGCACGTTCGATGATCAGCGCGAGCAGGTGATACCCCGACCAGTAGTACTGTTCGTTGCCGTTCGCAAGGCTGTGCGCGATGGACTGGAACCGCACCGCTGCACCGAACGCCCAACCATCCTGCCCCCGAATGAAGAATGTGTGGTGCACCGAGTCGGTGAACGTGTCGAGCTTCAGCCGTTCGAGGAACTTCTTGAAGCCTGCGCCAACCTCCGTCGCAGCATCGCGATGTGGCTGCCAGAGACCGTCGTGACGACGCTCGGCGCCGCAGTCGCACGTTGTCCGATCGACGGACATCGAACCGCGTGCGTCATCGGATGCATTGACGTTGCACCAGCTTTCGTGCACGAGGTTCACGGTTGCTTCACGATCCACGCACCGAGCACGTCGTAGCCGATCTCGGTGTCGTTCAGGTCGGGCAGCGCCATCTTGACGCGATCCAGGCCCGTGCCGCCGAACACCGAACGTTCTACGAGCGACACGAGCCCATCACGTGTCAGACCCTTGGGATGCTGCCGCTTGTAGTTCTTGAGCGCGGCACCGCCGGGATTCGCTTCGGTGAGGCCCTGGAACCGCATCATCTCGCGTTGCGTGATCACGAGCGCACCTGCGCACTCGTGCGTGACCTCGCGATCAGCGAGTGCCTCGTAGCCTGCGAACTCGGCCATGCGCGGGTCCGTCGGGTGGCACGACATACGTGCGCCAGAACGCAAGCCGCGCCAGAGGCGCGCGAGATTCGCCTTGGTGTAGAACTTGTGCGGGTCGGGCTTGCTGCCCTGGTTCGCGAGGCGCCACGGGCACGAGCTGCACGGCTTGGGGCACGCACTCTTGACCTCGACGATCTGCGGTTCGACGTTCGTTGCCATGTTTCACCGACCGCCGACGAGGTCCACGATAAGATCCACCGCGACCTCGTCAGGCACTTCCTGACAGTGCAACGGTTCTTCGAACTCGATGCAGTACGTGTCGAAACGTCCGACACGCTCACCGAATGCTTTGATGGTATAGCGCTGCCCGCGCCACATCACACGGTCGCCGACCTTGATGGATTTGCCTGTGCTGTCTTGTGGCATTACTTGTCCTTCGTGACGGCGTCCGGTGCCGGTGCGGTCTTCTGTTTTACACTTTTCTTGGTACGGCTCACGATTTCTCCTTATCTCGCTGGTCGATGACGTTCTGATCGTCGGTGGCGACGCGGGGCTCGGCGCTCGCGGCGAGCATCTTGGGCAACCTGCCGTCGGCGATTGCTTCGAGACCGGCAGCGTGCAGCACGTGCATCGCGAAGCTCTCGATCTCGGTCTTCGCCGACGTAACGACCTTTTCCGTTGCCGCATCGAACTGCTCCAGCACGTACGGTGCGTTCGACGTCATCTGTTGGATCATCACGTCCAGCTCGATCTTGAGCTGCTGCTTGGCCTTGTCGGACAGCTTAGCGGTCAGCTTCTCAATCTCGGCGCGGCGTTCCTTCATGACCTTGATCATGTCTTTGAGGTCAGCCCCGAAGCGGTTCTTGACGCGCTCGACTTCGGTTTCGATGTTGGGCGGATCTTCGATCCAGCCGTTGTTGAATCGGATGGTGCACGGCGTATGACCGGAGTTGATCGATGTGATCGCTTCGGCGAACTGTGCTGCTGACAACTCGATCTCGAAGATTGTTGCCGCCGTCGAGTGGTACCAATCGTGGTTCAGCTCGTGCTTCATGTAACCCGGATTCACCGTCAAGGTGATGGTTCCGTGGTGTGACTTCAGCGAGCTGCCGAACAGTCGCTTCGCGTGCGTGCTCATGCTGCGACCAATCGTCAGCATCCCGTACGACGGGTGTTCGTGCTGCTCGGGCTTGGGTGGGTTCTTCAGGTTGCTCATGACGTGACTTCTTGGAGCGCGATCACTCCAGCGGTGTTGTTACCCATCTCGCGCATGTAGCGCGCAGTCTCTTCGGGCGAGAGTACGCGGCCGTCGATTGCGAGCTGCACACGGTGCACAGCAAAGCACTGCTGCACGGACTCGCGAATTATCGTCGGCAACGTGTCGAGGTCGAGCTGAACGCGGATCGGCCGGGACATCAGCGATCCGACTCGATCAGGACTTGACCGATCTTGTGGAGGCTGTACTCGCGCGACGTACGTGGATGATTCCGGATCGTCCCCGGGCCATCGTGCTCGTGTTCGTGTAGCTTGATCAGCTCTTCGAGCGTCATGTCGAGCCCAACACACGACGCGTGCTGCGAGATAATGTGCCCCCACAGCACAAGGCGATCCTCGGTGCGCAGCGCTTCCGCGTGACGGCGAATGACGCGCTCGTTGACTGTGTCGATCAAACCGTCCTCGATCGTGACGTCGACGAGGTGCTGCGAGAAATGCGTAGTAAGCTGCGAAGCGAAGCCGGGTGGGAGCGACTCAGCTTGGATGGATACAGCTGCACAAGTAGCTAACCGGACCGGCACTTCGACGACGAGCCGCTCACCACTTTCGAGTCGAACCTTCACGGCCAGTCCTTCGGATCGACCGGCACAGCGCGGTAGCTGAACGTCGCACCGCCCAGGTCATCGACGTACGCACGCTCCTGCGCTGCCCACTTCCGTGCTTGAATCTCCGGCGGGTCCGACGCCTTCATCGGCTGATGATCCAGCGCGCCTTGCAGAATGCTCTCGATGATTTCCACCAACATGTTGAACCCTTGACGTCTCACAGACCCAGACTATTCAAAGCAAGAGTAAGTTGTCAAGGGTTACGAAAAAACCGACAACCCGATCCCGCGCCTAGCCAGCCGCGTAGCTCGCCCTTCGCGTCTTCACGTCCGCGATCGAATGCGTACTTGGTTTCGTTATCGACGGTCTTTTGAATGCTGCCGAGCAACGCCAAAAGACCGCCGCTGCCCATGTACTTGGCGTAATGCTCGATGATCGCATCCGCGATCGTATCGAACAGGAGCGTGTAATCGATTTCGGCCCCGAGCTTGTAGTCCTTCGCGAGCAGCGCCGCCTCGGCCGCTTCACGACGTTTCCGCGCGTCTGCGACACGCTCGACAACCGCGTCGTCTTTCTTCTTGTCGCGTTGCCGTCCGTAGAACTTGTCGTGAAGTGCTTGCATCAGCGGTCTATGCGCGATGTCCTCGTCGACGGTGATTTCAACCAGCTCACCGAACTTGAGCACGACGATCTGGGATGTCCCGCCGCGGTGACTTGCGTTTCCCCAGTTCAGCTCGCGGTTGTCGTGCTTGGCGATGAGCATCGTGCTGCCGCTCGTGTGATCACCGACTTCCAGTCCAAGACGATCTAGTCGAACGCGGTGCGATGTCACGTTAGTGCTCCGTCGGCGCGACGGCCCGCACGTGCGCCATGTGCAGCACCATCAGCTCCTCGCCGTCGGTCGCGTCCGTGATGGGTGGTTCGTAGCCACACGAGCAGCGCATCGTTCCCGGTACACCGACCCCGGAACGCTTCGACGTCACGATCTGAAGCCGGTGTGCTGCCTTCGCCGCGTCCAGCAACTCCTGTTGCCGCTTCGCTTCGAGGCGCTCACGCAGCTTCATGACAGTTTGGTCTGCGTGCTCGACGGGATAGCTTTGGCGTTCTATTGTTGGGCCGCCGTTGACGTACGCTGCTGCCCAAACTGCTAGCTCCAGCGGCGTCATGTTCGTGCGCTCGTGGTGTTTCACAGGTCGGCCTCGTCGATGAACACGCTGTAGGTGATCTTCTTGGCCAGGCACGCCAGGTACTTGCGTGCGTAGCGATCCTCTTCGGGCGTTGCAGCTGCTGCCGGGCGCACCGTAACAACGGCTGCACGTTCGACAGCGACACGTGCCAGTGCGGCAGCGGCTTTCCGCAATTCCAGTTTTCGTTCGTTCGTGATCATGCCCCGACAGCACCCTTCCGCGCGAGCAGCGATCGCGCTCCGTTGTTCTCACGTGCCGCAAGCAGCGCGCTCGCAGCCAGCAGTTCATTGTCGGTCGCGCGCAGTAGGTGCGGTGTCGGCGGTCGATCGCCTTCGAGCAGCGTGAATTCAGCCAACAGCCGGTCGCGGAGCGACGACGAGTAGCCGTACGCGTCTGCGTGCAGAACGCGGCACGCCGCGGCCGCAAGTTGGCTTACGTCTCGGTCGCCACCTCGCGTGCGCTTCTTGTCCCAGTACGCGGCAGCGGCCCGCCCGACGTCACCGTACGGCTGCAACGCTGCGATGGCACCGTCGAGCGGATTGGCGGTGTCGTCCTTGCGTCCGCGGCGCGGACGATTTTCGGTGTGGCGCAGGAGTGTCGTGCGGCCGTACCAGACCGCGACACGACCATCGGGTGCTGCGATAATCACGACCGATTCGACATTCGGGCCGAAGCGTGTCTCGCCGACCTCACAGTGCTGCCGCCATCCCTGGTGTCGAATCGCGTACACGGCCCACTCGCGGAAGTCGCGTTCCTCGTAGTCGACTTGGCCTTTGGCGGCAGCTACCGGGCGCGGCTTGACGATCTTGATCTCGATCGCGGGCATCATGGCCAGTTCGGTCCCAACCAGCCATGCTGCGCACGTTCACGTACCAGCTCACGCACACGAGCAGCCTCAGCGATCAGCTCCTCGTGCTTGAACGGTACGCCATCGGCCGACAGATCCTCAGGCTTGACCCACAGCGCCTTCTCGGCGCGCGGCGAGAACAAGCTCGGGCCTTTGATCTCGTGCAGCCCGTCGCCCTGGAGGCGCACACACGCGGCGAAGAAACTGACTTCGACTGCTGCAACGGTAAAACCGTCGGCGCAGAGATCGATGTTCCCCGTCGGCCACGCGTCGATGGCCAGACTGATACCCGAGGGCGTTGTGACTGTGAGGTGCATGATCAATCGCTCGAATCGTAGGTGGTGGTGAACTTGTACGCGTTGTTCATTTGCACGTAGCCGCGTACGCCGGTCCAGCCGGGGCAATTGTCGCTCTCCAACCAACGGCACCAGGCCTTCAGCTGATCGTCAGTAAGTTTGGCGGCGAACGTCATCGTGCGTTCATAGTCGTTGATGCCGCGGCGCGGGATCGACGTGTGCGCGTTGTGCGTCCAGCCGCTGTCTTCGACGACCTTCACATCTTGGGGTTTCTCAGCCATAGCTAGTCCGCTACCGTGTCGAGAATCTCAACGACCTTCCACCCGAACTTGCGTTCCCAACGATCCTCGGCGAGGTTCGGCTTGGGGTCGCGGTGAAACTTCGACAGCGTCACGCGACGCTTTGGGTAGCCGTCGAGCGGACGTTCGACGAATCGAATTTCCTCTTCCTTTGTCGGCCACGACTGCGTGTAGCGCAGCATGTCGAACGGAAAGTCCTCTTCGCCTTCGACGACGTAATCGGTACGGTACTGCACACCGAGGTAACCGTCGTCGAAGCGCTTCTGCAGGTCCGTCGACAAAGCACTGAGCGCCTCGCGTGCGCTGAGACTTTCATCGTGACGCAACCGTTCGATCATTTCCAAGATGTCAGACGCGGTCGTGGTCGCCATGACTACCGCGCTCCCTTCACCTTCAAACGCGGCTTGCGTTTGATCGTGACGATGTATTCGCCGCCTAGGACGCGGAACTGTTGCAGCATCAGCGTAGCGTCGATCTTGCGCACCAACGCGTCACGTTTGTCGACGTGCGCTGAATCGATCACGAACGCGAACATGATCGTTTGTGACTTCGCCATGGCTAGCTCTTCCTCGGATAGCCGAGCAGGTCGGTGATCTGGATCTCGACCGTCCGGTACTTGACCACCGCAAGGTCCATCAGGTGACGCAGTTCGCGAGCCTGCTTGAGCAGTTGGGGATCAAGGTCGCGTGCACGCAACTCCAGCTCAGCAAGTGCCTGCAGCAACGTATCGCTGACGTTGAAGCCGATCTTGCGTGCCTCGTGGGTCTTGCGTGTCGCATTCGCCAGCGCTTCGCCGACGTTGCCCTCGGTGACGAGCCAAACCGCGTAGAACGGATCGATCATCGTCCGCATCGCGATGTCGTTCGGCAGCTCGGGCATCTTGTACTTCGCCAGTTCGCGATCACGCTTCGAGCCGTGGAAGTCGGCGCGGTGCGTTGTCGACGGACACAGCGAGCACTTGCGCTTCTTTTTTTGGACGCTCACAGCTTCTCCTTGAACCGACGATACGCAAACACGACGTCCGCGACCGGGCCGCCGCAGACGTCTGGCGCTGCGTCACCGGCCTCAGCGACGCGGAGACTGTGATCAGCAGACAGCATGTTCAACGCGTTGATCAGATCGAAGTACAGAAACTCCGGTGTCACCCCGACGCGCAAGATCGCCAGCACGCCGTCACACGCCCGCGAGATCGCCTCGGCTTCGCGCGTAGCCTTGCCGTCGTGATCTGCATTGCCAAGGAACAGGTTGTGGTCGCGGTCACCGACGAGCTGCGCGAGCAGCTCGAACGCTTTGCGCACGCTGTAGGCTGCCGACTCTGGGATCGGCGGGATGTCGTCCGCGCTCGCTGGCGCGAGCATGTCGCCGACGATGCACGGCACGCGGCGCTGCGGCTCGGTATGCCGAAAGTCGCTGCCGAAGCCGTGTGGCGCGGGGTGCTTGTCCTTGGGACCTAGCTCAAACTTTTTCATTGTCCGTGCTCCTTTGCCCACTGAATCTGTTCGTCGAGCGCTGCGAGCTTGAGGTCGAAATCCTCGCGCAGGTCGGCGAGCCACGTGCGGGCCTGCTCCACGTCCAGCTGCTCGACACCATCCTCGATCGCTTCGAGCACAGCGTCACGCAACTGGTGACGCTTCTCTTCCAGCAGCTTCGCCAGCTGCTTGTCGAGGTCGGCCACCGTCGTCTTGCGGGCGCTACGCGCCATGGCTTACCTCCTCGCGTGCGCGTTCTTCGTCGCGCTTGCGTGCCCACTCGCGCATGGACATGTCCGACTGCTTCCACTCGATACTCATCGGGTGCTGCATGTCCCAAAGACCCTTCTCTTCGCCTTCGTCTGCATGCTTGCAGCACACACAAGAAGCCTCACCGCGGCTGTGTGCCTCGTTGCGCATTCGGTGCGTCTTCGCTTCTGCCGTACACTGAAACCACTGGCAGCCGCTCTGCCCGACAAGCGAATCGAGGTACGACATCGACTTGTTGTGGTGTGCGCGGTAATCGTGCTTGGTGACGACCTCACGCGAGATGCGCCGGTAGTCGAGCAACTGCTGCAACATCTCGACGAGCGCAACGTCACCACCGTCGCCGGAGACCGTACGCCCACCCTCGCGGGCACGTTGACGCGCGATCTGGATCTCGCGGTCTGTGATGACCTTGTCCATCACACGCCGCCGTTGCGGAGGTGCTTCACGATGTCGCGCCACATGTCCTCGATCGCCATCACGTGATCTTTCTCGCCGTCGCCGCCACAGCGATGCGAAAACTCGTGCACGATCGTCGCGAGCAGCTCGTCGCGGTCGTCGAGCATGCGCGCTGCGAGCAGGATGCGACCGTCCTTGAACTGGCCGAGCGTTCCCACCGAGTTGAACTCGACGACGTCGATCAGATCGAGCGTGCACTCGGAGCGCACCGCAGCGACGAGCTTGACTGCATCGAGCAGGTCGGCCTTCTGCGTGTCGGTCATGTCGCCCCACGACAGCGTGCGCACGACTTCGCTCTTGAGCTTGGCGTGCATCTGTTCCTTGGTGCCGAGCGTGGTCGCGAGCAACGCGCCGAGCGACTTGGAGACAACGACACCGCGCCGTCCCAGGTGCTCGACTTCGGCCGATTCAGCGAGGTTCGCGACCGGCACCGCGCGCTCGCCGAACTTCGCCGCGAACGTCGCCGCCATGCACTCCTTGACCGCGTCGGGTGCGTACGACGCGTTGTGCTCCAAGCCTGCGACGTCAGCCTTGCCGTCGAGTGCGTGACTGAACAGCTGACCGAGCAGGTCCGGGCGACTCGCTGCTGCTTCGGTCCAGATCTGGCTGCAGGTCCACTGCAGGTCCCACGACGAGACCATCTTGCGGTCGCGATCGAGGTCTACGTTGCGGAAGTTGTAGCCCGCCGACAGACGTGCGTCCATCGAGACGTAGATGCCCTTGACGAAGATCTGACCGACGTACTTCTCGCCGAGCAAAAGGTCGCCGCGCGACGTCGCAACCATCGACTCGGCGTCCTTGACCGTACGCTTGACCAGGAACAGGAACCGCTCCTTGAGCCGTTCCCACTCCAATGCGGTCACGTTCTCGATCTCGACGCGCACGCGCTTCTTGGCCTCGCGGCCACCGACGCAGTCGAAGCACAGCACGTCCGCGTCGTAGCGCTCGCTGCGCGCGATACCGGCCGTCCAGACTTCAGCGCCCGTCCGGATCTTGACCGGGTGACCGGCGCGCACGAGCGCCAGGATCCCGAGCTTCAAGCCTTCGCCGAACTTGCCGATCATGTCGCTGCGGTCGGCCTTGCTGGACGTGCCGAACAGAAGCGCCTCGCGCGTCAGCTCCGCACCCTCGTTCTCGATGCGCAGCGTGCCGCTCGCACGGAAATGTCCAGTGCAGTTATCCCCATCAGGCTGCGGTACGTCACAAAGCGAATTTGCAGCAGCGCTCGCCGAGACGCGCTTGCAGCTCGAACACGCCATAGCCTGACCGCCGCGCCAGTCGACCTTGAGCGGAGCCGAAAACTCGGTCTCGGCGTCCTTGCCGTTCTGGATCAGCTCACGGATGCCTTCCCAGGCGCCCCAGGAGGGCAGGTACTGCACGTTGATCGAGAGTTCGAGCTTGGACATGGTCGCGGGCCTTTCGTCGGGGTTAGCGTCTCGGGTTCGTAGGTGAGACGGGCGGGCCCCGGAGCTATTCAAACAAGTCGAGAGTAAGTTGGAAAAAGTGATCCCGGCAGCGATCGGGCCGGGAAAGCGTCTACTTGCCGTTCGCTTCGAGGGTGCGGGCAATTTCGCCCAGCTGGTCGAGAATGCTCTTGACCTGATCAGCGACCGCCCGGACGGCTGCGCTCTGCGTGCGGTACTCGTTCGGGGGCGCGAAACCCGTCGCCACGAGCGGCGGGGTCGCAAGCGTCGCCATGTACTCGGCAGGCTTGCCGCGCGTCTCGTTGAAGTCGGCGATCAAGAGCGTGCCCTTGGACTTGTTGTCGAGCGCCCGGATCTCGAACAGCGTTGCGGGCTGTGTATGTGCCACTGGAAAATCCTTGTTGCGATACCCGTACGGGTGGTTGGTCTCGGCGTACTTCTTCAGCAGGAGATAGATGGACGTTTCGTCGAGCCCGGCCTCGCGTACGTCGCGGATCGCGTCGTTGACGACACCCGACAGCCAGAGGGCGAGATCCTCAACGCCCGTCGGGCGTAGGCGGTTGATGTTCACGACGACTTCCATCCTGGGCCGCGGCCGCCCGCCTTGATGCACTTGCGGCAGTTGACCTTCGTGGGATCTTCCGTCGTGTCGAAGTTGCGTGAGGCAGTTACTGCAGTGCGTTCTGCGCACCAGAGCGAGATTCGCTTGTGGTTGCCCCACGAAGTCGTGATGCGGAGATGGGTAGCGGGTCTCTTTGCCACGACACGCCTACTTCTTGGTCAGCTCGGCCAAGCGCCGCTCGCGCGACGCACACTTGTCCCAGTGCTGCATGTTCTTGCGCATCGTCGGTGCCTTCGTGTAGGTCGAGGCGCGCGCCGCAGCGAGCAGATACAGCCGCTCGGCGTCGCGGTGATCGCCACGGTCGCTGGCCTTCGAAGCATCGAGCGCGATGTCGTCGGGGCGCGCATCCTTGCGCGGCGGCGTGAAACCCAGCGGCGTCATGCCGGGCAGCGCTTCGATCTGAGGCGTGGCGGGCTTGTTCGCGTTGTTCATCATGGTGACCTGACGTCGGTTGTACCGAGCCTATTCAAACAAAGCAAGAGTGAGTTGCTATTTGGGGATCGGAAGGCCAAGTAGCTGGAAGGCCTGACGTTCGGCCTCGTTGAACTGGATCGGGGTCTTCGGTCGCTGAAAGAAACCGCGCCGCGGGGTCGCCCGGAGCCCGTTCGCGCGCGCCTCACGCTTGCTGTGCAGCTTGCACGAGCGTCCACCGTAGGCACAACAACCTTCCAGTGGATGTGCGTTGCACTCGGGGCACGCGACGCAGTATGCCCGCTCGGTGAACGGTTTGTACTGCGTCATCTGGTACTGCAGTCGACCTGCCTGCTTGACCATCTCGGCGCAGAAGTCACACGCCTGACCGTCGAAGTCGAGGCCGTGCAACAGCGCAGGGCACATGCCGGTGCTCACCACACAGCTCGCGAAATCTTCGTGATCTCGTCGTGTGCGCGTTTTGCCGCGTCGCGCATCTTCTGGTTCTTGCGCTTGTCGTCTGCAATGTGCTGCAGCGTTTCGCGCAACGATTTCGCGCACTGGTAGCTGTGCGTTTCGAAGACGTACGGGCGCGACGCGTGATCACGCTTGAAGAGATCGTTGCCGAAGCGTTCCAGCGGGTACAACGCAGCACCGAGTCCGCGCGTGAACTCGTAGCGCATACCCGCAGCGAACACTTCGTAGTGCGAACCGTCCGTGTGCGCGACTGCGTGCTCGACAACGATTTGCCGATACTGACCCTTCGCGCCGTGATGCTCGCGGAAGAATCCTTCGGCGTTCCGTCGTGCAACGTCCGGTGTCGCGCCGTATCCGAACGCGGCATCGTCTTGGCATTGGCAGATCAGGTTCACGCGGTACTTCTGATTGTCGGCGATCTCGGTCATGGCAACGTTTCTCCTCGTTCGAGCCAGCGCTGGACGCACCCAGCAATTGCAGTGTGTAGATCGTGATACGACGAGCCTGTGGCTTGCGGCGTCTCGCCAGTCAGCTCGACGGTCGCGCTCGTAAAGATCGAGCGCCACTTGTCGTTGTGGGCGCCGCCGTTGTAGCCCGCAGCGCAGTGCGCGATCTCGTGCAGGATCGTTGCGCGTGCGTCTGCGGGATCCGAACCCGCCGTGATCACGAACCGGTTGTTACCGTACGCGTGACCGCTCGACTGTTCCTGTCGATAACCGCCGTACGTGATCGTGTCGTGGACTTCCTGCCCATCGATGATCCGCGTGCGCGGTTCGGTCTTGAGCGGCGTCGTACGTGCGAGCCGGATCTTGAAGTCGAGAATCTGCCAGCCGAGCCCGATGTACGCGTCGAGCTTGAGCGCGGCCCGCGCAAACGCTTCGAGCTGCCCGCGCTCGGACTGCACGTGCGCCGTCCGCTTTGCTGCGTCGCGCTCGCGCGCCTTGGCCTCGTGCTCGCGGCGCAGGAGTTTGGCGCGTGCACGTTCGGCATCTCGGCTCGGGATCGTGCGCTCGACGAGCAGGCCGGTCTTCGTGCTGCACTCGAAACAGTAGCGGCGCACGTCGATGTGCCGCAACCGCTCGGGCGCGCGGATGCCGCTCTCGCACTTGGGACAACGCCAAATCTTGTTCACGACGTCACCTTCCGCGGTCCGAACTTCTTCTTGAGCATCAAGAAGTGCTCGACGCGATCGAGCGTCGCGACAATGCGCTCGGCCTGCGCTTGCTCCTGCACGGCTTGTTCGTGCTGCGGCGTGTGCCGTCCTCGGCGCTTCACGGTGCGACTCCGATTGCGCGCAGGACAACCTCTTGGCCGGTGCGCTTGAGCCATGCACGGACCGCGTCCTCGACCTGCGCATCCAACTCGCCGTAGCTGACGTCGTCGGTCTCGTAGTCGTCCGGGCCACCGAGCGCCTCGACTGCAGCGGCGACAAACAGCTTGCGCCAGTGCTCGCCGTGGTGTTCGCTGTTGGGTGCGGCGAGGTGCGCCAGCTCGTGCAGTACCGTCGCGAGGTCGTACGCGAGATCGTTCGTCATGTACACGACTGCGCGACCCTCGTGGCTCCATGCGGTGCCTGCGCGCCGTTTCGTCTTGCGCGTCTTGCATGTGATCCGCATCGGGATCACCGCACGCCACGCCGCCAAGCTACGCCAACGCTCGGCCCAGTGTTCGATGACGTCCTGCTGCTTCATCACGATTCTCCGAACGTAAGGCCGAGCGGCTGCGTGCGACCGACGCGACCACAGAGCTTGCACTTCGCGCCGATCAACACCGTGTTGTTCTCACCCGTCTGAAAGTGCAGCGTCATATGATCAACCTGATGGTCCTCTTCGTAGAGGCAGTCCGGCTCGGCGTCGCTGTCGTCGCGCATCCGCTGCGGACGCCAGTACTCCTCGCACGTGATCAGGTCGTACACGACGAAGCCGTTCACACGGTTCTCGCGGCGCTCGCGCAGCACGCGCTCGACGATACCCTTGAGCCCTTCGCGCTCGGCGCGCTCCTTCAGCGCGGCACCCAGGATGCCGGTGAGCGCATCCTCGTAGAACGCCTTCTCCGACTTCGCGACACGCGAAGCTGTCGGGTTGTCGTAGACCATCGCGGGCGAGCCCGGCGTGTAACGCGGCCGGATGTTGTAGTACGGGTTCATGGCACGCACGCTCCTTCCTGGAGCATCTCGTCGAGCGAGCTGTCGCACGGCGGGCAAACCCAGCCGCGCAGGTGATCATTGCGCACGAGGCGCTGGCGCTCGCCGTCGCAGTGTTCGCACGCGAGCGAGCCGACCAGCATCCCATACGACGTCGTACGACTGTCGAAGTAGGTGCGACCCGTCGCGCGATCCGTAGCCGACAACATCGGCTGCTTGCACTCGGTGTGTTGTCCGTTGCAGTCGATCCAGCGACGGCCGCACGCGCAGCGGGTCTGAAACAGCTTGCTCACCGCAGCACGTCCTGACCCTTGGGCAGCCCACCACGCGCACGGTTGCCGAGCTTCACGCGATCACCGGCCGCTTTCCCGGCCGTGTAACCGCTGCCCGACGACACGGTACCGACACCGGTCGAGCGACCCCACTTCTTGGAGTAGTTCTTGTAGGCCTGCGTGACTTCCTCGCGGTCCTTCTCGACGCGCGCGAGCACGCCCGCACTCGCCGGAGGCGTCGGGACATTGTCGAGATCGGGCCGCTCGTCGCCGCTCTCATCCGAGACATCGTGCGTGTCCTCGAACCGTTCAGCCTGCTTGCGGCGCTTGCTGAGCTTCTGCTTCTCGGCCTGCGTCTCTTCATTGATGCGCGCGCCGATGCGCGACGCGCACCCGAGCCGGAACGCGTTGCGGTAGCGGCGCGCGTACAAACTCTGGGGTGCCTGCTTGTCAGTGATCGTCTCGACCTCGCGGATCAGGTACTGCGTCGTGTACGCCGCTGCCTGCACCGCGCTGAGCCGCCCGAAGAACCGAATTCCGTTCTCGCGCTCCTCGCTGTAACCACCCATCGTGTACATCTCGGCGCCGTAGCTCGCAGCGACAGCCGACGCGATCCGGATGTGCCATGCGACGCGCTTCTTGGTGTACGTGACCTCGTGGCACTGCGCGATCTCTTCGACGGCACGGACCTCGTCGGGGCCGTCGAGGTTGACCGACGCCTCGTGGATCTGGTGCAGCGCCATCAACTGTGCGGCACGACGCGCAGCGTTCGCGGCCTCGTGCTCGCTGCCCGCGTTCTGCGCGAGCCGGAGCAACTTCTTGATGCGTTCGAGGACGTTCATGGCTTTGTAGACATCATGATGCCTGCGGTTATTCTACAAAGCAAGAGTAAGTTGTTAACTAGCGATCCCCGCTCACGAAAAGTTTTTCACGTTCGGCTGTCCGATTCGAGGCATTCGGTGCGTCCTATGAATTGTGGTCGGCAACTCTCAGAAAAAGATCGGGTCGTGCGTTTTCGCTGTCAGAAGCAGCACCCGGTCACCGTCATAGGACATGAAGATGCGGTTCAAGAAGATCAAGCGCGTGTTTACGTACCAGCCGCTGTTGGGGTTGCAGACGTATCCCGTCGAGCACCGAATCCCGACGGAGATCGTGATCTACAAGGGCATTGCAGGGATGATCTTGCGCGTCGCTGAACTCGACACACAGGGTTCGCACCCGCTCGGCTACTACTTCACGTCACGGCAGCGCGCGATCGAAGTGTTCATCGCGAAGGCCGAACTTGCACTCGTGGGCCCGTGTGACGCGCAGAACCGCAAGGCATGGACTGAGGCGCTCGCAACCGCGCGACGTGATCTCAGCTCTCAGATCCGGACGACGAAGAACGTTTGACTGTCAGAAACGCCGCTGAGCGGCGTCTACGAAATAGAAAGGAGGTGAAACATGAAGAAACACAAAGAAAGTCACTTCGACCACGGCCTGTCGGCCGAGCAGATCGATTTCATGATGAAGCGCTTCGCAGATCGCGACGCGTTCTTCATCGAGACGGTCGAGCTGCCGGAAGCACTGGGAACTGTCCCGTGTGGACTACACGGCCCGTTGACCGGTGGGGCGCCCGTCGAGGAGAGCGAGGTCACGTATGCCAAGCGCGGAACGCGCGCCTGGAACTCGCGCCTCGTCGATCGGCCGCTGCAGCAGATGCGTACGGTGACAGTGATCGCCGGACCGCACGACGAGCATACGTGCATCGTTTTTACGATGTACGGCGGCCCACTCGCGCCGCAGGAACCGGATGATCCCGGTTGCAAGGACGTGTCCGCAAGTCGGACGTTTTGGACAGTGCACGCACTGTCGAAGTAGTTGCCCTCCTGCAGAAGCAGGCAAGTCGACCGCGAGCGAAGCATTGCAGGGATGCTCGCGGCGCCAGATCGGTGGTGTGTTCAACCGTGGGGGCCGATCCCGCCCACGGACCCTTTTTCTCGACGACGAACCAGAAAGTGAGGAGCTGTATGCCCGTAAGGAGGTCGTAAGCGGAAGTGGAGTTAGGTGCTCTGCTTCCGCTTCACGCGCGCCCGCGATTTTTGAATTCTTCGCTGCGCGCGAGCGTGTCACCGAGGAGGTCGCCGCTCTCGTTTGGCGCTTCGGGCAGCGTCTCGAAGATCTCGAAGAGCTTGCGGCGTTGTTCGTCGGTCATCTCGTGCAGTTTGTCACTGCACGCCGCACACGTCCGCGGTTCGCCGCCACTGACGAAGTGACCGACGCTGATGTCGTAGAAGTGCGCGTACTGCGCCTTTTCGCCGCAGATAAAGCAGTTGCCGATGTCACTGTCACCCACGACGCTTCTGCTTCTTACGGCGACGACGCGGACGAGCTGCGAGCGACACCTGACAAGCCGGACGTGCCTGCAACCGCTTCACTTCAAAGGCAGCCGTGCCGTGCGCGTCGGCCTTGTCAGACGTGAAGTAGCCGCCGTCCTTACCGCCTTGAACCTTTCCGTTGACGACCGACTTCACGATGTACTCGTCGTACTCGTAGTTGCGATAGATACGCACGGCGCACTTCGCACCGACAGGCGTCTCGTGAATCTTCTTGATGGCCACGGTCATTTCCTCTTCGTGCAGCGAACGTTGGTGACGTTGTCATCGCTCGCGATGCCCGGCGTGCCGTAACGACCGCCCATGTTCAAGACCCAACCTGCAGGGCCCTTCATGACCGCGCGCCCAGTGCGTTGCTTGCCGAATCGATCAACGATCGTCACGCGACAACCGGCACGAATCGCATCCACAAGTGGGCGGTCACCGGCCATCTGTGCTCGTTTGCGTCTGCGCTTCGCCATCCTGGGAGCCTACCAGATCGTGTCCGCGATCCGGTACCATCATGGACATGCCCAGACGCAAACTATCGAAGCAACGGCGCGCGTATCTGAACTATCTGCGGCACACGATCATCCCCGATACCAAAGCGTCGGGGCGTACACATACCGCACAGGATCTCCAGAAGTGTGCGCGGCTGATTTCAGCGGGCAAGACCGACGCGAAGTTCGTACGTTTCCTTCGCGGAACCCTCATCCCCGATCTCAAAGCCAGTGGCAGCGAAGGCTTCGTTGAGGACTTCCAGACCTGCGCTCGGTACGTCACGCCACCGCGGCGGTAGCGGATCGCGCGAGCGATCGGCTATCATCGGGCATGGCACGGAAGCGTAAACGCAAAGCCCTCGGCTCCACGGACCGCACCCACGAGCAGCTCGCACGCGACTATCTGCGCCGCGCCAAGCTCGATCTCGCAAGCGCGAAGGACACCGAAAGTTGTCTCGCTGTGTACGGTCGGCTCAATCGCGCGAGTCAGAACTACGCGCGTGCTTACGAACATGTGGTGTCGACATCCCAAGGTGAGCACGGCGTCCCGAAGTCGATGATCGACGTTGGGCAGAAGATCCACGACGCGGTCACGAGCTTCGGTTCGGGTCCGTGCATGCGCCGTTCGGCGTACGACAAGTAACCGGGCCGCCTGCGGCGGCGCACGTTCTGGCCTTGACAGTACGTGCCTCAGCCTTACCTGGCACGCATGCCCGATCTCCTGCCCGGCGCGGCTGCCGCCGAAACGCCCCCCGAGCCCGGTCCGTACACATCGACCGAGACCCGGACGTTCGAGATCCACGGCCCGCTCAAGATCACGATCACGACCAAGTACGACTCCAGTCACGTACCGCCGTCGTCGAGCAAGGTCGAAAGCGCGGGCCCGGACCTCTTCGAGATGCTCAAGCCGCTCGCCGAGATCATCATGCGTAAGCTCGACGAGATCCAGCGCGCGCAGAACGCCGAGAGCGCCTAGCTAGCGACGCTTGCGACGACGACGACCAAGCGCGCCCTTGCTCGCGGCGCGTTTCGCGGCCGTCTGTGCAGCCGCCATCGAGTGGTAGCTCTGGAACTTGCCGACGGTGTCGACGCCGCAGCGCTCGGGGTCGTAGTGCCGCACCGAGTAGGCACGGACACCGTTGGGGCCCTTTTCACTGGTCGTGAAGAACGCACCGCCACGGCCATCCTGGTACGCCGTATCGGCGACACGCGAACTGAAGAACCGCATCGTGGCGGGCTCGAAGAAGTGGCTCTTGCAGGTATCCGCACACTGCTTCACGTCGTGGATACCGATCTTCGCGCCGGGCGTCCCGTGCTCACCGCCGCCGCCTGTGATCTCGCAACGTTTGCCGTCGCCGCGATCCTTGTGCTTGTCCCACCAGTTGCCGGTGATTTTTGTGCCTCGAAACCGCGCCATGGTGGCCTCAGCGTATCACGATCGCGTGCGCGATCGACGTGGCAACGGACACCGTTGGGCAGCCTCGACGCGGTACGGGTGCATGACCTCGCGCGGGCTCGACGTCCAGACCCAGCCCTTGGCGTCGACGTCGACGGGCACGCACCAACCGGCATTGGTACGTAAGCCAACGCGCCGCAGGCGCCCGGTGGGCCGCTTGGGGAACTTCATGCCGGGACCTGCACGTCGAAGGTCTGCGTGCGCTTGCGGTACTTGATGCGTACACGGCCCCGCCATGACTCTTTGCGCGCCGTGTGGACGATCCCAACAGCGACAGCGAAGGCGTCGTCGTACGTGGCGTGCCCGGCGCTGACGGTCGCGTGCTTCATCGCAGCTCGATCTTGACGATACCGCGACACGGCTTGCACTTGTTGTCGTCGTACGGTCGGCATACGCCACAGCTGGCGCACGAGTCGAAGCCGCGAAATTCAAACCAACAATGCACGCCCGGGAACTTCGCGACCCACTCTGTCTGCGATTTGCAGCCACCCGCAGCGAGTGCGTCAGCCATGTTCTGGCGCCAGTCGCTCACCGGTACTTCGGATCCGGATCCTGGTATCCGCACGCAATGCACACGGGGTTGAAGCTCTGGCAGTTGCGCTGCGCACTGCACTTCGGGCACGTGAACAGGCCTGTGCTGGTGTCGACGCCGGGTGCGATTGGTGGATCGAACACGTACTCGCCTTCCAGCTCGCTCAGCATGCCCGGTGGCAGTGGTGGCAGCGGATACGACGACTGCATGAGCCCACCAATCGACTGCACAGGTCCACCGAGAGGAAGACGCTGTACCCGCCCGACCTGACCGACCATCGGGATCGCGTGGTAGCCGCCGAGTCGACGGCTGATCGTGTGCGGTTCCGGTGGCGCCAATTCGAGCAGGTCCGTCACGCGCTTTGTGCAGACGTCGCAGAGATCGAAGGTTGCAGGACCCATCGTCGTGCTCATCGTCGACAAGCTGCCCCACTGTGGAACGCTCGTGATACCGGCGATACCGTTCTCGTTGTCGTAGCTGTGTTCGGTGCCGCAGCAGTCGCACTTCTGAATCAGCTTGGTAGACACGACGCCTCAGCTCGGCTCGTTGGCGCCGTGCCAGATCATCTTGAGCGTCTCGACCGCACTCTCGAACGAAACGCCGGACTTCTTGGCTGCGTCGACGGCGACAATCAGCGCCATCGGCACGACGACCGAGCGCGGAAACCCACGCTCGCCCCAGCGATCAAACAGCGCTTCGAATTCCGCCTCGACGGCGTTGGCCGTAGCCTCTTCCGTTGGCGTCAAGTGATCAGGTACAGGTACTTCGACTTCGGGTGTCATGTTGCTCGCTGCTTGTATCGCAGTCCTGGGGCACAGAAAAGAGGATTCACCCACCACGAACCTTGCGGTCGAAGCAGGGATCGCAAAAGTGGAAGTGGTCGCCGAAGGCCCCTACGCGCTGCGTTGCCGGTTGGGCGCACTGAACACACGGCACGCCGAAGTTGACGGGCTTGCCTGGTCGGCGGCGTTCGCGTGCTTCCAAGGCGACGCAGTTGATGCAGAGCTGATAGGCGAGCGCACCCAGCGCGCTCTTCACGATTGATGACGGTTCGAGTGCAGTGAGCCCGCGCTCGACGCAGCGCAAGCAAATCTTGTCGTAGAGCCCATAGCGCTGCGCGAGCTGCACAGCGTACGCAGGATCGGCACGCCACGCGGCTTGAATCGCCGCTTGGATGTCAGCGATCGCGCTGTCATCGATGATCAAGTCATCAGCGAACACCGGTTCCTTGTAGCGCTGGATCACACAGGTCCGTGCATCTCGTCGTGTCCACAGTGATCACAGAGGTGATACAGAATCCGGTCGGGACGTTTCTTGTTGGGCGGCAAGATCGACAAGCCGCCGGTCGCGCAGCGAAGACAAACGCGACCGAACACGCCGTAGCGCTCAGCGATCTCGCGGCCGAGCTTCACATCGCCCGCAAGCCACGCGAGTTGAATCGCCGACTGGATGTTTTCTTTGCTTGCGCCGTCGGGAAACTCCGTCGGCCAGAGTGCGGCACCGAAGTGATCGCTGTCGGCCTTCACGGCAGTACCCACGGCCACGTATGCGTGCACTCACCGCACAACCACCAGTCGCGTTGATGCTTCAACGGCACGGTACACCTCACGCAAAGACGGAGCCCATAGCGCTCCATGATTTCACGTGCGAGGCGACTATCGTCAACGGCAGCGGCAGCTTGAATCGCTGCTACGATGTCGTCGAGGTTGGGCTCGGTGCTCACGGCTTGCCTGTGTTCTTGCATGATGCGCACAGGCGGACCAGGAGCGCGTCGCGATGTGCTGCATTCGCGCTCGTGAACCGTGTTGACCGCAAGCGCGCACAGCACGGGCACATCCAATCGAACAGTTTGTACTGTCGCAGCAGCTCCGCGACCGTCGCGTGACCGCCTGCCATCCACGCAGCTTGAATCGCCGCCTGCAGATCAGCGAGCGGTGTTCCATCGGGCAACGGATCCGGGATGGCAATCACCGAACACCCATGAGATCGAGGCAACAGTGGTCGCACAGCGAATGCCACGCTGCGCGAGGAATTCCCGTCGCTTGCGTCGGCGCGATGAGCGTCATGTTCGTTGGATGCACGTGACGCTGCACACAGCGCAGGCACAGCACGCTGTCGATACCGTAGCGACACGCGAGGTCGAGCGCGAAGAAGTAGTTCTGCGCAAGCCATGCGACTTGAATCGCAGCGCGTACACGCTCGAAGTCGGTACCGTCGGGGAACACGTAGGCAGCACCGTCGAAGCGCAGGTTCGCGTCGCGCCACTGCCGCACGTCGATTGCAAGACTTGGATCATTCAGGTTCACGCGAGTGCCTTCTGGATCTTTTCAAGTGTCTCTTCCGCCCAGACCTTGCCTAGCTCGCGCGCAGCGTGACGACGCGAACACGGACACGGATCCGTGAGCAGCTTCTGTTCGAGCCACGCTCGGTGCGCTTCGCGCGGCACCGATTGTGGCCTACGTGCGCGTGTCACCACACATCCTCGGACGTCAGCATGTTCGGTGGCGTCGGCGAGCGCCACAGCTGGCCCGCCGCCTTTGCGATCCGAAAGCCCTCGTAGCGATCGACGAAACGACCCGCGCTCGTCACGAAGCCCTGGTTCTGCATCGCACATGCTTCGCTTGGCAAACCTGCTTCACACATCTGCCAGATCACGTTGTGGTGCCGTCCCGGTGGCGTCGTCGAATAGACCGTGCTTTCGTAGCGGATCGCCGCGCGCGTGATCATCTCGACAGTCGGATCGAGGAAGCCTGGCGGGCAGTGTTCGCCCATGATCGGAATCAGGCCGCAGCGCCCGCAGTGACCGTCGGTATCGAGGCCTTGCGAGCCGCACTGCGGATTGATCCGCGGTTCTCCGGGTCCGTGTTTCATGGCTTCTTCACCAGCGACGGCAACGCCGCACTGACGGCGCCGCGCGTACGCACATGCGTGTAGATGTTTTCGATCGTTCGTTCGGTCTGCCCGGTCAGCTTGCTGACCTCGGCGGCGCTCTTACCTTCTTCACGCAGCCACGTGACCGTGCTGTGCCGTGCGAGGTGCGGGAACACGTGACGTATCCCGGCGCGCTTCGCGCGACTCTTGAACACGCGCCACAGCTGATACGGTGTGAGCGGCTCGCCGATCTGCGTCGTGCCGTCGTTCGCAGCCCACGTATCACGAAACACGGAACCGGTCTTGTGACCAGCGACCGCGAGCAGTTGCAGCCACTCGCCGACGACAGCAAACGTTTCGTCGTCAGCTTCGAACGTGATCGGATCGCCACCCTTGTTGCGCGTCGTGATCTTCGGCGGTCGGATGTTCTCGATCTTGAGCGCGTGCAGCCCGCCGCGACGTAAGCCAGAGCGCAGCGCGAGCACGATCAGCGCGCGGTCGCGGATGTTGACCGGCATGTTGCCCACGCACGTGTCGAGCAGCTTGCCCGCCTCTTCGTACGTCAGCGGCTCACGTGCAGCACTCGGCTTCGTCTTGATCTTTCCGATGTCACGCGCGAAGTCGAGTTCCTGGCGGCCCTGCCGCCGCGCGTACTGGCGGCTCGCGCAGCGAATCGCCTTGCGGTAGACGCCGACGGTTTGCGTCGAGCACTTGCCGCGCTTGCGCGAGGCGACCGTGCGACCGGACGCCAGCAGGCGGCCGAGCCAGTCCTCGACGGCGCCGTAGTTCCAGCCCTGTGGATCGGTCCCCGCGAACGCGATGAAGTCTGCGAGGCATTCGCGGTACAGCTCACGCGTGCGATCGCCGAGATCGAGGTTGCGGGCGATCGCCTCGTCGAGCAGGTTCGGCTTCACGGGCTTGAGGTCGCGGTCGGTCACGACGGGTACCGCCCGCAGATGCACTTCAGCGGCAACCCGCGGCGCCGGTCGGGGCCGTCGAGCACGCGGCACATCGGTGAACAGCCGTCCCCGCGGAACCGCCCCACGAACGGCACGGTGATCGACACGTCGATCGGCAGCTCGGGCTCGGCGGCCTTCGGCCGGTCGACCATGAGAGCCGCGGGCGGCGATTGACGGGCGATCGCTTCAAGGACAGCCCGACTCCGCTCGGCCGGGCTGGCGTAGAGCAGAACCAGGTCGCAGACGGGACTGACGGCCAGCGCGGCCGGTAGGGCAGGGCTCCAGCAATCGAGATCGGCTTTCGCCCGGCGAACAGCGTCGGTGAGCACCCCGCGGACCCGCGCGGCCTCAGCTGGAACGTCGACGCCTGCGGCGGCGGCCTCGGCCAGCAGCTCCTCGTCGGAGAGCCGCTCGATACGCTCCACGGCGGCCTCCGGATCGTCGTCGTCGGGCATGCCCGTAACCCTACGACATCAGGGCCTGGAAACGCAACACTCCGGTGGGAGTGTTGCGGGTGGTAGATCCCTGGATTCCTTAATGATTTCAAGCATTTACACTATGATTTACTTTTGCGTTGACGTTAGCCCGACGACGACGTACCTCAACTCGATGCCCCGCCCTCGGCTTCTCGACTTGCCCCCAGCCAGCTACCGCCCCGAGTACAGCGTCTGGCGTGGGATGTTGAATCGCTGCACCAACCCTGGGAACAAAGCCTTCAAGCACTACGGCGGCCGGGGGATCCGCGTCTGCGATCGCTGGCGGGATTTCGAGGCCTTCTACGCGGACCTCGGACCGCGTCCGAGCCCCAAGCACACGCTCGATCGGTATCCCGACAACAACGGGGACTACGCGCCGGACAACTGCCGCTGGGCGACATGGCTCGAACAGGCCGCAAATCGTCGTCCGTACAAAGGCGGCCGTAAGCCGTCTTCCGGGCAGGTTTTCACGTGTCCCGACGGGATCACGCGAGAGGTCGTTCTGCGCGGCGCCGCCCCGTCGGTGCGCTGGCCGGAGTACGTTCTCGCCGACCGCCGCGGTTACGTGTCGATTCACCGGCTCGTCGCCAGTCTCCAGCTCGGCCGTCCGCTGACCCGCGGCGAAGCTGTCGAGCTGATCGACGGCGACCCGTGGAACTGCGACCCACGCAACCTGCGGGTCCGGCCGCTCGCCGCAAGCCTGCCGCCCGCGCGGCGCGGCGCTCGAAAGCCGGGCCCGAAGTCGCCGCCGAAGGCGGCTCGTGCACCGCGCTGATCGCGCGAGCGATCGAGGTAGGATGGTGCGTGCCGCCGCCGAGCATGTCCTACGACGGCAAGACGCTGTGGCTCGTGACGTCCGTCGAGGAACGGCTGCAGCCGTGGAAGTTCCCGCCACATCCAAGCATGCCAAAGACGACGCTCGCAGAGGACATGCACAACCCGAAGATCTACGGCACGACGACGCGCCAAACAATCGCAGCTACGATGCAGCTCGGCGATCAGCTCTATTACTGGAACGGTCCGTGGACTGCACGCGCGGGCAGCCGCGGCCTAGCGATCGTCCGCAACGGGCAAGTCATTGATACATTCAGGTTCGTGGTGGCGTGATGGGCAAAGACCGTACTGTTCGGCATCGAAGGCGGGCGCGTGCGACTGCGTGACTGGTCACTGTTCATCGTGTTCGGGATCCCCATCGGGATCTACATAGCGGCACGTGACCGCTTCGACGCTTGGCGCTATCGTCACTAGATGCCGAACGACGCCCTGATCGCCGAGACGCAGTTCAAATGCCCGCGCTGCGGCGGCTTGGAGTTTGGAACGTCGCTCGACATGGGCGCGCTCGACGATCCACAGAGCGGCACGGGCCACTGCCACGGCATGATCGGCGACTACCCGAACCCGCGCATGTGCGGCTTCACGTGGCCGCGGCGCGACGACGTCAAGTACTTCAAGTTGACGGGCCGCAAGCTCGCACGCACGCACATCGGTACGGTCAGCACGTAGTGTTTCGCGTCGACTGCGGTTACTGCAGCAACTCGGTGCGCATCTCGGCGACGTACGCACAGCACGAGCTGCACGCGAACGGAGCATTCGGCTTCGGCCGACACGTCACCGACCCCAAAGCGTTCGTGATGCGCTGGCTGACACTGTCCGGCTGGCTGTACTCGGGTGGCCGCATCGCGAAAACGACGTTGACGATGACGTGCCCGAAGTGTCGTGAGAAGCTGCCGGGACTGCCGGTGGACCCGGACGACCAAGGGAAGTAGATGCCGAACGACGACGACAATCGATACCTCTCACCGCTCGAAGGCCCGCCCGATCCGAACGCACCCCACGTGACCGTGGACTGTTCACGCGGCGACTGCCGGATGTCGTTCTTCGTTGCGAAAGACGATCCGCGCCTGCCCGACGGGCCGTTCCTGTGCCATGACCACGATGACAGGCCGACGAAGTTCAAGATGGCTGATCACGTCGAGCTGACGATCACGTGTGATCGCTGCGGCGCAAGCAGCACTGTCATAGGCCAGAGCCGCGGAGCGGCTTGGTTTCAACTGCTGGCGCAAGGTTGGCGCTTCGTCAATCAAATCGACGGTCCCGCGAAGACTGCGCCGGATCTCTGCGTCGACTGCGCGAAGAAGCTGTAGCTCGGCGCTCCGCGCTCTGGCTTACGTGCAGTGACGGCGAGGTCAGGGCTAGGCTTTCCCGTTCGTTGACCCCACGTTCGCCGAACACCGAGTAGCTACTCCGGTGTGCAACGCCCGCTCCTCGCCGTCACTTCTCTATGTGCGCGAGCGAGCTGTTTGTTGCAGGAAATCGTCAGCGAACGAGTTTTCCCGGTCCGTGGCTCAGCCACGGGCGTTCCTGCGCCGCTTCGTAGTCGTACACCTTGACATCGACGGGCCTGTACGCGGCGTAGAACTTCTTCTTGCCCCAGCCACGGGCGCCCGGTCCCATGCCCCGCTCGACCGACTGCCAGTCGTAGACGCGGCCGACACGTTCGATCCACGCGTGCAGGTACGGCTTGCCGGACCACGGATCGTGGACAGTCGCGTGCACGAGGCGCGCGTTGCTCGCGTCGGGCAGGTTCTCGTACGCCCACGGGAAGCAGCGTCCGTCTGCGACGGTCACGATCGCACTCCGACGACGTACGCGAGCGACCACGGCAACTTCACCTGTGTGATCGTTCCATCGGGCTGCACCGTGATGGCCAGCTCGAAGTACTCGCGGATCGCCGTCAGTGTCTGTGCCTCGGTCGCTCGTGCTAAGCCAAGCAAGCCGCGCGCGAAGCGCGCAAGCTCGTCGAGCGACGAGAACACCCAGAACAGGTGGCAGACGCGCTCGGTGATGCTGTTGCAGCCTGCAGCCCACAAGAGGTCGTACAGCTCGCCCGGTTTGACGAACGCGCCCTTGTGACCGTTGGTCGTGTAGCGATGCACGGGGCCGTTCAAGAACTCGGCGACGGGTGAGTCGACGACGACTTCACTGAATGCGAGCCGACCGCCGGGCTTCACGACGCGCGTGCACTCGCGGATGAACGCGAGCTTGTCGGGCAAGTGATGCATGCCGACGAGACTGCCGAGGCGATCGGCGTGCGCATTGGCCATCGGGATGGTTATCTGCGACGTGCAGCGCGCATCGAACCGCGGTGAGATACCTGCGGCGAAGCGCGGCGACGCTTCGACGCACATGATCTGTTTGGGGTCGACGATGTTCGTGATGCCCTCGGCGAGATAGCCAGTCCACGCTGGGACGTCGACGACGACGTGGTGCGGTTGCACATCGAGTAGATCGAGCATGATCTGTCGCTCCTCAGCGCGCGCAAGCGGGCTGAGCGGATCGGACAACTCGTACATGTCCTTGCGCTGCAACACGCTTCGAGCGTACACGAAGATCGTGTACGTGTTTCGTCGTGCCGATTCGCGTGCGATGCCGACCGAGCCGGGTACCTATCGACGCATCACAGAGATCTGGCGGCGATACCACCTGAAGACGCCGACGCAGCGGTTCTGGGCCGAGTGCGTGTGCCCGAACTGCGGCAAGGTCTCGATGGTTGGGCGCAATCACATGGTCGCCGACGACGGTACGGTCTCGCCGTCGTACGTATGTCCGTTCCCGCCGTGCACGTTTCATCTGTTCGTCCGGCTCGACGGTTGGTAGGTGATCGCTCGCGCGATCGGCCACAAAGGCGTACATTCGGGGCATGGCGCAGCAGCTTCTTCAGATTCTCCAGTTCACGAACGTGGCACCCGGCGCGACCGTCCAGCTGCCGCACAACATCAACATCAACGGTACGCCCGAGGTCCCTGATCTGCTCATGGCTGATCAGGCAGGCATCCGGTTGTCCGCGACCGAGACCATCGTCGAGTTCACCAACAACACGGGCGGGCTGATCACGCAATCGAACGTCTGGGTCGAGCACAAGCACTCGATCCCGCGGCAGATCGGTCGAGCCTTCGGTAACCCGTTTGCAGGCCTCTCTCCGCGACCGTTCGTCCCTGCGTCGAGCAGCGATCGCTTTCCGTTCATGGAGGCGAATGTTGATGCTGCAGGTTCGCCGCTTGGACAGTACAACGTCGCGAGTATCGTGCACGTACCTGCATCCGGTCTCTACACGATCAACCTCACCGTGCCGTTGCCTGCCCCCGGCGGTACTGACAACGTCGTCGTCGCGCCCGGTCTCAACACGGGTGTGACGCCGGGCATGATCACGTACGAGTGGGCGAGCACTTCGCAGCTCCTCGTGCGGACGTTCAGCGCAGCGGGTGCCCCGACCGATTTCGCGTTCAGCGTCGGCGCCAGCCTGACGTTCAGGAACTTCTAGTCGTCGACGTCATCGAGCCGACACGCTACTAGCCAGCGCTTCACGAGCTTCTTTCCGGCGATACGTTGTACGACGGCGGGACGCTGGTCGTTGTAGCCGTAGCATGGGCCGTGGCCCGTCTTTGGGTTACCGTGTGCGCGACCGCGGCAGTCGCATCCTGACTTCTTGGGCTTGCTGTTCCACATGTTGGCCTCCACGAGGCGCGGGCGATACCCGCGCGGTAGTGGGGCTGAGGCATGGAAACGGGTGTGTAGACATGACGTTGGCGTGCGTCGATCGCGTGAGCGATCGCTGTTTTGGGGTATATTACACCGATGGGCACGATCCTGAAAAACATCGTCCAGTTCACGGGGCTCGTTATCGGCGTGCCCACATCGCTTCCGCACCGACTGAACGTCAACGGTCGGCCGGTCATGCCCAAGATCGGCGGCGGCGACGCAGGCGGTTTCACGATCACAGCCGATACGGTCGATGTTACGGCGACGCGCCTGGCAGGCGCGGATCCGGACGTCAACGTCTACGTCGAATACTGGCACACGCTGGAGTCGGTCACGCCGCTCATCCCACCGCCGGGGCAGTTGATTGGCCTGACGCCGCTGTTCTTCGCGGGCGGCAGTGGTGGTAGCGGCGCGGCGTCGCAGCTGCTGAGCATCTATGGCGACGGTGCGTACGGCGACTACGTGACGGCTGGTGACGAAACATGGACGTCGCTCGCAGGCGCACCTGGCGCGCCCGTAGTCCCCGTCGGTTCGGCGCTACCGTTCGCGTTCTTCGACAACCTAACGATCAGCCCCGGCGACAGTGTCACCGTGGGCGGTCTCACGGATCAGGCGACGCAACGGGCAGTCGTGATCTTCGTCAGGGACACGCTCACGATCGGTGCGGGCAGCAACATCAACGTCAACGGTGGCGCTGGTGGCACGGGGGCTGCGCCGGGACTCGGCCGGAACGCGATCATCGGATCATCCAACGGCGGCGACGGCGGGACAGGCAATCCACCTTTCGGGTCAGGACCCGGGAACGTTGGTATCGGAGGCACAGACCGCCCCGCGCAATCGTCGGCGACCAGGGTGGGTGGCACGGGCGGTGCGGGCGCCATCGGCCTGACGCAACCGGGTGGCGCTGGTGGCATCGACTTGGCTGATCCGTCGTGGCCATACACGCTGTCGCAGGCGATCACGATCAGCTCACTGTTGACAGCGATTGGTGGCGGCAACGGCGGTGGTAGTGGTGGCAACGGCGTGAGCGGCAGTAGCGGCAGTGGTGGCGGTGGCGCTGGAACACTCGTGATCTTCGCCAAGACGATCGTCGCGCCCGCCGGATCGATCCGGGCGATCGGCGGTGCTGGCGGCGCTGCCGATACGGTTGAGAACGAGCCCGGTGGCGGTGGTGGTGGCGGTACGGGTGGCTCGATCCTCATTGTCACCGAGAACATGACGCTTCTCGGGTTGACCGACGTGAGTGGCGGCGCAGGCGGCGCTGGCGATGGAATTCCAACTCCTGCTGGAACTGCCGGTGGGCCTGGCGAAGCCGTCGCGTTCAATCCGATGCTCGCTGCGCAGATCCCGGTCTAGTCGGGACTAGTCCCGCATAACCGGCTCGTCGCGCGTCGACGGTACGTGAAATGCTCGACGCTATCGCTGACTACACGCGTGCATAATTAGACGAGCTTGTACAGACCGCGCTCGTGCTTGATCGACTTCATGTCCGCGAGCACGATGCGAACGTCGCGCTCGTCGAGCGTGATCTCGTCGCCGCCGTAACGCCGCGCCTCCGCGAGCAGCTGCTCGAACGTGAAGCGCGCCGACGGGTCCGGCGTCAGCTCAATCGCACCGAGTTCGAGCAGCGTCACGATCGCTTCCAGATCGGTGCCGTGCATCGGCGTCATGCGTCGACACTACCAGTTGCCGCGTTCGTAGTCGCGAAACTTCCACTGGCGGCCCGTCACGTGGTCGTTCACGACGTCGTCACGGACACGAATCGTCCGGATCTTGTCGCCGCGCATGCCGCTGCCGACCTGTTGCCGACGTTGATGGGCACGCTTGCCGTCGAGCGCGAGCTGCGTGACTTCCCAGATCCGCGCGCGCAGAACGGCGAGTGCCGTTTCCTTGTTCGCGTTCTGTGACCGTTCGCTCTCGCAACGAACGACGACGCCAGTCGGTTTGTGCGTCAGCACCACGGCACTGTCCGTGACGTTCCTGTGCTGTCCGCCAGCGCCTGAACCGCGACAGAACTTGTAGTCGAGATCACCGTCGCGCAGTACGATCTGCGCTTCTGTAGGCTCAGGCAGGACAGCTACCGTGATCGTCGACGTCTGAACGCGACCACGCTTCTCGGTGGGTGGAATTCTCTGCCACCGATGGCCGCCGGGCTCGTGCTGGAACGTCTCGACAGCGTGCTTGCCGGTCACGCGCAGCACTGTGAGGCCGCTGCGTTCCTCTACGAGTTCGACGTCAAAGTGACCTCCGGCCTGCCAGCCGGATGTAGATCTTCGTCTGCTCTTCCACCAAGAGCTTGGCATCGGCGCCACCTTCGGCGGCGCGGATCTCGATGATCACCGCGTTGCGCATCCGGCGAGGCTAGCACGATCTATCGGTGAACCTGCAACCACTTGTTCGACTGCCAGAAGTCCTCGACGGTGCCCGGGTTCGCCCACGACGGTGCGAGCGACGGCTGCATGACGAGATCCGGTGCGAACAGCGGTACGTTGCCCGGCCCGAAACGGTAACCGTTCGAGTCAGCCGATCGGATCACGAGAAGCTCGGTGCGATTGCCCGTGAACGTACGACCGAGCCGCGCGAGCACGTTGCGCACTGCGATGTCCTGAATGTGTGTTGAGCTAGCTTCCTGTGCCGTGTAGTCGAGTCCCGAGTGGATGTTCGTCGGCGCGTTGTCGATGCAGTCCGTGAACTCGCAGATAAAGTCGAGATCGTCGGGCCGATCCTGTAGGTAGCGGAAGTAGCTCTCTTCGTAGATCAGCTTGCACGCTTGCTCGAAGCTGAGCGTGAGCGGCTGCGCGCTTGGGGTTGTCACGACCAGCCAGCGGAGACGCCAGCGGTGGCGCCCGTGCCGCTGATCGTAGCGTGCATGGGACAGGTCACGACGCTTGCCGAAGTAGCCAGGACGCTCGACGTTCTTCCAGCGGATACGTGGCCAGACATCAGCGTCTTCGTCCTGCACGGCCATCTTCAGCCACTCGGTGGCGTCGCTCATGTTCATAAGTGCTGTCTCTCCAAGCTGTCACGTCTGGTTTCGGGCGTCGACCAATCAACCTGTTTGCGCGAGCGAGGTGCCTACACGGCGTCGACTCCGTGGGCGGTTTCGCCGTTGCTTTATCCCGAGGCTCGACGTTCTCCTTGGTCTCGTTGCTACTTCTTGATCGTCGTGTCGACGATCGGCGGTAATGCCGTCGGCAGCCCTAGCAAGAGATCGATCACGGCGTTGATGCCTTTGTGACACTTCGCCTTGGTCGTGTAGTTCTCGCTGGTCGCGAGTACTTCACCGTTCTTGGCGATCAACACAAAACGAAACGCGCCCGTCCGTCCCTTGCGAATCTCGAACTTGCCCATCTATCGCGTGTAGCCGGTTTGGCTGGGACTTGTCAAGAGCGTGTTGCGGGTGTGATCTCGACGATCGCGGCGGCGATCAGCTCTCGTCGCTGGGCGCTTCGGCGATGATTTGGCTACCGAGCTTGAAGTGCCCAGCAGACATTGCAGCAACGGCAGCATCGCGGCGGTTTGCGTCGATGTCTTTGTCGGTGAACGCATCGACGGCACAATCCATGAGATCGTTCAGGGTCAACCCAACAGCGAGCGCGTCACCCTCAATGCGCCGCACTGCGCCCTTGGCGCGTTCGTTCACTGCATCATTGTCACGGAGCTTGGCGGTAGCGTGTGCGTCCCAACCAGCCCAGCAGCCGATGACCTCGCAGATTGCATTGGCTGCTTCACGCGAGACGAGCGCACGCGTCTTTGGATGCACGTGCGGCGGCGTCGTCATGAACCGCTGCAGCAGTGCTGGTTCGTTCGCTGCGAGCACGACAGCAGCGGCGTCGAGAACGGCCTCGGTGCAGTGATGAAGCTGCGGCGTTAGTTTGATGATGATCGCACGCAGGTAACGTACGTAGTTAGGGAGCCCCCAAATCGCCATCTCTTCTTGGTGTGCCATATACAGTTTCAAATCCTGTACGAGATCGCCCGTGCGCTCCCACGTCAGAATGCCCATCAGTGAAAGAACTTCGCGACGGTGAACGGCGCGAGCGCGACCATGAGCCCGATAAAGCTCGCGATCAGCAACATGCGACCGATGTCCTGCGCCTTGGAATTGGACGCGAGGAGGTACATGAGGAGGCCAGTGAGCATTGCGAGAAGCAGGATGTAAGGTGCCATGCCTGTAGTCTACCCGTGATCGACTGCGTAGCGACGAGGTTGTCGGTGAAGCAGGTGCTGTGCAGCCAAGATGACGGCGGGCCACTCGCCGCTCGGCGTCTCGATCAAGATCTCGTCATGAATCATGATTACGAAGCGATTGTCATCCGACGCCATGATCGCTGCTGTGATCGCTTGTATGGCCGCTTGCCCGTTCGGGTTGTCGAGATCGGCGGGTTCGAGTCCTTGCTGTGACAGCTGCGCACACAACCGCGCGACGAACTGAAAGTCGACGCGCCCTTCGCCGAGCCACTTCGGCATCCGTTGCGGCATGTTCTGCGGTAACAGGTACGGCCAAATCGCGTTGTTGCACATGTCCGCGATGCGCCACTGGACATCGGTCGCTGTGGCCGATCGCAACTGCTCCAGTGTCGGCAGGTTCTCGAAGTTCACGTGAGTCCCGGCATTCGCATCACGCGGTCGATGACGCGCTGCCACGTCTTCGAGAGCTTCACAGGCGTGGTCAGCGCGAGCTGCGCCGCGATTTGAAGTTCAAGTGCGCTGTAGTTGATGCCTGCCCAGCCTAGGCCTCGATTTGTCGTCTTCGTCTCGTGCAACGCCTGCAGCGTCGCGAGGTCGTTGGTGAAGCTATCGATCATGATTGCGGGCTTCGTGCGCACGTACGGCGTGTTCAGGATCGGCGACCCTTCGCTGTCGATGTTGATGTGCCTGTGTGTCGTCGTCGGCAGCGCAGACGCGATAGCCACGAGCGCCGCGGCGCCCGTAGGGCGCGCGAGGTCGACAGGCTGAAAGCCGTTGCGCACGAGGTACTCGATCAATCGATCGACGCGCACTTGCACCGAAAGCTCGTGCCCCGGAATGAATCGCAACGCGCGCCGAATGCACTTGGCAGCGATTGTGATGGTCTTGTCGGAGTAACGGCGCACTTCTTTCACCGTCGGATCCTTGACCACTGATCGACCAGCTGTCGTTCGGCGGCGTTGACCACGTGCTTCCACTCATCAGGAAGCAGCCGTAGATAACCGGTCCATGGATCGGTCGACTTCACGTAGGAGAGTAGTGAACGTCCGGGAATCGTAGCTGCGATCGCGTGCAGTACGTCCTCACCCACTTCTTGATCGAGATCGGCGGGCAGAAGTCCCTGTCGCGCTGCTTGGCGTGCGATGCGTACAGCGATGACCTGCGTCCCGTTCGCGGTGGCAAGACGTATGTCGATGCCGCCTATCCGTTCGACGGTCACCTTTACAAGCTGCGCTGCGACACGATCTGTGACGGTGATGTAGTTGGTGTAGATCATCCAACTGTCTTCGGCACGAACTCGTAGCTCGGTGGGATCTCGATGTCGTCACGCCACCCGCGCGCCGATGAATCCATCGCGCCAGACATCGTCCAGCCGGGGCTCACGAGCCGGTACATACCCTCGCCGCGCGCTTCGCGCGGGTGCGTGAGTGGGCCGCTCTCGCTCGGAACGTGCACGCTACGGCGCTCGCCGCAGACACCGCACTTCGGATCGTTGTTGTCGTCGCTCATGCTTGTCCCTTCGATCCGGCACACGTTTGCCCGTGAACTTCCCAGCGTGCACCACACGCCTGACAGCTGTCTTCGCCGGACAACGCGATCATCTCGGTGACGAAACGCTCACGCACGACGTCGGCAACAACGACCTTTACCTGCTCTGCGAGACTGGCGTCCGCGAGCATGGCTTGCAGGAACGTCCCGAGAAACTTGTGACGTTCACGCTCGGACGCGGCTGCAAACGCTTCACGAATCGCGCGCACCGCGCGCAGTTGAGGGCGACAGCACGAGAAGTCGGGCGTGCACTCGTCCATGTTCTGCGTTCGCACGACCGTAACGCCGTCACGGTCGACGAACTCCATCTTGAACTGCCGATGCACGGATTCACCGCGTACCCAGCGCTGCAGCTGTTCTTCGTTGGTGATCCACTCGCCTTTGGTCGTCGGGATCGTCATTCAGCACCCTCCGCGAGCGTGAACAGGGCGAGACGTGCCTGCTCGCACTCGACCTCGGCGTCGAAAAAGGCCTGTTCGACTGTCGTGACGGCTTGTTTCGCTGCATCGACAGCGAGTTGCGCATCGCGCTTGCGCTTGAGCGCTCGCGCGTAGTCCGCGCCTGCGGTGTCGAGCGGGTTTGGTAGCGGCGGCGAATTCACCGGCAGTGGCAACGCGCCGACGAGGATCGCTTGATCGATCGGCGTCTTGACGATCTGTTTCGGTGTCTGATCCAACTTCTCGGGCGGCTTCGCGATCTGCACGTCCTTGAGCTTGTCAGCGAACGGCGCGTTGAGCACTGGCTTCCAGTTCACTTCGTAGTTGGTCTTGACCATCGATTCGTCGAGCACGGTGATTACAGTCTCGTCACGAACGACGGCGAAGTATGTGCCGCCGCGCATCTCGATTGCGAACAGCTGCGTCGTCGACTCCGGTGCGCGCGGGTCGCGGACTGTGTACTGGCTCTTGGACTGCTGCACTTTCTCGTCGAGCAGATTCGCGAGATCGTGGTGCGGTCGGCACTTGGTGTCTTGGTCAACACGCTCGCGGAAGCGATCGACGGCGTGCGTGCTGATCGTGTAGCGACGCTTGTAGCGCGAGACGGGTGCTTGATGCGCCATACCCATCACGGTACTCCGATGGTCTGCATGAGCTGTCTCAGTGCTTCGACGGCTCCGAGCTGTCGTCGTGGATCTTTGTCTGGCACTGGCACAATCATTCGCATTGTTCATTCCCCGTTAGAGTGTCGATCGCCAAGGTGCGATCGCTGGTCGGCGTAGCGGCTTGCGATACGGTTTGGTGTCCGGACGTCGGACCTTGGTGCGGTACCAGACGTCGTCGGCAAACTCGTGCATCGCGTTGCCGATTTCCCGTACCTTGCGTTCGCTGAGGAACACGCCGATGCGGACGGCGCCGCCGTTCGACGAGAACCGCGCGAACAGATGGTATTCGAGCTTGGATTTGGGCACGGTCACCACTCTTGGTCGGGCAGGCGTCGCCCGAGGCTCAACTTGGTATCGACGATCTCGGCCTCGAAGAACGCACGCCACACAGGCGCGGTGTCGAGCATGGTTTCTCGCAGGCCGGGACACGCCGACAACGGCAGCTCTGCGTAGTACTGGTACTCCAGGTCGTAGACGAGCACCTGGCGCTCGGCCGCGTTCGTGTTCTGGCTGATCTGGACTTTGACGATCATGCGCGCCCTTGCAGTGCGCCGATGAACTTCCACGCGGTGTTGTAGACGCTGGTCCACGTATTGGGGACCGGCGTACCGTCATCGTGCATCAGCACGCCGTTGCGCCACTGGAGCTGGCCGGGTTGCTTCTCTTTCGCTTGCGCAGCAGCGATCACAATCGCTTCGAGTGCGTCGAGTGCGTTGTCCGTCGAGGCATCTTCGACAGTGAATCCTTGCACGATCAAGTAGCCGAGCATCCAGTGCAAGAGCCAACGCGCGCGAGCACGTATGTCGATGAGCTTGTCCGAGCAGTTCACGAGTGTGATGAGCCCAAGGTGGATGCCGAGCTGTGCTTGCGGCGGCATCTCGGACGGTGCCTGGTAGTCGCGTTGAAGCCGCGACGTCGCCATGCGGATCAGTCGCATGTTCTGGTGTGCACGCTTCTCGACGTACTTCTGCCACGGTGATTTGACGCGCGGGTTCACTGGAACGGCTCCGTGATGAGGCGCTTCGCGAAGTCGTACTGCCCAGCCAGCCACGCTGCCTCGAATGCGGCGCGCGTGTTGAGTCCGCGGTGACTGCGTTCGGTGAGGTCACGGAAGCGCCAGCTACATTCGGCCATCGCGATCGCGCCGACGTCGACACCGAAGTAGTCTCGCGCATAACGGATGTGGTCTTCCCAGTCTTTGGCCCACGGCGCCGGATACGCACGCATCGGCGTGTACGGTGTCGCGGGTTCGACGATCGCTTTGTTGTACTTCTCCCAGCGACGCGCGTCTTCCATCACGTCGATCGCGATCTTGAGGATGCGCGAAGCCATGCTCCACGAAGCTGTGGCCAGTTCGCGGCGACGGTTGTCGCGGATGCGCCAATCGGCGTCGGGCGGCGTCTCTTGAACGGTCTTGAGTTGCTGGTACAGCTCGGAGGTGCCGCGTCGGCGGTAGCCGTTGAACACCTTGCGTGGTCCGCGCGTGAACATGCGCCCGAGGTCACGCGCCGCGGGAATCCCAGCGACGTAGACGTCGGCCTTGATCGCGTCCGTTTCGAACAGCTGGTACACCGGCTGCGCCAAAACGAGATCTAGCACGTCAGTTAGCAGCCCAACTGCGTTGCGCGGATCTTCGATTGGTGTGGGGTCAGTCGGCATTGGGAACGGCTTCTGCGGCTTCGTACTGCTTGAGGCGCTCTTCGAGCTGCAGCGCTTTGGCTTGCCAGTCGTACATCTCGGCACGCGCCTCGGCGGTTTCCTTGCGCAGCTTCTGGATCTGTTTCTCGGGCCCGACAGCGTTGTCGGGATCGATGCGTGTCGCAGCTTTCACCAAGTTGTCGAACGGCAGCTGGCCGCAGATCTTGTTGTTGATCGTCAACGTAAATTCGATCGCGCCAGGCCCCACACGATCGAGACGGATCGCGTACGGGATCGTCAACTGTAAATCGTCGACGGTACCGTCGTGGTACGTACCCTCGACGACGACAGCGAACGTCGGTTGGTGCGGTTCACGTGTCATGACCTGCGCCCTCCGTAGGTGTTGTGTTGCAGCTGCACGAACTGGTTCGCCATCTGGACAAGCATGCGGACACCAGGAATGCAGAGCGTCTCTGGCGCGCTATCCGTCAGCTCGCAGCGCGTTCCTGCGAAGTGCGGACACTTCGCGTCACACCACGGCACTTGAAATTCATCGAGCCGTGGCTCGATCGGTTTGACTTCGGGCTGCTGCATACGGACAAGAAGCGGATCAGGTGGCATGAGACCTCTTGGATTCGTGCGTACGGAGAAACGCGAGTGCCGATTGTGCGCGCTCAGCGGGACCAGAACCAGCTGTCGCGAGCGCGTGAAGTGCGTCGTAGAACACGTCGTCGACCATGGCGCGCTGCCACGCGCGAAGACACAGCGGCGTCTCGTGCTCGCTGCCGATGTCGTAAAGCAGCTGCGCGACGTCGTCGATGAAGCGTTCGGAAGTTGTACGGGTCGCGCGAGCGAGTTTGCTGAAGGCGGCATTCATGCTTGTCCGCGCGTAGAAGCTGCTGATGTCCGCTGTCGCCCAACGACACAGGTAGTCAAGGCCGTCGCAGTTGTCGACGAACGTAGCCCAGAACAATCCGTGCACACCTTCTTGTGCCGACTCGCCACACAGTTCGTAGCGCGACAGCGCCTTGATGATCGTTTGCCCCAAGCCCGGAACGCCGGGACAGTCGCGCCGCATCGATGTCTCGATACGCTCCCACACTGTTTGAAACGTCGGTGGTCCTTTGGGTTTCGCGTCAGGCCGATCGACGGTGTACGTGTAGCAGGCTTTCTCCTCTTCGACCCATGCGTTGAGCTGGACGACCCCACTGGCTGACAACGGCGCGTACGGTTCTAGAATCAGCTGTCGATGTCGATGGCGCTGTTCCCTGTCGGTGCCGAGGTCCAGCTTCCACCAGTGGACGCCGAAGATACTCGTTCGTGTGTCGCGTTCGAGCGTCATGCTGCTAGTTGGATAACGGTTTGCCACTCAGCCGCGAGTGGCCGATACGGTTTCATGTGAGGTTCGCCAGCGTGGCGCGTCCACAAGATCGTGTCCGCGATCGCTACAAATGCATCGTGGCCTGTAGGCGTGAGCACGTCCTCGGGTTGCAACTGCATCTGTTGCGCGTAGCCGCAGAGCACGCGCAAGCGATGTCGAAGGATGGTCCGCGGCGCCCAGGTCGGCGATAGTGTTGCGACGATCTTAGTTAGCAGTTCAGCAACACGTTTACGCCGATCGAGCGTCACTGCACGCCTCCGAGAGCAACACGCACGAGCGCAGTACGTGGCGCGATCTGAACCAACGGCGACAGTGAAACAAACAGCAGCTCGCCATCGGGGTCGGGCAGGCACTCGCGCATCACAGCAGTGCGCCAGAACTTTGCGCCGAGCAGTTCGGCGTGTGTTTGCAGCCAGAACTGGAACAGGTCGGCGCTGCCAACGAGATCGATCGGCGCGAGCGCTTCAGCGACGCCGAACGGTGGCATCGGTGTGTTCGTGGCGATCTGAGGCATGTTCGTTCTCCGGCTTATCGTGGTTGCTTGTGACAAGTCAAGAGTTTCCTGCGAGCGCAGCGCGACCTGCTGCCGTGATCACGAGATCTCGCTTGTCCCACGCGAGCAAGCCGCGTCGTACGAGCGATCGCCAGGTGCCATCGGCACCACCGTACTCGGACATGCCTTTGCAGTGCGCGAAGGCGTCGCGGCCGTCACGCACGTTCTTGAGCATGCGCAGCTGCGTTCGCGATAACGGGCGAGGTTTCCGTACGCGCGTCACGACTTCTCCGTTGGTGTGATTATGATAGCGACGATCGCCATCGCGCCGAATACGAGTGTGCACGCGCCAACGACGGGATTCGGGTCGTTGTAGTAGCTGAGAAACAAGATCGCGAACGACAGCAGCGTCAGCGAACGCGCAAGCGGGAATAGTGCCGCTACCTGGCTACGGAAGCTCATCACTGACCGTTGGCGCGCGCTTGGCGATGCGTGTTGTCGTCATGCGGCCCGTTGCACACGGGACAGTCCGTCGCCATCGACAGACGCTGACCGACGGTGAAGTGCGGCGAGAAGATGCGCTTGCCCTTGTACGTGAAGTGCTCTTGCACCACGTGATCATAGCTGCGCATCACGGCCGCAAACGCGGTATCGACGACCTCGGATTCACTGGCGCCTTCCCAGATGAACCAGGTCCGCGACTTCTGTAGCTCCATGTTCCCGTTCGGTTTGAGAACGTCCGGCTCGTAGTAGCAGACCTGGACGTGCCAGCCGTTGGTCACACCTTCGTCGTCCTGGACGGTTACAGGTCCCGTGACTTCGAACAACCGATCGAAGATCTGAATGTCAGCGAGAATCTTACAGAGTCGGCGCTTGGTCATCATCGTCGGTACTCCAACAGTTTCTCAGCGCGTTCGCTGCCGAGTGCTTCGCGTAGCAGCACCTCAACGCGAGCGAGAAATGCTTCGCGGTGTTTCAGCTTGTCCTTCGCGTTGAAGGTGATCGTTAGAACGGTGAGGAAGGCGGCGCATGCGATTTCACCGTCGACAGGGAAGGTCTGCAACAGCTCGTCGACGTATGCGAATCGTCCCGCCGACAACCAGTGCTCGAAGTACGAGAGCGTGACCTGAACCTCGTGTAGCTCGTGTTGGATGCCCGTCACCGGCCACCCCACGAGTCGAGCACGTGCGTCTTCTTGTCCGGCGGCAACCACTCCAGTGTGCTGATGATCGCGTCCGCGACGCTCTCCCACTTCGCGTCGATCGTCTGTGCATACATCTCGGCGATCGACCGAAGTGCGTCGCGTAGTTTAGCTTCCGTGACCTCGCCGGTCACAGCGAGTAGCGCCAGCTCGACCGCGTCACAGAGCGAGTCAGCGTCGGTCGGGTCGTCGGGATCACCAAAGCCGAACTCGCGGAGCAGGATCGGCAGCGCGCTCTGCTTGGCCCGCTTGATGGCTTCCTGTAGCCACGCGTCCTTGGTGTTCTCTTCGTCGCTCACGTCAGCCTCCTACGAAAGAAAAAGTGGGGTACTGGCTCGCGGCGCGTCGCCGTACCACCCGGACGGTTGCCTCTCTAATCCCCGCCCGCGGTGTGCACCCGCTGACAACAGGACCGCGCCTGGCTTAGCGTCCCAGCCGCTCGCGCGTGCGCGCGAGCGTCGGTGTCCTATGCGGCGTCGTTGACGTCGTCGTCAACAGCGGCTCCGAGCGTCGAGTCCTCGAAGTGTGCAATTGCAGCTTCGATCGACTCGACATCGACCTTCGCACCGGCACGCTTTGCAGCCTGCTCACCGACCTCGGTGACCTTGTCCGCATCCTCGCCGTCGTTCTTGGCAGCACGAACAGCGTTCTTGACCGTCTCACGGATCTCGGTCGCTGCGGCCGGGACGCGCTCCAGCGCGAACCGGATGGCATCGCTCTGGAAGCCCGTCGCGAGGCGCTCCAGGTTCTTGGAACGGATACGGAGCTTGTGCAGGCTGGCGAGGTCACCGGCTCTGAGCGCGTCACGAAGCTCGGTCAGCACGCTGCGGATCGTCGCGGCGATCTCCTGAACGGCTTCTGGCTTGGCGAGGTCGAGCTTGAGCGGCACGACACGGATCTTCGCGCGGCGCGCGCTCTTGGCCTTCTTGGCCGCGATCGTGTTCAGCTCGTTCGCCTCGCGCTCGATCTCGGCGACCTCGGCCTTGACCTTGTGGAGTACGCTGTCGTCGGCGAACCAGCCCATGTCCGTGCGCGCACAGTGCTTGCGCAGCACGTAGTCGACCTTCTTGACGACGGCGTCGACCGCTGCACAGAACTCGACGTTGTCGACGGTCTTGCGCGTCTTGTGGTCGGCCTGCAGGCCGTTGCCCTTGTTGATCGACTTCTCCTTCAGCAGCTCGCGGTCGTACCGGATACCGCCGCTCGCCGACGAGCAGTCGACCATCATCCACCCCGGACGGAAGTGAAAGACGCCTTCGCTCTTGATGGTGCTGGTGCGCTTGTTCTTGCTCATAGCTCTTTCTCCCTAGTAGTCACTGACGCGATCAAGCGCCAGGGTCACAGCTCGACTTCGATGATACGTGCATCGTCGGGACAAGATTCACGGTTCGACGAGCCGACGAGCGCTACGACGAGCCGACGGACGCTGGCAGGCCGCTGCGGCCAGTCATAGACTTCACCGTCCGTCAGGTGAACCATGCAGTTGAACTTGCCGGGTTCCTTCTCGACGCGGTCGTAGGCTTCCTCGAAGCTCGTACCGCCGCGACCCTTCATCCGCTTCTTGATGTTGCTGTGAACCGTCGACTTCGCGCCGGGACGGATCCAGCAGGCTTCCTGTACGGCATGGTCGTGCACGACGAGAAACACTGGCACGCGGCAGTTGTTGACGATCGCTGTGGTCTCGGCGACGCAGCGGCTGAGATCTTCGTCGGACATCGAGCCTGACGTGTCGATGACGACAGCGGCCTTGCAGCGGTAGGTGATACCACCGGGCAGGATGATCTCGGTGTTGCTGCGGCGCGAGCGACGGCTCCACGAGACGTCATCGCGGCCTGCTTCGGCGATCGCGCGGTACAACGCACCGCGCAGAACCTCGGACCAGCGGACCTTGGGCGGTGGAATGTCGAGCAGGTCGGCGAGCAGGTTGCCTTCCTGTGTACCGGCCTGACGGCCTGAGAGTTGACTCTGCGCCGCGCACTCGCGCCACTGGCGCTTGAGCTGATCCTCGGTTGCTTGATCCTGCGGATCGTCGCCGTCGTCCGTACCGTTGCCTGGCGTTGGACCGCAACCTGCACCGACCGGCACCGTACCGGCCGCGTGCGCTGCCATCTGCTGTGCTGATGGCTCGGGCAACTCGCTGTAGAGCTGCTCGGCCGTCATCTCGGCCTGATCCTCGTCCGCGATGATCCCCACCGACGGCATCGTGAACGAGCCCGCACCCATCGCCGTCGAGACGTTCTTGAGCGTGCGGTTGATGATCAGGTCGGTGGCGATGTTCCAACGCACGGGCTCGCGGTGACCGCGACGGTCATGGTGAAGCATCAGTAGGTGCATCAGCTCGTGTGCAATCACGAACTGCAGCTCGCTGTCCTTGAGCGTTGCTGCGAACGTCGGGTTGACGCGAATGCGACCACGCAGATCCACGCATGCCGTGTCCGGGAAGTTCGTCGCGAGGAACTCGATGCGTGCAATCGACGGCAGGAAGAACGGCGACTTCCAGCCGAGCGACATCGCTTGCGCCTTGCAGCGCTTGACGAGCGCGGCAGCGGCATCAGGGTCGATGCGCGTGTGCCCGTTCTTTTGTGCTTCGTTAGTGTTTTGGCGTGCCATGGTAGTTGTCCTTCGATGCTACTGCATCGCGCGGCGGACCTTCGCGAGAGCGTCGATCTGGGCCTTCTTGCCCTGCTGGAACCACTTGCTCGTACCTGCCGTGCCCTGTCGCGTCATGAGAACGCGCGCACAGGCAGCGCTGATCTCGGGCAGCAGGCGCTCGGTGTAGAGCCACGCGCACCAGAGATCCTTCTCGGCGACGCGCGAGAGCAGGCCGACGGCCGCGATCTGGCGATCCTTCTGCTCGGGGATCTTGGCCTTGACGGGATCGGCCAGGATCTCTTCGATCGAGGGCAGGTGCTTGCGCATCTTGCGGATGCCGAGAAACGCGACTGCCTTGGCTTCACCAACAGCGCCCGAAAGAATCGCATAGCCGATGTCGTCGTCGTCCTTGCCGACGTTGAAGCCGACGCCTGCCTTGTCGCAGTACGAAGCGTACGCGCGCAGACCGCGCTCCCAAGCACGCGGCGAACCGAACGGCGCACCGGCATCGATCGACGCGCGCGGCGGTGTCATGTCGAGCAAGTCGCTGTTGACGGTGAGTGTCGCGGAGAAGTCGAGGAACTCCTCGTGCACGCGCGTGCCCGACGCGCCGATCGTCTCGTAGAAGTTGCGCAGCTCGTCGAGCGTGGGCATGTAGTCGACGAACTTGATGACGCGGTTGATGCTCGCGGCGGACATCTCGATACCGCCGGGACACTCCTCGGGACGGTTCGCGGCGCCGACGACGCAGCTGTCCAGGTGAAGCCGCTCGTTACCCGCAACATGCTCCAGCAGGAGGCGCATCAGTGGCGCCTGCACGCTCGGTGGCACGCTGGTCAGCTCGTCCAAGAACAGCAAGCCCGGCGCCTCGACGCAGGCCTTGATCTGCGTGATCAGGGCGCGCTTGAGCACGCCGTCAACCACGTAGGGCAGCCCAGCAATGTCAACCGCGTCGCAGTTGCTCGCGAGCAGCTCATGGCAGGGCATACCAGCCTCGGCCGCGACCGCGCGCATCAGCGCCGTCTTTCCGACACCGGGCGGTCCGACGACAAGTGGAGTGATCTTAGCCTCGACGCATGCGAGGAGGGCTTGCTTTGCTTGGGCGAATGACAGTGCCATGGTCTTGTTTCCCTAGTTCCTTGCTCGATCGCGTGAGCGACTGTGTACACCGTTTGTATGATCGCTGCTGGGACTTGTCAAGAGTATTATCGCAAGAGCGATCGTCGTTCAGATCGTCGCTGGTTTGACCCAGTATTCACCGTCGGGAAACTGAACTGCGGCTTCGTAGCTTGACAGCGCGAGCAGTGTGTCGATCGGGTCGTAGGGCAGGTGCCGCTGGTAGCGCTGACCGATCTCGTAGGCTAGCTCGTGACCGATTGATCGCGCGGCTGGTGTGTTCGCGACCCACGCCGAACGATTCGTGTTGCCGTCGAGTGCAAGCGCTGCACCGATCGCTGCACGGATGGTCTCGATTTGCACGCCATCTGGGAAAACTTCTGGCCGCGCGACGAATTTCTCTTCGCGATCTCGCGTTCGTGTGTACGTCACGACGTGTCCGTTGCACGCGAGCGCGAAACGCGAACCCTTCGGAAACATCGTTTCTGCAGCGTACGCAGCGCCGGGACGCCACGTGTAGCTAGTGCCGACGTCGATACAGTCTGCAGCTTCACGCAGCTTCGACAGCAGTACGGCGCCTGTAGTGAATCCGTGCCCGCGCGTGAACACCGCTGGATCTGCAGTCACCCACGCTTCCGTGCACGGCCCGAAGCCGCGTTCGTTCATTTCGCCTGTGTTCGACGACCAAGGACCGTGCAACATTTTCGGCGAACCATCGATCATCGTGATGTCGAATTTCGCGCCACTGTATCCACCCGCATTGCCCTTGCCGTAGTGCCGAAAGAACCGGCAATAGCCGTCACGCTCAGCGAAATAGAACCCGCCATCCATCGTGCCACCGTTGTCGTGCAGCGTGAAGCGCAGCTCGTCGAGCGCTGGAATGTTGTCGACGAGCAAGTAGAGGTTCGGGCGGTTCTCGCGACCCTCCATCCAGTTGACCCTGCCTCGAAGAATCTTCATTCGTCTTCGTCCCGAAACATTGTGTGCCCGCCGCTGTACAACAGCTTCGCGTCAGCTGGAAAGATCCGGTAGTAATCGATGTCTCTGAAGCTCGTCTTGACTGTCCCGTTCTCGGTCTTCTCACACCACGCACGCAGTGCGAAGCCGAGATCGACACCTGCAATGACGTCGCACCAGCAGCCGTCCATGCCGTCCCATACGCGCACGGTGAAGCGATCGTCAGTGCTCCACGAGTTGATGCCCATGACGCGCATGTAGAGCTGCATCATGTCGCTGAGCGTCATCACGACCGTCCCAACATCCGTGCCCAACACTCGAAGCAGACACGTAAACCGCCACCGAGATAGTGAATGCGATCTGCGTGTCCGCACATAACCAGGCCCGGATCGTCGGCAGCTTGCTTACGTAGTTTCTGCTCTTCCTCGTCGTATTCGAGCTTGTGCTGAACCGGCGACGGCGCGAATTCCATCGTATAGCCGTGACGCTGATCGACGTTCTCAACGGCACGTTCACGGAGTGCTTCGAACAGTGATAGTGACTTCATCGGATGATCTTCCAGTCGATCATGTGCTGCTTCGCCGTCTTGGTGTCGCCGCGCATCAGCGCCGATTCAACGATCATGCACTGAAGAACTGACATGAACTCGCGTGGGTCGTAGGTCTGACGCCAGCAGATGATCTCGATCCAGCTCATCACAACCCCGTCACCGAGCGTGATGCCGTGTCGATCACGATTTGCTCGTCGGGTGCGAATCGCTTGAGCGCGTTCTCGATGCGAACGATCGGCAGGTTCCGCTCGCGCCCGACTTGAGCCAGATGCGCGACGGCGCCACCCTCTTCGGTGATGACGCCGACCGCGTCTTCGATCGTGATCACGTAATCCGGGTGCAGGTTCGGCAGCACGACGATTGCGCCCGCGGGGCACGGCTTCTTGCGCTTGCCGTGATGGACTGGACCGATTGCGTGCGGGCCGTCGACGAGGACGTGAACCGGCGACGGCTTGTCGAACTTGTCCTGCAGCTCGTGCGCGAGTTGCATCGCTGCGTCAGCGACCGGTCCGGGATAGTAGAGCAGCGATCGATCGTCCGGATCGAGCCCGGCGCCGACCACCCAGTCGGTGTGGTACGGATCGTCGTTCATCATCTTCATGCCCGGCGGGCAAACTGTCTGCCACGGCGGCAGTTGCTCCTCGAACATCTTCATGCGCGCGAATGCCCAGTGCAGGAACGGCGCGCGTGGAACTTTCGCAGAACCGGCCGGTACACGAACCTCGGTGTTGTCGTGGTTCATGACCACGTTCCAGCTGAGATCGAGCAGATCGTCGCCCGCTTGCTTCAGAATCACGACGCGTAGGTCAGCCAAACGTCGCAGGCGCAGAGCCTCGCGCTCAGCATCGATCTGGTCTTCGGCTTCCTCGCGCGCGGCCTCGTCGGTGATCTCTTGCGCGAGACGGTAGTCCTCGCGGAGCCGCTCGGCTTCGATCTCGTGTGCCGTTTCGGGCTTGAGCTTGGCGAGCGCGGTCGGGTCCATCTCGTCGAGCATCTCGGCTATCACGCCAACGCCGAGACCTTTCTTGTACGCACGCTTGATCATTTCGCCGCGCTGCGGGTCGTCGCGGAGTGCTTGGATCTCAGGCCGGTCGTCTTCATCGAGTTCGTTCGCGAGTTCCAGTTCGGCATTGATGCGTGCGTTCATCAATCCGACGTCGCCCTTTTCGAGTGCGGCGCGCTCTCGTCTGTTGCGTTCGGCGTTCGTGTAAATACCGCGTGCAACACGTGCAGGTTGTTCAGGCCCGTCGTTCATTTCCAGCGGAGTGCGCTCATTGGCGTCGTCGGCCCAGATCTCCTCGGACGTCGTGCCGTACCACTTGCTGTGGCTACGTTCTTCGAGACTGTGCCCGAGTGCGAGAAACTCGTCGAGTGCGGCTTGGCCATCGCGCGGGACGTCCATCCAGTGCGGACGCTCGCCACAGGTTCGGAAGATGACCTCGCGCGCCATGCCGTGGCTGTGCGGGTCCTTGTAGGTGGCGTTATCGACGACGATTTCGTCCCTGCCGCAGTAGTGCCAGGCGCGGTTGCCGTAGCCGGTTCGCATACCGCTGCCGATCCGCATGACCGGCTTACCGTGATCGTTGCGCATGTCGCGTGCGCCCATGTCGCTGACGTACGCGATCGGGCGGTACCACTTGTCACCGATGCGGATTCGGCCAGCGTAGATGAAGTCCACGTCCTTCACGTGCTTCGCGGTGACCTTGGCGTGTTCCTTGACGACGCGCATGTCACGTTCGTCACCGACGAGCTTCTTGGTGCCGTTCAGAATCCCGAGTGCGATGTCCGCAACGCCGCTGTCACGATCTTCGCCACTGTCGTTGCCGAGGCAAGTTGCGATGCGCCACGCATGACCTGGCGCGTCTTCGAGTAGACGCTCACGCGCGATGCGTGTGAAGTCCGCGCCGCTGATCCGGAAGTGCGCTGCGTGTTCTTTTGTTTGCGTCATGACATGAACTTTCCGAACAACTTGGGTGGCCAAGAATCATCAGCGGGACGGTCGACGGGATCTGTTGACGTGTCGGCGAAGCGCCGCACATCGGCCAGCGACAGCGACGGGTGCAGCTTTGTCCCGATGAGATAGATCGCCGCTGACCAGCGAGCGCTCAGTACCTGTGCTGAGCTGTTGCCGAGATGCACCAGCTCGTCGCGCGACACGGTATGCGCGATCGCGGCAAGCGCGTCGGCGCCGTTGGCGCAATCGAATGCCTTCGGCGTCAACTTGGCTTGCTGCGCAAGCAGCGCGATCCCGCGCGCGATTACGGCGTGCGCCCGCGCTGTCGGTGGATGGCCCGGCAGTGCAAGCACGAGGTCGTACAGCATCTTTGCGATACGCGTCGTCGGGCTCTGGTTGATCGTGTTGTCGATGGGTGATTTGCATTTGGTGCTCATGACTTCTTCTTCTTGGTCTGCGTCTTCTTCGCGTCGTCTGCCTCTGCGACTCTGCGTGCCAGCTCAACGATGCCGCGCAGGCGCACCACGTTGTCGGTCAGCTCGCGCATACGCAGCTGCAGTCCGTGCTCGTTCGAGAGTGAACGCCAGATGGTGTTGTACGCGCGGTGTTCGCGGAGGTGCGCGAGCCATGCCTCGTAGACGTCATCCTCGACATGGATAGGATCGCCGCCCTGCATGCGCAGTGAATCGGCGCTGGCGTCGGTCATGGCGCGAACGTCGAACGCGCCGTCGCGTGAGCTGATCTCTATGTAGGGCACGGTGCCTCCGTCGTTGCGACGTCAGCACGACGTGCGCCTTCCTGAATCGCCGACTTCATCTTGGAGAACAGGCAGCCTGCGATAACCGGACCGCCCTTGTCACGCCAGACGCGGCAGCGCCACTGCTCGCTGAACTGTCTACTGCCCAGCACGCGCTCGACCTGGAATCGGTAGCCGTGCCCGCGTCCGCCCCACACACCATCGGGACGTCGTGCGAACTTGACCCAGCGGTTGTTGCCGATGCTGATGTTCATACGTTCTCGCCCCGGCAACTGCGACACTTTTCGATTTCGACTTCGTGGAACATCGTGCCCTCTTCACGCGCGTCCTCGCGATCAGCTGTACAACCCTGAACTGCACCGTCACGCGTAGCGAGAATCTCCCAGTGCTTGCCGGTGAAGAAGTCTGGGCTCAGTCTTGAGGCCTTGATTGCTTCGAGCAAGCGTTCGGCGGTTGCGCCGTAGAGATTCACACGGATGCCGATGCCGTCGTCGGGTGTCAGGAACGGCTTCACACCAGACTCGCCGTCGCCGCCAAGCGCAAGTGAGAGCCGTCGGGCGATGTCCTTTGCCTTCGTGCCGTTGTCTTGGCGCGTGGCCTGCTGTGCTTTCAGTCCATCGGTGATCCAGCGATAGCCCCAGCTGTTGTTACCGTCGGTATGACCGCGTGCCTTCTCGACGAGCTTTTCCTCGACGAGCTTGTCGAGCTGCTTACGCAGCGCTGTTGCCTGTGCCGATGTCGGCTTCTCGTGCCTGTCCCAGCCCGATGCCTGCTGCAGCTTCTTGCGGGCACGTTCGAGTGACTTGCTGTTGTACGTATCTACGCCGTCCCAACCGTTCATCAGATCGATGATTCGGTTCGTCGACAACCAGTACTTGCCGCTGTGCTGCTCAGCGTACTTGATGAGCTGCGCGCGCACGGCTTCGTACGTGATGTCGACAGCCTTCGGCAGAATCTTCTGCGGCTTGGACGCCGGTACACCCTTCATCGTCATGTTGTCTCCATAGACGCGATCGTCAGACAGCTCAGCCATCCCGCCTGGCACACGACTCTTCGGTTTTGCTGCCTTCATGCGGCCTCCGGTAGTGCTACCAGCTTGCGTTTGCGTTTGCGCTTGGGCGTACCGACCGCGGCAAAGACGGTCGGCGCGATGATCTCCAGCTCGGAGAGAAGCGCATCGCGCGCTTGATCGTGGTTTGCAACGTAGTCGGGCAGTGTTCGGCCGGTCGCAACCATGCAATCGAGATGTTCACACGCGCTGCGGCACGGAAATACGTCACCGCACTTTGTGCACTGTTCATGTGCACCGCCGCGCTTCATCGGCTTCCAGTTGTGGTCACGCTTCGCACAGCGCTGCAGATGGGGAAAGCCCACGGCTACCTAATCTCCTTGGGCACGTACTTGATCCGCTCGCCGCACTTGTCGCACTCGAAGCCCTCGTGACCGAGGCCCTCTTCGAGGCGCGAGAGCGTGAGACGGAACATCACGCCGTGCAGACGCTTGGCCTTGTGGCACGCTGGACAGCCAACGCCGACCGGCTTGTGCGTGACGATGAACGGCTTCTGCTTCGGATACGAACGTGGAGTGATAGCGCTCATGATGAACCTCTCTACTTGTTGCACCAGTGGACGTGCGTCGCCCACGCATACGGTGGCTTGAGCTTCTGCGCGACGATGTCTGCGTCCTCGTTGCCGTGGTGCAGCTTGGCGTAGATGTCAGAAGTAGGAACGAGGATGTTCGAGACCTCGGTGGCGGTCGCGAAGTCGCCTTCGCCGTCGTCGTCATCGAGGCCACCGGCCGCGACACCTTCGATGAAGTCGGCCCACGTCATGAGCGTGCCGTAGTCGGGCACCGACTCGAACTTGACGCGCTTGCGCTTGGTGAGTTTGCCGTTCTTGGCATCGACGAGGACTTCCCAGTCCTCGCTACGCAAGATCATCACGTGCGGCGGCAGCTTCGGGTCTTCGATGACCGCGAGCGCGCTTGGCAGCGAGCTGAACGTGTTTCTGACGATGACAATCTTGTCGGACATGGTGTTCACCGAGTAGACGCTTGTAGCGTGGTCCATATTCACAAAGCAAGAGTTACTTGCGGCGCGGTTTGGCGATCCCGACGTCGCCGAATCCGCCGACGACACGCTTGTGTCCCCACGCGTCTGTCATCGTCACTGTACGCGCTTCGATGGGACGGCCGAGCACGGCTTCGCACCAGACGTAGATCCACTTGCGCGCGACGTTGGGCTCGCCCGCGTGCGCCTTCAGGAACTCGTCGACAATCCACGCGATGCGTGCGCCGCGCTCACCGCCGTGCTTGTCGAACAGCGCTTGACGCTCGGGGCCGGGCAACGCAATCGCCGTCCGCGACATGTGCCACAACTTGAACAGCTCGTGCTGCTCTTTGTCGTCGGGCTCGTATCCGCCTACTTCACGTTCACGCATCGTTAGCTCTTTCCGAGCCGTCGCATGACGGCTCTGTAAACGGTCGGACAGGTCTCGCGCAGGTGACGGAGTGTCTCGCGCGCTTCGTGTTGCTTTGCTTGCTCGACGGGGCAGTAGCTCTTGGCGTAGATCAACGAGCTTTCCAAGTCGCTGAGCGCGCGAATGATCTTCTGCGCGAGCGGACGCTGCAGCAGCTCAGCGTCGAATCCGTCGCCGGGTGCCATCAAAACGGGCACTCCGTGCTGACTGCGATCTCGATGTCTGCAGCGGGCTGCAGCATCGCCGCGAGCGGGGCCGTCGCAGCCGCGAGCGTGTCACGCGCGGTCTGGATGCGCGTGGCGTCGGCCGCGAGCGCCACAGCATCGACCGCCGGGATGTCGGTGGTGACGACCTCGGTCGCACCGCGGCGTGCTGCGTCGATCGAGCTGCTGATCATCTCGGTCTTGACGGCAAGCAGTGCTGCGATACGGCGGTCGAGTGCGTGTGCGGCCACCAGGCGGGTGACGACGACGCCGCGCGACTGGCCGATGCGGTAGCAGCGATCCTGCGCCTGCGCGTTGAGGGCGGGTGTCCACTCTTCGTCGATGAAGATCTCGTTGCAGGCCTTGGTCAGCGTGATGGCAACGCCGCCCGCCTTGATGGTGCAGGCGACACCCTTGAGCTTGCCCGCCTGGAACGCATCCTCGATCTCGGTGCGCTTGTGAGCAGCGGTGTCACCCGTGATGGTGGCCCAGCCCTCGCGGGTCGCCAGCACGTCGATCGCGGCGCGGTGTGCGCTGAACACGACCACGGGCTCCTCGGCGTCTTCGAACGCCTCGACCATCTCGATTGCGGCGTTGAGCTTGACGGCGGCGAGCGCGGCGCGCGCCTTGGACAGCTGCTCGAACGCGAGCCGTGCCTCAGCCGTATCCATCGCGAGCTTGAGCGCCGCGTCGAGGTCGATGCCCGCCGCGTCGAGCGCATTGAGCGCTGCGTCGCACAGCTTCTTGGTCGATGCCGACAGGCCGTTGACCTCGACGTCGCGGACGATCTTCTCCGGCAGCTCGGTGAGGACTTCCGCCTTGATGCGGCGAAGCATGATGGACTGCACGCACTTCGCGACTTCGGGCGACGGGCGACCCCAGATCGTCTGGCCGTACGCGCCCGTCTCAGCGTTCCACATGCGCTTGTAGTTGTCGTAGCTGCCGAACACTTCGCGGCCCGCGTCCATCGCCTGCATGACAGCCCACAGCTCCTGCGGACGGTTGAGCAGCGGCGTCGCCGTCAGCAGCCACACGCGACCGTCAGCGGCGAGCGTCGACTGGCGCAGCGCGCGGAACTGGCTGGTGCGGTGCGTGTCGCTGGTCTTGAGTGCGTGTGCCTCGTCCGCGATCAGCACGGTGCCCTTCGGCGCGACCACGAGGTCAGCGGGCAGTGTCGCGGGGAAGCCCTTACGCGCGGCCTTCTCGCCGGGAAGAATGTCGTAGTTGACGATGATCATCTCGCCTGGCTGTGCCCAGCGAAACGAACCGCGACCGTCGAGTGCGACCGGCGTCAGATCGGGGCGGAAACGCTTCGCCTCGCGGACCCACACGCCCTTGGCGACAGCGGGACAGACCACGACGATCGGGGCGCCAACCGGCGCAGCGCACAGCGCCTGCACCGTCTTGCCGAGCCCCATGTCGTCACCGAGCACGGCCTTGGTACGTGGCGCAATCCAGTTGATGCCTGTGCCTTGGAACGGGAACAGCGACTTGCCGGTCTGGCGCAGCAACGCGTCGATCTCAGCGGCGCGGCTGTTGGCTGCTGCGACTTCGCCGTGCGCGCGAGCGCTGCGTGCCTGCAGTGAGGCAATCAACTCGGGCGCGACATCGCAGGTGAAGCCCGCGGCACGGAGCGTGGCCGTCAGTTCGTGCGCGCGGTCGAGGCTACCGACCTGCGCGTTGTCAGCCTTGCTGTAGGTGAAGCCCACCGCGCGGGACGCCGCGAGGTACTTGTCGAACGAGCCGTTCAGACGGCTGACCGGCGCGCACAGCACGCGGCCCGCCGCGACCCAGATCCGGATCACCAGGGCCATGACCGCTGCGGCGGCCGTGGTGCCGCCCGTGTGGGCCGAGCAGAGGACCGCCCAGCGACCGTCGATCTTGAGGGCCTCACCGGCCTGGGCCGCGACGCGGGTTTTGCAGACCTGGCAGCTTCCGGGGTAGTTGTTGCGCATGGTGCCTTTGAGACGTTGTAGCGTCCGGTCTATTCACAAAGCAAGAGTAAGTTGCTAAGTATGGGTAAATCCAGGGTCTTTCCAGGGACGTCCCGTGGGTCCTGGCTCGGGATCTGCTCGCCGGGACGTCCTGCATGGGACGTTTCTAGGGGCCTTTCCGAGGAAACCCACCTTATAAGGGAAAGATCGCTTCCGGGATCGTTCTCAACTTACTCTTGCTTTGTTGAATAGCCGCGCCGGTCGATCGTCTGTCGTTCACCATGATGAAGATTTCGCAGCTCGCCCCGGCCGCTCGGATCAACATGTGCCTCGTGCGTCAGATGGAGCGTGAGTGGGACGCGACGATTCGTGCCGAAGAGGCCGCGGAGACCGAGGCTGTCGCCTGGCGCCGTGCAAAGGCCTCGGAGCGCGCGCTCCGTCGCCTGCAGGCTGCTCGCGCGGGTCTGCCGCTGCCCGTCGCTGCGGCGCCCCGCACGGCCCGAAACCTCGCCCGTGCGGGCTTCGCCGCCCTCGCGTCGATCGGTCGCGCGGTTGCTCGTGCGCTCGCGACGCAAGCTGCACTGCGCAAGGCGCAGGCCGTTTCCGCGGCGCGCAAGGTCGCGCGCCTCGTTCGTCAGTCGCTGCGCCGCACTCTTCGCGCGGTCGCTGTTCGCGCTCTCGTGCTCGTTCCCGTCACCACCAAGAAGGAGATCGTCGTCATGAAGGCACCCAAGCTCGCTGCACGCATCACCGTCACCCGCAACTTTGGTCACTCGGGCGTCGCTGTCGACGGCCGCGCGCTCGGCTTCTTCGACATGGACGGCCCCGAAAGCATGCCTGAGCGGTTCCGGCTCGGTTGCTGGCTCGTCGACAGCTATTTCGTGTTCAAGGGTGGGCCGTTCGGTGAGCACAGCATCGCTGCCGACGAGACGATCACCAGCGCCGAGCGACTGCTCGCGCACTGGCAGGGCTACTGCGACAACACGGTGCGTGCATTCGCCGCGCGGGCGCACCACGCAGCGTGTCGCCGTGCGGGTCTCGCGGTCGCACAGCGCGCACTCGCGCTCGCTGGGGCGGCGTCGTGAGGATGGCCCCGTTCGAGTACAGGGCCCGCACCAAGGCCGGACGTGCGTGGATCGCAGCAATCCTCGACGCTGCGACGACGATTCGCAGAATCGAAATCGACAACGTCACCAACGACCACAGAGCCGCGAACGCGATCGACGTGGCACTCCTGCGGCAGTTCATCGAGACCGACGGCCGCACCGCGGTGCTCTACGAGATCTCCGACAACGAGTTCGTGTACCTGTCCGGCGGCGCCACGGAGCGCTACGTCACCAAGTACGTCGTTCGGACCTACGCGTTCGATGCCTCTGACCTGCCTGCCATCAAGGAGAAGCCATGACCACCGCCTACCGCCAACTATCGACCGTCCCCGCACACATCCGCTACCTGGCAAAGCAGGACACGCCGCGCGACGAAATCCCGACCGGCATCAAGTGGTCGAATCTGACGTTCGACGTTCCCGCGATCGGTGACATCGTCAATGTCCGGATCAACCGACTGCGCGCGTCGCGCGTCGTCGGCTACTTCACCGAGCATGGGTTCCTTGGGCTCCTCGTCAAGCCGCTCGCGCCGCCCGAGTGGTTCGTGAAACAGAACGGCCGGTTCTCGGAAGCTCACGTGTTCGGGACCGAGGTCGATCCGCTGACCGACGTCGAAGCGCTTCGGGTCACGGCGCGTGTCGTGCGGCACCGTGATCCGTCGGACGTCAGCTACGGCACGCGCCGCAAGGGCGACCGGTACACGGTCAACGTCTACAGTATCGGCGCCGATGGACGTGACATGTTGCTGCTCAACGGCCGTGAGATGCGCAAGGACCCCGAGCTGGTCGTTAAGCTCGCGGATAAGTTCTGTGCACGGAACGGGCTCAACCTGTTCAGCGTGGAGTTTCCGTCGTGACGTGCAAGCCGAAGACACGTGCCGAACGTAACGCGCTCGAAGTCATGACACTCGAAGACTTTCGCAAACTGCATCCGACGGCGACGCCCGAAGTCCTCGAAGCGCTGTACGACGATCGGCTCGTCGCGTTCGATGAAGACATCGTCGACGCAGTCACACCGCAATGTCCGCTGTGCGGCGGTCATCAACAGATCCTGGGAAATCTTGGTGACCGCGTACACTTCCGGTGTCGTGCGTGCGGTACAGACACGAGCCAGAATTAGCTCGCGCGCTTGCGGCGCCACAACACGACACCAGTCGTCGCCGCGGCGATCGCGAGCACGACGCCGACAATCGCGTACGTGATCGTCTTCTTGGTCACCTCGCCGAGCTGAGCCGTTTTGGATTTGGGTGTGACGATCACACCGACGCGATCGCGGAACGCCCAGCGCGACAACATCTCGCGCCGTGACAGCGTGCGCTTGTTTCCTTTGACGTTGGGGTCCATCAGGTCGATGTGGGTGCCAACCTTCGTCGCGACAAGGAAGTGGCCCTGGTTCGGCTTCGTGAAGCTGCGCATCGCGACGATCACGGGAACGTTGCGGTTGGTGTACGCGCTCAGCTCTTCGAGCGAGCCGAACTGCTTGACCTGTGCTTGATAGCCACGTTGCCGGGCGGCGCCCGCAACCTGGAGCGCAGTCGAGCCCTGTTCGGGGTCGATGCCGATCTCGCGGATCAGCGTTCGTTCGCTGACGGTCTCGCCCCAGTGCTTGAGCACGGACCTGAGCGTGGCGGCACCACAGCTGTACTTCGCGATTTGCTGGTAGGGTTCGACATCGCCTAGGTGTGCTGCTGCAAGCATGGGCGTCTGAGCGTACCGCGATTGCGACCGATCGCGCGAGCGATCGATGCACCGACGGGCCGTGACTGCCAGTGCTATTATCTGAAGATGTCGCGCCGCGTGATCACCGCGCCAAAGCAGGACGCGATCGAGACGCTCGACGGTCCGCTGATCTACCTCGCGGGACCGATCCAGGGCGCGGTTGCTTGGCAGACCGAAGCGATCAAAATTCTCGGCGATCTCGCACCGGATGTTCACGTCGCATCGCCGCGCGGCGCGAACTTCGATGGCGGTGTCGAGCGGCACCTCGCGTGGGAGCAGGTCTGTATCGATCGTGCAGCTCGCGACGGCGTGATCCTGTTCTGGTGCGCACGCGAAGTCAGCCATCGGTGCAACCGCGCCTACGGTGCGCAGATACGTTTCGACCTCGGTGAGTGGACCGTGAAGTCGAGCGTCGGTCTCGCGCGTCTCGTCGTCGGCATCGAGCGCGGTTTCACGGGTGGGCCCTACCTGCAGCGACGCTACGCGCTCAACTACCCGCACGTGCCGGTGTGCCACGTGCTGCGACAGACGTGCGCCGCAGCCGCCGAACTGGCCGTGCGCGAAACGCCGCGCGTGTTATTTCCGCGTCGCCTCGAAGACCTGTTTGTGCCGTCGTCGTTCGCGAAGAACAGCGGCTAGTCTTCGTTGTTCTCGGCTTGCTCGATCGCGTGCTCGACCGCGCGCGCCAGCTCGTGTTTCTCACCGGCCGACAGCCGCTTCCACGCTTGACGCGTCATCTCTTCGGGCGACTGCCACTCGAATGCACCGATCATCTGCGTGAGTGCAGCGACGCGGTTCATACGTGGACTGTGCAAGATCTGCTTGGCGAGGATCATCGAACCGTAGCCGTAGTTGCCGTCGAGCAGCCAGCTGACACGTTCGCCGACGCGGCGTGGGTGATGCTGCATCGCTGCCAAGAATGCCGCTTGCGCTTCTTTGCGATCGGCAAGCGAGGCTTTCTTGACCTCGTCAAGGTGATGCCGCGCTTCACGGATCTCACGCTCTTCGTACTCACGTTGGCTGGGCATCTTCGCCATGTCCGCGATACTACCACTGAACCCGACCTTGATCGCGCGAGCGATCGCCGGTAGCTTTGGGATCACCTCACTCGGATGTCCCGAGTCCGGCCACGGCACAGGAGAATCAATATGGCTGTCACTGCTACCCTCGTTCGCGCCACCGGCAACCGCCTCACGTACCTGCTCGCGCAGGATGGTCAAGCTGGTACCGCCCTCAACATCACCTCGACTGGCGCTGCGTCGCCGGACCTGGTGACCGACACGGCCGGTCGCAACGGCGCAATGCGCCGGATCGCGAAGGCCAACGCGGAAGGCTTCGGCGCGATCGCGACGCCAATGACGCAGGCCAAGGCTCGCGCCGTTCTACTCTCGGACTACTCGGGCGCGTCTCCGTCGGGCTCGACTGCGGCCAACTCGGGTGCGTACCCGACGGCGCGTGCGGGCATCACCGACCGCGGCGGTGCGGTTGCCGACAACTGGCAGGTCGACGCCAACGTCAGCGGCAACAACATGGTCCTCGCGATCACGGCACCCGCTGCCGCCGCGTCGGTCATGCTCGACATCGAAGTCCCCGGCGCCATCGGAGTCTGATAGGCTTGGGGCCGTGGGGCTCCTAGTCAAACGTGAAGGCGCAACGCCGAACCTCCTGAAGTACAGCGTCGTCGCTGACGCAGAGGGCGGCGAGGTAACACTGGACCGCGATGCGCTGCTCAAGGACAGCGTGCGCGGTCCGCTTCGTATCTACATCGAACGCGGCGTGCGGCTCGGTGACGATGCATCTGCGTGTCGTTACCTGCTGTGCAATCCATCGATGCGCACGTTCGTGACGCCGCGGTCGTTCCCGCGCGTCGCGATCGACGGCGTCGTTGTGGGATCGACAACGAACGCGGCGCTCAAGATCATGGCCGAACCCAACGCGGTCGCGATCGTCGCGCTCGAATTCCGGCATACGTTGGCAGCCTGAAGGAGAGCACAATGCTAGCAGTGACACTCAGTGGACCTCATGGCGGTGGCGGCGGTGGTCACGGCGGCGGCGGCGGTCACGGTGGCGGCCACGGCGGCGGTCACGGTGGCGGTCACGGTGGCGGCCACGGCCACGGTGGTCATGGCGGCGGCTACGGATACCGTCGCAGCAGTTGGGGGCCGTACTACAACTACAGCCCCGAAGTTGTAGTCGTCCCGCCTGCGTACAACTGTCAATTCACGATCCGCTTCCCGACGGGCGAGCAGATTATCGTCACGGGTACTTGTCCAGTCGCACTGACACGCCCCGTCCAGGCGACGATCACTCCGTTGTAGTCATGGCCGAGATCGAACGTCCTAGTGACGACGTCCTGATCCTGCACCTCTCGCCGTACCACAGCCTCGACTTGGTCCGGATCCCGAGCACGCGCAAGTACCGCATCGTATTCGCTGCGCGTTGGGGCATTCAACAGCGTGCGTTCGTCGAGGTTGACTACGAGACCGCGCGTGCGGTCGCGCAGTTTCTGGGAACATCCGACGAGAGCATCACAGCGATCATCGATCCATCGCCGCCGATCACAAGCAACGATCCTGAATCGCTGACGCTACCGCCGATTCCGCCGCGCACGCGAACGCGGCCGACTTAGCGCCGACGGCGGTAACGGCCGGACATGCCTGCGCGGCACTTTTTCGTCCAGCGACCGATACCGAAGCCGAGACCGCCGAGCACGACGATCGTACCAGCGCCGATCGCCCACGGCGCCCACGGGTATTTCGTGTACCAGATCGCGGCGTCCCACAACGGAAACGTCCGCGCGAGGCCGACACCTGGCGCAGGTGCAGTACCAGGCGCAGTCGGCGTCGACGACTTTGCGCTGACTGCCTTGAGCGTCTTGACGCGTGCAATCAGCTGCGGCATCGCCGGGTCCTGAACAATCTCCAGGACCGTGTCGAGATACGGACCCGCCTGCGTGAGGATCTGACTGCCCTTGGACAGTAGCGCTTGGATGTCCGAGATCGTGTCGCCGAGTCCTGTTGTAGGTGCGTAGAACGGCAAGCGGTTCAAGCGCTGCTGCAGATCGAACTCGGCTTGTGTCGACCACACTTCGGGCCAAGCAGCTGAACTTGCAACGAGCACGACTCCAGCCTACCACCGATCGCGCGCGCGATCACGATGGCGATCCGCGCCTTCCGTGGCCCCAAACTCGTAGTAGGTTCGCGGCCATGTCGATCGAAAGCCTGGTCACAGCCATCATTGCGATGGTCTCGAACGTTCCTGCCGATCGCGCGCTTGCGCACGCAGAAGCGGTACAAGCAGCAGCGATCGAGCACGACGTCCCCGTCGAGATCTTGCTCAGTATCGCGTACATCGAATCGCGCTACGACGGTCGCGCGTTGAGCCGGAAGGAGTGCGCGACCGACGATCCGGAGAGCTGCACACGCAAGACAGGTATTTGGCCCAAGGCCACGAAGCCGCCGCGAGCGCGTCCGAGCTGGTTCTGTGGCGTCATGCAGACCGGCGGCTACGTGGCGTGGGACGAGTGCCAGCGGATGCGTGAAGACGTCACGTACGCGTATTCGGTCGGTGCTGCGCACCTGCAGGCCTGGCGCAATGACAAGCGCTGTGCGGCGCTCGACGACGACCTGCGGCTGCGTTGCGCGCTTGCCGGTTACAACGGTGGCAACGCGGCGCTCACCAACTACAAGACGTCGAAGTACGCGCGCTGGGTGCTTCTGCAACGTGATCGCATCGCGAAATTTGCGATGCACGCTGCACAGAAACAACCGCCCGAGAGCTAGTCGTCGTTGTAGATGTCTGCGTCGCCGGGGCCCACGATCGAGTGGGGATCCCAGACCAGTACGTTCAACGGGCCGCGCTGGAACGGTGGTTCGGGTATGGCCCCACCACCGAACGTGATCTCGATGGTGCCCGTTGCCGGATTCACAACCGGTTCCGACATACCCATCCCGCTCCACTCCGCGGTCGGAGCGAGCGGGATCACTTGGATGCGTGTCGGATCAGCGAGGCTCGGCTCGCCCGGTGACATGGCGGGGAAGCTCTTGTTGACCTGCCGAATACCCGTATCGATCGTGACCGAGTTCGTGTCCGGCGGAAACGTGACGTGGATGCGATTCCAGAGAAGAGTGCCTGCCTTGGTGCTCATGATCAGCCTCCGTACGGATCGGCGTCACCCGGTCCAAGGATCGAGTGAGGATCCCAGAAGAGAACGTTGAGAGTTGTGACACCGGGTGTCGTGATCGTGACGTGCACGGTGCCCGTCGCGGGATCGAAGAACGGCTCACCGTGTGTGACACCTGCCCAACCCGCGATCGGCGAGAGCGGGACGACTTGCGTACGTGACGCGAGTCCCGGCTCGTTCAGCGACATACCGCCGAAGCTCTTGTTGACCTGTGTGAGGCCCGTGTCGATGTCGACGGGGCCACCCTCGAAGTCAAGGCGCCGACGATTCCAGAGAAGTGCGCCTGCTTTCTTGCTCATGACTAGGCCGCCTCGTTGTAGGTATCGGCCTGGCCTGGACCCGGGATGCTGTGCGGATTCCAGAACAGGACGTTGACGGTGGCCGGTGTCTTGTCACTGTTCGCAAACGTGACCTTGATGGTGCCGGTTGCCGGATCGACGAACGGCTCGCCGTGCGTGATGTTGATCCATGCCGCGTATCCGACCGGCATCGGGATGACCATCACGCGCGATGCGGGTGCGGTACCGTCCGGTGGGCCGGGCGGCGCAGCACTGACGCCGAGCGGTGGTTCGTTCGGCGACATGTTGCCGAACGCCTTGCCGACCTGACGGAGTCCCGTGTCGATGGTTGTGAGTCCGGCAGCGAGCGTGAGCCGCTGTCGATTCCAGAGAAGAACGCCTGCCTTCGTACCCATCTTGGGCCTCCTTGCCGTAACCGGGTCGCGTGGTGCGACGAGGTACCCCAACCGTAACGTCGATCGCGTGAGCGATCAACGGTTGGCTACGACGTTGCAACCTTGCGGGATAGCCAGATGGCGAAGCCACCGAGGGCGGCCCCGCTCGCGAGTGAGCCGCCGAGGATGAGCAAGCCCGCGACGAGTGGATTGCGCTGCCGTAGCCACTCGACGGCGTCGGCGTTGCCGAACTGCTGGGTGTGCGACGGGATCGTCGGCTGCCCACCGTTCATGACGGTGAAGTAGTTCGGATCGCAGTAGTCGCACACCGGACCGCGCGCGGGGTAGCGCCGACGGTACATGACGGGCGTGCCGCCCGGACCGAACACCTGGGTCGCGACACGCGTTGGCCCAACGATCGCGGTGCTCGGCGATAGCGCAGAGCCGCCCGGCGGGAACGAGACGACAGGCCCGGCGCGGAGGCCCGCGAGCTGGCTGGGCGTGTTGCCTTCGAGGGTGAAAACGTGTGGCACGGGGCAGCTCCTTGGGCTTCAGCCTACCACGATCGCGTGCGCGATCGTTATTTGCTCGACTTACGCGTACCGCGCAGCGGGGTTCCCGCCGGGAAGTCGAACTTGCCGGTGGCTTTCCAGGTCGCGCACGCAGCATTGGCCTGCTTGACGGCTTCGGCGGGCGTGTCGACGTTGACGCGGTAGCCTGCCTTCTTCTCGATGGTACAGAACCGCAGGAACGGCTGACCATCCTCGAACGCAAGCTGTACGGGGCAGCCAGAGCGCTTGAGCGCGCCGAGACACGGCTTGTTCTTGCCCGGCGTCGAGACGGTCTTGCTGGTCGATTTGTACTTGCGGCCGAGATCGAACTTCGTCGCGGCGCCGCGGCTCTCACCGACAATCGCACACGACTTCGCGTCGCTCTGGCCAGTCTTGCCGGGCTTGCCGCCGACGACGACGCGCAAGCACGGAACGTCGGCTTGCTTGACGACGTTCTTTGCGGTCGATGTTTTCTTCTTCGCCACGGCAGGCTCCTTTAGCGACGGGAAAGTTCGCGGCAGCTCGCGAGGAGCCGCTTACGCGCACGCGCCTGATCCTTCGCTGTCAGTCGGTGACCCTTCGGGAAGTTCATCACGTTGATGGATCGCCCACGCTTGTCGTAGAGCACCGCAGACGGTCCGTGTGCCGACGCAGTGAACGTCACGGTGCAAGTAGATTTCTTTTTCTTCTTCGCCACGGCGGGCTCCTTCAGTGCAGCGAGTAGTTGACGATCTCGTCCGGTGCGATCCAACACGCGCGACAACCCTTGCCGTCGGCACCACCGTAACCTGGAGGCGCAACCGCCTTGCGGCACGTGTGGCCTTGATCGTCGGTTGCGTACGCCTGGCAGTTCCAGGTGTAGCGCGGGTCCGGTCCGGTCAGCTTCGGCGGAAAGCGATGCGCGTGTTCGTAGACGTACTTCTCGCGCTCGGGTGTCATACCGAGGTTCTGCTGCACCTGCAGCACCGTTGTTGCACCCGCCCAACCAGGCCCGAGATTCGGTGGACCTTCTTCGTTCACCTCGTATGCACTCGGCCGGATGATGAAGTTGCGTGGGTCGTGGTTGATGCGGTTGACGGCAGCGATGCCCCAGCTCGTTGCCCAGATCCGCGACGGTGCCCAGAACGTAATGTCCGGTAGCCGGTCAGCGATCGCTTTCCACTGCGCGAGGTACTCTTCCTCGAAGAAGTCACCGCTGTCGTGGATGCGAAAGAACCGCCGACCGGTGGGTTCGGGCGGCAGCGCCTGCGACTTCTCGCCGGTCTCGGGATCAGCTTGCAGCGTTCCGCCACCGAGCTTGTAGTCGGCGTTGTCGATCGCGTAGACCATCGCCTCGATGAACGTGGTGGACGGTCCGTGCGGTGTGTCGACGCGGAAGTTGATCGCCTGACGCGCCCACAGGAAGCGCAGGATCTGAGCGAACTGCACCTGGCCCGTCGAGTACTGGCCGCCGGTCGCGTAGCAGTGCTGGCAAATCGACTGCGCGAGGTTGACAGGTGCGTCCGATGGACGACCCAGACCGATGTTGACGAGGCGTGCACCGGCACGGAGTGCACCCTCGGGGACGATGCTCTGTCCCGCTGTTGCACCGGGGCACGCGCCGCCGATTTGTGGCGCGCCTGCAGGAATGCTCCAGCTCGGCGCATTCATCTTCGATGTCCACGACAGTGCCTTGTACTGACGCACGCCGGGGTTGGTCGCCGGGTTCCACGCGGGACCGGGACCGATCGGCCGATCGAGCACGAGGTAGACCTTCTTGGTGTCCTTCTCCTGTGCGTTACCGGGCTGCACCGTGAACTGCAAACCCTGAAGGCTGTCGAACACGGCATCGCGTACGAACACCATGCCGAGTAGACCAGCGTGACTGTCCGCGAGAACGGCTTGCGGGGCGGGGCACGCGGGATGATCTTCGCCGAGGCTGTCACCGGCCAACGACCCGACGCACATGTCGTAAGCGCGCTCGACAGGCGAGACGTCGCTGGGGACTTCGAGGTGAGGAATGATCGCGGCCATGTTCAGCGCCTCCGCAGCTTACGACGAGGACGAGCGCCGTCGAGTGCACTCAGGCACGAGCCGCCAACGTACAGCAGCGTGCCGGGCGGATTCCACGTCCGTGTCGTAGAACGGTTGCGGCGACCCGAAGTGAACCACTTGTCGAGGCGGTCGCGTGTCGACGGTGTGCAGGCGACGAAGCACTGCACGTCCTGCCCATGCGACACGCACGATGCCATCGGCACACCGTATCTGGACGCGGCGCGCTTCGCGCTCTTCTTGGGGCCCTTGATGATGAGCGAGACGTGCTCGCGGCGTTTCGCCATGACCTACCGACGCGCTTTCCGACGACGGCGCTTGCCCACACCACTACCACGCAAGTGCGCAGGGACATTGCCGCGGCGCTTGGCGCCCATCGTGTAGCAGACCTTGTAGCCGCTGCGGGTCTTCTTGACGGTGGCGCGATGACCGCCAGTCTTCTTGAAGATGGCGGCGTCCGCTTCGGCGTCACGCTTGCTCGTCCAGCCGCCGACACAGAAGTACTGACGTTTGCGCTTCTTCGACTTTGCCATGACTAGCGACTCCTCTTGTTCTTGCGACGCTTACGGCGACGGCCGAAGCTCACAGCGCACGGACGAACGTACACGGGCGTCTCGATGTCCTCGACGCGGAACGTACGGCGACCGTCGGGAAGGGTGATGGTGTGGCGCGCGTCGATCTTGCGTCGTGTCGCATGCCGCGTGCTCGATTCGTGCGCGTAGCACGAACCAACAGCAAGATTCTCGAAGAGGGTGCGCTTGGACATGGGGTAGGTCGAGGCTGCAGGCAGATCGAAAAAGGGCCGCGTACGACGTATCGCACACGGCCCTGTTCTCAGGCTAGCGCTTGCGCGCCGGGCCTACTTGCGGCGGCGCCGACGCCAGCGGGTGCCGCAGACCTTGGTACCCGCGGCGGTGCGGATACAGATCTTGCGACCCTTGCGGCCCTTGCGGCCGAGGCCCCGGCTCTTCTTGCGGCGGCGGCGGCGCTTGCCGAGACCGTCGCCCATGAGGTTCTCGTTGCTCATCTTCATGTTCCTTGTGAGGGTTGTCCTTCAAGTTGGCGACATGCCTTCTATCGGGTTCGACAAGAACGATCCCATGAGCGATCGCCAACGTCAAGACGATCGCTGCTGCGATCGACGTCATGGCTTCCTGCGCGTTTCAGCCACGTTTGAAGTACACTTGCGGTCAACCGGCGATGCCAATCCTCAAGAGAGGCGAGAATCCGCGCAAGGTGTTCCGCCAAAAGCACCGCGAACGGGGTCCGAGTCGGCTGTTCACGTTCGACGATCTGGCCCGCGCCGCTGATGAAGCACCGGCCACGACACGGTCCAAGCTGCGAACCACGACCGACGCACGTACAGCCGCACGCTACATAGTAGATGCGCTCGCCGGGCGCTCGGTTCGACTCACGGACGACGAAGCGGTTCAGGCGCTGCACGGGCACACGACGCTCAAGCGTTGGCAGACCCGCTGGCCGCGGTTCGATTTGTTTCGCTGCGGGTTCCCGAGCTGCGCCGCAACAATGTTGCAGCCGGGCTTGTGTGACCAGCACGGCGGTCCGTTACAGCCGTTCGCGAAGATCATCGACGACCACTTCATGCTGTGGACCGGCCGCGAGTACACACCGATCTGTCGCGTGATCTTCGGTGTCATCGGCACAGGCGCAGTCGAGCACGTCGATCAGAATCCGTGGAACAACCATCCCGACAATCTCGCCGTGCCTGCCGACGTTCATGTTCGTAGCGCGCGACGCAGTCGGTGGTCGTACGGCTACCGCGAGTTGGCGAACCTGTTCGATCTGTCCGAAGACGGTACGCGTCAGGCTGCGTCGCGCGGACAGCTCAACCCGGCGTCGCTCGACAGCATCACCAGCTTCTGGTGGTTGCGTCAGGATCAGCACCGCGACTAATCGACCAGAAACTGGGCGCGTGACGGTCCGTTGTCGTTGCAGCCGTGAACACTGAAACGACAGCGACCACAGCACGGATCGTCTGGGCCTTGGCACTCCGCGTACGGCGGGATTCGGTGTTCCAGTGGCACGGATAGATCGTGATCGAGCGGTGCAGTCCAGCGACGTTTCGCTGCCCAAGCAGCCCAACGACGACCGCTACGGCGCTTCGACGTAACGAATTGCATCGATCAGTGATTGCGTGGCATTTCACTGACGCAACGCGAGCAGAACCGCATCGCCTGACCGTTGCGGGTCAGGTACGTACCCTGCGACGAGTGAATCGCCTTTGCGCACTTCATGCAGAGCGCCTCTTGCAGGTGATAGCGCTTGGCTATCTCCCACGTCGTGCCCCACATGCCGGTCTGGCCCGCGGCGATGATCGCGTCACGAATCGTCTTGAGCGCAACGCCGTCCGGGTAGACATGATCGTCGGGCAGTTTGAAGAGCTTGGGATTGGCCACGTCAGGCTCCTCGCAGGATCGACTCGTCCGACAGGATCAGCACAGCGGCTTTCATACCACGGCGATCACCGGTCGCGCCGACGGCATGACGCTCATGTACCGGCACGACAGTTGCCCAGTCGTACAGCTCGCGCACGCGTTCGTGGTCACTGTTCGAGGCGATGAACACCACACCGCGCTCGTGGGCAGAACGAAGTACTGTCGACAACGCTGCATGGTCGTCGTCGCTGAAGCCACCCGCGGTGTAGTCGCTGAACGTTTCGTAGTACGGTGAATCGACGTAGAGGACGTCGCCCTCGTTGGCGCGATCGATCGTCTGCCGGAAGTCGGCCACACGGATGTCGGCGCCTTTGAGCGCGTTTGCGACCGCGTTCAACGTGTCGAGATCGGGGATGCGCGTGTTCGTACGATCACCGCCGTGCGGGACATTGAACTTGCCCTTGCTGTTCTCACGGTAGAGCCCGTTGAAGCCGAACTTGTTGAGGTAGATGAAGCGTGCGGCAGCAAACACGATGCTCGTCGGCTCCGATGCACGAACGGCAAGGTAGCTCTCCTTGTCGGTACCGCGCTCGACGAGCGTCTTGAGCGCCCACGCAACGGCTTCGGCGCTCTTGCGAATCGTCGTGTATGTCGACACGAGCGGTTTGCAGACGTCACCGAGGATCATGCCGGGTAGCCCGAGGTCGAGCGCAACAGCACCCGAGCCCATGAACGGTTCGATGTAGTGCCCACCTGTTGCTGCGAGCCGCTCGTAGATCGATGGCGCGATCGTCGGTACGAGCCAACGCTTGCCACCGACCCACTTGATCGGTGCGGTGCAGTTCGCACGCGGCGGTAGTAGCGATCCGGTTTGCGGGACGACGGTCTGCGCACCGTCAACGTTATCGTTCACTTCATTCATCATGACGTTCCCCTAGATTCGGCCGAGCAGATACAACGCAGCGACGATCAGCGGCAGTGGCAGGACCCAGAGCAGCGGCTGCGCTCGACGGTTGTCGGGCATCGCGCTGCGCGTGAGCAATTCCTGCCACAACTGCTTCTGTGTCCTACGACTTAGCATCTAGCCCTTCGTAGTCGATCCCCAGCTTCAGCTCGTCGCGGAGATCGAGGTAGTAGTTGACGGCATCACGCACGTCGTTGAACAGCTCTTCCGACAGCATCGTCTTCAACGTCACGTCGTAGCGTGCTACACGAAACCGACCGTCTTCGAGCCGGTCGATCCAGAGGTCGGCGAACAGCTCGATGCCGAATCCGGCTGGATGCGTGAGCACGACCGCGAACGCGGACATGAGGTGCTCTTCGTGAGCACGGCGAACGATGTCGGAGTGGATTGTCACAGCATGGGCTCGCCTGGAAGGCCGAGATCCTGCCACATCCAGCGGATGTTCTGTTCGAGCGGTTTGGTACCGTCGACGATTACGCTCGACGCAAATCGCTCACGAAGATCGCGATAGCTCTTGCACTGTGCCTCGACCTGCTCGATCTGTTCGGGCTCGTACAGCACATTGCGATCACCGCCACGTGCTGCACGGCGCTGCAGCGACACAGCTGCGGGAACATCGACGAGATAGATACGATCCGGAACGGTGAAGTTCGCGGGTCGCGTAACGGCGTCGACACGCTCAGGACCGTGGATTTTGCCTTGATAGACAAGCCCCGAAACCATCGTGTGACGGTCGCATACGATCCAGCCACCCTCGGCGACACGCCGCCGGATCTGCGGCTCCATGTCTTTGCCCTCTGCGACGAACAGCCACATCATGGCTTCCGGGCTGATCGTGACCTTGCGTTCGAAGTTGTCACGGATGAGATTACCGACGGCTGATTCGCGACTGGGAAACGCCAGCGAGCACACGATCTGCCCTTTGTGCGCGTCGAGTAACGCGTGCAGCAGCATCTTCGCAAGCGTGCTCTTGCCGCTGCCGTCCGGGCCCTCGAAGACGATGTACTTGCCTTTCACTTGGTCACCGGCCCACCCAGCTCCTCGGCGAGCCGGATCAACTCGGCGCGGAGCCGCTGGCTCGCGGTCCCAGCGTTGTCGAACGGGCTCGACGAGATGTGCAGCGTCGCGATCCAGCCGTTCGCGCTCTGCGCGATCTCGACCTTGGAGGTGAAGTCCTTCGCCACGCCAGAGATCTGAACGGGCGGGGTGTACTCGTACTTGGTGGGATTCATCGGCATGGTGCGGTCTTCTTTCGTTACTGAGGAACGGTCGCGAGGAACTTACCGGCATCGGCAAGATCCTGCGAGTAGCCTTTGAACGGCAAACTCGCGAGAAACTGACGACCGTAGCGTTTGGCCTTGATGCGTTGGTCGAGCAGCACGAACACGCCGTAGTCGCTCATGCTACGGATGAGGCGACCCGCGCCTTGCGCGAGCGAGATCGCCGCACGCGGCACGTAGAAGTCATCATAGAACGTGTCTGGGTGCTTCTCCTTCATCATGTCGACGAACGGATCGGCGAAGCTCTCGAACGGCAGCTTGTCGATCACCAGGCACGACAGCGACTCGCCTGAGATGTCGAGGCCCATCCAGAAACTGCGCGTCGCGAGCAGAACACTGTCCGTCTGCTGACGGAACATCTGCGCGAGCATCTTGTTCGGTGCGTCGCCTTGCACGAGCAACGGGTAGTCGATCTGGTCACGGATCTGATCGGCGATGTACTTGAGGCGCCGCCACGACGTGAACAACGCAAGCGTGCGGCCCTTGCACTCTTGAATGATCTGAACAAGCGCCTTGGCTGCTGCCACGTCGAAGATCGCTTCGTTCTCGGCTGTCGGGAACGGGATACCGAGCGGGATGACGAACTTGGCTTGCTTGGCGTAGTCGAACGGGCTGGCGACTTTCAGCACGCGCGTCTTGGCTGTCATCAAGGGCTCGTTCAGGCCCAGCTCACCGCGAATGAAGTCAAAGCCACCACCGGCCGCAAGCGTCGCCGACACACAGACGACCGATCCATAGCGCTCGAACACCGTCCTGCGCAGTTTCTCGCCGACGTGGTACGGCGCTGCGCAGAGCTTGACGGTCGCGCCGGTCACGCGCTGCATGTCCATCGGGCGATCGAGCCAGTACGCCGTCATGTCGTCGGTCTGATCGACGAACTCGCGCACGGCTGTTGCCATCTCGGCGGCACGCTCGGCAACTTTTGTGCGGCTCATGCACGCTGCGCAGGCTTCACCCTCAACACAGCCACCACAACTACCCGCAGCAACCGTGACGACCTCACGGAGCGTGTCAACGAGATCGTCGACGTTGACGAATCCAGGTTCTTGCATGCGACCGCCGCGGTTCTGGATCGCGTAGTCGGCAATCTTTTCGAACACAGGTGCGGCTACGCCACGGAGCGTACGCGCAAGGTCACGCTCGCCGAGCTTGTCACTGAGCGCCGTCGCGAGGCGCCGCACGCCCCACTCGTTGATCTCCGTCCCGAAGCAGCGACGCGCGATCGCGGCCGCTTCGTGTGCCTCGTCGAACACGACAAACCCGAACTTGTTCCAGAACGGGTCGTTGCTGTGCATCAGCTTGGCGTAGAACAGGTCGTAGTTGACGACCACGACGTGCGCGCGATCGGCATCGTCGGCCGCACGCTCGGCGAAGCACGTCTGGTAGTTCACGCACGCGTTGTGGTCGCAGTCGTCACCCGAGATCGAAACCGTACGCCAGGTCTGATCGCTGACGATCGGCGCGTCGTTACGATCGCCAGAACACGGTGGCGCAGCCACCCATGCGGCGAGTGCGTCACCTTCGGATTCACAGCCGCTCGGCCAGTTGAGGCTGCGGGTCTCGCGCAGCATCAGCTCGCGCTGGCAGATGTAGTTCGAGCGACCCTTGAGCAGCTTGAACCGGAAGTTCTCGGCGACTGTGTCTTTCAGGATGTCGGCGAGCAGTGGCAGATCTTTCTCGGCGAGCTGATCCTGCAGCGCCTTGTTGGCGGTGACGATCAACGACGGTGTTCCGGTTGCGATCGCGCGCAGGATCGCCGGGATCGCGTACGCGAACGACTTGCCGACGCCGGTCGGGCCCTCAGCGAGCAGGATGCCGCCACGGCACGCCGTGTCCCAGACATCGCGGGCCAGCTGCACCTGGCCTTCGCGCCGCGCGTAGTTCGGGATTACGCGAGCGAGCGCGCCCGTGTGATCGTCGAACAGGTGTTCGATCATGTGCTTGTGCTGTTGGTCGTTCATGTTGTTCCCCTAGATCCAACGGTCCGGTCGTGGAATGTCGAGCGCTTCTTCGAGCGCCGCAATAAGCGTGTCGTCAGCGTACTGCACGCCGTTACGCGGCAAACATGGTGTCAGCCGTGTCACCTGCAGCGTGTACTTGCCCTTGAACGTGCCGCCACCTGCAACTGTGTCTGGAAATAGTGTGAGCGGTGCGTAGCCCATCAGGAGCGCAAACGTGGGACACCCAGGAATTAACGGACGCGGCAAGTTGGGCATGAGGACGAGCACGTACGCCCAACCTGTGCGTGTTTCTGTGGGTGCGATCGATAACGTGTACTTCCAGAGCGCCTGTGGAGTGCGAATGAACGTGCCTTTGAATGACGTGTCCGATCCACGAACAGGCGTTGCATGCGTGCCGCTACCTTGTTCGAGCGCGTACGCACGCGCCAAACGATACGCGTCGAGGTTGCCGGTCAGCCAACGGCAGCCTGCCATACCCGCGAGCTGCCCCGCGAGTTGGTCGTTTGGCAACGTCCCGGCACGCTCCGCTGCGTCACGGACACTTGAAAGGCCGCCACGTTCAGCGAGCTTGGCCCACTTGGTGGCGTTATCACAGTCGATAGCCGAGAACGGAACAACGAGTGGACGTGGAACTGGCGGCATCAGTTCACCTCTGCCCAGCTCTTACCGCTCTTGGCGTCGACGGGGAAATTCACCGTGATGCCCTCGTGCGTGACTTCACGCGTGAAGCTCTGGATGACGAGCTTCTTCATCATGTCTTGATCGTCCTCGTCGCACTCGAACACGACGGCGTCGTGGATCTGCAGGATCGGGAATGCGTCGGCCGGTAGCCGCGGCATGATGTCCATGAGGCCCAGGTTGATGATGTCGGCGCCGGTCGACTGGACCGGGAAGTTGACGACCTCGGACAGCTCGAACTGCTTGAGCGGGAAACAGCGACGGCGACCGAGAATCGCGCTGCGGACCTCACCGACTTCGTCAGCGACGCGCATCATGCGCTGGTGCCATGCCGTGACGGCAGGCATCTTGACTTTCATCGTCGCGACCATCTTGCCGATCATCGTGATGGTCACGTTCGGGTAGTCGCGGACGACGGCCTTCCACAGCGTGTCGACGGCGCCGCCGTAGAACGCGCCGTACTCGGGACGCTTGATCATGTCGCGGAGAACTTTGCGCTCGTCGACGGGGCGCAGGTCGAAGTCCGGCCATACGATGCGGGCGAACTCGCTGTGAATGTCCTTGTCGTTGTTGAAAATGTCGAGCAGGAACGGATCGGCCGACAGCAGCGCGATGATGCGTGCTTCGAGTTGCTTGGCGTCGAACGCGACGAGCGCGCGACCTGGCCGTGCGATGACCTGGCTACGCAGGTTCGGGCGGCCCTTCTTCTTGTCGGCCTTGGGCCAGTTCTGGCTGCCCGGTGCTTCAGATCCCCAACGGCCGGTGATCTTGTGGACACTCCAACGCGGGTGAACACGATCGTACGCGTCGGCAAACCCGTAGACGATCTTGCCGTTGCCGTAGTCACGCGTGAATAGGCGCTCGACGAACGTGTTGAGCAGCTTCGCGTTCTCGCGGTAGGTCAGGAGCGTTCGCACCTCGGGGTAGTGCGCGAAGCTCTCCAGAATGTCTTTCTTCGTCGAGATGCGACCACTCGCGGTCTGGATCGACAGCGGAACACCGCAGGCCTTCAAGAACGCGACGACGTGATCACCGGAGTCGAGCATGAACTTGAACGGCTTCTTCGGATTCTCCATCTCGGCGATGCGCTTGTTGATGCGCTCATCGAGGTCGAGTGGGTCGTTCTTACGTGCGCGGCGCGACTGCTCGAACGCGAGGCGCTCCTTGAAACGATCATGCACGCCCGGATCAAAGACCTTGCCGACCAACTCACCGCGCGTGCGATCGATGTGCGTCTTGAAACCGGTACGAAGCTGCTCGTTGGTCGCACGATCGATCGGGACGCCCTTGACGTGCATGATGGCGGCGGCGCGTGCCATCGCCATGTCGACCTCGTACGTCTTCTCGGCGTTGGACCGCTTGATCGCGATTGTCAGTGGCGCTTCGATGCGTGCGGTCGCGAGCGTGTCGCGCGCGTTGTAGGGCAACAACTCTTCGAGCGTGCCCTGTCCGTGCCGGTACTCGGCCTTCCATGGCGTGATCGCATAGAACTGCGTCGTCACGCGCTGCAGGTCATGTGGCAGACCCGGAAACGCGCTGTGGTGAAGCAGTAGTGTGTCCTGGCGCGGACCGTTGACCTGGAAGCCGTGACGGTTGAGCACCGGCACGTCGTACAGGCCGTTGTGGAACGTCTTGCTGATGCTGCTATCGGCGAGCACCGAACCGATCAAGCGCTTCGCGCGCGGGGTCAGGATCTGCCACGCGACGCTGACGGCACGTTCGATCGTCGCAAGACCGATCGCGTTGAGCTTGGCGTGCGCGGCCTGCAGCGCGGAGTGCTGCTTCGGATCGTCGACGTAGGTCTCGGTGTCACAAGCGAACGCGCGCGCGACGCGGATCTCGTTGACGATCCCTTCGACGAGCTTTTCGCCACGGGCCGGATCAGCGGTCTCGTACTCGATGTCGTCGGTGAACTTGATGTCGACGTTGCGCGCGAGCAGGTTGACCTTCTGCAGGTCGTAGAGCAGCGACCAGAAACCGAGGTCGCTCGTGTGTGCGCCACCGCCACCGCCGGTTCCACCACGAAGAATCGCTGCCGGGTGCGTGGTCGGGATGACAGCGCGCTTGCCAGTACCGTCGAAGTCGACTTCGTGATACGCGCCCGCCATCTGCGTGATCGAGAACTTTTCGCCGCAGAAGCCCTGCGCCGCAATCGCGCCGAGCGCCGCGACGGGACGGCCCGGGTACTGCGCCAGTTCCTGCTGGAGCCGCGGTGCACAGCAGCGCCTGGCCTCTTTCTTCTGGGTGTCGGTCGCGCCGCTTGGCGGCTGACACAGCGTCGCGTTGGTGATCCAGATCGACTCACGGCGTGTGCGGATCTTCACCAGCGCATCGACGACCATGCGACCAGACTGTCCGACGAACGGACGGCCCTGAATCACCTCGTTCTGACCGGGACCTTCACCGACGATGATCCAGATCGGACGCTCGGGTCCTTCCGCGACAACAGGGCTGCGCGGCTTACCCATCGATGCGAACGGACACGTCGGGCACTGTGCACCGACGGTCGTTCCACGGATCGTCAGCGGCGGTTCGTAGACTTCTTCTACGGGCGCCTGTTGAACTTCAGCCGTCTGTGTCACGACGCCTTGGCTGCTTTCTCAATCGCTGCCACAAGCTGCAGCTGGCAGATGCCGCAGATGCCGGTGCGCTCGATCGGCTTGTCCGTTCCGATGTGACAGCGGCACTGACGGATGATGTTCGTGCAGTAGCGGCAGTCGATGCGGTAGTGATCGTTGCAGGATGACTGAGGCGGCACGGTGAGCCTTTCGCGGCGCCAGCGGCGCAGTCCGTAGATGTTGATTGCCGCGAACGTTACAGCATTGAGCATGTTGGCGATGCTGAGCGCGATGATACCGAACGCGAGCCAGAACACGTTGCTGACGAGCCGAATGATCCAGCCGGTCTCGCTCTTACGTGCGATGAGAATGTTGGCCCAGACGTTCGTCGCGAACGCGAGTAGGCCAACAGCTTCGGTCAGAGCGCTCGATGTCACTCGGCGTGCTCCTCGATGAAACGGATCGCTTCACGGAGATTCTGGACGGCGATCTCAGCGACGGTACGCGTGGTGCGGTACTGCAGATGCGACTCCGCGACACGCAACCGGACGCGCAGCGTTTCGAGCACGCTGGTCTTGTCGTTGATCGGCGCCTTCACGCATCGACCTCGAACAACGTCTGGTTCGCGCGGACATCTTCGCGGTTCACTTCAACGATGAGCTGCTTGGCGCGGAGACGCGAGAGATAGGCGTTGCGCGTGCTGGTCTTGTAGCCGGTCTCGTCACTGATCGATGATCGACTGGCCGTATCAGGATACACGCGGACGAGTTCTTTGAGCACTGCGCACTCGCCGTCCGGTAGCTCGCGGTACCAGAAGTCCCGCAACGCTTCGCCCGTCGGCAGCGGTGCCGCGTTTGGCAGTGCTGCACGGCCCGCGTCCGTTGCAAACACGAGCACGAGATTCGCGTCGACGAAACCTTTTGCGGTCAGCCGCGCGATGTACGCGTTGCGCGTGCTGGTCTTGTAGCTGGTCAGAACGCTCAGCTGCTCACGGCGCAGTCCGTCTGGAAACTGGATCAGCGCGCGTAGGATCGCTTGCTCGCCCTGCGGCAGCTCGCTATCAGGTGGGTGCGAGACGTACGCATGGTGCAGCGGATCGCCCTTGGACCACGATTTCTCTTCGGGCACCGAACGCGCACGATCACGCACGGCCTGTGCCGCGGCACGGATCGTCGGATCAATCGGACGGACACCGTTCGATGGCGTGAGCTTGAGCGGGCTCTTCATGGCAGGCAGCCAAACATTCTTGAAAGCGTTCAGCTCGGCACCCAGCACGTGAAGTGCGTCGATCGTCTTGCTGCCGAACGCATCAGCCTTGTGAAGCAGATGTTCGAGCCGCACGATCTGCTTGTCAGTGATCACCGGCTTCTCGATGATCTTCTCGACGGGTTCAGGCTGCGCTGCGACCGCCTTCTTCAACTCACCGCGTAGCTGCTTCACTTGCAGCTGCAGCTCGCTGACCGTCTTGGCTTCCTGCTCGGCCTCGTGTGGCAGGTCAGCCAACTGCGCGAGGATCTTCTTGACCTTGTCGCGGGGCGGTGTTGACGGTGCCGCGCGTTGCCCGGCACGCAGGTGCGTAGTCTGGACACCCCCAACCTGGACCAGCTTGACCTCGTCGGTGAACGCAGGCCCGAACGCGTAGAACTGTCCGGCCTTGAGCGTACGCAGTGAGCGTGTGTCCTCGCGAGACGTGAAGCCAAGTTCGTCGGCTGCGCGCTTCATGTCGACGTCGAGCGCGGACCGGCCGATCAACTTCGAATTGCACTCGGCAGCGGCATCTTTGTCGAGCTTGGCGATCCGCTGTGTCGCAAGCACGCCAGAGAACCCGCGCTTGCGCCCAAGCGCCATCAGATTCTTGACGGCGTCAGCGCTGACCGCGCTGCCCTTCTCGGGGCAGTAGAGATGTGCTTCGTCGAGGATGACGAGACACGAGTGCCACAGGTCGCGTGGCGCATTGACGAGCGAATCGAGAAAGCGCTTGACGAACTCGGCGCGTTGCGTGCCCAGCTCGTAGATGTCGATGATCGCCGACACGTTCAGTTCCAGGAGCCGACGCGCGAGTAACGCTGCGCTCTTGATGTCGGCTGGGCAGTCACCCTTCTGGCCCGCGAGCACGAAGTCGAACTTCTCGCGCAGCGTGTGGTACTCGCCGTCGTGGTCGATGACGATCTGCTGCGTCTTGCCGTACGTCTGCTCGATGATGCGCCGAATCGCCCAACTCTTGCCCGCACCGCTGTTGGCTTGCACGAGCAGCTTCGATTCGACGAGCTTGTCGACGTTGATCGCGCAGTCTGCGCCTAGTGATGGTTCACGCTTCATGTCGGCTCGCCTCCCTAAAGACGAGTGGTACAGCTCTCTGCGGTGTCGGCTCAGCTCAGCATTAGCACTTCGAGTGGCCGCAGTTGGTGCAGAGCCCGCACCGCTGCTGATACGTGAACGTTGCCTGTCCGCACGACGGACACAGATCGCTGAGCGATTTGCTCTTGGCGCGACCGTGGAACATGCGTGCATCGACTGCAGACACCGCAAGCAGCGGTGACTGCGTCGGCGGCGAATCAACGGACGTCGACGGAATGACGCCGTCGTCGATGCCCAGGTGCGAGAGCAGCAGCTTCGAGATCGCGTCCGGTGCCGACACGACACGCTCCATACCGACGTTCCACACGTCACCGCCGCCGATGTTGTGCAGCTGGCGCGCGATCTCTTCGAGACGCACACGCGGCGAGAACGGCGACGGGATCGCCAGTGTGTAGCTGACTGCACGACCGAACGCTTCGGCCCATGCCATGACCTCGGAGCCACTCTTGCCGACGCGTACGAACAGCTCGAACGGATCGCCGTCGATCGGGTGGTTGTTGACGGTCATGTGAACCGTACCGTACGGCGTCGACTTCGACAGCGTGACACCTTCACGACGACCGTCTTCGGGAACGCGACGCTTGTTCGTGGCAGCGACGAGTGCAGGAATCACTTCGACGATCGCGACCTCTTCGGTGGGTGCGTTGATCTTCTGCGTCCCGACCGTGAGCACCTGACCCGAACGGCAACCGTCACGGTAGACCGTGATGCCCTTGCAGCCCTTCTGCCACGCGAGCAGATAGGCGCGCTCGATGTCAGCCTCGGTTGCGGTGCTGTGCAGGTTGATCGTCTTGCTGACGGCGTCTTCGGTGTGCTGCTGGAAGACCGACTGCATGCCGATGTGTGCCTCGGCGTCCAGCTCGTTCGCGATCGCGAATACCGCACGCCAGTGATCGGGTACGCCGGGCGCGTCCTTGAGCGAGCCCGTCTTGCGCACGCACTCGGCCAGCTCGTCGCTCCAGAAACCTTCACGCTTGGCGATCTTCTCGACGAGCGGATTCACTTCAAGCATCGTCAGACCTGCTTGCTCGCGCGTCATCGACAGCGCGTACCCGGGTTCGACACCCGAGCTGCAGCCTGCGATCATGCTGATGGTACCCGTCGGTGCGATGACCGTGACGGTCGCGTGGCGGCGCGGCTTGTCGCCGCGCTTGGCCCACTTCGACTGTGGCCAGTGGTGGAACGGCTGACGTTCTTCGGCGAGTTTCTCGCTCGCGTCGATGGCCCACGTGTTGGTGAGCTTCATGACGTGACTACCCAGTTCGCGCGCTTCGGGTGTCCCGTACGGCAGACCGAGCTGAATCAGCAGGTCTGCCCAGCCCATCACGCCCAGGCCGATCTTGCGGCACTTCGAGGTGACGTCCGCGATCTCGGGGATCGGGTACTTGTTGACCGTGAGCATGTTGTCCAGAAACCGGACGCTGTGCTGGACGGTGCGCTGCAGCCGCTCGAAGTCGATCGAGCCGTGCCGCATCGTCACGTTGCCGTACTTGTGGACGCTGTTGCCTTCCTTCTCGACGTAGAACTTCGCGAGATTGATCGAGCCGAGACAGCACGCATCGAACGGACGTAGTGGTACTTCGCCGCAAGGATTTGTCGCTTCGATCGGACCGAGTGCCTCGGTCAACGGATCAGCGCGGTTGGTGCGATCGATGAACCACAGCCCAGGATCACCGATCATGTGTGCGCAGTGGACGATCAGGTTCCATACCGTGCGCGAGTTGAGCTGCCCGACGACGTTGCCGTTCACCGGGTGCAGCAAGTCGTAGTCCTTGCCACTTTCCAGCGCGAGCATAAACGCGTCGGTGATCGCTACCGACACGTTGAAGTTCTGCATCTTCGTCGCATCGAGCTTGAGCTTGATGAACTTGAGGATGTCCGGGTGATCGACGCGCAGGATGCCCATGTTGGCACCGCGACGTACGCCGCCCTGCTTGATGCGCTCGGTGGCGAAGTCGAACACCTCCATGAACGAGCACGGCCCAGACGCAATGCCAGACGTGCTGGCGACGAAGTCGCCTTCTGGCCGTAGCCGCGAGAACGAGAAGCCGGTGCCGCCGCCGGTCTTCTGAACGAGCGCCATGTGGCGCATCGCGGTGAAGATGCCATCCATCGAGTCGGCGACGGGAATTACGAAGCACGCGCTGAGCTGCCCCGTTCCGTCGGGGCGCCCTGCGTTGACGAGACACGGCGTGTTCGGCTCGAACTCGCACGACGCCATCAACCGGTAGAAGATTGCCTCCCACTTGTCGTAGTCGTGTGGTGTTGATTCAGCACCCGCGAGGAAACCGGCAACGCGCTGGAACAGCGCCTTGGGTGTCTCGATGATTTCTTGGTGTTCGTTGCGGATCAGGTACCGCGTGGCGAGGATCTTCTGGGAGATGTCGGTCAGAACGGGTTCGATCATGTGGGCAAGCGCTCCGTGGGTTGAGCTGTCAACGATCGAAGATAGGCCGCGGTGTCAGGTGCCAACCGACGCGATCAGGGAAGTGATCGCTGCAAAGCAATGCAACCGCGGCGACTAACGCGTTCGCGTTAGCGACGGACGTTGGCACCGCTGCCGTTGGCCGCCGGAGCAGCCGGACGACGCGGAGCGTTCGCAGCTGCCGGAGCCGCAGCGGGCTTGGCAGCCTGCTGCACGGGCGCTGCGCTGCCCTCGTAGACGCGCTCGCCGATCCACTTCGTGAAGTCCTTGGTGACCGGCTGACCCGTCTTCGAGTCGATGTCGTCGAACGTATCGATGATGACATCGGCGGTGAAGCGGGCACCCGTCAGGGCTTCACGCGAGAATCCGCCCTGGGGATCCAGGTCGATGGCGCTCGCTTCGACGATCGCCTTCATGCGGCGACGAGCGAACTCGTCGTCGGAGATCACGTAGACACCCATCAACGAACGACCCTTCATCGGGCTGTCGTCCGAGATCACCATCGCGGTCACGCGCAGGGTACGGTTACCCTTCTTCGACTGATCGAAGACCGCCTTCGTGATCTCGAAATCGTAGGTGCCGGGATCGACACGCTGCGAGCGACCGTCGTGTGCGGTGATGCTGGGGTCGCCCAAGTTCATGCTGATGTAATCGACAAATTCGGCCATCGTAGCTCTCTCTTTCGTCTGCAGTGACAGTTTCGGGGTTTGCTAACTACCTGGGCGTGCTCCGTCCAGGTTGGGAAACAGGTGGTGTCGGGCGGTTGGCTGCGCCACCGCTCTTGCCGTTGGTGCTTGCGGTCGGTGCCGAAGCAGGCGCAGGCACAGGCGCAGCAGTGATCGACGCACCATCAGCGATGGGCAAGATGCCCAGCGCCTCGGCGAGCGTGCGGTACGTGCAGTCGGGGACGAAGAGGTCCGTGCCGCCGTCGACGGCTTGCATGTACCCGAGCGGATCCGGAAGGCGACCCTCGTCGCGACCACCGGCTTGATACGCACCGAACTTCTTCGTGCGGATCTCGAACTGCAGCGGCTGGTTCGCCTGCACCTGGAAGCTGCGGTGGTAGAACACGTAGTCGCAGCCCGCGGCGAACTTCGCGGCGTTCTGACCCGACAACATCGGACCACCGATCGGCGTATCCTCGCCGGGCGGCTTCTCCAGTGCGAGCCAGACGACGTTCGAGCCGAGCAAGTGAACCTGCTCGCGGAGGTTCTTCAGGTGCTGGCCGAGCTTCTGGTAGAGCTGGCGTCCGTCGGCGCGGTTACCGCCCGCGGCATCGAGCGTGTTGAAGAACAGATCTGCGTAGAACGTGAGTGAGTCGATGCAGACGGTGTGGATCTCGCCGCGCTTGACGAGTGCCTCAGCGTCGTGGACCGCCTGCATCATGTCGGCGGCTTTCTCGATCGCCCACACGATCGGCGGGCGATTCTCGTCGAACAGCGCACTGCGATCCATGTTCGACAGGGTTGTCCAGCCTGATTCTGTCGCGTCGGACAGAAACAGTGGCCGAGGCCACGAACCCGCGAAGCGCGTCTTACCCGCGCGGGACTGCCCGTATGAGAGCGCCGTGATGCGCTGGATCTTGCCGGGCTTACTGACGTCGATGACCTTCATGCGTTGCTCCCTTTGCTCTCTGCTGTCGTTGCGTCGTTGTCGGCCGCCGCACCATCGCGTGCTCCACGCAAGGTATCGGCCTGTACACCGTTGCTTGTGTCGTTAGCAAGTCTCTCCTGCGACTCAGTCGCGGCTGGGATCGCGGGACGCACTTGCGGAACCCACTCACGCTTGCGAATAGGCACGAGCTTTCGGTTCTCAGCGCAGTGATCAAAAAAATTGCAGAGACCAAACTTGGTCACGCAGTTTGCGCGGAACTTCGGCCAGCGATCCGCAGCGGCATACATCTGCTGCAGCGCTGACGACATCTTGAGGTCTTCCATGTGCTGCTGCACGTGCCAGCGCTGGGCCGGAACGATCGTGCGATGGAACTGGATGACCTTCTGCTTGCCGACGATGTTGACGATCGTGCCGCGGAGCTTGCCGTACTTCCTGTCGAGCTTGGCGCGCTTCCAGATCATGATCTGGCCAAGGATTTCACCGTCGTTGCGCCAACCTTCGAGTGCATCGGCAGTGAAGCGTGCCGCGGTCTTGTGCTCGACGATGTAGATGCCGGGCATGACACCGGGTTGCGCTTGAGTCACTTCGGCGATCAAGTCGAAGCGGCACGTGTTGCCGTCCTCGTCGGACGCCCACGCTTCCATCGCGATCGGTGTGAGGTAGTCGCGCTCGTACTTGTACGAATATGCCTCGTAGAGGCGGAACGCTTCGATGACGGCTTTCGCGTCGGCACCGAGCGAGAGCAGCATTTCACGTGCGATGTGCGGCGTGAGCTGCAGATTATCGTCGAGCATCCACGTGTAGTGGAGTGCAAGGAACGTGTGGAATGCCGAACCGGTCGTGAGCGCTGACGACGGCGCGCTGCGCTGACCTTCAAGGTACGTCAACTTGAACAGGTACGGACAGCGCTGGAACGTCGCGTGGCTTGACCAGCCGCGACCCGACGCACCGCCCATCTTCTCCATCTTGAAGTGGGCGAAGATCTCGTTCATCACGTCGTCGAACGACCGGATGTTCGGATCGGGTTCGAGGCTGATGCGATCACCGCCCGCGATCGGCGGCGGGATGATCATGTTGGGCTCGCGCGTGCTGCCCTCGATCTCGAAGTCTTCTAGCTCGGCTGTTTTGGTCATCCGCCCTCTTTTTCCCAATCAAAGGTCCACAGCGTCCCGTGGTAGTCGTTGTCGTCTTCGTCCACGGGATGATCAGCAAGCACGGCGCTCGCAAGCGACGCGAGATCGTCCGGTGTCAGATCGCCGCCGCCGATGCCGGTGAAGCCGCTGGCGATGACGTCGATGGCACTTTCGGCCGCGGGCACACCCATACGGAACGCCAGCTCGCACTTGGTCTGTAGCGCTTCGAGGATTTTGCGTTCGATGTCGTGATCGATGATCACGTATGTCGCGGCGACGGGCTGGATGCCGTTGAACGGACGCATCTCGGCCTGCGCAACGATCGCGGGCGTGTAGTCCAGCTCGGCGAATACTTCTTGCCGTGCGGCACTGAGGTCGATGCCGACCTGGCCGACGGACAACGTGATGCACAGCGGCGAGCACGGATGCTGGCGCCAGCGGTTGAAGATCGGCTCGCGGAGATCAACGTGCGTGCCGCCCGAGACGACGAAACCGGGGTGGCCTTGCTTGGCAAGCTCCGCTTCGATCTTGAGCGCGACATCGCGATGCCACGTCCAGACAATCACACGCTCGCCGCCATCGAGGACGCGCTTTGCTGCGTCGATGGCGCCTTCGATCTTGAGATTCGCGAGCAGGCGACGAAACCGTGCGGTCGCGCCGATCAGCGTCGACTTGCCAACGTGATCGCGAACGCGCTCGGCCTCTTTCTCGACGGCGAATGCCTGACGTTCGGTGATCTGAATGACCTCAACGGTGCGCGTGATTGGTGGAACCTGTCCGAGCACGCCTTGCCACGTGCGGCGGATCATGATCTCGGTCATGCGCGACCGGAATTCTTCTTCGTGCGATGCACCATCGGCGACGAAGCCGTGTGCGCCCATGCGCCCATCGGCGTAGCGCTTGGCGTACTCGTAGTACTTGCCCCACGCACCCGGCGAGATGCTCGCGAGCGTCGTGTAGAGACCCGCAGGTTTGTTCCACACGGGCGTGCCTGTCGCACCGACAACGCGATTCGCTTGTGCGGCGAGGAACAGCGCTGCCTTGCTGCGGTGGCTCGTCTTGTTCGAGAGCAGATGGATCTCGTCGAAGATCAGCGTACCGATGCGGCGATTGCCGAAGTTCTTCCAGCCCGCCAGGATGTCGTAGTTCATGAACACGAGCTGCGCGTTCATGAGCATCTCGGTGTCGAAGTACTCGCCTTCGAGCAGAGCGTATCCGCGATCCTTCGGACGCCGCGGCGTCTTCTTGGTCTTCGGGTCGACGTACGCGACGTGCTTGCCTTGCAGCACCGTTGCACGGACGTTCGGCCAGCGGCGGCGGAACCATCCGAGCCAGACCTCGCGGGTCGCGAGCGGCGCGACGACGATCAGCGGACCGTCTTCAAGTTCGTGAGAAGACACGAGTTGTGCGGTCTTGCCGAGCCGCATCTGATCCGCGAGCAGTGTTCCGCGGCGTTGACGGATGAATTCGCGGCCCTCGTGCTGATAGCTGCGTAGTTTCCAGTCGTTGACGTTCGTGGCCGCGTCGAAAGCCGCCCGATCGCTGCTGCGATCGCTTTCCAGTCCCAGCAGCGATCCAGCAGGTAGCAAAAAATTTTCGACCTCGGGATGACTCTTCGCGAGCAACGGCAGGTGCGATCGATGCACCATCGGTCCCCACCGTCCGTCGAGCTGCACGCATGGGGCCGCCGATACCTCTGGCGTCCATGCCGGAGGTATCGCAAACCAGTCGCGTCGTGTCGGGTGCGCGACCAGGGTTGCTCGACCCCGGTCCGCCATCGTAGCTCGCATGTTGTCAACCCCTAGCTCGGAAATCGCTCGAAGTGGCACGCTAAGTCGTGCACCCCGAAACTGTCAAGTGGATCGAGCGCCAACGCGCATCGATTGTAAGCGCGATCTCGTCCACAGGATCTTCACAGGCTGTGCGTGCTTGTGAATTGATCGGACCGATCACCGCGATCAATTTGAATTTCTCGTCGAGAGATCCCTGTGGATTGTTTTACGATACTTGACTACGTACTTTCGCTCATGTAATGCGAGCAGACACGCTCGGTGTCCCACGAGAGCCCACTATGACAACAGTGAGTCGCACGAAACGCATCGCTGACATCATGACACCCGAGCAGGCAGCTGCCGCACTCGGTGTGTCACTCGCAACGCTGTGGCGGATGCGCGGGCGCGGTGAACTGACCGCGTGGCACGTTCTGGGCCGTACCGTCTTCATGAAGACCAACGTTGAAGCGGCGCTGCGCAAGCGCCAGCAGATGGCGGCCGGGTAGGTGGCAGGCAACAACGTTATCCCGTTCCCAGGAACCAGTGCCAACGCGACAGTCAACGCGAGCACGAGTTCAGGAACGGCGCCGACACCGACAACCGGTGGCGGTAGCGGTGGCGGTGGCGGCAGTCCCATCAGCGATCCGCATGCGTGGGCACGCCAACAGGTGTGGGCCATCCGCTACCACAAGAAGTTCAACGAGGACCAGAAACGCAGGATCCTCAACAACTTCATCATCACGCAAGAAAACCGGAAGGCACCGCACGGTGCGTTCTTGAAGACGCCCGACAAGCGCGCCTACCTGTTTGATGGCCACAAGTGTCGGCTCTATCGCATCGACGAGAAGGATCCGGAGTTCCGCGGCTACATGCAGATCGCGTATGGACTCAACTCCAGCGAACAGATCACGAGGCATCTCATGTCGTCGCTACAGAACGGTACGGTCGCGACGGGACTGCCGCGCGACGTTCGCCGGTTCTCGTACTGGGATCGCAACACGCAGACGCTCTACGTCTCACGCTACGACGGTACGTGCTACCGCATCGACGGCAGCGACGATCCGAAGATTCGGCCGAACGGCTATGGCAGTGCCGTATTCCTCGACGATGATGGCGGCTCCAACTGCGATGTGTGGCCACAAGACGGCCCGACGTACGGCAACCACCACAAGCTGTTCGCGCACCTGATCGACGACCTCAACTACGTCGAGACGTCGTCCGGCGGCATGTCGCCCGAAGTCCAGAAGACCTGCCTCGGGATCTGGATGTTCGCGATCGCGTTTCCGGATCTTATGCCGACCAAGCCGTTGCTCCTCGTCGAGGGCGATCCGGGTTCGGGCAAGACGTTCGCGTTGCAACGCATCTCGATGACGCTGCACGGCAAGAGCACGCCGTTGTCGATCGCCAAGAAAGAGGACCCCGACTTCGGCGTCAAGATCCTGCGCTCGCCGATCGCGATCATCGACGACGTCAACACGACGATCGAGTGGCTGCAGGACACGCTGTGTTCGTACGCGACCGGCGGCACATGGTCGCGTCGCAAGCTGTTCACCGACGACAGCGAGCACGTGATCAAGCCGCAGAGCTTCCTCGGTATCACGTCGAACAACCCGTCGACATTTCGTCAAGGCCAGCTTGCGGATCGTTGCTTGATCATCAAGCTCGAACGGCGCGCTGAGAACTTCGTGTCGTCTGATCAGCTGCTAGAGAAGGCGCGCTACTGGCGCCCCGAGCTGCAGGGCGAGTGGCTGTACTGGCTCGACAAGATCGTGAAGGAGCTGCGCAAGCCGCAACCGATGACCACGACGCCGTATCGCATGGCGGACTTCGCGCACCTCGCGCACGTAATCGGCCGTGTGCTCGATCAGCCTGCGGGCCCGCCCGGCAATTGGTCGCCCCAAGCGATCGACGAGATGCTTGCGGCGATGCAGGCCGAGCGTGACGCGCTCGTGATCGGTGAGGGCGATCAGTTGATCGATCTGATCGACAAGTGGCTCAACGTCGCATCGAATCAGGGTCGAGAAATTCGTGTCGCTGACCTTCACCGCGAGCTAGCGGCGATCGCGCGCGCCACGGGCAACCAGACCTTCTTCAAGTCACCCAAGGGACTCGCTTCACGGCTTCGAGAGGCCGGTGGTGCGCTTGGGCGGCACTTCGACATCACCCGTCAAAACGGCGTGGGTGACGTCATGCTGTACACGTTCCGTCGTTCGTAACCGAGAGAACTAGGGGAAGTCTCGCATGAGCAATCTGATCGCGTGCCAGCCAGGCTGGGTAGCAGTTTTCAAGCAACTCGACGGTGACGGGTACACCACCGAACCGATCGCGTGCTGGCTGTTGGTGGAAGCACCGCACCAAGATGGCGAGGTGCGTCCGATCTGTGCGCTTGGCGGTGACGTCTGTGACGCGACGCTCGCGAAGAGCTACGTCGGCGTCGTCGGGCCGTGTCACAGCTCCGGCAACACAGCCGACTACGCAAAGCAGCTTGTCGCTGCTTTCAACGAATCACGCGCAAACAAACCGGCGGCGTAACCATGGCGCACATGGCGCGGCGCATCGTCGATACGACGGTCGTCAACATGCGTTTCGCGGCGTACGACGTCGCGATCGATCGGTCGTCACCGTTCGGGAACCCGTTTCATCTCAAGCACGAGAGTGCACGCGGAACTGTGCTGCACGAGTACCGCGAGTACTTCTACGCGCGCGTCAACAACGATCCCGAGTTTCGGCAGCTCGTGCTCGCGCTACGCGGGAAGCGACTTGGGTGTCACTGTGCTCCCAAGATCTGCCACGGAATGATTATCGTTGAGTGGCTGGAACAGAATCCGGTATGAGCGTCACGTCGAAATACACGAAGATCGATCCCGTGCAGTTGCGGCGGTTGACGCCAACGGAGCTGGCATGGGTCGCCGGTCTACTCGAAGGCGAGGGCTGCTTCACACGTAAAAGCAGAGCTAGTTCTCCGCGCGGGATCGTTGTCATGTGTCAGATGACTGACTGCGACGTCCTGCACAGACTCCATAAGATTGTCGGTGCCGGTTACTTCCGGGGTCCGTATCCGAACGGTCCACGCGGACGCTTGCCGCGTTATACGTTCCAGGTCAGCGGAAATCTCGCGTACCAGCTGATGAAGCAGCTGTTGCCGTTGATGTGTTCGCGGCGCACGGCACGGATCCGGCAGTTGTTGCGTGAGTACGAATCGGTCCGCGACCACGTCTACAAGCTACAGCACGTCGAGAGCGGTCGCGTCGAGACGACAACCGACATCGGAAAGTGGCTCACGAAGCACGGTATGAGCCCAAACGGCTTGTACCAAACGTTGCACGGCAGGCGCGCTGCTTGCCGTGGATGGAAGCGGCTCGCGTGAGTGCAGCAAACAAGAACGGCCGCGTGACGAAGCTCGCCGACATCAAGGGCATCCTGGAGTACCGGTTCGTGGGGTCGTTCGACTGGACACCACCGAAGCCGTTCTGTGATCACATCGCGTGGTTCGTGTTCGATCCCGTCAAGCACGCGGACGAGTACGAACGCGTCAAGAAGGACATGGTCGCGCGCGCCGAACGTCTCAAGACGTGGTGCAACATCGATTGGGACGGCACCGGCAGCTGGTACAGCGTCGCAAAAGCACCGTACGTCGCGAAGGTGACGTACGAAGAAACCGAGCGGCCGATTCTCGTACTGATCGGCGGATTCACTATCACAGGAACGACATCATGAAACTCCGCATCGTCGACGACTTGACCCCCGAAGACACCGCCATGCTACAGGCGCTCTACTCGCGTTCGGCCGAGAGCGTCGACGTTCACTTGGAGAAAGTGAAGCAGTCGGGCTCGGGCAAGTTCATGTCGAACTTCTACGTCGGCTACGGCCACAAGAGCATCGCCGACTGCGGCAGCACCACCATGTTCATCGAGGGCGTGAGCTTGCTGGCCGCAAAAGCTGTGCAGGACTGGCCGTTGTACTCCGGTCAGGAAACCAGCACGCGCTACATCGACATGAGCAAGCAGTCGATCGTCGATCCGTACGGCACGAGCGACTCGAAAGCTATCCTCGATCGGTGGATGCGGTTTTACACGGACAAGCACGACGCGGTCGGCGAGATCATCCGTGCACGCTATCCGCGCCGCGACGAGGAAAAGCCCGAGACGTACGATCGTGCGGTCAAGGCCCGCACGTTCGACGTCCTGCGTGGCTTTCTGCCCGCGGGCATCACGACGCAGCTGTCGTGGCATTCGAATCTGCGTCAGGCGAGCGATCACCTGGAACGGCTGCTCGCCCACCCGTCACCAGAGATCATGCAGATCGCGTTCAAGCTGCGCGAGTCGCTCCATGAACGTTACGCGGCCAGCGGCTTCGATCGGTCACTGGCTAGCGTCAGCGGCGTCAACAACAACAAAGATCGCGATGCGCGCGACGTGCGCCAGGACTGGGAGTGGCGCGTCGCACAGCAGTTCACGTACTCGGTCGATCGCCGCTACCACCACTTTCACGACAAGGACGGTGGCGTGAAGATGTACCCCGCGTGGAACCGGCCGGGGATGCCGCTCTCGGAGATCATGCAGGACGGGACACGCTACAGCGAGATCCTGAAGACACGCCCCAAGGGCTGTGTGCTGCCACACTTCATGAGTGACCTGTGCTCGTTCACGTTCGACTTCCTGCTCGACTTCGGGTCGTTCCGTGACATCCAGCGCCATCGCAACGGCGTTTGCCGTATGCCGCTGCTCGATACGAGCTGGGGCTTCG